ATCTACTCATAAATATTCCAACAGTTCTTGTTGGCTTACCTTCCTGACTTAAAGGAACGTTTTATATTTATAATAAACTCTAATATAAATTAAATATTCCTTTAAGACAGGCAGGATATGTAATAATTGATTCTATTAAGTTTACTCCATATTCGTCTACAGGAAATATTAATAGGGTAGTATTTGATGGAGGTAGTATATCCTTAGGAGATACTTATGAACGAGAAATTTTTGAAAGAACTGAAATTTCTTTATATATCCCGTACGGAAGTACTTCGTCGAATACAGTAACAATAAATACTTATAATATTAAAATGATTACTGGGAATACTTCCAATTTTACATACCGCTTTAATGGTGGACTTTATGGAGGTCTTACTTTCGAATTCGCTAATGGATTTCCTTCTGCTACGTTACAAGGAGTATCCTATAATGAAGGAGTTAACTTTAATCTTTCAGTTGGATCAGGAGGATAAAAATAAGAGGGGATATTCCCCTCTTATTTTTTTATAATCTTTTAAATTGAATTGTATACTTACTTATATCTTTAACTATACTAGTACCATTTTCTCTTATAAATCTATCCATAGGATTTGTTATCCATTTTGGAACTAATGAATCTCTAGAAACATTACATTCTACTTTTAGATCTTTACAACTCATTATTCTATCATAAATAGCTAATAATGAATAAGCACTTCCTTTATATTCGATAGTATTTTCATCAATTTGTTTCATAGGACAGGCTTTTTCGTAAGAAACTCCAGATAACAAATCAAATAATAATTTAATTCTAGGTCCAAAGGATGAACAGTAATCAGTATAATTTATATCATAAAATTTTCTAATATCGAAGATTTTACTAATTGGGACATAATTAGTATTAGAGTCATGTACTACAATAATAGGCTGTAGTATATTTTTCCAGCCTTCTTTTATAGATTCTCTAATATTGTTCATAAATCCACTAGCCATAATTGAACTTGTTCCTCCCTGAATTGGAAGATTTACTCCCAATCGTTGTATTCTAGCAATAAGATTCTTCTTTTCTCTTTCAGAAGTAGATTTTAATAGTAAATCATATTCAGATACTTTTAACTTATCGCCCAACATGGTATTGATGTATCCATTATGTTCAAGAGGATATTTTTGTTGAATTGCAACATATTCTCTTAATTTCGGGAAACTCTTATAAAGTCCTTGTATAATTTCTTCTGCTTCTGCTTCAGAACAGTTTAATCTTTCTGCTAAACTCTTCTTTCCAAGACCATAAAGTACTCCTAAGAAAATTGTTTTAAATCGTTTTCTCCACATTTTCTTTACATGATCTTCAAGTCTATCAAATTCTTCTCCTAGATATAATTTAGCTGAGTAAATATATATATCTTCCCCAATTTGAAATTTATTTATTAGGTCAGGGTCTCCACTAGCAAATCCTGCTGCTTTAACTTCTGCTGAACTAATATCAAAATATGTTTCAAAGAAATCTTCTATTATTCTATTTCCAAATCTATCATAATGATATGGAGTTGATAAACAATCCTTAAGATCTGAATGTGAGATAATAGTATGGAATCCAGAGGACCATCTTTTACTACTTTTAGTATTTACTTCAAAATGAGCAAAACACTTTTCTACAGCTCCAGGTTCAGATGGGTCAGCTTCTCTTAAAGGTATATGATCTTCTCCTTCTATTACCCATTTATTATTTGCTTTAAACATACCATCTATATATGTACTTAATACTTTTGCATATTTTTTATATAATAGATAGTTTAATGAAAATTTTCTCATTAGAAAGAAATCATCACCGATTAGATCCGTATCTGAAAATGGTTTACAATATGATTCATACTGATCTTTAAAGTAATTAAAGAATTGCGCTTGAGTATTAAATCCAAAAAAATCTGCCCATACATCTTTAACAGGATACACATCCTTTGCCGTCTCTACTTCTATTCCTTTTTTCCAAAAATCCATAGCTAAATGAAACATTTTGCTTGGATATAAGTTACTTATATATTCGGCTTCTTCTGTTGAGGAATGTTCGTACCAATTTTTCCATTCTGACATAAAGTGATTAAAGGCATCTTGTATTTCAGATATTCCTAAATTAGTATAAAAATCTTCTTTTTTATCAATCGGTAATTGTTGAATACTTTCACCTAATGCAGCTATGAATGCTGTTTGAGATCTATAAAGCTCAAACATTTCAGTAACTATTTTATCATTTTCTTGTGGACTTTTACATTTAAAGTAATTATCACTAACGAATTTAGAATAGTCAAGTAAGTTAAAAATTTTTCCAAAAGCTTTTATATTTTGTGGTATATTATTAATATCATTTAATTGAGTATTGCTAATATTAACCAGTTCATCATAAGCATTTTTATAGTAGTAAAACTTTTCTAGCTCAACATGTTTATTATTTAACTTAATTTTATCTAATCCTATAAATGATTCTAATTTTGCTGCTACTGTTCCTAATAACTTTCTTTTATTTTTAACTCCTGCATCAATTTTTCCTTTAAATTTAATTTCTTTCATGGAGTCAGTTAATATATTTAGGAAACCTTCAGCAAATTGCTCTCCGAAATTCATTAGTAAGAGTCCTTCGTTTACTCCTGTACTATAAGCATCTAATGTATCTATATGATTTAGTAAAATGTTTTTTACTATTTCTTGAGAATTACCATTAAAGAAGCATTCTTTCTCAATCAAGAGTTTTATAAATGGACTCATTTTTCTTGTTGATGCCATTAATTTGGAATGTTTATCCATTTTAATTTTACATCTTGCGGTAGCACAGTAAGTTATACCCCAAGCCATCATCTTATGACATTCTTCTTGATATTTTAGTCTATAAGGTTCATCTATATAAAGGCCACTCGAATGTAGTCTAGCTCCTAATCTTATGTTATCTAAGAATGTTCTAAATGCATCTTTACTGTATGTATTCTCTCTTTCTTTAAAAATCATTAAAGTATAGAAAGCATCCAAATTACAGTAATATCCTAATATGTCTGAGGGTACACACATAAATGGAAATCCCCAATAATCATTAATCAATCTTTCAAATTCTCCTACATAATCTGGATAAATTGAGCAAATAATTTTCCATTCTTCTGTATTTTGATAATCGTCTAAAGTTACTTTAAATACTTTTTTTCTATCTTTTTTTAATTTTCCAACTGTTTCATAAAACATAGAGTCCATCAAATCAGATAGTCTATCAAAATCTGCATCCCAAGTTATTACTCCATCAAGAACTTTTTGACCAGTCCATTTTAACGAATATTTTTTTAAATGATTTCCGTCAAGAACGTTTACTACACTGGCATCGCAAAGATTATATAAATCTACCCCTAGTTCTCTATGAGATACTTGAAATTCGTACTGCATATTATAAACCCATATATAATCCATTCTTTCTAGAAGAATTTTTCCTAGTCTTTCCAATAATCCTCTATAAGCATATTCTGATGAAGTTCTTCTAATATCAGTAAATGATATAAAACCTCCATAATTTATATTACATATAGATGCTCCAGATAAATAAAATACTTTATCTAATGGCATACCAGATGCTTCATAGTCAAATCCTAGCGGTTCTTCTATTGGTAATGATTCTATCCAGTCTAAGAATTTCCATGCTTCTTCAAAAGTGTGAAGTACTTTTTGTTTAAACCAAGAAAAATCTCTAGGAGTAGTAAAATCCATTGACATAAAATCGTTAATCTCCTCTCTGTTTGGATATTCAGTAACACATTTTACAAAGGCTCCTCCTTCAATAGATAATCTTCTCAATTTAGAACAATCAAAGTAATTCTCAGAGCGAACACCGAAATGATAATACTCTTGAAAAAACTTAAATGGTTCTGCCCCAACTAATAAAGCTGCATCTCCTTCTCCAATACTTAATATTCTACTTGAGTCACTTTTAAGAAGTGAATTCAAATATTGTAAAGTATACACTTCGTTTCCAAAATCCCCACTATAATATTTTGTATAGTCTGGGGTTTCAACTTGATCAATTAAAACTAATCTTCTATTCATTTTTAATGTTTAATTTAATATCTAACTCCCAGTATTGTTTTGAATGCTGGAAGTATTTATACACAATATCAAATATAAGGTTATAAAACCTTTTAGATATTACTTTACGATTAAATAAATTTCCAGATTATATTCCTTAATAGCCTTATAAATGATAATATAAAATCCTTAAGATGCAAAAATATCTTAAGGATAATTTTTTTATACAAATTAAATAATAAATAAATTATGAAAAAATTTTTTGGATTAAGTGATACAGTATTAATTTATACTGTTGTATTTATGTTTTTATGTATGATAATTGGTTCTATAATATTTAGTAGAGAGCCAGTTAAAAAATATTGGATAGATGCAGAAGAAGTTGAGTATGAAGAATTTTTAGACTCAATTATGGAAGCAGAAAAGGAAGAAAAACCAATTTCTTATGAAAAGAAAGCAGTATCGTCATCTAAAAATATTAATAAAAAAATAATAAAAAAGAATAGTAAAACATTTAAAGTAACTGTAACTAAATATAATCCAGTTAGAGAACAATGTGATGAGGATCCGTTAATTACTGCAGACAATAGTAAAATTTGTTTGAATAAATTAAATGCAGGAAAATTAAAATGGGTGGCTGTAAGTAGAGATCTAAAAAAACATTTTAAATATGGAGAAAAAGTTATTATTAAGTGTGATCATGATCCAAGTATTAATGGTGAGTATGAAGTTCATGATACTATGAACCCAAGATATACTAGGACTATAGATTTATTAAGTCCGATTGGCGATACTAAAGGAAAATGGAAAAATGTAGAAATAAAAAAAGCTAGGGATTAACCCTAGCTTTTTATTTTTTATTATATTCTGACATTACATCTGCTTTATAGTGTTTATATTCTAATAAAGCACAATCAGTAATACAATTTTCTCTATTTGGACAATTATTTTTGCAATAGCTAATAATTATCTGATCTTCCTCAGGTATAGGTTCAAGCATTCTTGTTAAAACTGTTATATCTTCAGAATCTATTTTTATAATACTATAAATTGGACCATATACTTCTAACTCTCCCGCTTTTCTAAAATATTTAACGAGATTAGAATAATCTGAATTTGAATTAAAAACTATAGGATCTGGTTTTATTAAATAATAGTTTCCTACAATAAATTTACTTTTACTCTCTTCTTCCATAATCAATGTATTTAATTATTAATATTTTGTTTATTGAATTTATTTTTTACTTCACCCCAATTAAGTGAAACTATTAGAGAAATTATAATAAAAAATATAATAGATATTATTATATAATCTTTTTTAATTGTTCCATTAGAGATTATCAGATAAAATACAAGACTAATTGGAAAAGTTCCTTCTAAAATATTTCCAATAATTTCTTTCCAGTCAATAAACAAACTTTTCTTATAATTTTTCATATATTTAAATATTTTTAGTTATAACTCAATTATAAAGCTCTCAATCTCTTATACATGTAATAATTTAATTAAATATGGATAATTCAGCAATAAATTTACTTGAGAATGCAATAGTTGTAGGACTATTGCTATTGTTAATCTATTTAGTATTTATTTTTATAATAAGACATAAGTATGTAAAATTAAAGCAAGTAATACCATATAGATATAATGGTTTAAAATTTAACTTAGATACAATATCTATTAAAAAGAATAAATTGAATATTTTATATAACTTTACTCTTAAGGTAAGTTTAGATTCTCCACATCAAGATAAATTTTACTATAAACTCAATTCTAAAGATACATGTAATCTAGTAATAACTGAATCTGTTCCCATTTATAGGGTATTTAAAGGGGATATTATTATATTATATTATGATTATTGTGAACCATATATCAGAAAAGTTTTAAGTATAGAAAAAGACTGTAGTAATATGATTTTGGGAAGTATAGATCCTAAAGAGGAATGGAAAGAGTATTTAAGTAAAGAAAATTATTCTAAAGTAGATAGAGTTATTTATACCAGTATATTAACAATTTAATTAAAATTTTATGGATTCTTATTTATTAATTACAATTTATTTTATTGTTGGGATTTTTATTAGTTTTATGTGTAGTCTATTAGAGGCTTCATTATTAAGTACTCCAGTATCTTATTTGCAATCTAAAATAGATAGTGGATCTAAAGTTGCTGAGATATTTATGAAAATAAAAAATGAAAAGATAAATGATGCAATTTCAGCAATATTAATACTTAACACTATAAGTCATACTATTGCAAGTGCTTTAATAGGTGCGGAAGCTACAAAAGTTCTAGGACAAGAGTGGTTTGGAGTAGTAACAGGTTTATTAACCTTTTGTATTCTAGTTTTTTCTGAATTAGCACCTAAAGCTCTTGGGGCTAATAAATGGAGGAGTCTTATCGGATTAACAGCGAATACATTAAATATATTAATAAAAGTTTTATATCCTATAGTAGTAATGTCTAGATACGTTATGAAAATAGCGTCTGGAGGTGAAGTTCATGAGTCTCTAATCTCAAGAGAGGAAGTGTCAAGTATGGCATCCCTTGGAGAAAAAGAAAAAGTATTCTCAAATAGAGAAAGTACTATTATCAAAAGTTTACTAGCCTCAGACAAACTTACCGTTAAGGATATAATGACTCCTAGAACAGTTGCTAAAACGTTTGATATTAATACAAAATTAACTGATTTTCCAGATAATTTTGAATTTTCTCGAATACCTGTTTGGGAAGGAGAAGAAGATAATATTATTGGAATAGCCTATAAATCAGATATATATCAAGATTGGGATGAAAAGTATCCAAAGACTACAATTAAGGATACGGATTATGATAAAGACATAATATTTATACCAGAAACTACTAGTATAAATAAATTATTTGAGATATTCCTAAAAACTAAACAACATCTTAGTATTGTTGTTGATGAATATGGAACATTTGTAGGTTTAGCCAGTTTTGAAGACGTTGTAGAAACGTTATTAGGAATTGAAATAGTTGATGAAACAGATAAAGTAGAAGATTTGCAAGAATATGCAAAGAAACTATGGGAAGAAAAAAGGAATAAAACTATAAAAGATATTAATAATTAATTTACAAGCTTATGGCTGAAAAGAACGAAAAATGGATAATGTTTAGAAATTTTATGTACAATGATTTAGGAATTACAAAAGCAGATATTAGAGAGTGGATTGATGACGCTATAAAAGATCAGGTCAAATTAATTTTGGATGATACTTTTAAAAAGACTGATGTTGACTATTTAGTTAAGGAAGAAATAAAAAAAGTATTATACAATTCTAGTGATATAAAGAATGCTATTGTGAATAAAGTAGTAAAATCAATGTTCTTTGTAGATACTGATGATTCTGAAAATCCTTAATAACCTTATATATGCAAAAATGTAAAGTTTATCCATTTTAGTATGAACGAAAAGACTACAATCTGAGAAGATTGTAGTCTTATTTTTTAGAAGGTTAAAACGCGGAAAAAATCAGGAAATAGCCTTATAATTGTAAATGTTAAACTTTAATAATTTAATTTTAAGAAAATGGTAAATGATTTTTATAATGACAAGAGCCTAAAATTAGATGTTATGGCTCCTGTTAGAGGAAATGAAATTCTTAGTGAAGTAGCAGAAAAAACAGATAAAGATATCAATGTTCATAAAGCTACTGAGATTAATTTTTTAGGAACAGATAATGGTAGTATTAAATTAGCTCCTGGAGCTACATTTAGATTAGAAGTAGAGGCAGAACCATTTATAGCTAATGTTCAATATCCTACATTTGAGAGTAATAATTTGAAAGTAATTCAGATTATTGATAATGTAGCTTATGCATGTCAAACTGGTAATGCTACTATTACTTGTACTACAGTAGATGGTTTAGTATCTACACTGAATGTAGCTGTAGAAGAAAGTTCCAACACAGAAGAGGATGAAAAAGTAGAATTTATTTCTCCAACATTGCCAGAGAAAATATATTCTGGAGAAGAAGTTAGCGTAACTGTAGGATTTACATCTAACAAAAGTTTTACTGGAGTTAAATTTGTATTTTCTACAGAGGGTCCTGGAGATGTAAATTATACTATTTCTGATGGAGAAGGACACGATTTCTCTTTCGTAAATAATGGAGATTGGGGAGGTGATGGATTTGATATTACAGTAGAACCTGATCAACCTTATTTGGCATATACTCCTCTTAAAGCTGTATTTTCAGTAGAGGGTGAGTATAATGTAAAAGTTTCTTTAATTAAGGTAGAAGATAGCAGTACTGTTAGTGAATTAAATATTCCGGTTACAGTGCTTAAGAAAGAAGAAACAGTTACTAAGAAATCAAAAAAATAATGTTTAATGTATACTGAGGAAAATTAGAGAAGAAATATCCCTAGTTTCCTCAGTATTCTTTTAGATCATTTTTATGAAGAAAAAAGAAATAAATTATTTAGAAACTTTTTTCTTTAATGATATTCCATATCAACCTATTCCTGTATATGCTATCTCAGAATCCAATAGAATATTTAATATAAAAACTATACTATATCCTAATTCTAGAAGTTCTAAAAAATATACTAGAAGAAAACAATTAGTTAAAAGAAGTCTTCAAGCTAAAATGATGGATATGTTATTAAATATTGGATACTTTGAGCCATTAATAGTGTATAGAGAGTATCCTATAATTATACAAAATTCTGGAAGGTTGAATAATCAAACTGGATCATTTTATTTATTAGACTATTTCTTTGCTAATCTTAAGTGGTCTGGCGGTATAGGAGTAGCATTAGAGTTAGATAGTGATTATCATTCTTCTCAATATGACTCTATTAGGGATAAATATAATGAATCTTTGGGAATTTTTACATATAGAATATCAAATTTAGAGAAACCAGATATTCAAAAAGGAAAATTTAGAGATTTTACTAAATTTCTTAGAACATTAGAACCAATACAGAATCCAGTTATTTTTGATTTTCAAAAAGATATAAGAAATAAAATAAATGACAGTAATAATGTTAATTTATTTTGGCAAGAAAAATGAGCCAATTCCCTTATATTTGTTGAAAATTAATAATTTATTTTGAAATTTTTAAATTCTTGTAATAATATGGAAATACGAAATTCATTTGATCCTAACGAAAAAAGAATTCAGTTAATCGTTACTTCTAATTTATTAAATAATTATTTTCCAAATTTTTCTGGAATGATTAAAAATAGTAGCAAACGATTAGACTTAACGGAGGATCAACTTAGAGTAGAGAAGACTGGAAAAAATACAGCTATAATATCTTTTCCACTTCCAGTAGATTCGCAAATAATGAAAATGGATGAACAGAAAATGGCAGTATCAATGAATCCATTAAGTATGGAAATTTTGAATGATTCTATTAATAGATTTTGTAATGCCGCATTGAGAAAAACTCTAAAAACTACAGAATTTCTTCCAATGTTTGGATATCCTATTGAAGATCTTAAAAAAGATGTAAAAGAGGCTGTTAAAAATAAAAGAAATTTCTGTATTATAAAAGATTATCAAGAATATTTAGATTTTAGTAATTCAAAAGAATCTCCAAAATATTGTTTTACTCAAGTAATAGCAGAGTATAAAAGTGATTTGTGGGCAGAGACTGTTTTACTAATACTGGATGATAAAATAGAGGAATTAAGAAAATTAGTAGAGCCATTATATAAAAAGACTGAATGGATTTAAAATTATTATAAAATGCAACAAGTAAGTAATAATATTATAGTAATATACCCTGGGGAAGTTATTCCTGAAGGGACTGAGAATTCAATTAAATTATTTCTCGGAGGAAGTATAGATACGAGAGATGATAAGAAGTTTGATTGGGCAGACAAGTTTATAAAGGGTTTAGCTGAAATAACTGATCCACAGAAAGGATTAATTCAATATCAAGGATTAAACTTTGTTATAATGAATAGTTTTGTAGTTCCAAAAAATCCAATTCCAAATGTACTAAATCCTGAATTTATGGGAAAAATGGATTGGATATATTCATCTATGGCTGCATCTGATTGTATATTTTTAAATTTCTTAAAAAAATCTACAGCAACTCTTCCAATGTTTTTATTTGGATATTGTTGTGCTAGTGGAAAATTAGTAGTTAGATGTCCAGAAGAATATATAAACTATTCTACAGTATATTCAGCTTGTAGACAGCACAATGTTCCATTATTACCTGGAAAAGTTGGAAGTGTATTATCTGTTTTATCACAGATGATGGCATTTACCCCAAAATTCCAAGAAATAATGAGATATCAACTTCCAGAATAAATTTTATTTATGAAATCATTAATATTACTTAGAGGATTAGATAAAAATCAGAAGAAAAATTGGGTAATAAGTGAAAATTTACAAAATTTTTTCATAGATTACGATACATTTAATATATTATACTCTATCCCGGAAGGTAATTCTAAAGATGAATGTATATTGGGAAGATCAGATACTAGTAAAGTATTTAAAGAGTTCTTAAGAGCCGTAATAAATAGACTAGAATCTGGATGTTTAATAGTAATAGATCTAAATTTAATAGGAACAAGTACTATAGAAACTTTATCTACTGTTTATGGTTATACAGTATTTAATAAAGTATTCCCAATACCACAAGATTATATTGGAAACCCAGGGAAATATAGTATAAATGGATTTAAGAAAAAGAAAAGAGAGGATTTACAAAAAGATGTTGAATCTTTTTTAAATCTTCAATTATCTCAAACCAATATTATCGATAGTTATGAGGATATTGTTAAATTTTGGGATAATAAATATGTATTAAATTTAATTGATTGTAGTAATTCTAATATACATTTCTTTTCTGATATACACTCTAATTATGATTTATTTTGTCAATTAAATTCTAAAATTCCTGTTCAGGAGTATAAAGTATTTTTGGGCGATTATATAGATGGTCCTAAAGTTGGTGGATCTAAATCAATGATTGACCATGTTTTATATAAAGCTGGGGGATACAATATTTGTTTAGAAGGGAATCATGAAAGAAGGTTGAGAAAATATCTTTATTGTAGATGGATTTCTCAATCTTCTAGTAAACAAAGACAAGAAGCTGCGAAAATTATTTGGGAAACGCTTCCAGATGAATTCTTATGTACTACTGCTAAAGAGTTTGAAGCGTTGGAGCCTAATACTTGTTGGAGTTATATAAAAACTATGAACGAAAAGCTTGTTCCATATTATATTATAAAAACAAATAATTTAACTTATATATGTACTCATGGTGGCATAAAAGGATTGGAACAATTAAGTCCAAAATTCATAGGAAATGCAATATATGGAAATAGAGATATGGATGAATATGATAAAACTTTTTCTAGGAGATATTCTTGGAAATCAGAATATTGCTCTATTCATGCACATTGTAAATATCCATCTAAAGTTGAATTTTTAAAATATGATTCTGTTATTAATCTAGACCCAGAAGATGAAACCCAAATAGTTTACTTAAATACTAACATTAAACCTTTTAATCCATGTATCGTAAAATAAAATTAACAGTAAAAACAAAAGATTTAGAAAAAGTTTTAAAAAATCTAAAATTTAGTGAAGAGTTTGATGAGAATACAACCCAAACTTTTATAGCTGAAATAGAAGATACAAAATCTAATTATGAATATTTAGCTAAGTCTAGTGAAATATATGATTGGGATTTCTATAACGAAGATGACAGTGAAATAGAAAAATCTTCTTGTGATAAATGTAATAATGATTGTAAAAAATTTGAAACTGTATCATTTGCAAATCCATTCTCTGACTTCTTTAATGAGATTACATCTACTAAAGAATTACCATTTAACAATTCTTCATTAGCAAATGAAGAAGAAAATAATGATCCTGAAAGTAAAGAAATTACAAAGATAGTGAATTATTTTCTAGATGTAATTAAAATTACTGAAAAAGAAAATTTAGAATTAATACTATCTAGTGTATTTCAAAATATTAATAGATTTACTGGTGATAAAGTAGATAGTTTATTTTCTGAAAAATTTTTTAAAGAAAATATCTATCCGTTATTTGATAAAGGTAATTCAGATACAGTAAAGAGAGATATTATATTGACAAAGTTTATTGTGGCTTATTATAAAGATTTTTCGATAAAAGACGCTACTACAAATTTAATATATAATATAAAGAAGAATTGGGAATATTTAAAATCTTGCTCTAATATTCCTAACCTTATTTGGATAATGTTTGGTAAAGATACAGAGGAAATAGTTAATTTATTAACAAAATTATAAAATTTATGATTACGGAAGATTTACTAAAATACATTTGTAGATCTATGGATGTAGATAGTTACAATGATCTTATACCTGAAATAAGATCTTGTATGACACAAAGAGATAATATGTTTTCTAATCTAGGAATTTCTGAATCTTTAGAAACTGGGAAATTAGTGTTTGATATTCGTGATAGAGAATTTGGTTTTGTAGTAGGACCCATCAGTCTTGTAGAAAGAGACAATGTAATTAGAGTATCTAATTCTTTAGTAGATCCAAAAAGGCAAATATTTTTAATAGTTACTAAAAATAATATTAAAAATAATTCAGAGTCTGTTGTACAAGACTTCAGGGTTAGATATATAAGAGGAGGTGACTTAATACCATTAGATGTCGAGAAAAAAGATAATAATGGTATAGAAGATCTAAATAGATTTTGTAATTCTCAATGTATAATGGAATGTGGTAAAGATTGTATTCTGTATAAATATAAGAAAAAATAAATAATATAAGAATACTATGAGGTAATTAAACCTTATAGTATTCTTTTTAATTTTTATAATATGAAACTTAAGGATGAATTTAAATACAGTGCAATACCAGCACTATTAATTTATTGTAGTATAGGATCTATATATTGTTGGTCTTTATTATACGATTATATTAGTCCGTATGTAGATGGGAATATTACTTGGGCATTTTCACTATCTGTATTTTTCTTAGGATTATCGTCAGCAATATTGGGTCCATTAGTAAAAAGAAATGTAAGATTATCGACATTAATTACAGCTATACTTTTTGGCGGAGGACTAATTCTATCTGGATTTGCTTGTGAATATAATAATCGTTCACTTTTTCTTCTAGGATATGGAGTACTTATGGGTATTGGAATGGGTATAGGATATTTATGTCCTATAAAGAGTTTAATGATGTGGTTTAGGAATCATATGGGATTAGCTATTGGTTTAGCGTTAACTGGATTTGGATTAGCAAAATTAATAGCTTCTCCTATTTTACAGTTTAGTATTGATAGTTATGGAATATCTAGTACTCTTAAAAATGCAGGAGTTTTTTATTTTGTTTTAATACTTCTAGCGTCTTGTTTAATTAGAAAGTCAAGTAAGGAAGAAAATCATGAAAAATTATCATATGAAAGATTAAAAATATGGTGGAAACATAGAAAAGAATTATTCCTTCTTCCAGGTCTAGGAACAATATGGATGATATTTTTCTTAAATACTACATCAGGATTAGCTATAATTAGTTATGAAAGATTTTTCTTTAGTGCTGCAGAAATTGGAATTATTACTGGAACAATATTAGCTGCAATATTCAACTCTTTTGGAAGATTTTCTCTAGCTTGGTGGAGTGATTCTTTTAAACATGAAGAAAAATTACTTAACTTGATATTAAGCGTATCTTTTATATCATGTTTAATGGCATTTGCTTTTTCTAATTTTATTCCTGTTGCTGTATTAATATGTAATGCTGGATATGGAGCTATGTTTAGCACTATGCCTATAATATTATATAGAAGATATGGTATTGAAGATATATCAGAAATTTTTGGATTAGTTTTATCTTCAACTGCTTTGGCTGGATTATGTGGAAATCAGATGGCTAATGTAATGGTTGGACTTCCAGAAAGTTCTTATCAAACATTAATGTTAATTAATGTATTATTATATGGAGTTGCACTATCTTTAGCAGTTAGATTATATGATGAAGCTAAAGAAGAAGAAAAATTAAAAGTAGAGAAATAATTCTCTACTTTTAATTTGAATAATTTTTTGTGTAGCTGTCATAGTTTGATAATTTTTTAAATCTTACAACTACATTTGCAAATTTTTCTTCTGAGAGTGCTAACTTAGTAGTAAATCCTCCATTTTTATCTTTTGTATTTATATCTTTTAATAGTTCATCGCACTCCTTCACTTGTTCTTCTGCTCCTATTCTTAAAAAATGTTCTTTAAGTATTTTAATTTTTTCAATAATAGGAAGCAATACTTTTTCTTGCTCTTTTTTCATACTAGTAGCTTCTTTTTCTTCACTACATGTATCATAAATAGTTTTAACTAGGCCTATAGCCCCAGCTGCTAAAATTAATAATTGTATCATAATTACTTTAAATTTTATTATTACATATATAAGGCTTTAAAGGAATTTTGCCTGGAAATCCTTATAAATGATATAAATATATAACTTTAATTATAAATAATATGATTAGTAAGGAAGTTAATGATTTTATTGAGAAAGTAGGATTTATAGTGTATAATGACAGTTGGTGGGATGGAGGAGGAGCATCTTACAGTGAGGTGATTAGTAAAGATTCTTGCAAAGATATTATAGAATTTGCGCTAAATGAATTTAAAGAAAAACTTATTGAAAAAAGTAATAATAATACAGAGTTAATAAATTTAATAAATAATTTAGAAAATGAATAGTCAAAGTGGTGAAAAATTTTTGGGAGAGCATCTTACTAATATAAATGATTTATTATCTAGTGGCCATGATCCTAAAGTATCTGATTTAATAAAATATGAAGATGCTGTAGAATTATCAAATATTTCTTATTCTGAAGGATATCGAGAAGGAGAAGATTTTCAGAGAAACAGAGAAGATTATGATACTTGGATTGTAGAGCAGTTTAGAAATCCAAAAATTGATGGGTTGCCAAAAGTAGATCAAAATGGTAATTCTAGATTATGCTTATGTGTAGTAAAAATGTATGGTCCATATCAATATAAACTAGTTAATTATGTATTTGCTAGATATAATATTAATCGAAAAAAATGGATTTTAGAATTATGTTGTAACTGTGATACTGATAGGATTAATGAAGAGGAGGTATTAAGATATCTTGAAATACCATTACCTGGAAGAGTAGTAAAAGAATATGATGTAACTCTTCAGACTAGATCAACTAATAGATTCACAGAAGTTCCTGATGGTATATATGAGGGAAAATTTGGTGGACATGTAGGAATGATAACTTACTTAGACAAAGTTTATAATTTTACATTTCTTAAAGGTATTCCACAGATTAATATACCTAAAACAATAACTGTTATTGATGGATGGGCTTGGACTATGTTAATGGACGGTCCTATTACACCAAATATTAGATAAACAATTTAAAATAAAAGTAAGGAAGTAATTCCTTACTTTTTTTATTTGCCTTAAAAACCTTATAAATGATTTAAAATATTTTTAATAATCAAATTAAATTTAATAAAATGAGAACAACTAAAAAAGATTCTGATAAAAGTCGTTATCAGGAAATTAAAGAGAAAAAAGATCAAGAATTAGAAATGTTGGTAAAAGAACATGAAAGTGAGTTAATTTTAGATGAAGATGTAGAAGTGGATGATGAATCTGATCTTACTGGAAGATTAGAATCTAGAAATATAACGATTCTGCCAGATGGTACATATACTGGATTCATAGAAAAGAATCATAAAGGTCAGATAAATGTGTTTTATGGTAATAAATTTTATTACTTTGATTTTGGATTTGGTGAATATATATTCCCTTCTAAATGTATTTATAATATAGTAGTTAAGAAAAAGAAAGGATATCTTAGTCATAGAAATCATGTATTTATTAGATTAACAATTGGTGATATTATAAAGGCTAAAGAAAAAGAAATCAAATCTTTAGAAACTATCATAAAACACTTAGAGTCTAAGAAAATGAAAACTCCAAAAGAAATTCTTGATCTAGTAATCAAAAATCATAATTACCAAATAAATAAACTATTAGATGAATTAAAACCTCTAAAATTAATGTTTAAAAATTTGGTTAAAGAAAATGATAAGTTAGAAAGTGATTGTAAATCAAGAATAGAAGAACTTAAAAATTCCTTGAAAGATCTTGAGGAATTATCTAAAGAGAAAAAATATACTTATGACAAAGAATATATTAAGTTCTATGGAAAAAAGAAAGGAGCAAAAATAGATACAATTAATGAACCTACAGAATTAAGGTTTGCTAGAAAACTTTTAAGGGATTCTGAGAGTTTATTAAAATCCTGTCAAAGAACTATTCATAGACTAGATTCAATATATAAAACATTAAAATTATGAGTACAACATTAACATTATTACCAAAAAGAGCTAATAGAGATATAGTTGTATTAAAATTAACTCTTAAAGGACAGGTAAAATACTATCCTTGGTATATGAAGAGTATAAAAGGTAAGAAAGAAATTAATACTTCATACGAATTAAATAAACGAACTGATATTAATTTCGGAATTAAAAGTATATTTAATGCTTTATTTAAGAGAGAAACTACTGAGGGAATCTACAGTTATCCGATAGATAGTAGATATTTATCAAAAATGGAAGAACCTTTTAAAAGTAGTTATATAGAATTTTTAAAGACGTGTCTTCCAAAAAATACAGGAGGAGCATCATTATTATTATGTGTAATTCCTAAAGGATCTTTGTATTATGAATGTATTGATAGTAAATTATCATATCATTATAAGATGATTCCGCAATTAGTATCTAAATCAATAATCCCTAAAAAAGATATTACCAATAATTTGGAGGAGGTACTATGAAAGTTACAAAAAATTATATATTTTTTTGGGGAGGAAGTATTTTAAGTAATTGGGCAAATACTCCATTAGTGTTACCAGATATTAACGTAACAGTTCCTACATCTGAACATTATTTCATGTATTTAAAAGCTATATACTTTAAAGATACAGAAACTGCTGAAAAAATTCTAAAAAGCAAAACTCCTAGAGATGCAAAAAAATTAGGAAGAGAAGTAAAGAATTTTTCTGAAGAATTGTGGGAAAAAGAAAGAGAAAATGCAATGTTAACAGCTTTAAGACTTAAATTCAAACAAAATCTTGAATTCAGAAAGATGATATTAGCTGCTAAAAGTAGTAAAGTTGATTTTGCAGAAGCTAGTCCACACGATAGTATTTGGGGTATTGGAATGGGAGAAAATCATCCTAACCTACTCAATACTTCTCTTTGGGGATTAAATTTATTAGGAAAATGTTTAAATACAATAAAAGATGAAGCTGTACTCGAAGAATCAGAGGAATAGAAGAATTTATAGATATATGCCAGAGTATAACTATAGTGCGCTTTGGGAAAATAATATTACTGTAAGATTTTTTGCTGATTTTAAAAATCATGGAAAAAATTTTATAGAATTACCACCAGAGAATAGTGAATTTTATGATATTAGTTTAGGAACGTATTGTCCTGAGAACTGTCCCTTCTGTTATACTTCTGCAAAAAATAGTGGAATATTTTACGAAGATATTTGTGAAACTTGGAAGAAATGGAGTAAAAATTGGTTTCGTAGAAAGATAGGTAACATAGAGGTAACTAATGCTCCTCTGCAAATTGCAATTGGTTAATTAAAATATAATATTAAAATTTTATAATAAAAAATATAAAAGAATGAAAGGAACTATATTAAGAAAATTACAAAGTTGTAATCACAAAAACAATGAATTCAATATAAAAGATTTTATTATAAAATTAGAAAAAATTATATTAATAGCCCCTAATAGTAGTGATACTATTAATGGAACTGCGCCAACTTAATCTTATTAAGGGTACTAAATATTAGTGCTAACGGTGAAGCCTAAACTATTTAAAATTAGCATGGTAATACCGTGTTAACTATAGAGGTAATATGCTATAGTAATGTAACGAGTATGGATGAAACTTTATATATTTTATAAAGAATATAAAACTTTGAAGGGCGCGGCATCTTATAATTTGATAAATTTAATTGTAAGATGAAAATGTATTCTGTTAGTTATAGAAATATAACTTCCTCAACGTCGGGAGGATCCAGCGATTTGCATCCACAATTTATAGACTTTTTAAGAGTTGTAAGAGAAACAGGAGTTATACCTAATTATACTACTTCTGGAAAAATACTAGGATACGATGGTAATGATCTAGAGGAAATAAAGAGAAGGGATGATATGATTAATGCTACTGAAAAATATTGTGAAGCTGTTGCAATATCTTTTGGTAATAAGAAACTTAGAGATCAAGCTTTAAGAGCTGTTAATAATCTTTTAGGAAGAGATATAAAAATTACAATACACCATATTATATCAGATATTCAGAGTATTAATGAATTTTTTGAAATACGAAAGTCATATAATCCTGGAGAAATTCACTATCATGTACTTCTTCCATTAGTTAAGCATGGAAGAAGTAATTCTGAAATGAAACAAGAAGAATTTGATTATTTAGAGGAATCATTACTTAAATTAAAAGAGTCTGGAGAAAATATAAGTGATATATCTTTCGGAGCTAAATTTATACCATTTATAGAAAAATCTAATAAATTAAATATTAATATATTTCCAGAACAAACTTTTTCTAAGAATGTATTATTAGAAAAAGATAAAGTAGTGATAACTCCAAGTAGTTTCGATCTTACTCCGATTAAAGAAATAATTTTATAAAATAAAAAAGAAGAGGATTAATCCTCTTCTTTTTTCAATTATCCGTTTTTTTTTCGTTCTCTTCAGCAACCTCTAAAAGAACTTTAGCAACAAGACTAATATAAAAACATCTCGATGCTATTAATAAATTTTCTACAAATTCTTTTGGAATCATAATTTTATAATTTACATGTTATTATTACATATATAAGGCTTTTAGCTTATTAATTTGCTAAACAATTACTACAATAACCTTAATTATGAAATATTAACAATTAAAATTAATTAATTATGTTTAAAGTAATAATAGCAGGATCTAGAGAGTTTGACAATTATGACATGTTAAAAGAGAAATGTGATAAAATCTTGTCTAGAAAAGTTAACGAAGGGGAAGAAATAGTTATAGTTTCTGGAACAGCTAGAGGGGCTGATACACTAGGAGAAAAATATGCAGAAGAGAGAGGATACAAGATAGAAAGATATCCAGCTAATTGGGATAAATATGGTAAAAGAGCTGGTTATTTAAGAAATAAGAAAATGGCAGAAGTTAGCAACGCTTGTATTGTATTTTTAAGCTCTAAAGCAGAAAATAAAGGTAGTAAGATGATGATATCGATAGCTACAGAAGAAAAATTATTAATCAGAGTTATAACAGAGAGTTAAAATCCTTATAATTGACAATATTAATTAATAAATAGTATGAAAATAGTATCTAAATTTAAAGATTTTTATGATTTTAATACAATCTATGATAGTGATAAAACTATAGAGTTTAGAAGAATTCCCTCTTATATATCTAATGTAGGGGATTTTAACACATACATAGAGAATTTAAAATTGAAGGATAAGAAATCTTTTAATATTTTAAGTAGATGTTTTAAGTGGACATACAATTATTATAATAAAATAATGGAAGGTCCAGAAAATGAAATGAGATTTGAATACAGTATAGTAGGAATATATCCTTATATATATTTAATACCAACTGTAACTATTTTAAATAAAAACATCACGATAAGTTATAAAGCACCATATAATTATAAAGAAATTGAACACTATAATGATATAGATATTCCATTTAATACAGAGTTCTTATCCGAGATTGGAAAAGAGCATAATATGGACTTCGTACAATTCAAAGGAAAAGGAAAAAATAAAAAACCGATTCATAAAATTATATTAAGAAAATATTCAGATATTGAAAATTCTTATTTTTTTCTAAATAACTATATGTCTTCTGAAGATATAGTAATAGATTCAAAAGAAGATTTGAGAAGTCCTGAATATAGGGATTTATTTCATACTATAGGATCCCCAATATTTTATATGGCAGAAAGTTTACCAAAACATATGTCTGGAGATTATAATTCTTTTGGATATCCTTATTGGAATTTTTCTATAAATCCAGATTTTTCTGAAATTAGTAAAATTTCATTGGAACAATTTTCTGCAGATACTTCAATATATAGTAGAATAGAAGAGTTCTTAATTGAGCAAAAAATGATACCTATTCCAGAGCCTAGTAACGATATTAAGATAGAATCTGCAGGGTTTGATAAGAAAACTAGTTTTCGAAAAGATAAACAGAGTAAGAAATAACAGTATTATGGGATTAATTTTTATAAAAGACGGTAATATGATAAAGTATGATTCTAAAACTAACGAAGCTATTTGGACAACTTCAGCCGGAAAATCCATCAAAGTATCAGAAATGGTAACTACTCACATTATTAATTCAATTAAGAAAATAAAAAGTAGTGGTGGTTGGAGACAAGAATGGCTTCCAATATTAGAAAATGAATTAAAAAGAAGGAACCTTAGCCTAAGTTCTGAAAATGATTCAGAATTAAAAGGTATAACTACTACAAAAGAGATGAAGTATTTCTTAGAAACTTCTTGTGATTATATTACGGTTACTGGAAAAGAACTAGTGAAGCAGTATAAAGGAGATTCTAATACTGTTAAGGATTATCTATACAATAAAGATTCTATATTTTCTATATCAAGAGATGAATTTAAAACTAATCTTGAATTTGCAGAATTTATAAATAAATTAAATCCTGAAAATATATACAGTAAAACTGAAAAATATAGATTAGAAAATGTATTTACTAAAGAGTGGAAATTATTTATTGATATAATGTTAGGAAGAAGAGAATGAAAAATTATAATATTATAAGAAGATATATCTTTACTATTTTTCTAATATTAGTAGAATTTTTTATAATGGTTATATTTTGGAATATTATTATTTCCATATGATAAAGTACATACATATGATGATGTAGTACTTCATGTAAGTTTTGGAAGTTATCATATATTCTTTAATCTCACAATAATAATTATTTCTATATTAACTAGACTTATAGGTTATGATAGTGATATAAAGGATCTATTTTATGGACAAAATACTAAGAGAAAGATTAATTAAACATTTTGATGCTGAGATAAGACAGCATAATTGTGGTGATAAGGTATATTTAATATCTGGTGGAGAAAAATATACTTATTTCGATATGGTTAGTGAATTAATTAAAGAAACTCCTTTTGCTGAAAGTCTAGCTTCTGATCTTATCGCAGCTACTTGTTATAGATTGGATAGAGATAAATCAGATAAAGTATTTGAAAGAGCTAAAGAAGGAGAAACTTATTATTATATAAACGAGTTTTTAGAAGTATGTAGTTTTATAGAACAAAATTCAGAAATAGATGATAAATATTATACATCTGGAAATTACTTTAAAGAGTATTCAGATGCTATAACAGCCAAAAATATTATTCAACTATTTATAAAATGAGTAGACAACAGTCTAAAAATAATCAATGGATTAAAGAATTAGGATTAACAGAGACTGATATAGATGAAATGTGGGAAGGTCTTGCAATAATGAATCATTCTACCATAAAAAATCTTTACGATAATAAATTTGATTGGAGAGGATTAAACTCTATGGTTGCAAAAGATATTCCACAAATCTATGATGAATATTTAAAAAAATTTTTAAATGGAGAAGGAACTGTATAAACATTATGTCAAAGCTTGGGAAGAATATAATAAAAAATCCCTTGAGTATTATGATAAACGTTTAGAAATTATAAAAAAATATAAAAATAGCGAATCATTTGAAGAAGAGGAAAAAGAACTAAATATTCTCAAAAAAGAATATGGTTGGGATGGTCTTAATCCTTATCAGTTTGGACCTTGGACTGTGATAGAAGATCCACAAGATTTGAGAAATAGCGAATTTAAATTGCCAGGACTCAATAAAGCTTATTGTGAATCTAATCACTATATAAAAGACTTACCTAATTGGTTTGGATTAATTGCTGAAGATGATTTGTCTGAAAATAATAAAGGAATAATAATCGGATATGGATATGATGCCACTGATGATTATCTAGTTATAAAAAAATCGGATGGAAAAACTTCAACAATTATTATGAACTCACATTATAAAGTATTTGGGAAAAATGGAGAACTTTTGCATAAATAAAAATAAAGGATTATCTAAATTTTTAGTAAATGGAACTGATACTGTTGCAATAATATATAAAATAGTTAAAATTATTATATATACTGACGGTTCTATTGAGAAACATGAGGATAGTGTATCTTATGCTGATGAAAATATAGCTAATAGAGATATAAATACCTATAAAAATACCCTTAATCCTGATTTAATGAAGAATCTTGGGATTAAAGAAATTAAGTTTAAATTAAAAAATGAAAACATAATATTGAAATAAAAAAATAGAGAGGAATAAATCCTCTCTATTTTTTTATTTATCTGGAATTATTAAATGTCCTCTTGGAATATCTAATATATCTTCTATTTGATCTTTTGTTAAGAATGTAAGATTACTAAGTATACATTTACCATCGTATGTATATCCCATAAGTTTAGCAGCTTCTCTCAAAAAAGTATCAATATCCTCTACTAATACTCTTCCCCACTTATCTCTATATGATGGTAAATTAGTGACATTTCCAAACTTATGATCTTCATTAAGAACTAATACTGGGTATTTACTCCAATCATCATCATTTAATCTTATAGAGTATCCCCATTTTTCTAAAAATGGTTTAACATATTTCCATAATTCATCATTACACATTGTACTTGGAATCAATTTTGATTTTTCCATATTATTCATCTATTATTAATAAACCTCTTGGAATATCCAATATATCTTCTATTTGCTCTATTGTTAATCTTATAACACTATCATTATAGCAATCTGTATAAGTAAATCCCATTAATTCTGCGGCTTTAGTAAGAAATTCATCAACATCTTCTACTAAAGTTCTAGTATAAGATTCACCACTATGATCTACATTAGTAACTTCTCCTAGAATATTATTTCTATTAATAATAAGATATGGAAAATTTCCCCATTTATCAATGTCATTGATATTATACATCCATTTAATTAAGTAAGGTTTTATATAAGCCCAAAGACGATCATTACATTCAATATATGGTATCATAGTTTATATTATTATTAAATTTCCATGTGGAATATCTAATATATCCTCTATTTGCTCTACAGTTAATGTTACTATATTACTATCATCTCCAATATAATGACCAGTATAAGTAAATCCCATCAACTCTGCAGCTTTGGTGAGAAATTCATCAATATCTTTTACAAGAAATCTACATTCCTCTTCTTCAGGGAATCCTTTTATGTTAGTAACTTCTCCCAAAATATTATTTCTATTTATAATTAATAAAGAGAATACTGACCAATTATAAATATCTTCAATTTTATAATTCCACTCTCTTAGGTAAGGTTCTATATACCTCCAAATTCTCCTATTACATCTTATACACGGTACTTTTTCTTCCATATTATTCAATAATTAGCAAATTTCCATGTGGAATATCCAATATATCTTCTACCTGTTCTACAGTTAATTTCACCATATTTTCATTTTTATTATATAATTCATAATTAAATCCAGTTAATTCTGCTGCTTTAGTAAGAAATTCATCAACATTATGTATTAATTCTATTTCAAAATTAAAATTAGTAGGCAAATTAAATTTATTACATAATCCAACCCCACCTAAAGTTCGAATTAATAACATTGACGGTTTACTCCAATCTTCATCAAATCCCTTTATTGGATAATATTTCCATTCTTGTAATTTAGGCTTTATATATTTCCATAATCTAATATTACATATTATTCCATAAGGTTTTTTATCAGAGTCTAATCTTTCCATAATAATTATTAATAAAATAAAAGAGATTAATTATAATTAATCTCTTTTATTTTTCTTTTATTTACTAATCTTCCACCATAACTCTCTTATTAAAACTATTGGTGAAGTTACCCCTATTATTATAAGCCATTCTGACATAGAAAGTGGTCTTGTATTAAATACTTCTCCACCAAACTGAACTATAAGAATAGTTCCTAATAACATAATAATAGCACTTATTACAAACATTTTATTATCAAAGAGATTATGGAATATACTTCTATTCTTTCCAAATACTCTGATATTAAATAAGTTCCACCAATTAATTACCATAAATATTGCAAATAATTCTGTTAAATCTAGTCCAAATACTTTAGAACCATGAGCAATATCAAAAACTATAGTAGATAATAGTAAGAATACGAATATTCCCATTCCTAGAATAGTTTTATACATTGGTTTAGTAATGATAAATGCATCAAATTTTCTTGGCTTATCTTTTAATACATTTTCATCTGCTGGTTCAGAAGAGATTGCACAACTAGCCAACGTATCCATTACAATATTAACCCATAGCATTTGAGTAACACTAAACGGCATATCAATTCCAAGAATAGGACCAAACAATGCAGTTAAACATACAGCTACATTAATGATTAACTGGAATACTAAGAAATTCTGAATATTCTTATACAATGATCTACCCCATACTAATCCTTTCAAGATACTAGGGAATGCATCATCTAAGAGTACTATATCGGCTGCTTCTTTTGCTACAGAAGTTCCTGATCCCATAGCAATTCCTACATTAGCATGATTTAATGACGGGCTATCATTTACCAATAACTCTAATATTATATTAGAGTTAAATTTATTAATTTTCAAAACCTAAAGCTTGTCCAATAGATTTTCCTTTTTTAAGTCTTCTATTTATTGTATTCCATCCCAGATTCCTTTCTCTTCCCCATTGAGTAATTGTTTTACTCACACCTTTATATGTTAGAAACCTATTATTCGTTTTATTATTATTTTGCAGACTTTTTGATACCCATCTACAATTTTCTGGACAATATCCTTTAGAATTATCTATTCTATCTATGGATAATCCTTCTTTATATCCATTTTTTATTGCCCAGTTTCTAAAATTTGGAAAATTATTTTTCCAATCATCACAAATTGATATTCCTTTCTTCGAATAATATTTAGAATCTTTTCTTTTCAAGTTAGTAGTTCTATCTTTAATAGTTCCCCATATAACATATAAGGGATCTCTATTGTTTCTAGTAGAAAATCCATGTTTTTTATTTCTATTTGAAATAATCTTACTATGAATCTTTCTTTGATAACATCCACAACTAACTAGGTCCCCATTAACTAACGAAACTAATCTAGAGGGTCCTATAAAATTTCCACAAGAACATTTACAGATACATCCTTTTCTAGTTGGACTATTTTTTGTAGATTTAAAACGAACTAACTTAACTATAGTTAAATTTCCTATAGTATCACCTACTCTAAATGTTTTTTTAACACCTTTCATAGATAAATTTAATTCAGAATATTCCTCAATAATTATAGACTTATTTAAACATTCATCTAACGTCATAACTTTTATATTTTAAATTAATAATTTTTTTGACTATATCTTCAACTTCTAATAAGAAGTTGTCCCTCCGCTTCGAATAAAATTATCTTTAATAATTTTACTCTACTCCTTTCGGATAGTCGATGAAGATTACTCTATTCGAGTCTTTCCTGCTGATTATAGATTTTAACATGCCTTAGCATTTTCAGCATAGCACATTCTTAAGTTTTTTTCTAAGTTTCCTTAACATTCACGCTTAGGCATATTTCATCCTTACGTTGTAGTACTTAAGACATTACTAATTTCCAGCAATTCAAAGGGATTCACATACTATATTGCTATAATATGGGGCGTAAATCCACCATCTCCCGTCATTGCACATACTTTATTATGTTTTTGTAAATCTTTCAAAATTCTTAGTTTATCATCAGGTTTACATCTTGCGATAACATTTGGATAATCTCTAATAGGTCCTCCAATATTATCTTCCCAATCATCATGAATTCTTCCCCAATCTTTTGCTTCAATTGCATAGATATCTTTGAAACCAGCTTGTCTTGCAATTTCTGATGCGGTTTTAATATTATCACCAGTCATCATCATCACATCTACTCCTGCTTCATAAGCTTTCTTAACTGCTTCTGGAACATCAGATCTAATAGGATCTTCAATAAATAAAGTTCCATCATACTCTAAATGTTCCATATCAGAACCACTAGCAAAGCTTATAGCTCTTCTTCCTCTCTCTTGTTGTTTGGCTACTTCTTCTAGATATGAATCATCCTTACATAACTTAGATACTACTTCTGGAGCTCCCTTAACATACAAAACCCCATCTGAACCTTTAGTAGACATATATTTATTAGTACTATTAAATGGTACTTGTTCTACTACTTTTACAGTATCTCGTATTCCGATATATCCAACTTGTTCTGGTTCTACTACTTCATCATATATCTTTTGTGCATCGCATTCATCAATCCACATTAATATTGCTCCTTCAGTAGGATTACCAATTACTTTGATTCGTGCTTTATCATACTCATCTACACTAAGATTAGCAGTAGAATTTATTGCTCCATTAACTATTACTTTATAATAACTCTTAATAGATTCATCTACTACTTTCATCTTATTTTGGGTAAGTGTTCCTGTTTTATCAGTACAAATTATATTAATTGCCCCAATAGTTTCAGATGCATGAAGCTTTTTAACTAAATTATTATCTTTAGCCATAGCTTTCATTGAAAAAGCCAAACTTAAAGTACTAGCCAACGGCAATCCTTCTGGAACAGCGCATATAACCAAAACTATAGCCATCATAAAGAATTTAATCTCTGATAATACTATTCCGATTAGAGAACTATCAAAGTCAGTAAATCCAAAATGATGTATGTTTAAGAATAGTAACAATAATCCAGCAACAGTAAATGCAGATTTATTTATTAAATTAGCTAATCCATTTAATTGCTTGTTCAATGGAGTTTCTATATTAGTCTCTTCCATTGCTTGTCTTGTTGTTTTTCCAATTTCGGTATTATCTCCAACACTTACTACTACTCCAATTGCATTTCCTTCGGTAATATTAGTAGATTTAAGTACGAGATACTCTGGAAAACCAGACCCTTCATATTTTTCACCATACTCTTTAGCTCTTTTACCTACTGGAACAGATTCTCCAGTTAAAGATGCTTCATCAACTTTAATATTAGTAGCTTCTAATAACTCTATATCAGCTGGAACTTCATCTCCAGAATTAAGAATTACTATATCTCCAACTACTAATTCAGTCTTCTTAATCTCCATTACTTTTCCTTCATTTCTTATAACTTTAACTGGTTCAGTATCTGAAACTTGATTTAAGATATCAAATTTCTTTTTAGCACTGAACTCCATGTAAAATCCTACTCCAGTAGCTAAGAGAATTGCAATTATAATACCTATTGGTTCAATATAATCTCCATTTACAATACCTACTATAATAGATATTACGGCGGCTATCAATAAGATAACGATAACGGGATCTTTAAATTTTTCTAAATACAGTTTCCACCAAGGAGTTTTCTTTGGTGGTGTTAATACATTTTCTCCAAATTTACTTCTAGAAATCAAAACTTCTGAATTGTTTAATCCTTTGTAATTTTCCATAAAATTTTAAATTTATAATTGTTAATTAATATCCCAAGAAATGAATAAATACTTTCTTTCCTTGAGTTCTTTTATTTTTTCTTTATCTGCATAGAAAGTAATAAATCCCTTATCTGAAAAATATTTCTTAATATCTTCATAAAGTTTTTCTTCTTCGTGCGGAATAGATAAAACTAATAATCTTTCATCTCTAGATATATCAGTTTTATTTATAATTTGAGTTTTTATTAATTTTATTCTATCTTCTAAAATCTGTTGATAATTTTTTGCAGAAGATCCATACTTAGATCTAAAACACATAGATGAGCCGTTAAACTGATCCTTAGACTTAAAAAATCTTGCTAGTCTTATCATAATTTTACTCTTAATCATACTTTAAGATCTTTTTTATTAAACTCTTTTATAAACCATTTCTTAGCTGATCTACATCTTAATTTTGTTAAGATTTTAAGAGTAGTTTCATAATCTTCAAAAAGCTCATCTGAAGTATTAGAAATAGTCAATAAATAATATTCTCCCTTCTTTCTCCATATCTTAATTATAACTTCTCCAATTAACGGAGATTCTATAGAAATTTTTATTTTTCTACTTGAATAATACGATTTATTTTTACTACTCATTGCAATATAAAAATTTATATAGTTTTATAAAATAATTTTCTACTTCATTTATAAAATCATCAGGTGTTTGCCCTTCTGTAGGTTTCCAATATACAGTAGTGATATTTATAGTCCTATTTTCCATAGTGTTAAATTGTACATCAAAATACCATCTAGGGGAAGGCAAATCTCTTAGATTCTCAAAACCCTCTGCCTTAGAAAGATCTCTAAACCATGCATTAATATAAAACTCGTCATTAACTTTACTACTCAAACTGATATCATAATGATTAAATTTCTTTTGAAAAAATTTTAATATTCCTTCTTTCTTCTTATATTCTGGAATAGGATAAGATTTCCATTCATGTTTAATAAATACATTCATTGTTTCATCTGTTTCCATAATTTAATATTATTTTTTTTCAAATATAAGGATTTCCGGCTATAATAATTTCAAAGCCTTATATACGATTTATAGATATATAAAATAATAAAATTTAAAATGAATACAATTTTAATAGTAGTATTAATTTATTTAATCTTATGTCTTATCTCTTTCTATACTATAAAATCTTTCATTAACTTAGTAAGAAATATAGGATTAGTAGATGAGAATGAAGAAGATACAAAAAAGTTATTTGTAATAATATATGGTGGGAATAAACTTTTTGTATTATTATCCCCAATAATTATTATATTAATAACAATTTCAGTAATAACAGAATTATTTATAAATAAGGGAGCTTTTTTAAGCTCCCTTTTAATTCCTTCAAAACCTTATATATGAATATAATTTTTAACAGTTGGGTATTATGGTTTGGGAAAATCATATAATGCCTATAGATTATAACTCATAAATAAAAGAATTTATATCTGATATGGTTTGGGAAAATCGTATCGATGAATCTCCTCTAGAGTGAGGAGATTTTTTTTCTTTCTTCCTTCTAATATCAACTAAAAGCCTTATATATGAGAAAAGAAAGAAATGTTTAACCATCTCCTTAAGTAATGAAGCTTAAGGAGATTTTAATTTTTGTATTATGAAAAAATATGAAATAATATTTGGAATAACAACAAAAAATGGAAATTTCATTAAAATTCCTCAAATTGAAATAAAGTCTAGGCTTATTGTTACTTTTAAGTCACAAATAGATGTTGAAGAAGCAAGAGAAAGAATGATGATAAATGAGAAAATCTTAGACGTTTTTTCTTTAATTGGAGTGTGGGTACATACTTCCTTTGGAAGAGACTGGAGAAGAGCAAATAATATCTATGGAAAATTTAATATAGACTTTGTATTGAATGGAATAGAATAAAGAGAGCTAGTAGCTCTCTTTTTATTTTTCTTAACTCCTTTAAATTCTTATATATGTATTTAATTTATACTTTATTATGAAATTAAAAATAGTATTGGAAGTTGGAGATAGAATTATTATTAAGCCAAAAGAATGGTTTGAAAATAATTGTAAAATAGTTTCTCAAGGAGGATATTATCTTTACGATCGTTATTTATTAAAACAAGGATGGATAAAAGCATTAACTGTGAATCTACTAGATTATGCTGGATTAATGGGAGAAATTGTTGAAGTATTAGATAGATAGTAGAGAAACATTGATAGAGTATGGATCTATTATGTATATTATCAAAATAATTGGTAGTAATAATGATAATGTAATCTATAAAGTTTATCCAGATGTATTAATGTCAGAAAAATATTCATCTATAAAAGATAAATTAAATGAATACTGTAATATTTTTGTATACAAGAATGTCAAGAAAATTGTCCAATAAAAAAGATAATTCATGAAAACAATATATAGATTAGAAATAGGAGAGAGTGTATTAATTCATACAGCAGAATGGTTTAATATTAATACATATATTATTGATCATAGAAAAAATACTCGTAGCTTTACAATTGACGGATATAATATTATAGTTCCTGAAATGTTTAAATATTTTGGTAAGATTGCTAAAATATCTAGAATAACATATAATACTGATATAGAGGAATTTATGTATTATATAGAAGGGTGTGATTTTCTATGGGATATTAGATGTTTTAATATAAATACACCAATGCTAGTCAATAATAGTATAGCTAATTATTGTAGTAATTATTGTATACAAGAATGTTCAAAAGACTGTCCATTATTTAGTACGATTTCATTTATTAAAAAATATATTACAAATAAAAAATAAAGAAGAGGATTTATTCCTCTTCTTTTTTTCTTTGTGATGAACTTTTGAATTGTTGCTGATTATTAATCTCATTATTATTTAATAAATTTATTCATCACAATAATTAGGCTTTTGACCGGTTTTAATATACTTGACAACTTCCTTCAATATCTCTCCATGATTAAATGCCCATTCAAAATAATCTATAAATTCTGATTCAATAAATCTAATTTCTTCTACTTCATCTTTCTCTCCTCCTCTTGACTCAGTATTATTATTTATTTCTCCTTTACTTAATTTATCATTAGTAGATTTGTAATCCACTTTTATAAGATACCTAGATACTATATTTTCTCTAGCATCTCTATTAGGATCATCTACAGTACAGAAATGTTCTATATACTCTTTAGGATAAACACTAAGATCTAATCCTAATTCTTCATATAATTCTCTTCTAACTGCTTCTTTTCTAGTTTCTCCCCAATCTAGATATCCACAAGTACATGCCCAATACCCTACATTATCTGGACATCCACATCCTCTCTTAGATACTAAAAATAATATATTGCCATTATGAATAGTATAAACTATCCCAACAACTGCATGAGCTCTTGAAATCCAATACTCTTTTCCATTTTCTACTGATGTTACTTTAAAATTTTTCATGTTGTAATAATATTTAAAAATTCTTCAAAGTTTATTCTAGTACTCTTATCATAAGAACTCTGATATAGTATATTTTTAAGACATTTATCGATTATAAATTCAAAACACATTGATATCAATAGTTTATCTGATTTAATATCTTGTAAACAATAATTGAGTTCTTTTTTCTTGGTTTCTATTGGTTTATTAGATCCGAATAACTTCAAATATTTTTCAGTATTTTCAAGAAATAAATTCCTTATTTCCTCTTCTCTTTTAGTAAAGGGATCAGAAATATCCTTTACAAATATAAAAGAAAGATTAGATCCACAATAAGACCAAGGAATTCTTTCAAATAAGAAATTAAATATGATTATCTCTATCAATTTCCTATAGTCAGTTGATACTATATCTGATAAAATAATATTAGAAATTTGATCAACCTTATCAATAAAATCTGAACAATCATTATCACTGATATAAGTATAAAACTTTAAAACACTTACTTTAAAGTCATTATCATCTATATAATTTTCAATTCCATAATTATCTTTAAGAAATTTATTTGCTTTTTCTTTAAAATCATTTAAGATCATTAATTATTTTGTTTTAATAATTTAAATTTATCTCCAATTTTATACTCTTGTTTTTGAAGTACTTTACTTTTTTTATTATATCCAGAAATTATTAGAACAGTATCTTCAGAAGTGATGGATTTTCCAAGATAGTAATTATAGTAATAATACTCACTATGTCCTCCATAATATCCAAGTCCTTTAGTAATACTTACACACATTCTTTGAACACCTATTACGTACAAATCACTATCATCGTATAAATATAGTTTTGATGAACTCCTATGATTATTATTTAAACAACTAGTCAATATAATCATTACTATTAAAGTAATATAATTTTTCATTTTGAAAATACAATTTTATCACCTAACTTATATGTTTTTATCTCTACTCTGGATCCATTTTTATATAAATATTTTATTTTCTCTTTAAGAATAAATAGAGTATCTCTACCATATAAGGTTCCCACATAATATACATTATAATCAGAAGTTTTAGTATTATATTTACCAACTCCTTTTATATATAATTCACTCTCCCCTAAGTATATTATAGGTTTATTTTTATCAGGATTTTCACAACTTAATAAAATAAAAGAAAAAAGTAAAAATACTATTTTTAAATATTTTTTCATAAGCTATAACATTTTTCTAAAGTATTAATAGATATAGATTTATCAATATTGTGAATTGATATTAATGAACTAAGGTTATTGTAATTAATAACCTTAGTTAATTTTTCAAACTGTAATTTCCCAAATATTGATATCTTATCTACATCTGATAGTAATTTCCATTTTTTAATAAAGTTATCTATTATACCATCATTTGCTAAAGGATCATAATCATATATTGATATTGGTATATCACAATCTTTTAAATACTTACACATAATTTCTAATATTCTATCCTTGTTTAGTCCTCCATTATTGGTTCCCAAAAGAGGAAAAGCTATAGACTCTATATTTTTAGATTTATAAGTATCTACAAATTTCTCCAACCCTTTTTCAATATAGATTTCTTTAGATGGATATTTCCAATGTGTTTTTGTTGGGAAATTTAATATCCACCTATTACTATTAGCTTTGTATAGCCATAATAATCCAGGAGAAATGAGACCATTAGAACATAAATCTTTATATGTATTGAACATATCAGGAAATCTCAATCTACACTCTAATGCTATTCCAGCTCCCATAACCCCAACACAATTTATAGTATTAACTATCACTTTTTTATCTGTAGTGAATATATTTCCTTTTCTAAAATCTATCATTATCTCTTAATCGAATAAATGCCCCGTATTCTAAACAATTCATAGTCGGTAAACCATAACTAGCAGTAAACTTTCTTGTGGATTTTTTCAAGTACCTATCAAATAAATCATCCATCAAAACTTTAGTATCTTCTTTAGACATTTTATCAAGTTTTTCTGCAGTATGTACTTCTAATAATACGATCATTATTAATACTGTAACAAACATACTAAAAGGAACATCATTTTCTATAGAATTTTCTATCTTGTCTTTATTATCTGATATAACTTTAGATATATTTTTATACACTTTATTACCAGTATCTTCACCAGCTTGCTCAATTACAAGCTCAAATATCTTTACATATTTTGGAAATAATTCTTTTGCTGTCATTGTTTCTTATCATTACATGTTTTTGCTTCTAAATCATTTTTTCCAGCAGTACAATAGGTTATATCATTGGTTTGCCCAAAAAATATACAACCAGAACAATTAATAGGTAAATTCATATTATTCTTTATTTTATAGTTTTTAATAAATTTATATATTCTCCAGCGGTCATATCTTCCCAATCTTCATTTGGATATTTATCCAATAATTCTTTTGGGATATTCATAAAATATTTAGATATAAATATATTAAATGGATTATATCCACAAAACATGTTATTATTTTCAAACGCCGCTACTAAATCTTGATCCTCTGTCAATTTTATAAAATCTCCAGGATCTAAATTTACCTCATTAACACATGAATGTTTTCCAAGAACCTCTCCAAAATTTAATACAATTTTATTATTTTCTAACAAACTGATATCTTCTGAATCAGCTATAAAAATTCCACTTAATATTCCATAAGAGAAATCCCATTCAAATTTATAAATTCCTTTCATATAATTATTTAGTTTAATTCTTCACTATTAAGGTTTATAGTGCGGTATATTTCTTTATTAGAGACTATACTCAAATCCTTATAATTGAACTTATATTTTATAATTATGAAAGATAATCCACTATCACTTAGCAGTACAGTAGGAATACTAGAATTCTGTGATAGAGAGGTAGTAGTTTGTGAGTTTTCAATAGCTGATGGAGTGTCTTCAATTAAGAATAAAAGAATATCATATTATATTTCAATTGCAGAACTTGGATTTGCTTTTAGATTTCCTATAGAATTTTTTGATATTGATATATATATATTCTTCTGCAAAAGACATAAATAATTTTTGTACTAGTTATTGTATATTAGACTGTAACAATGATTGTCCTATATATAAATATAAGAACGAAAAAGAAACGTAGTTAAAAACTACGTTTCTTTTTTTTTATTTTAAGATAATTGTTTTACGGCACTTTTATCAAGCACTATAGTTGTATTAAAATTTACAACTGGGTTATTATCTATTAAGTCTACTGTTATATTTTTTCCACAATTATCAATGTTTTCAAAATTAAGCATAGACTCCAAAATACTATTTTCACAGTATTCTACAATATGACGCTGCAAATCTCTAGCACCATAATTAAGATCACATTTAGATACTATAAAGTTTTTCATAGAATCAGTCACACTTAAAGTAAATCCTTTTTCTGATAATCTATCCTTAAGTTTCGCAATTTCTAAATCAAATATCTTTTTCAGATCTTCTTCATTCAATGATCTAAAGAATATAATTTCACTAATTCTATTAATTACTTCTGGTCTAAACTTCTTTTTAATAGCCTTCATAATTGTAGATTCATCATCTTTATTTTTCAACTCTCCATCAAGTTTACTAAATCCAAGACCTTTACCTTTAGCTTCTACTTCTTTAGTTCCAATATTACTTGTAAAGATAACAATACAATTGCTAAAATTAACTCTAGTATTATTAGCTAAAGTTACATATCCTTCATCTAAAAGTGGAAGAAGAATTGTATTAATTATTCCTTCTGGAGCTTTTTCAATTTCATCAAACAATACTACACTAAATGGTCGTTTTCTAACTTCCTCAAAGATAGTAGGACTATCATATCCAACATATCCAGCAGAAGATCCCAACAAACTAGTTCCAGAAGCTTCTCCACCAGAAGCAAGAAGACTACAATCAATTCTTATTAAATTCTTATCACTTCCAAAAATTTCGTTAGCTAAAATTTTTGATAGATAAGTTTTTCCAGTAGCGGTTTTTCCAATAAACATAAGAGATACTGGTTTATTTTTATCCTTAAATCCCAAGAATTGTCTATTAAGAGTCATACTAACGCTTCTAATTGCATCGGGTTGACCTATAATTTTCTGTTCCATAGTACTCTTCATTGATCTTAATTTATCAAATGAAGTCTTTCTAATTTTATCTACTGGAACTTTTGACATCTTAGAAATTACTTCTGCAACGGTATCTAAACTTACATTTATCCAATTAGATCTATCACTATTAGATAAACTTATTTTTGATTTTTCTTCCTCTATTTTTGATTCCAGCTTTATAATTTTTTCTCTAACTTTACTAGCTTTTTCAAATTCAGATTCTGAAATATAGTTTTTCTTCTTTTCACTCAAAAGTTTAAGATCATCTTCTAATTTATCTAATTTTTTAGTATTAACCCCTCTACTTAATTTAGTAAGAGATCCTGCAATATCTAAACAATCAATAGCTTTATCTGGGAAATATCTATCAATATATCTTCCAGACCATTCTACACAAGAACGTATTACTTCAGGAGAATATATTACTTTATGATATTCTTCATATTTTGGAGCAATTTTTGTCAAAATATCAACAGTTTCATCTATTCCAGGTTCTTCTACTGATACTTCTTGAAATCTTCTTTTTAACGCTCCATCTTTCTCTACGAATTTTCTATATTCTTCTGCAGTAGTAGCACCAATTACAGTTATTTTTCCCGCAGTACCACTTAAATACGGCTTCATCAATTGTCCAGCATCTCCATTTCCAGGAGTATTAGAACCAGCACCCATAATTTGATGCATTTCATCAATAAATGCAATAATATTTGGATTTTCTACTAGTTCTTTTAAACACTCTAGTAATTTCTTTTCAAAATCTCCTCTAAAAGTACTGCCACTAACCATTCCAGCTATATCTAAAGACCTTACTTCTTTTCCTTTTAATTCAATAGGAACGTTACCAGATTCTATAGCCTGAACTAATCCAACAACAATACTAGTTTTTCCAACTCCAGGATCACCTAAGAGAACACAATTACTCTTTTTTCTACATGATAAAATTTCTATTACCTGAGATATTTCTTTATCTCTTCCAACTACTGGATCAAAATTCCCTAACTTACATTGTTTAGTTAGATTTACAGAATATGTATCCAGAAATGGAGTTGTAGAATTTGGATCTACATTAGATGATTGGTTAACATTACTCTGTCCTGCCATTTCGAATTCTTTATCATCTTCTTCAGGAGTTGGTCTATTTGATTTTTCATCAGAGAAATCCAGTCTTTTTTCAAAAATATTTCCTGAACCCGATGAACCTGAGTTAATTAACTCGGATACTTTACTAGAGAAAAACTTCTTTAAGTATTCTGCTAGATCTTCACTAGTAATATCCGCTTCATCTCTTAACAATTCGGTTATTTTAGTAGATTCCTCCAATGCACTACCAAGAAATAATACTGTATCTATCTTAAAATTATTTCCAAAAGTATATCCAGGTAAATTATCTTTTTTATTAATTAAATATCCAAGTAAATCTTTTAATTTTTTAGATGCAATCGCTAAGTCGTGACTTAAATGATACTTATTTGGTAATTTATTTATATAATCTTCATTATATAAATAATTATCATTTATACAGAATTCCATACTAGAAATTATCTGAGATTTACTATTATCAAATTCAAATTTACTTTCCAAATAATTAGATAATGCTTCAGATTCTCCTCCTTCCTCTAAATAATATTTAATTATATTAGATATAATTAAGTCCAGAGGAACTTCTTTTAACCTAAATTGTTCTACAGTTTTATAAGATTTTTTAAAAATTTCTCTTAACTCATTTGTAAAATAACTCATTTCTTCCATTGTTTCTAATAATTTTTAAATTTATTAATACAACTATAAGAGTTTAACGATATATTTTATACCTATTATTAGTTTCATTTATAAATTTTACAATATCATCCTGAGTAATGTTTATTTCTATAGGATTTTTTAAAAGAACTACCTTATTTTTTGGTTGATATTTAGGAAAATAATCATTCTCAAGATACTCTATATAATTAGCTATATCATCTTGAGTCTTTAAATTAAATTTCGGAATATAATGCTCCTTCATCCATTCGCCCCAATTTGAAATATTATCTTTCTTATTCCAAAATTCTTTTGGAGTTACCGAAATTTTTTTATTTTTCTTTAACCATTTTACAAAATCAGATATATTACTTGGATAATTAAGAAATGGCAATTTATATATCTTATTATCTTCTTTTCCTCTAAAGATATATAATCTACCATCTTTAGCTGGTTTAATTTCATTCTTAGGAGGTAAATCTACTCGTTTAACATTCATATATACAGAACCAACGCGTATATTCCCACTAACTCCTGACACATAAGTAAAGAAATATACATTAAAATCCTCAAAACTTAATTTTCTTAACTCTAAATTTTTGTAATATGTAAGATCTATATTACTAGTAATTAAAGTTGACTTATCTAAGTTGTCCTGTAAAAATTTCATTAAAGGAAATTCTCCTTTTATAAGATCATATACTGTTTCTCCAGTATATTTTTCAACAACTTTAATAGAGTCAATATCAGCAGTCTTCTGATCAAAAGTAGCATCAGGATTTTGAGCTGTACTTGATCTACTACCAAATAACTTATCAATTTTATAATCAACTGATTTTACAAATTCTTTTATTTCCATATTACATCTAAATTTAAAAATTATAACGTTTTTCTAATATCTTCTTCGCCCATGGTTCGTCAACTATATATTTCCAAGTTAACCAACTATAATCTTTTGGTGGATTATTAAGTTGATATATGTGAACACACCAACCATAATCTCCAGATACACATAATCCGTCATCTATAACTAAATGTTGATTATTTTGTGGATTATATCCAACAATTTCTAATCCAGCATCTCGAAATATGAATCCAGGAAAAGTTCTGAATAAATCATTAACACTAATTGATTCAAAATAAGATTTCTTTTTCATAATACACTGTCTATAGTTCCATCTTCCCACTCAACTCTGAAAGAAAGATCATTCATTTCTAAACTACAGTTAAAACTTTTATATCCTCCACAGTCTGTTTCTAAAGATTCTAATAGTTTTGCTATTTCTACTGATGTTGTATAAAATCTAAAATGCTTACTTTTTCTTCTATACAATCTCGGTGCGTATATTGCTGAAACTTTAGTATAAGTATTTTCTTTCTCTGGAATATATCTTCTCTCTATACCAAAAGAAAGTAGTTCACCTTCAGTCAAATCTAATGGACTATCTTTACAATCAAATGATATATCAGAATCAGTAATTTTTGGTTCAAGAATAAATACACTATAACGATAATCAGTTCTTATTATCCATAAATTCTTTTTCAGAAATTCTTTATCATATTCAAGTAATAATTCATCCTTTGATAAATTGGGATTATCATCATAGTATTCTTGAAGAATCTTTTTTATTTCTTTTACCAATACTCCTGGGGAAATATAATAGTGATTCATAATATCCTCACCAGTAACAGGTATAGAAAAATTATTATTATTAGATGTTCCTAATTCTTTTATTCTTGTTACTTCATTTAAAAAGCTTGAAACTTGCCCTGGCATATTCCATCTAGGGGAATGACTGAGATTATCTGCATCTATTAACATCATTTCATCTGTCATATTATCCCCTAGTAAACGAATTAATTTTCTAGTTACTTTTGGTTTTCCAGTATATGTTTTTAGACTATAATCATAAAATTGTTTTATACACATATGATTTCTTACTAAGAAACATACTTTATCTATTATATCATTTGAGTATTTTAAAGAAGTAAGAATAGATTTTGCTATATCTGCAGATTTTATATCATGTTCATGGAATGAATATGTTCCATCAGACTTTACTTGATAACAGGTTGGCTTAGCAATATCATGAAGTAATGCTGCTAATCTAGTTTCTAAATTAGCTCCTTGACTAACTACCTTATCAAGAACTGAAAATGTATGACCCTTCCAAGTAAGATTATGATATCTACTATTTTGATCAAAATCTTTATACTTAACAAATCTTTTTATTATTCTAATCATTAATTCAGTTTCTATCAAAATATCTAATCCTTTTATAGGACATTGGGACATTAATATTTTATCAAACTCGTCCCTTATTCTCTCAACTGAAATTTGATCAAATTGTGGATAATAGAAAATAGCTTTTCTTGTAAATTCCTCTATTACAAATCCTTTAGTACAAGAAAATCTTATTGCTCTCATCATTCTAAGAGGATCATCAATATAAGTACTATATGGATCTAAAGGAGTTCTTAGAATTTTATTCGTACAATCAACTAAACCTTTTCCTGTAGGATCCAATACTTCTCCAGTCAATATATTCTTATATAATGCGTTACAACAAAAGTCTCTTCTTTTAGCATCTTCTTCTATCGTAGTTTGCTTAATAGAATCTGGTTTTCTAGGACCATCATTATAAGATTCAGTTCTAGGAATAACACACTCTATATCAATATTCTCTTGAAATACTTTTAAAGAGAATTTTGCTGTACCGTACTTAGGAAATACAGTAAATCCATGACATAGATCGGATTGATAATTTCTTAAGTATTCAATAAATTTCTCAGTCCCATTATCTACATCTATGCATAAATCTATATCTTTAGGAATATTTCCAAGTTGTAAATCTCGAACACATCCACCAACATAGTAAACTTTATCCCCAAATTCCCATTTTTCTACTATTTCTTTTAATAGCTTTTCTGCTTTAATATATATACTTCGTTTCATAATTAAATTTATTTATCAATAATAAGGAAAAGAAACTACCTGAGACGAAACTCAGGTAGTATGTTGTTTTTTAAATCTAAATGCTTTTATAATAACAATAATATTAATAATTATTACTGATATCATCATTAGCGTTAATAATAATTCTTCTAATGGAATTTTTATAAAATTGTAAGACTCATAAGACTTATCTCCAGAATCAAAATATCCATTCTTATAACTTTCTTCCAAAAATTCCACATATTTTTCTATATCTAACTTTTCACCTTTTTCTAATACATTACTTTTAATATATCTCTCTAATCTTTTATCTCCAAACCAAGAAAATGAACTAGACCACATAATAGTATCATTATCATTTATTCCAACACAAAATACTATCTCATTCTCTCTTCCCCCAGACCAGAATGATCTTTGTAATTTTGTTTTTTCTCTACTTTCATTCAAATAAACTAATAGTATTGGTCTATACTCTGAATCCAATGATGCTACATAATTTATTCTTCTTTCAAGTGAGTCTGGAATATTAATACCTAATACCAAATTCTGTCTTGGTTCTAACACATTATTTTCATTAACTACACCAATAGATTCTCTAATAAATAAATTATTTTTCAATGCGTCTACTAAAGAGACCTTATTTATATTATAAACACTTAATAAATTTTGTTTATAATTGGTATATACAACAGGTTTAGAATATATTAATGCTGTTGAAGGATTGTTATCCCACTTTACTACTTCAACTACTTTATTATTAAAATCATAGTTCTTAGTAGTAATATTATCTGAACCCCATAAAGAAGAAAAATATTGATATGTATTTTTTGATATATCCATTTCTTCTTCTCCGTTAATAGTAGTATACTTCATGTAGTATTTTTCTATAATTTCTCCACTAGATATTTCTTTCTTAGATACAATTCTATCAACATGATAATTGACTAACTTTATATCTTTTGGAAAATTATATTCAATACCAACAATCAATACTACAGTAGCTACTAATCCTGGAAAAAACAAACTAACTCCTATTTTATTTTTCCATTTAGCCATTAAGTAAGAGTACCATAAAACAATGTACAATACCGACGTAATTATTACATAAATCCACATAATTTAAAATAATTAAAGTTAAGATTAAAAAGAACATAACTTATTATCGCCAATAAGTTATGTTCTATGTTTTTATTTATTTTCTTCAAATAACGTTTTATCTTCTCCTATTTTTTCTACAATTTTATCCCATGTTAAATCACAGTAATCATCTACCCAAGATCCAATATAATATAATTTATTAGATCCACTAATTACTCCAAATAAAACAGGATCCTTAGCACGTTCTTTCTCTTCTTCTGTCCAACTAAAAGCTTTTCCTTCGGGATCATAGTGAAGAACTACATAATTATCAAATACTTGCAAACTATCTGCAATTATTTTTTTAGAAACTACTTCATCCGGGATAACTCTAGTAAAATTTTTTATATAATCTAAATCTAATTGTTTAGAACACTTTTTCTGCAACTTAACTAGATCATCAAATGTTATATAATGATTAAATCCAGAAACACTGATTACAGATTCATATATATGATTTACTAGTTCAATTAGTAATTTTTCTTTCTGTGCTTCTTGATGAAGTATGTCAGCTTTCTTAATTAAAGCCATATAAGATGAAGTTCTGTCAATAAATTCCTTTTCATTATTGTTGGATATAAACTTAACTTGATCAAATAGATCTAATACGTCTAAGCTAAATTCTTCATTAGATCTATTTTTATTAATTTCATTGATCTTCTCTCTAAAGAAATTCTTTAATTTCTTAAAAATTGATTTCTTTTTCTTGTTTTCATCACCTTCCCCAACAATTTGAATACTATTTCTAAATATAATATTGTTATTACTATCACTTAATGCTGCAAATCTATTAGCCTTAACAAGATTGAGCAAATATTTAGAAATTTTTAGATTGAATAAAGAAGAATCATTTTGTCTAAGAAAATCTTTTACATTTTTTAATCTAGATAAACTAGATAATACGTTATTCTTTTCATCTTCTTTCAAAAATACATATTCATCTGGAGTAATTTCGTCAGGATCTGTAACAACCTTAAACTCCAGAGAAACTCCTTTCTCGTCTATTTTATCATTAGAATTTATCTTAACAGTATCTAACGCTTTTTCTAAATTTCGAAATTTTAATAAATTCCTATCAACCTTAATTCCATCTCTAAATAAGTTAATTTCATAACTTCCTTTATTAACTAATCTCATAATTTAAAATTTTAAATTGTTCTACAATAATAAGAGTTTTGGTTTAATTTTACTGTGTTTTAATCTATATAAATTAAATGGCCATTGCCATAACTTGCATACAGCTTCTCTATAGTTCTAAATAAAACTGGATGATATTCATTAAAATAACAATTAGCCAATATCACTTTATTATTAATCATAGAATCAACCAATATAGGTCCAAATATTAAAAAATGATTTAAACCTGACCCAAAATTAAAATTACTATTTAATGATATTAATTCATCATTACTTAATCTGATATCTAAATTTTCTGTTATTTCTTTAAGTGATGAATCAGGAAATAACTTAGGAGTAATATCCCTAAATATATCTAATACAGACTTATCATAACTAGATAAATACTTATAATAATCATCTTTTTCATCATCATAAACAATACTATCATAAATAATTAAATAATCTTCTATAAATCTGGACAAATTATTACTAATTGTAGTTCCAGAATTTATTAATATTGGATATGTTATATAATTACTCTTATTATCATAATAACAATCTATTAATAACTTATCATCATTATAGTTACTATATCTTACCCAACCAGAATCTATTCTAATTCCATTATTATCATGTATCGCAGCTAATTCTAAATCAATATATAACTTCTCTTCCAATATAGAAGAATTATTATACACTATACTATAATCATACCTATGTTCTTCAAATATGAATACTAAAGATATAGTAGTTTCTTTTCCTTTTTCTGGAGAATAAAGAAATGGTATAGAAGTTGTTCCTTTTAGTGATTTAATAAATTCAAATAATATATGTATTCTAGAATCTTCTGTATAAATTCCATATTTACTAACTTGAAACTTCCCAACTATATGTTCAGAATTATCAGGTAGTAGAGAATAAACCTTATCATCTGGTTTAAATAATTTTGAAAAATTTTTAAAACTTATACTTAATAATTTATTTCTCATAACAATATATTAAAATTAAACATTAATACAACTATAAGGAAATTAGCCTAAAACCTTATAAATGTTAGTATAACTTTAAAAATTATCTATTATGTTTAGTAAAATTAAAAATTGGTGGAAGAACCAAAAATTAAAAAAGCAAGAGAAAAAACTATCTAATTCTAAAATTAAACAAACTACTTCAAACACCAACAATCCTCCCTCGCCTTATTTAAAAAAGGAACGAAAAAGGAATGATGATATTAATTTTGTAGAATCTGAATCAACAGTAGATCCTACAGATTTAATATTAATAAATGAAATAGTGAATACTGAAGAAGTAGATAGAATTTTAGATAGTGAACCGGATAACTATAACTATCCTAACGAGACTACCGAAGACTTATCTAGAAATTCTCTTCAAGGAGAAAGTATGGGAAGTTTTGATAATGATAGTAGTTACCATAGTAGTAGTTATTATAGTAGTAGTTATAGTAGTGGAGGAGATAGTAGTTACAGTGATAGCAGCTATGATTCATCCTGTGATTGTGACTGTGGGTGTGATTGTGGATGTGATTAAAAATAAAGAGGGTGTAATACCCTCTTTATTTTCTTTCTCTACTAATAAACCTACAAAACCTAATTTATGTAATAACAACTTAAATCTTATATAAAATGGATAATATTAAATTTTACGTTGAAAAATTCAAAAATTCTTCTCAACATGATGTATTAAATCAGTTAAAAATAAATAATGATCTTAGTGTTGAGGAGAAAAATTTGATTTATTTATATCTATTCCCAAGACCATTACTAGATATGGAACTTCCTCAGAGGATTATTAGTAATAGGAAAAGCAATTATCCAGGAAGTATTACTCAAGATTTATCTGAGATAGGACTTCTAGTAGAAGCTTATAGAACAGAGCAGTATAAAAGGTTTATAAAACATCTAATTCACTCTTTCATAGAACACCCAGAAAAAATTTATCAAGAAACTGGATATCAGGAATGTAAGTGTGGACTATGTGGAAAACCTTTGTACCAGTTTAATGCTTGGGAAGAGATATGTAGTAGAAGTCCTGGATTACCCGAAGTAAACGAAAAGAAGTATCTAGTTTATAGTTCAAGAGATTCTAATGTAAATCTATGTTTGCCTTGCATAATTCAATTAAAAGGAGCAGCTGATATAATAGAATCTTTAGAACCAGGATACTTAGACTGGCATAATAGATATAAAATTAAATAACAAAAGAGGATTAATTTCCTCTTTTTATTTAAATTCTTAATTATGGAATACGAAAAATTAGGAATAGGATTAGGAGATAATCCTAAAATAGATCTAAAGTTAATAGAAATATTACAAGAAATGAATATTAAATTTGATATTATTAATTTAGATCAAGTATGTAATTTTGAAAAATCAAACATATTAATTATTGATTTCTTAATATACTATAGAAATATTAATCATGTTGAAAAGATATATTATTTTATAAAAGATAATTATAAGTTAGATATATATCTAACAAAATCTGGAAAAATTATAAGAATGGGAGACCTAGATACAATTTTGGATACAGATGAAAATAATGACTTAATTATTGATATATTTAATGAAGATTTTTCAAAACTATTCTATAACGTTGATCACATGATAGGTATGATTCCTATTCCTGAACTAATGAAAGAATTCGCTCCTATATTTTCTAAATACCTATATAGTCTTCCAATTCCCTATAGAGTTGGGATAATTAGATCTTTAAATAGGGGATTATTCTCTGAAAATCCGGAATTTGAAGAATTTCTTATAAATCTTGTGAGAAATGGAACAAAAATTGTATAACTATGGAATATGAAAAAATAGGAATAGAATTAGGAGATAACCCGTTGTTAGATTTAGAGTTAATTAAATTACTACAAAATAATAATATTAAATTTGATATAAATACTATATGTGATGTAGATCTAATTGTATTAGACTTTCTTACATATTGTAGAAAAGTAAAAGAAAATAGTAAACTAAAATCTATTCTTGAAAGTGATAATTATTTTTTTAAAGTAGATTTAGTAAGAGGTAATGAGGTGATTGAAGAAGGGAATTTTAATTCAATACTATACAATAATAATTTTAATGTAATATTTAACAGATCTTTTACAAAATTAGTGTATAGAAAATCAGCCTACACTTCTGAACATATATTGATAGCTGATTTAAAAAGATTTATACCTAACTTTAAATATCTTTATCCTACTTTTTCATCAGAATTTCAAAATGGATTATATGAAGGTCTTATTAAAGGATTTTTTTCAGAAAATCCAGAATTTGAAAGTTATCTACAAGAATTCTATAAAATAAATTAAGAAGAGGATTTATTCCTCTTCTTTTATTTCTTCTTTAAAAACCTTATATAAAAGATAATAAGTAAATTAATTATATATACTATGAACAGAGATTTAATTAAAATTCATGCATTAAGTAACAAATACTATGCAGAAGAAATTGAGGAAGGTTATATAATACCTAGTTTCTTATATAAAGATGATGGTAGTACAATAGATTTAAAGGGAAATAGAAATAATTCAAAACTTAACTCGAATAGTAGTTATTCTACTAATTTTAAGAATGATTTAATTCAATTACAAAAAGAATTAAATATTAAATTAGATTTTATTTATGAATTTCCAATTATTATTGATAAAAATTTATGGAATATTATATTAGATAGATTAAAGGTAGATAAACTAAACCCAATAAGAAATACTAATTATTTTCTATTGGATATTTTATTCACAAAGTTAAAGATATGCGTAGAAATAGATTCTAGTTATCATGATGATAAATTAATATATGACAGAGCAAGAGATATCTATTTACTTAGTAAGTACAATATCACTACAATTAGGTATTATGAGTATGGAAAATCTACTATTAAAAAGAATAAATATTATAATAAGTTCAAAAACATAATACTAGATTCTTTAAATAAGGAATTACTTAGAAATATTTATATAGATTACAGTGATATAATTACTAATAATTTTATAATAAAAAATACTTTATTATTAAATCTAATTGATAAAATTTATAATTACTTTAATGATCCTGACATATTGATAAATAGAACTATTATACTAACTAAGAAAGATTTAAGTATAGTCGATAATAATTTGTTTAATAATACATTTTTTATTAATAGTGATAATTTAAATTTAATAAAAAGTATAACAGACTTATTGAACGATATATATGGGGTAAATTTAATAATTTGCGACTCTAATAAATATACGTTCTCTGAAATAAATTGGCTTATTGAAATAAATCAAGATAAAAATAAATGGAATATATTAATGAATTATGAAAATATACCAGAATGGGTTTTTAATATAATAGATCAACCTCCAATTTATATAAAGAATTATTTAAAAATAGATTACTCAAATAAACAAGACAATTACCTAAAAGATTTTATTAATCTTGTAAAAAAATATAGGAATCTAAAAACCCCTTAAATTCTTATATATGGAGGAACAAAGATTACTTATCTTTGATGTGTATGTTTTTGAAGTTTTATACATACCCAATTTTCCTTAATAACTATCCCTTTGTAGTTATGGTTAAACTGAAAGAGATAATTAATAAAACTAGCTCAATGAGATAGATATTAATTATGATATTAGGCAAATTAAATAATAAATTTCGAATAAGATTGGTTTATTATTGATAAAAGAAGAGTACTTACAATACTCTTCTTTTATTTTATTCTTTTAAAAACCCTTAAATTCTTATATATGAAAGGAAAAGTAATTTCGCGAGGTGCATATAATAAGAGTGTACATTATTATTATAGAATCGATAGGTTATCTACTTTAAGTTTGAAAGTGTCTTTAATTTCAAATCAATTATCCTTAAAAGACTACCTTTGCTGTGATATAGGTTAATAGAAAGAAGCAATGACAGAGATAGGCAATAGCACAGGTCTTTGATTGCATTATTAAGTGAGTAGTGGGGGGTTTCGAAGTAAGGTTGGCCAAAACCACTACTATTTTTTTTTGCTCCCGTAACTTTTTATCGAAGACTCAGGATATTTTTAAATTAATCAAATTTCTTCTCCTATCATGAGTCGAAGAAATTTAGAAAATCTTGAATGAAATCTATAAATATTTCTTTATTAAATGAGAAAAGGACGAATAGAGACCCAGACTCTTTAAGGAGTCTGAGGTCGGTCTCTTTTCGAATTTAATATCCATATTTATCGTTCAATCGAAAAAGACCACGTCTCTCGCCTTTAAAGGGCGAGGACTGGTCTTGTCTTTTTCTCTTTCACTTTAGGTGTTAACTTTTTTTTAGCACAAACTACTTCTTTACTTTTGATTAAAAAATTCTATATTAAAGTTAACACTTTGCTCTTTAAATCCACCAATACTCTTACAATTGAATCCAGAAATTACAATATCCTAAGTCTTCAGAAAAAAGTAAGATTATAATAATTTAACTGGATTCTGTATTAATAATTTAAATTATATAACAAATATGAATAAGTTTACGATTAACGTACCTTATTACGTTAGGTATATGTCAGAATGGAATGGATTTAATTTATCTATGTTTCCAGATAAATGTATAATAAATAAGCAATTACCAGGTTGTGGTTTTACTGAATATTTCTTAACATCTAACGAAAATGTAATTGGAGCTGTACCAAGAAAAATGTTGGGATCAAATAAGTATGATCAACATAAAGGAGATGTTTATTTAGTCAGAAATGAGATGGATAAAGATCTTTCTACAGACAAAGATCTTTCTAAAGAAGTAAAAGATTATAGTAAAGTTCTAACAGAAGAAGAAATTAAACAAATAGAACTTGAAAGAAAAGAGCAAAATAATAAAATTTATCAAAGACTATACAGTGAGATCATTGAATATATAAATAAAAGAAAGAGTGAAGAAAAACCATATAAGATCCTTGTTACATACGATTCCTATAGAATAGTTTATCAAATTCTCAAAGAGTTAGGAATATTTAGCGAATTCTTTATAGTAGTGGATGAATTTCAATCTATTCTTCATGATGCTAGATTTAAATCTTCTACAGAAAATCAATTCTTGAGATATCTTAGACAATCTCAGAGAGTTATATTTCTATCAGCTACACCTATGTTGGATAATTATTTAGATTTATTAAAAGATTTTAGAGATCTTCCTTATTATATTTTAGATTGGGCAGTTGAAAATCCAAGTAGAGTAAAGAAGCCTCATTTAGAAATTAGAACAATGAGATCAGTTGGTACTAAAGCAAAGGAGATATTAAGTAAATTTTTAAAAGGTGAATACGAAACTGCAATTGTTCCAGATGAAAACGGTAATCCTAAGGTAATATTTTCAGATGAACTTATTTTCTACGTTAATTCAGTTAATCATATTATCAGTATTATAAAGAATAATAATCTTACTGCTGAACAAGTAAATATAATATGTGCTGATAATGATGAGAATAGGAAGAAGATTAAGAAAAAATTAGGAAAAGTATTTGATATTGGAAGTATACCATTAAAGGGAGAGAAAGCTAAAGCTATCACTTTATGTACTCGTACTGCATATTTAGGAGTGGACTTTTATAGTAAGACAGCAACTACTTATATATTTAGTGATGCTAATATCGACTCACTTGCCGTCGATATAAGTGAAGATTTAAGTCAGATCCTAGGTAGATTAAGAGATGAAGATAATCCATGGTTTAACTCAGCATTTTTCTTCTATCGCATAACATCTGATTATAGAAAGATGTCATCAGAAGATTTTAAAAATGTATTAGCAGATAAACAGAAAGAAACTGAGAATCTTTTAAAAGCTTACACTGACTCTAAAGATAATTCAGTAAAGTATAGTCTTGCAAAAAATTATCAATTTATTGCAAAAAATGCTAACTACAAAGGAAATTATGTAGGGGTTGATGTAATTTATAATGATGCTACAGGAGATAAGATATTAGTACCTCACGTAAATGAATTAGTATATGTTAATGAATTAAGAGCATTTCAGATTCAGCAAATTGATTATGCGGATAGATTTACCGTATTTTCCACTATTCATAATAAATTAACGAAAGATGATATTATAAATCAAGAGGTTAATAATTTTCTGAAAGTATTTTACACTCTTCCAACTATGTATGAAAAATTAAAGATGTTATGTGAATCTAAATTATCCCCTAAAGCAATAGAAATAGTATTAGGTCAAATGTCAGATAGTGATGAAATTAAGTCTTATTATACTACATTAGGTCCAGAGAGATTAAGAGCATTAGCTTATAATAAAACATATATAAAAAAAGAATTAGGAATAGTAATGTTTAACCCCTTATTATTACAGAATCACATATATCATGATTTTAAAGTGGGAGATAAGTTAAGTTTAGCAGAAATTAAGCAGAAATTATTTAATATATATTCTGAAATAAATTATAGTAAAACTCCAAAAGCAAGCGATATCGAAAATTATTTTGAAGTAAAGGAAGTATCTTTATTTGATAAAAAGCCTGATGGATCTAGAAAGAGGATAAAGGCATATGAGTTATTATCACAAAAATATATATTAGTAGAAACTGGAAATGAATAAATTATAAAAGTATTAACTATATACAAAAAATAACGGATAGGAAAACCTATCCGTTATTAATTTTTGAAAGAAGATTAGAAATCGTTTCTTTTAATTTCTTATTCTCTTCTTTTAATTTCTTATTTCTTCGCCTTAAAATTATATTTTGCTCTTTTTCTTTAAGGTTCTGTAGTTCTTCATCGTTTTCTAAATAATAGTCCTGAACTTCTTTTAAATCTTTGGACTTAATAATTAGATTTAACTTACATAATTCTCTCCTTTGCTCAATAATAGTTTTCTTATTCTTATCATCTCCTTCTTCAATTTCAGAAAGTAATGATTCTAATTCACCTAATCTTATTAAACTTTTTTTATAATACTCTTTTCTCTCTTGATCATATTTTTTATATGATTCAATTGTTTTCTTTAACGAAGATATTTTAATATCTCTATCGTCAATTAATTCTTTATTCATCATAATTTATAGTTATTTTAAATTTCTCATATATAAGGTTTTGAAAGAAAAAAAGAAGAAGTAGAATTTAATCTACTTCTTCTCCTTCTCTTTCCGTACTAATTGTAAGTTCCATCGCAACTTTCATATTAAGCTCTTGATTTAAAGTATTTTTGAATATTTCATCATAATCAAGACTAAACTTAAAATTAAAATCATACTCATATATAATAATATTAGTACGTCTTATCTTTAATTCTTCTTTCATTAATTCTATTGCCTTAAATACAGATTTTTCAATTGTATATTCTAATGAAGGCATTACTCCATAAAGGAAAATATCTATATTTTCCCCTTTCATAAATGAACCATATACTTTCATAATATAAATTTATTTTTATACATAATTTAATTTTATTTATTCTCATATATAAGGTTTTGAAAGAAAAAGCGCCGGAACTTAATCCAGCACTTTCTTTCCTTTATTAGATAAATTGACTAACAGTTCTAGTGTGATTTTTGAGTCTGTATAGTCAATCCCTTCTTCAACAGCTACCTCTTCAAATTCCGTTATCTCTAAGATAGCCTGTTTTCTGTTTTGCTTTTCCATCATTTCTTTTAATGCAATTACTGATTTAGATATTGTATCCTCTAATGATGGATTTGATCCATTAATGAGGATTCTTTTTTTATCTTTCCCCATTGCAAATGAACTATATAATTTCATAATATATAAAAATTAAAATCTCCTTAAGCTTTAATAATACTTAAGGAGATGGTTAAACATTTATTTTCTTTCTCATATATAAGGCTTTGAAGATTCTATAGAAGGAAAAATAAAGAGAGAAAAACTCTCTCTCTTTATAATTCAGGCAGAAGTTTTGTACCTATGAACTCACCATCTCTCCATACTAGGTAAAGATATAATCTATTACCATTTCTCTCTTCATAGTTATCATAGTACACACGTCTCATTAATCCCGCTTGTATACAATCTAGCCTGTTATTGAATAAACCACGCTTATCATCATATATATCACTTCCTCCATTAGGAGACCAACTCCATCCTATGGTTCTACTAGCGCGTTTTTCATTATTATCTATAATATTATAGATAAGTTTAAACATTCTCCCTTCCCAGTATTGAGAAGTTCGTTTAGTCGGTACGAATACTATCGAATCGACCTTTGCTGCCTTTATATCTTTACCTCTTTCAGTTACAGTAAAGTAAGACTCAATAATTTCAGTGCTCACGTTTTTAGCACAATTAGGAATTTCAGTATTATAAATACTATTTTCCTTTATAGCTACATATTTGAATATTTCTTTCAATTTCATGTCAACTACATTTGTCATAATAATCACCTTACTAGGAAAGGATTTGGTTTTTAGTTGCCTAGTACTCTTTTTGGTAATTAATAAAAAACTAAAGAGGAAGTTACCAAAATACTTCCTCTTTAGAGACTTGCTATTTTATCCCACTTAATTGATAGTACGAGCAAGTCTAATTTTAATTACGCACTATAATTAAGGTTCTGATAAAGCCCAGAACTTTGCTATAAACAATCTAATATTCTATTTCATATATAAGGGTTTTAGGGATTAATAGACGGAAATTATTTTAACTAAAAAAATAAAAAAACTAGGGATAAAATCCCTAGTTATAATTTAATCTTGAAGTCTTGAGTAGTATTTCTTGAAAGTCTCATTAATAAACTCTTCGGCCTTTCTCTTTTTATCTTTGTTAGAAGAACAAATGAAATTTTCTTCCTCTATTCTTATTCTTTTTAGGTCATCTATCATTTCTTGATCTTTGTTATTCTTAATTTCACATTCAAGATAAGAACATAAGAAAGAGCTTTTTTTGATCACGTTATAATCTTTATCAAGACTCTGTTTTGTTTGGAAACCGAATATCTTCCCAATTTTTTCAATTAATTCCATAAATATAAAAAATTAAAATCTCCTTAAGCTTTAATAATACTTAAGGAGATGGTTAAACATTTATTTTCTTTTCTCATATATAAGGCTTTCAGTTGATAATAGAAGGAAGAAAAAAAGAAAAAGGTCTTTAAAAGACCTTTATTCTGCGTCGTACTCATTAGTAGTGCAGATGTCAAGATTTCTATTTATATAAATAGAAATTGCTGAATCTTTCTTACTAGGAGTTTTATCAATACCCTCTACAATTGATTTGCTAAGTGAATCTATCTCTTTGATTAAGAAATACTCTATATTTTCCGGATTTAATAATAAATTCTCATTATTATAGAGAATTTCATCTACGGACGTTAGATTAGTACCTTTCAATCTCTCGATATTATCTTCCAAATCTGTGTAAAATCTAGATATTTTTTTTATCTCTCCATCATTATTCCATATCTCTCCGATATAAATAATATCAGCATTGTTATATTTATTGAACAAATGATTTACTGCACATTTTACGACTTTTAAATTATCAACTGTCATCATAATATATAAAAATTAAAATCTCCTCAAGTTTCGCTAAACTTAAGGAGATGGTTAAACATTCATTTTCTTCTCTCACATATAAGGCTTTCAGTTGATAATAGAAGGAAGAAAAAAAATCCCGCCTCTGCGGGATTTGTAATTAAAAATACAATGTTTTTTTTATGAAAATAAAACTTTAAAATACACTTTCACAAGTGTTTCTTTTTTTCTCATATATAAGGCTTTTAGTGTTTTATAGACGTTAATTATTTTGAGTATAAATTTGCTAATATAATAGCCTATTAACTTTATTTTTGTAATTATTAATTTTTAAATATTTAGAATTTATGAAAATAATTAAATCTAGTGTATCTATATTACCTCAAGGTCCTGGGGTAATAGGTTTAAAGAAACATATTGAAAAATTGGGAAGAATTGCTTATTTAAGTGAGGATAAAATTACTGATGATTCTTATATAAAATTTAATAATATGCTTTACAATAGAGGTCATTGGGCAGTGTTTAATTCAGGTACTGTATATATGAATGTTCCTTTAGATGATAAAGATTTTATTAAAAAACTAGAACAAGATAAAATTAGGCCTTATGTTAAATCTGAAAAAGTAGGTGGTTATTTATACGTGACTACTAATTATAGAGTTATATGTAAATTAAAAGAAGAAGAAAAGATGGAAAAGTATTGGTGTGAACCTACTGAAGACCATTATCATAGAGTAACTACTATTTGGACATGTTCTAGGGGAATTCAAACAGAGCTAGTAAGACATAGAATAATGAGTTTCATAGCTGAGAGTACTAGATATTGTGTAGCAGGAGATACTGTACTATCTTTTAAAGATCCACATACTAAGTTTACCGTAGAAGAATTATATCAAAATACTATTACTTCTTCTAATGGAGCTTGGAAGAAAATGTTAATTAAAAATTTGAATGAAGATACTGGAGAATTGATTTATTCTAAAATAAAGAATGTATATTTTAATGGAGAAAAGGATGTATATAAAATAAAAACAAAATTAGGATATACTTTAGAATGTACAAAAGATCATAAGATATATACTCCAAATGGATATGTAGAATTACAAGATTTAAATGTTGGTGATTTTATATATGTAAACGGGAATAATGTTAATGAAGATCATTTGTATATGAATAAAGACTGGTTATATTATCAAAATATAACATTAAATAAAACATTTGTTCAGATTGGAAAAGAATTTAATTATAATGTTAATACATTAAAAAAGTGGGCAAAAAAGTTTAATCTTGAGAAAAAAGGAACTGGGTATTTTAATAAAGGAAGAATTCCTTGGAATAAAGGATTAACAGAAGATTCAGGAGATGAGAGAATAATTAAAATGTCAAATACATTGAGAAAATATCATCATGATGGAGATTCTTCTGAAAAAATATTAAAAGAGGATACATCAGTTTATCAAAAATATAAAGAAAATCATTGTTCTATCTGTGGAATTAATAACGATTTAGAAGTTCATCATATAGATAAAAATAGAAATAATAATAAGAAAGATAATTTAATTACTTTATGTAAAAAATGTCATTCTAGAGTTCATTCTAAGAATTTAACTATAATACATTCTGATGAAATAATTAGTATAGAGTTTAGTAGAAATACTAAAGTATATGATATTGAGATGGATGGTTTTCATAATTTTATAGCTAACGGAATTGTAGTTCATAATTGTGGATATAGTAAAGGAAGATTTGGAGGAGAATTAACGTATATTTTTCCAGAATGGATTTATAGAGCTCAAGCAGAGATAGGGAATACGATAGATCCATTAACTGGTAAGTCTAGAGATTATTTATTTTCTATTGATGGTGAAGATTTAATTAGAGAGTTATCTTGTTTTGATAGAACTGTAGCTTCTAGATATAATACTTGGAAAGCTATAGAAGATGAGTATATCTATGAAACTAATACTGATGAAGGGATTAAACTAAGACCAGAAGAAGCTAGAGGAATATTATGTAATGACTTAAAGTCTATTGTCGGGATGACTGGATTTGTAGAAGATTTTATAACTAAGCCAGAAGATAATACTCCAGAAAAAGAGGGATTTTTCTATCTTAGATGTGCTGAAGATGCTCATCCAGATATGCAAGTATTAGCTAGAGATCTTAAAAATCAATTTATATTATACGGATTAAATAAACTTAAGTAATGAAGTGTACTTTATGTGAGTTTGAGAGTGATGATATATATGAATTAGAGAATCATATATTTGAAAATCATCATTTAAGTTTTCAAGAATATATTGAACTAGAGTTATTACATGATAAATCTCCAAATTGTTTTAGATGTAATCAAAGTAGATATCCTTTAACTACTGTAATAAGAGATTATTATTATTTACCATGTAAATCTTGTTTCAATAGTTCTATAAGAAAGTCTGAGAAAATTGAGATGATTGATAATATTAATAAATACATTAAATCTTACTTTGATTATTTATTAGGAGATAGATATTTACAATTATATTTAGTCGATGATATCTATCCAAAGAAAACCAATACGCATAATTATTCAGAATTTAAAAAAATTTTGGGATTAATGGATTTACCAAGTAGAGATGAAATTTGGTTTTTAGATTGGGTAGTTGGTTTTCCAAAAATAATATCTCAAGATAATCTTGATGGAATAAAAATAGTTAATCTAACTAAATCATATAATATTATTAATGATAAAGATAGAATAATCATAAATGATTACGAAATATTACTTCCAGAAAACATATCTTATAATAGAAAACATTTTGGAGAAAGGTATAATATATTAAATCCTAACTCATCTCGAAAAACTAAAGGAATAAGATTAGATACAGGAAATTGTATAAAATTTTTTAATACTGTAGATAATAATAAATCTATTTTTAGATTAGTTGATAAAAACACAAAAAATCCAATAGATTTAAATACTATTAATTATCAAGATTATACTATTATTAAGTTAGTATTAATGAGAAATAAAAATTATATGAGGTTATTATTCTCAATAATATTAAAATTAATTAAAGGATCTAATAAATTTAATGATGGTATATTTTTAAGAAATACTTTATCATCATTTGAAAATGATAAAGTTATTAATATAAATTTATCATGGACCTTAAAAAAAATTTCTAATTATATAAATATTTCTATATTATGACAACAGCAGAAAAGAATACGAGATTTAAAGTTCAAGGAGTTGGATTAGATACCACTAACATAAAAGATTTATTACTTAAGGATGATTTAAGTTTTGATTATATTCATACATCTATCTCTTCTAATAATGATTACTTACTTAAATCATTTTTTAAAAAATCTATAGATAATCCATCTTTGGTAACTACAATTGATTTTTTCGATAACCCAGAAAAAGCTTTAATGGGGCATTTAATGGAGTTAGGAAAATTAGATGGAATTATAGATTTATTATTAGTAACGAAAGATGCTATTATTCGTAATAATGGTTCTGCAAAGGATACTGTAAATGGTCTAAAGACTTCAGGAATAATTAAAGAATTTGGAATATCTAATCCATCAACGGTAGAAGATATAGAGGACATTGAAAAATTATTAGGATTTGATATAAAGTATATTAGTCTAGATATTTGCCCACTTAACTTTAATTATGAAATTATATCATGGTGTAAAAACAATGGAGTAGATATACTTGGATTTAATCCGTTTGGTGGTCACATATCGTCTTCTGCAATGATAGATAGTTTTACGGTTCCATACTTACTAGGTTTTAGTTCTACGTACTCCTCAATAGTATTTTTAAGTGGTAGAGATTTAGGATTATCTGTAGAGTCTAAAGATTTTATTAAGTCAAATATAATTGGCTCAGATATACTTGATAAATTTATTCTAAAAAAGAGTATTTTTAAATTATATAAACCAATTACATCTAAAAAAGTTGTAAAAACTTCACTAATCTTAAAAGAAGATTTAATTTTAGATTATGATTCTCCAAATTTAATGTTTCCATTAAATGAAATAATTTTTAATATTGGAAAATTAGATAATAAATCTATAGTAAATCTTCCAGAAGAATCATTACGAACTAATACAGAGGAAAGAGTTTATTCGTTATTAAATATAACAGAATTTCCCAAAGATGGAAATAATTTTGATAAATTAGCTATAGCTAGATATCAAATTATGGATATTCTTAAGATGGATTTTCCAAGAGTTCAAGGATGGAGTACGAATATAATACAACTTTGTGATAAAGTATTTGGTATTTGTGTTACTAAAGAAGTAACTAAAAAATTAAAAAAGATGTTTCTTAGAAATAAAGTTTCAGAAAAGATTAATAAGTATTTTATTTTATCAATTACTAATGACGGAGAAATAGTATTTATGGAAGAGAACAATTCACTAGTATAAAAAACTCCTTTGCAAAAAACCAAAAACCTAATATTTGAGTAAGTTTAGTTGTGTAGCTTATTCAATAAAAATAATTATAAAATAATATTTAACTTAAAAATTTAAGAACAATGAGAATTTATAACGGAACAAATTCACAAATTGACATGCCTTTGACAGGTACTCAGAGAATTACTATCCCAGCACATTCAGTTAGCGGTGATATAATGGCTAGCTCAGACTTTCTAAGTTTGCTAGTTAGTTCTTATGATTATTCAGAATTAGCATTGATCGTATCAGGACCTTATGAACTTAATCTATGTGCACAAGTTTCTGGATCAGTTGGATTCGTAGTTCAGTCATTAGATGAAGCTATTGAGCGATTTCAGCCAAAGAAAAAGGAAGAAGAAGTTGTCATGAATGATGAGGAAAAGCCGTGTTGTGTAGGTGACAAGAAATCTGAAGAACCTGTTAAAAAGGAAGAAAAAGCAGGAAAGAAAGAAAATATTAAAAAGGATGACAAAGTAGAAGAAAAGAAGGTTGATTCTATTAAAGTTGTCAATGAAGAGGTAAAGAAATAATTATTTAAAGATAAAGAGTGGAAGTTTCTAGAGATAAATAAATCTATAGATATTTCCACTTTTTATTTCCAACAAAGGGACTTATTTATGGTAGATTTTAAAGAAGTTACAAAAAAAGACGGTACTAGATTAGTATTTTGTAATTTTGAAGAGCTATTAATGGATTTTTACGGAGTCTCTACATTTGATGAAGTAGAACCACATGTAAATAACAATGGAGAATATATAATTCATTGTCCATTTTGTAAAGAAGAGGGACATACGAAGCATAAATTATATATTAAATCTGATTTAACTGTTGGTCATTGTTTTGTATGTACAAGATCATATGTACACGTAACAAATGAAATAGATACTTCATTTAGAGTTCCTGATTTTTTATCAAGATTTAATTATTTTCCAGGACATTTAAATTTAATTCCTCTAACGGATCCTACTTGGTCATTAGACAAGTATTATAATGAATTTGATAATTATTCAGATAAAGGATATAACTATTTAGTAAATAGAAATCCATTTTTAAGTGAACTATATAAAATTCTTGATTTTAAATTTATGGATGGAAATATAGTTATGCCATTTAAATATCATGAAGATATATTTTATTATCAAGTTCGTTTTACTGGGAATTCAAAGATTAGATACTATTTTCCGCCTATATCTCAAAAACCTCCATATATTATAGAACATGGAGCTAACACTCGTTTTTTAATTGTAGAGGGGATATTTGACGCTATAGCTTGTTTAATACAAGCTCCAGAATTTACTCCAATTGCAGTTTTGGGAAGTTCTATATCAGACTATCAATTAGAATTTCTTAGAGAATATGCACCTATAGAAGAAATTGTAGTATTTATGGATGATACTGAAAAATCTAAAGGAATAGCAAGAAGAGTTAAGAGTGTTATTGATTATTGTCCAATTAGAATTATAAAATCTAATGGAGAAGATCCAGAAGAAAGATTAATTAGGTATATGAAATCAGGAAAAAAACTTGATTGGATCAAACCAATAAATAAAGATACATCAGGAATAGTTACTACTATTCCAGAATTTAATTGGAACATAAAATGATATCAGTTAATATAGATAACCAATCTAATAGATTTATTATAGTAACTGATGATCCAAGTGTTAAATGTTTATTAGAGTTCAAGAGAAAAGTAACTAAGTATCAACCTTGGGTAAAATCTTGGAGAACTATTGAGCAAATTGATAAATTATATGATAATCCTAGAGGTGGAACTCCTAAGAATGGTATATATACATTTCGTCTTGGGTTTGGATGGGCCGCTTATATAGTGAATGTATTTAAATCAATATTATCTGAAGCTGATTATATTAAAATACTAGAAACTATATATGCAGATTCCTTTAGAACTATTCCATTTCAAAATTTAAGAGATTATCAAAATCAAGACGTATTACATATATTAAAGTATAAAAGAGCTGTTTTGCAATGTACAACGGGTTACGGTAAACAATTTATTTATTAACATTTAAATATTAAAATTATGCTTAGAGAAAAAATTGATTTAATGATTTCAGAAGCAATCAAAAACAAAGAAAAAGAAAACACTGAAGTTTTGAGATCTATTAAAAATGAATTCTTGGTTTATAAAACCGGGAAAAATGCAAAACCAATGACAGACGAAGTAGAAGTATCTATTTTGAAGAAAATGGTTAAACAGAGATTGGATAGTAGAGATCAATATTTACAGGGAAAGAGAGAAGATTTAGCTATGAAAGAAGAGGATGAAGCTAAATTCATAGAAAAATTTTTACCTAAGGAGGCTACAGAAAATGATATTAAGGATGAAATCTTAAAAATTTGTATTGAAAAAGATTGGGTTAAGAATATTGAAGGAACTGAATATTCTAAAGAACCTGTTATTCCTAAAAAATCTATGGGAGAGGTTATTAAATTAGTAAAATCTAATCTCTCTAATGTAGATGGAAAATTAGTCTCCGAAATAGTTAAGAAATATTTAGAATGTTAAATATTGCCGCTTTATACAGTAATGTATAAATGAACTCGGGGCAAACACGGTAGAGGGTGAAATTCCCAATACCGTGCTAACTATAGAGATTTCGAAAGGTTCTATAGTAGTGTAGAGCATAGAGGGTGAATAAATATAATCCCTCCAAGAGTGTCCTGCTTCTCTAATTCAGTAGAGAAGAATATATATGCCGATCTTACTTGAAAAAAAAGAGAGTAAGAGTTATAGAATAAAAAGTCTATAAGATAACAAAATGAAAACCCAAGTTATTGCAACATTAGCAAATTATGCTTATAAAGAATTAGGAAAAAAAGTATTAATAGTTACCCCAGGAAAGAAAGCTAAGGAAGAAATAGTTAAAAGGTATGAATTCTTATTTGGAGAAAAAATACCAACCTCTATAGACGGAGATATTGGATGTGTCATTACTACAGGATTTTTAAATCAAAAGAAAATAAAAGATACTAATTTATCTATAATTGAAGCTCAAAAACTAAGTAAATATGAGTGGATTTTAGTTGATGAGGTAGAATATACTATAAACGATGCTGGAAAATGGATATATGATAGATTATCTGGAGCAGAAAGAACATATGCATTTTCTGGAACAGCCGATAAGAGAAATGGAAATATGATATCCTTTGTTAATGGTATTGATGAAACAGTAATTGATAACAAAGAATTAGTATCATATTTTGGACCATCTCTAGTTTTTAGAATGCCAACCAATATAACTATTGATAACATTAGTATTAGAACTTTAACACTTAATCAAATTAAATTTGATAAGACTGATGAAGATCAGGATAGTAATGTTTATACTGAAGTTTTAACAAAAATATGGACCACTCCTAGTGTATGTAATTTAATAGTAAAAATAGCAAAAAAATATCCAATGTTATTTATTCCTATAAATAACTTAAATAATATTATTTATGAATGGGTAAATAATTATTTTGTTCCTAGTGGTTTAAGAACATTATTAATTTGTGGGGATGGATATCTTTACTTTGACTCACAAGGAAATAAATTAAATTTAGATCTTCAAGGAGCATGTGATTATATTCGTAATGGATTAGTAGATATAATTCCAAGTACATCCTCTGGTTATAGAGCTTTAGATTTTCCTGGATTAGAGAATATATTTTTAATTCAAGGAATTTGTGCTGGAGTTACATTACAGTGTATTGGAAGAGTAGCAAGAGGTAAACATATGAATATAATAGCCTTAGAGCCTAAATTAAGGAAGAGAATCCCCGTTTATACAAAGGGATTCGAGCATAGGAAGGAAATGATTGAGCAGTATTACAAATACTGTGAAATTACTAATATAGAAATAAACGAAGAAAATCTGTAGAAAAATGGGAAATAGTATTTTTGATTTGATATATAGTTGCTTCAATCAATATTTATTTCAGGAGGCTAAGAATAATATTCAGGAACTGGAATATTTCTTTAAAGTTAATCCAGCTACTAGTGGATCACCATTAATAGATGAATTAGTAAAAGCTATAAAAACGTATCCACTAGAATCTATTGATGAACCTCTATTTAGATCAATTCTAATGAAATCCGGAAAATCTCCTGTAGAACAACAACAAGTTATGGGAGAAATTATAAAATGGAAAAAATATGGAAGAGATCAAATTGTGCCAGCTAGAAAAATGTTACAAGATGTGTGTAGCAGTGTAATAATCCAAAGAGCACAAAGGTTGTATCAGGATAATCCAACTGAATATATTAAATATCTTAAAAATATTAACTTACAAACTTCAGATAGGGAGACTCTGAATGCTATAAGTTTAAATAATATAGATATTAATAGTATTATAGCTGAACAAGCTAATAGTATTATGCCAAGTAAGTATCATTGGATAAATGAAACTTTTCCTAATGGAGGTATTGAGAGACAAGAAGTATTATTAGTAAGTTTTCCTCCTGGCTCAGGTAAATCACTATTTGCTTTGAATGAAGCAGCATATTCAGCAGCTAATGGATATAATGTTCTTTATTTTGCTATGGGAGATTTAAGTTATAAAGATCAGCTAGTAAGATTAGCAGCTATTACTGTTGGATGTGAATTTAGAGAAGCTTATCATAATCTAGGAAGTATATATAATGCAATGTCTGGAATATATAAAGATCATTTGGATTTATCCATTGTTCCAGCCAATGTATATACAGTAGAAGACTTTAAAGAATTTGTAATGAATTCTAAAAAGAAATATGATTTAATTATTGTAGATTATGATTCTAACTTTAAATGTGATCAAGCTGGGGAAAATATGTATTTAGCATATGGAGAAATTTATTCAGTGTTAGTTGAAATTTCTAGAATTTTAGATTGTATAGTTATGGTATTAGGTCAGCCGAGAATTGGAACATGGAGTAATCCAATTATTGAATTAGCTGATGTAGGTGAATCAAGTCGTAAACAGCATTCAGTTGATTTCTGCTTAACTAGATCTAAAGTTCCAGGATGTCCAAATAATTTAGGAGTATTTTATATAGCAAAATCTCGAAGAGGCGCAGTTGGTAGAAAAGTATATAATATTCGACTAAATAATGGAAGGTTTATAGAGTTACCAAAAGGATTATTTGATAAACTTAAAGAGGATACTGAAGAACGGAACTATACTGAAGGACAAATACAAATGCTAATACAACAGTATAATCAACAATTTGCTACTATACAACAACAAGTACAAAATAATTATAAACAAGTAGCTATTAAGCCAGGAAGTAATCCATTTAATTAAATTATAAGAAAGGAAGTTTTATCTTCCTTTTCTTTTTTTTCTTCAAAACCTTATATATGTATATGTAATAAAATTAATTATGGAAGAAGTATTATTATCAATTGGATTAATTTTTCTAATATTAATTGGATTAGCAATTTTTATAATTGGTTGTTTTGCTATAATACAATTTAGAAAAATTAAGAAGAGAGTAGAAAACAAAATGAATAGAGGAGTTTAATAACTCCTCTATTGTTTCCTTTTATAAAAAACTGAAACTCTTATATATGAATAAATATTTAATAAAAAGTACTTGTGAAAGTACATTATGGTAATGTTGTTATCAGTATCTTTTGTGAAAAACTGTACTGATAATTTGTTTGATTTATTATTTTTGATTAATCAATCCCGCAGCGGCGGGATTTTTTTCTTTCAATATAAACTAAAAGCCTTATATATGAAAGTAAAATTAATAACAATTTAAACAAAAAATATGAAAAAAACTTTATGTAAACTTTATTTAGGAGGAAAAACTTTATTCGGTATTTATACGGAATTGTATTTTCAAAATATTCCTTTAAATGTTAAAGAGGGGGATGATTCTCATGTAGATATTATATTAACGTTTGATACAGATTTTAAAAAAGTACTTATTGATGCTATTAGTGAATTATTATCTTCTATAGATGATAAATTTAAAGATAGTAGAGATGAATATATTAAAGAAGTAAATGAGAAAATGAAAAATATTTTACATATTTCTGAAGATTTTAATGTAGAATTTAATGAAAAAGAAGTAGATGTGTATTTTCACGTATTTAATACAATATATATAGCATCAATTAATAAAGAAAAATGTAGGACAATATTGGAATTAGAAGTAATGTAAAAAGAAAGGGAATTTAACCCTTTCTTTTTTTATTCTTCCTTTTCATACCCCTAAATCCTTATAATTGAATAACTTTAAATTTACAAGAACATGATTATAGAAGTATTAAGTCAAAAGTACAAATGTGGATGTAATAAAGGAATAACTGCGATTGAAAAACCAAAATTACTTATTAACTTAAATATGGTAATAGAGTGGGATTTTTGCAGATTTCCTATGAAAACTGAAACGTCTAAAGCAGATCCTAACAATCCAGACTCAGAAGAGGTAAAGAAAGAAGTAGAAGATAGAGCTTTTTTGGGCGAAGATCCTGAATTAAAACCTGGGAATGTTTTCTTATATAAAGGACAGGTTATAGCTGTAGATTCTGAAGATAGATTAGTATTATTAGTATCTGAAACTGGGTATGGAGCTCTAGAAAGAATTTATAAAGAAGATTTTGAAACTGAATTTTGTTTAATCTTCAATAACTATAAGGTAGAGAACGTTACTTGGAATGTAGTTGAGGATGGAGTAGTGCCAGATGAATATGATATAATTCATCCTGTTCCATATAATCTTTACAAAATTTGGAAAGAACGTTTTGTAGCTGGTAGAGGATTTTTAGAACACGGATTATGTATAGAAACTGTACTTGATTCTGAAGATTTTATATTTCCAATAAATATTGTAATGACTGATTGGAATGTTAGATTTAAATCCTCTCAGGTAGATGAAGAAGATACTGAGATGATGGATAATATAACAAAAGAATTATTAAGTTGGTTCTATGAAAATTATAAGAGAGTAAAAGCTTTAGATAGAAAAGAAAATTAGAAACGTAACTCAATAATTATTTAGATATGAAAAAGGAATTTTATTTATTTTTAACTAAACCATTAATAACTTTAGATTTAGAAAGTAATGAACTTAAACTAAATGAATTTAAAATTAATATTAATGATAATGAAAAATCAAAAATAATTTTACTATTTTCTAGTAAATTAAATATAAATCGAGCATTAAGTATCGATGATAATCCACTACTAGTTATTTATGGTGAAAATAATCCAATTGAAATTTCTAAAATAAAAGAAGATATTATTGATTTATTAAAAAATCTTTCTACTATTTTTGATATTTTTTGGAAGAAAGGAGATATTGATGATAGAGAAATTCTTAGGGGTATTAGAGAAAAAACTATGATTAAAATAAGAACTCTAATATTAATTATGGAAAATTTCTTGGAAAAAATTACTGAAGAAGACTTTAAAGAGATTTTTATAAAAATAAATTTTATTTCTAGATTTGATCCAATTATTTAACAATATTAATTATAAAAGTTATGAAAAAAGAATTTAAGTATTGTAGTAGCGTAATTGCATTAGGAACTTTAATGTTTTTATCTAGTTGTAGTGGTTGTACAAAAACCGAGGAACAAGGAGTGATGAAAGTAGATTCGCTTCCGAGAAATCCTACAGCTGGACAAGTATATCATGATTCAAATAATCATTCTTGGGTATACGACGCTATGATGATGAGATGGATTATGGATGGAGGTGGTAGTTCTCACAATAACTACTATTACTACCCTTCTACTGGATCATATACAGATGGAGCTGGTAGGTCAGTTACTCCACCAGCATCTGTAAGTAGTGGTATATCTGATGGAGTAAAAGCAAGAACTCAAACGGTTACTAAACCTGTAAATTTAAGCAAATCTTCTACATCTACAGGAAGTACAAGTACTTCATCGGTTAATACTAAAAGTAATAATGCAAGTTCTAGTTCATTTGTAAAATCTAGTAGCTCAACATCATCTAAGTCTACTGGAAAATCAGTTTTCGGAAGTACAGGTAGAAGTCATGTTAGTATATCTGCTTAAAAAATAAAAAGAGACCATTAATGGTCTCTTTTTATTTTTACTACTACTTTATGTGGGTTTAAAAAATTCATTTTCTCAGGTTCCTTCTTATGAAGAAGAAAATCTATTTTATTTTTATGTCTTTTTCCCATTGTATCATGTACTATCCATATTCCGTTTAAAGAAGGACATTCTAGTGATATTACTTCTATAGTATCCCCTAAACTTAAAGATTTATTTCTTATCAAATCTCTACTAACAGCTACCCATCGATATTCTTTTGATAATATTTTTTTATTATCAATAATTTTTCCGGAAGCTGTTTTTCTACCATTCTGTGCATGATAATATAATGCAATGAGAGATAACTCTTTAGGACTTAAAGAACTACAATAAATCCCAAGAATTATAGTAATAATGAATTTTTTAATATTCAAACTCTTTTCTATTAAAGCTAGCCCACTCAAGTTTTTTAATTGCTTGATTAAAATCTGACATAGTTTTTCCATGGATATCCCAATTTTCATGAGGATAATCTATAGTATCTAACAAACTTTCAGGTAATGGGTTTTTCATTTCAACATCTGTATTCTTATAAATTGCTACTGGTTTAATAGATGCTTTATCTTCTTTACCACCTGCAGATACAATACAGATTTTAAATACTACATAAGTAGTTGGAGTCCAGAGAATATCTACATAAGCACCTTTATGATACTTATAATATTTTTTTCTTAAAGAATCTCTCAAACCAATTACTATTGATTTTTGAATATTATTCCCATTCTCCATTTCTATAAGAGGAAATTTACTTCCATTACCATCAATTATAGGATTATCCTTCCATAAAATTCCTTTTAAGAAATTAATTACTTTCTCTGTACTAACTTCTTTTTCTTTATTATTTACTAGACATGCGGTTATTACATCTACTCCATTTCCATTAGGTTCATTAGTTCTTGTTTTTTCAGATATTTTTTCCATAGAAATATATGGAACTAAATCTTCACTTAAAGATGGACTGATTACTCGATATAGGTAGTAATTAGCATCTTCCATTAATTTATTGTTACCTAGGAAAAATGGATAATGATTTCCAATCATACTATTAAATAAATTGTACTTAATCATTTTTTTGAATTTTTAGATTTATTACTCTGTTTACTATCACTATTATTTTCTACGCTATTATTTAATCTGGTAATTATCCTTCCTCTTGTAAGATCGTAAGGACTTACTTCGATTTTTACTCTATCTCCAGTTAATATTCTGATATAATTTTTTCTAATTTTTCCAGAAATTGTGCATAGAAGTTTATGAGAATTTTCTAATTCAACTCTAAACATACTATTACCCAATTCTTCTATTACTTCTCCAGTAAATGTAAGATTTTCTTGTTTCGACATAATATTATTTTAATTCTCCATCTTTATCTATAGTTAACTCTAATCCCCAGAATTTTTTATTTAATATCTCAAATTTTACTTTTTCTGGAATATTATCTATTCCATTATAATAATTGATTATATCTAAAATATCCATTGAAATGGTTGTATATATCTTTGGACATTTTTTCGTTCCAACATTAATATCTGACATTTGAGATACTCCTATTCCATAATTATTTCTAGCGTTATTAATTATATCAATAACCACTGACTTTAAATCATCAAATCCTGATAATAATTCGTCAATAGTTATTACATCTAATTTATAACTTGTAGAATTAATTCTTTGTTTACTTACTAATACTTTAGGATTATTTTTAAAGTATCTATGAATTTCTCCATATTTAACATATGAGTTTAAATCAAGCAACAATGAATCTACATTTAATTTATCTATATCTTCTACAAGTTTCTTATCTATTTGTAATACATTAAATAGTTCTGTATAATAATTAACTCTATCTATGTTTCCATCTATAATTTTAGTAGTATACTCATTTAGTAGATTTAATTTATCTGACTTGCTGTTAACCTTGATATTAATCATTCCTGTTTTTATAATATCTTCAATTTTAGTTTTCGCTAATTCAGATATATTATAATCTAATTTTCCTGCAGATTGATAACAGAATATATCAAAAATATATTTTTGATTATCAAAAGTTATTAATCCAAATTTATTAATATTTTTATATTTATTATATGAGTTTTCTACCAAATTATCCCAATAATCTTGTATATTAGTTACATCATTATCTAATACTTCTCCAGAATCCACACAAGATGGTAATTTGTCTAGAACTAAAATATCATCATCTTCACAACCAAATATTTTAGTCTTAAAGACCTCAGAAATCTTTTTAGAATTATCATCTAAATCTTTTGTAACTAAATAAACAGTTTGCATATCTGAAGGATTATTAACAAAAGAAGAGTTATACGGTTCTTTTCTTCTACTTAAGAATTCTCCAAGATAGTAATAAGTTTCACTTAAAGAATCATATCTATGACCAGGAATCCACTTCTTTGTCTTCTTATATAAAGAACAATTTAATCTTCGTTTCATTTCCTGAAAAGCTTCTTTATATTCAGGCATATTGTCGTTAATAAATACTACTTCATCAGGTTTTTCTTCAGAAAAAGCTGCTTCAAAGATTATATTATCTGGATATACTCCGTGATCTATACCATTAACTTGAGATATAATACTTCCAATGTCCGGAATATCACTATAATCGTTAACTTTTGAAAAATTTTTTACTTCATAAAAATGATTAGGATTTGGAAATTCTCTGCACTTTACAAATACTTTAAAATCTTTATCAATTTTTAAATTAAATTGATTATTCTCAATACTAATCTCTGTAGTTGATTGAGTATTTCCGTAAATTTTCTTTAAAATTGCAGATCTATATGACTTTTTTTCAGGCGAACATAGATATACTAAGTCATTTGAAAAAAATGCTATCAAATCACTGCTTAATCTCCATGAATTCTTTTTCATAATTTTTCTGTTTTACTCAATAAAAAATTTTATTTTCTTTTTAACATTATTGAACTTAATTGATGATCCTCCTATTGCTGCTTGGATATCATTAATTTCTTTTATAAGATTTTCACTGGCTCCTGGTAGTGTTTTCGGGTCTATAAGAGTTACTGAAGCTGATGTAAATCTTCTTTTAACAACATCTGGATCAACTAAACTAGTACATGAGAATAATCTACCATTAGTTGCTATTACCGCGTCATAAAATTCTGGAATTCTACAACACTCATAATTAAATCTAGCCTCAATATATTGTTCGAAGCTTTCGCACCGTTCTCTTTCTCCCATAGGATATCTTTGAACACTAATATAATCTTTCTCATAATAGTTGAGAGTACTGTTCACCCTCGAGATCAGTTCTTTTATAATTTCTTCCATTTTTATTCAATATTTCTTTAATTAAATATAATAATAATGATTTATCATAATTAGAATTATTAACGTCTAGTAGAAAATCATTACAAATACTAGATTCTTTTGAAAAATATGTATCAACTGTTCTTAAATAGAACTCGAATTTCTCATCTGTTTGATAATTATGAATAACATATTTTCCTTGTTCATAACATTCTTCAGGAATACTACCATCTATATCTCTCCGTTTAAAGGAATTCAAGAAATAAGGAATTTTATCTAATTTCTCTTCTAAAAGTAATTCCCAATTATCATATGAAAATGATTTAAGACCCTCTATACTGCTCTTAAGTTTATTTACATCAAACTTTCCTTCAAATATTTTTGGAATAGCTAATTTAGAACTATCATCTAATATTGAAAATACTATATTTGTATCCTTTATTTTTCTATAAGGATATATAATATATTTATCAGATATATTATAATTCACAAAAAAGTAATCAACATTATTTCCTAAAATATCATAATATTCTTTTTTGGTAATTAATTCAATTTTCATTTTTATATTTATTAAAGAAATTAATTATATCTATATTATCCCAGCTAACTCTAAAAGTATCTCTGGAAGTTGGAGCAAATTCTTCTGAAACGGCATCAACGTACATAGAATGAGTAAATTCATTTCCCATATACTTACTCCCCCATTCTTTTTCAGAAAATAGACTTTTTATTCCAAGTTGATCTATTGCTAAATTATCAAATCCTATTACTAAATCTCTATTCCCTTTTGCATCTGAAATGGATAATTTTAATTCTTTTTCCCATTCAGATAAATCATATTTAGGAGGATTTCCGAATGCTCTTCCAAAGTTCTTATATCCTAAAATCAATATTCTTCTATAGGTACTTCTATCTTGATTAATTAAATTTTTAATATCAGTTATTGGAAAAATTCCAGCTATAATGTGATACACTATAGTATAACTAAATTTTGCTACGCTATTATTAAAATAATTGGATGCATAGTGATATTCTTGGATATTATTTATAGAAATTCCAAAAGAATCAGTAAATTCACATATATCTTTTAATTTATCTTCAGTTAAATTCTTTAAAGATTTACTATTTATTGTTAGTCTGGAAACAAAATTATTATTCGACATCCAACTTAATAATTTTAATAAATCTTTAAAACTACTATCTTCTGTAATATCTCCACCACCAATTGCTACTTCAATACCAACTTTAGGAAGTTTGTCCAATATCTTTATAGTTTTATCTACATCAAAACTTTTTCCTAGAGGATTACTAGATTCATGACAAAATGAACATCCTATAGAACATTTATTTGTAATTTTTAGATCTATTGAATCTGGAAATTTAGATATAGGACTTTCTCCTACGCGCAATGTTCTATATACTTTAGTACCATCATTTGATAATGATACATAATAATTTCCATTTATATAAGAATAAATTATATTTTCCATCTCTAAATTTACTTAACTACACCAAACTCATCTGAAGTAACAAAATAATTAACTTTTACATATTTATTATTCAAATCCTTCAGTAGTATATTTTTATATTCATGAAAATATTCTAATATAGTTTTTTTATATCTTCCTTTTTTCCCATAATCTTTCTCTGCAAATCTATAAATTTCGTCAAGCATATTTTTATTTATATAATAGATACAGCTATTACTTGGATCTACTATAGTTCTTTGTGATAAATTTAAGGTGTTATTATTATCATATCCCCATCTATTATGATGACAAATAAACTCATTAGTAGAAAAATTATATGATATATCAGAAAAACAATCATCGCTATCAAGTCTAGCAAGATCTATATCATCATTAGGAAGCGGGTAGCTATAAAGTTCTATATCTACATTTCCTATATTTCCCCCAAATTCAATTGTAACTATGGCTTTAGGGCTATTAGTACCATCATTTTCATTTAATATATAAAATCCAATTGGCTCATCTGAATTATCATTTCCAGTAAATAACCATGAATTTTTAGAAAAGATAAAACTTTTCATTGACTCTTTAGATTCTATTATTTCCGAAAAAATGTCGCTAGAATTATGATCTATCTCAATAGGATTAGTTTCATCATATAGTACTTTATTAGCACCCGTCATTTCTTGTACTATGTCAAATAGTTTTTTTAATTTTTTATTATTACTATTACTCCTCGAAAGTATCCCAACTACATATTGTAGTTTTGTCATACAATCATTATACTTTTCCCATTCCCAACCAAAGTCTCTACTTGGTATCTCTAAATCCCCGTTGGAATTTAATTTTAGGGTTTCATCTACTGTATAATCTTTTTTAGTACTAATAACTACACTATGAGACGAGCTACTATTCGTTTCAGGTAATTTTTCTCTGATAATTCTTTTAATACCTTTCATATATTGATATTGTTTATGAATTTAATAACATATATAAGGAATTAAGGTTATTAGAAGAAATAAAAAAAGATCATAGATTTCCTATGATCTTTTTTTATTATTATTTGGGATTTAAATTATAAACTTTGAATATAGTATCACTATTAAAAATCACTTTATCATATTCAATACTATTTATTTTAAACAATAAACTATCATTAATTTCTAACATAGAATATTCTTCTTTTAATTCCCAATTTCCTTTTTTATATACCTTATTACAAGTCCAATCCGTTAGTACAAATATATTATTATTTTCAAAATGTATTATATCATTGTTATCATTAATTCTCCACATTCCAATAAGTTGATCTTCTGATACATTAATTGTATTTGTACAACTTATTATGATTGATATAAGAACAGACAACACTATTATAACATAATTAGTTATATCTTTCATTTTATTATAGTCCAAGCCTCCTTAACTACTTGAAAATCATTAAATGGTAAATACCAGTACCCATACTCTCCATATGAATATCCCCAAGAATTTTTAATAATTAAAGAATCCTGATTATATCCGACCACTGCCACAGCATGTCCTATATTTTGTGCAGTTGGTCCATTCCAAAAATCTGTTCTATCTGTATCTCTAACCGTCATTGCAATAAGAGCTGGTCCATTAGCTAGTATAGACTGCTTTAATGAATCTAGTGTTGATATTCTAGAAAACATCTTTATTCTTCCTTCATCAGATAATATCTTAAATCCTTCAGCTGGTTGCATACCATCTAAACTTTTATCTGATCTCTTATCATATACGTATGTATATGGAATATCTAATTTTCTTCCATGAGATATCTGATAAAAATTATACATCTCAGAGATACTACAGCTAACACAAGATCCCTTACTTCCTTGGTCCCATACTTCGCCTAAATCTTTAAGTTTATATTCTTTGGGTAATTCACAAACTTCAGGATTATATTCTTTATAAGATTCTAAGTTATCTGTTTTAATATAACCATAAAAACGTTTCATAGATTAATTTTTAAATTATTTACTATCACTACTACTTATTTTAATTTTTTCAAAAATAAGTTTTAATAACTGTTGTACTACATTAATATCCCAAATACCATTAGATGCAAGTCCTGCAAAAACTCCTATAATTAAAGATTGCCACCAATTTACATCAGCAAACACTCCAAGATTAAAGAATTGTCCAAATAATGCTATTAATAAAGCAACTATCCAAGATATTAATTGATTTGCCCAACTAGGTAATTCTTTTTTAATCAAACTTTTAATTCCTTCAGTTACTACTGGAATTAATGCCACTACTGCAGCAAAAGTTTCAAAACATGATACAATATCCATACTATTACTCCTTTCTAAATTTTATAAAATAAATACTGTCATCTTTTTCTCTTGTTACTGAAAATATGTATGTAGTATCTTCTTTTTGAATATACTTAACATATTGTTCTGTTATAACAGAGTCAGATCCAAAATACATACTTTTACTCCAATTATAAAAGTTACTTTCAGGGATTAGATTACTAGCGCAAATACTATCAATTACATTTTCTGGAGTATTTGTATATATTTCGAAAAAAGTAGTTAAAAACTTTCTTTTAGTTGCACAAGATACAATAAAAAGAATAAAAATAGTTAATAATACTGAATATATAACTTTCTTCATAATAATTATACTATATTATACATCGAAAAAACCATCTGTAGATGATACTTTCTTAAATTTAACTTCATTACTTTCTCCAAGAGATAATTGATCTCTAGTAACATTATGAGGATTATTACTATTGCTTATATGAGAATCTATCTTATCGGAAATTAATTTTATTTGTGAATCTAATGCTTTAAGACAATCAATTATAGTTGTTTTTCCATTTAAATAATTTGTTCCAGATAAACTTGGTAAAGATCCGTCTTCTGAAGTTCCAATAGTATCTTTTACTTTTTCAATAGAACTTTTTATACTACTTAACTCACTATTTAAATTATATACATTACTTATTTGTATTGCTTTATATCCAGAATTAGATAAAAAACTTTCCCCAGTTCCATCAAAAATAATTTTATCTAATTTTATTTTATCTGCATTATTCATGAGTCCGGGAGGATTTCCATCAACTCCAGAAACTTCACTTATAATCAAATTTCCATCACTAGAAGGATATAGTAAATCTTTATTAGTACCCAATTGAATAGACTTTACTACTTTTAAATTATCAATTTTTACGTCTAAATCACTTATTTTCCCCTCTAAACTACTATTAGTCTCGTCTATTTTAGTATTTAATTGAGTATCTGCGTTTTCCCTATCAATAATTTCTTGATTAACTTTATTAGTTAACTCTGTTATTTTATTATCAATTCCTCCTATTGTAGAATCTTCTAAATTATTTAGTCTAACTTTATCTTCCTTAGACATTAATCCATCTAATGTTTCTGTAGCATTTGGATAAAGTCTTATAGTACTATCACCAGAGTTAGAGTAGAGATATCCATATGTTCCATCATTACTGAACTTAATACCAATTTCTCCTTTATTACTTAAATTAGGAGTAGATGAATCTGGAATAATCTTACTAATAATATCTGATACAGATCCATCAATTTTATCTATAGTAACACCTAATTCTATGTCTTCATCTGTATGCTCAATATTAATTGGATAAATATTATTTTCTCTACTAACAGTTTTTATTTTTTCAGATAGATAATTAGCAGGACCGTTTGCGGTTACTTTTACTTTCCCGGATTCTTCTGGCAAAGAAGTTTTAGATATAGTTATGTTATGTCCTTCCGATGTAATTGAAGATATATATTTATTATTCTCTTCTTCCCCATTACTAATAACTACATTAGGTATTATTAATTGGGATTTAGTAACTTTTATAGAATGATCATTAACAGATATTCCAGTTACATAATTATTAGATATTTCTTCTCCACCAGTAATAGATAATCTTGGTAAATCTGAAGTAGTTCCTGATAACTTAGTTCCAGAAAGATTAACACTTGATATATATTTTCCGGATTCTGCAGTAACTGACCCACTTAATGATACCTTAGACGTTTCTACTACATGTCCTAAATCGTCTATCTTTACAGTAGTAACAAAAGAACCACTGCCTCCAGCATCATTCCCAGAGGATGGTTTATCTTGATGTGATAATGTTCTAGTAGATCCTAGATCACCTCCTCCAACTAAACCTTTTCCTGGAAGAATAGCTATAGAGGTTTTTGCTAAATTGGATAAGGATAATCCCGAATCTTTTACTAATTTTCCAGTATTTCCATTAAAAATTGGAATATTATTGTTTACACAGCTTGACGGCCCAACTACAGCACCATCAATATTTGTTTGAACAACAGTCCAATCTGAATCATTCTTTACAGAACCATCTTTTATACAAATAATTAAATCTCCAGGCTCTAATACTTCATCTCCTACATTTGGAGCACCTATTAAAGATAGATAAACATCTCCAGTAGTATGAGAACTTGGCAATTCAGTTATTGTTCCACCATTACCTATAGTTCCTTTAAACCTAAGAGCTATTGCTGCCTGTATCTTATCTTGAATTTCTGCTATAACGAATTCTGTAGTAGCTAGTTGCTTAGTATTAGTTCCTTTACTTGCTGTGGGTGCTTGTGGTACCCCTGTGAATACTGGATTATTAATAGGAGCTTTATTATTTAACTCATCAGTTAAATTAGTAATCTGAGATATACTGTGTGTATGATCTGAAAGTGTAGTATTAATTACAACATCTCCACTAAAATCTGATCTAACATTACCATTAACAGCTCCTTTAATAGTTATAGATTTTGGATTTTGAAATTTAGTAGTTGTTCCTGAATTTCCTGATATATTAATCTGCTCTGGATGTACATGATCAGCTCTTGACCAATCATTTTTTGTTCCAGGAGATCCACTACCTGAATTTATTTTTGGAGTTTCATTACTAGATAATGGAATATTAATTGTAACCTTATTAGATCCATCAAATTCTCCTGTTGAACCCCCTTGAAAAATTAATTTATTTTTTACTTTCCCTGCAGAATTAACTATACCACCACCATCAGTAAATGTTATATCATTACTAGATTTTACATGTCCTACAGTATCCCCATTAGCTAATAATAATTCATGAGAACTAAATGAATTCTCTAATGAATTAATTATAGAAGATATATTATCTATAGATTGAGTTGTAGCAATTACATCGAAACAAGAATCTCCAACTCCATTATCTTTACCTATTGCAAGAATTACTCTAGCATCTTCTTCAGTTTTTCCATATATTGCTACTGCAGGTTCACCTTTTTGAAATATAATATTTCTTAGAGCCTGTAGTGCTTCCTCTTCAGTACTAAAATATTCTTCATTTTTCTTTAAAACAATTCGAGCTGCCATAATATATTAAAATAATAGGGAAGAGGTTATAAGTCTCCTCCCTATCTATTAATGTTATTTATTAAGTTGTTTCTTAAGCTCCTCTATTTCTTTCTTAAGAAGTTTAATTCCTTCAATAGCTAATATACTAAGCTTTGAATAATCTACCTCTTTTACTAAAACATAAGATTCGCCGTTAATTTCTACTTTATCAAACTTGCTAGGCTCATCTACATCAGATTCTTTTAATCTAGCTTCAGAAACTAGTTCTGGAAATTTATCTTCAACTTCTTGCGCTATAGTTCCAAAATCATTCTTTCCATTTAAGATAAATGAATCTGTAGGGATAGAACAAATATCTTCAAGAGAATGATCTAACGGTTTTATATTAGATTTCAATCTCTTATCAGAAGTTTGAAAGAATCCACTAGAAGCATTTACTCTTGTTAATGATATAGTACTATTCAAACTAAATGTATTTCCTGATAAACTTAAGTTAGTTCCAGCTGTATAAGTTTGATTATTATATGTAGCACCTTTAGTTAAAGTTAATTTAGTTCCACTAATAGATGCAGCTGTTATAGCATTACCAGTACCTGTGACTTCTACAGTTTGTACTTTAGAATTTAAAGCAGTTTGTGTAGCTGTAGATATAGGCTTATTTAAGTCACTAGTATTATCACAGTTTCCTAAACCTACTTGAGCTTTAGTTACTCCATGAGGATTAGATTTATTTGCTATATGGTCATCTGCTTTTTTCTCTAACTTACCTAAAGCGGCATTAATACTATCTGTAGCAGCAATAGCAGATGTAGAAGTAGGTTTAGAATATCCAGTAACTTTTGCATTAGCACCAGTTATTACTGGATTAGTAGATATTTTTATACCATTAACAGTATAATTATCTATAGTTCCTTTATTACTATTAATAGAAGACTGTAATTGATTCTCCTTTGTAGTAGCTCTAGAAACTTCAGCTTCTAATCTATCTTCTAATTCTCCTAATGTATTTCCAGATTCAGTCGCAGTTCCTAAAATATCACTCTTAGTAGTATCTATTTTATTATCTAACTCTTTTTCTCTTGTGGTTGCTCTACTAGTTTCTGCAGAAATTTGATTAGGTAAAGTAGTATCTAATTTTACTTTATCTGCAGCAGTCATAACACCCGCTAAAGATGATGTAGCAGAAGGTAATGTTATATTATTATTTGCTGATGCACCAGTTGATATCGTAGTTTTAGTAGCTGCAATTGCTACTGTACTAGCGTTAGGAGTTACTGCACCTAATGCAAAATTAGCAGTTGTAATTCTATCTAACTCAGTTTTGTCAGTAGAAGTCATAACACCTGCTAAAGATGATGTAGCGGCTCCTATAGAAACAGAATGTTCAGTTACAGTTCCTAAAGAATCATCTGATGAATTAGGATTAACACAAGAAAAATTTAATTTAACATCTGATGCAGATCTAGTAAACGCCGTATCATCTTTTACATGTGTTATAGCTGTCATAGCTTCTAAGTTTGTCAAAGCTATCTTATCTTTAGCAGTTACTGTACCTGCTTTAGTAGTACTAGATACTGGAAAATCAAATGTAGAAGTAGAATCTGCAGAATTTCCATTATCTTTCTTAACTGTAAAAGTAGCTTTAGATTCATTAGAAGTTACTGATATTCCACTAATATTATTAGTATTTAATCCATCTAATTTTGTTTTATCTGCAGCTGTTAATATACCAGCTTTAGACTGAGTTACTACTGGAATATCTGCAGTTTTAGTAACTACTGAAGAATTAGCACCAGCGGTTGATGATATATTCTTATAATTTAAAGTTACTGTATCTTCTGTAGTAGTAAATGTAGGAGTAGTTTCATCATCTGAATCATTTATCTTAGATATTGCTCCTAATTTATTCAACTGTTCAAGCTGATTCCTCTGATCAGCAGCTAACATTCCAGCATTAGTTAAACTAGCTGCTGGAATATCTGCAGTTTTTTCTACAGTTGAACTAGTAGCTCCAGCTGTTGTATCAATGCATGTATAGTGAATTGTAGCCTTAGTTGCATCTGTAGTTATTACTCCACCGTCTTTTAAATGAGTAACTTCCCCTATTTTATTTAATTGATCTAATTGATCCTTTCCATCAGCTGTTAGTACCCCTGCTAAATCTCCAGTTGCAGCAGGAATATCCTCATATTTAGTTTCAATTGCACTAGTAGCTCCAGCTGTTGTACTAATACAATTATAATTAAATGTAAGTTTACTAGCTGATTTAGTAAATATTCCAGCATCTTTCATGTGAGATACTGAACCTATTTTATTTAATTGATCTAATTGATCCTTTCCATTAGCTGTTAGTACTCCAGCATTATCTCCGGTTGCAGCAGGAATAACTGCTATTCCATCTTCACTAGTTTCTGAATTTTTCCAAGTATTATAATTCAAGGTTACATCATTTGCAGTAGTGGTAAAATTTTTTATCTTATCTGCACCATGAGATTGAAGACTGTCAAATTCAGTATCAACATTCTGTAATTTTCTCCATCCACTAGCTTGTTTTCTATTAGCCCAATCATCTAATCTATATACACTTTTTTCCGAAATTACATACCATTCTTGACCAATTGCATCATTTCCAGTATTATTCTTAGATTTACTAAGAATTGCATCGGACAATTTATATAGTGCTTCCAGATTAGCAACTGTTCTATGACCTTGAATATGATCTGCAAACACTATACCAAATTCATCAGTATTTGCAGACTCAAGTGTTCCAGGATAACGTGCCATATTATATTATTATTTAAATAAGTTCATTAAGATTTAATTTTCATATAAAATACTCTATATTTAGCATTTCCACATCTATATGCTTCAACACCACCAACTACAATAGATACTCCATATTTAGGACCGCCTGTAATAAGTTGTGCGTTTCCAGTAGGCTTATAGCAAACGCAATTAGACCACATTCCAGCATTAGTATCGTAATATACAATAGAGATTATCATATTTTCATATCCTTCTTCGGGCTCAGGTAAATTTATACTACTTATTACTCCATCACTGTCAGAAGTCCCTTCAATATATTCTATTTTCTGCGAATCTATATTGTTAGATGAATTATAATACTGTCCATGTGTATATATCTGATTAGTATCTTTAATAAAACATACCGATGTTTGGGATATTAGTCCGGCATCTAAATCTGATTTAAAAGTATTATACGTATTATAATGAACTAATATATTTTCAATCATTTTTATTATTTAAAGTCTAATTTAACATTTTGGAATGCACCTTTATTTTTAGAGGTGTATACATAATAAGTGATAGCTAAACCAGCATTATTAGTAACACTAACTTCAGTTCTATTAAAATCCTCAAGTACAGGTGCAGCACCATTTTGTACAGCAGTAGTTAGTGCTCCAAGATCTTTTGGAAATGCATAACAATAATATTCTGTACTTTGTGCTGTAACTCCAGAAACTGATAAGTCGTTATTATTAGATAATTTTGATCCAGCCAAAGCTTTCACTTGACTTTGATTAGGAGCGCTTGCTGTAGTTACTCCATAATACAACTTTGACCATATATTAATAGATACTTGATCAGAAGTATTATCATTTCCAGTAGCTTCTACTACAGAAGAACCACTAACCATAAATCCTTTTTTCTTTGCAGTTAGAGTTTCTTTTATTGTTCTAGAAGCTGTTATATTATCTATAGTAACAGGATCAGATAGTACATCTGTAGTAGGAAGTTTTGTTCCTAAATCACCACTACAAGATGTAGGGGCTTTATTAGTAGTTGTCTTTGACCATTTAAATTGTCCAACATACTTTGCTTTATAACCTCTTTCAATAGTAATTGATTTAGCATGTTCATCAGATACTCCTACTTCTTCTTTAGTAGCTTCTTCTCCAGAATTATCTTTGAATGTCCAAGTTCCTGATATTGAAGGAGTAGCTAATAATCTATCGGCAAATAATCTAGTATCTAGTGCCCAAGTAACTTCCCCTTCTTCACTTATAGATTGAACATAATATCCAGTTTCTTCATCTGTTACTAATACTTTAGCTCCAACTTCCAATCTTTCAACTGGAATAGCATCTCTATCAGAAATTGACTTTACTGATTTAAATCCACCCATTCCATATATAGCGGAATGAGTAGGATAAACATCAGCTGTATTAGATGGAACGATGCCCGAATAGAGCACCGTTCCTTTTAAATTATTATTTGGCATTATTTATTCAATTTAACTTCAATATTCAATATTCCATTATACTTATTGCTTAATCGGTAGATTGTATATTCAGCTTTTCCTCCTGAAGCATTTACAACATTTCTACTAGTTTCAACAACATCAGTAACTAAGATATTATTTGCATAGATAGTATAATTAGTTGCATTCACTTTAGGTATTGCAACATAAATATATTTTCCACCTGTACAATCAAGCTTAGTTAAAGGAAGACTATTTTTCTCATTATCAAAGAATGAAGTCATAGCTTGTAATTCAGAATCACTAACAGTATTATTAGTTGAAGTTCCTACATATACTTTACTATAGAATTTAACTTGCAATTCTGCACTAGCTGAAATACCTCTATATCCGGCAGATAATACAAATGTAGTATCAGCTAAAACGTCAGTGATTGATAACGTTCTAGATGCAGGTTCCGCTACATTACCGTTAATATTTTGAGATTCAGGATTTTCTCCTTCACCTAAACCATTATATTCCCAGTTAAATTTAATAGTAGCATTTTCTCCAATTTCACATTCATATTTATCTGCTGTAAATGAAGTAATATCAAATCTAGTAACTTCATCTCTCTGATTTGATCCACTTAATCGATACCAAGTACCATAAGCATTAAATATAATATCATAAGGTAAAAACTCATAACCAAATCTTACACCTTGTCCTCTTACAATATAATAATCTCCTTCTTGCGCATTATTTCCTAAATCATTCTCTAACTTAGGAGAATTAATATCAGCATCCCAGAAACCACGATAATGTAAACTATGAATAACTTGATCAGGTAATTGAGTAGTAGGAACCTTACCATCTACTAAATCTGCTTTCTTATCAAGGGCTATTTGTGTAGCAGTAGATACAGGTTTATCCATATCAGCTGTATTATTCACATTTCCTAATCCAATTTGGAAAGCAGTAACACTATGAGGATTATTCTTATCTGCAACATGAGCATTTAAGATTTCTCCTTGAGACGTAATTGTAGTAGTAAGATCTAATTTAATTTTATTTACTAATTCTTGAGTTGCATTAGAGACTGGTTTCTCTAAGTCGTTAGTATTATCTACTCTATCAAGACCAACTTGGGCCTTTGTTACCTGATGAGGATTGCTATAATTTTGAGCATGAGCATTTACTATTTGGGTAACACTATCACTTAATGCTGATAAAGCTTCTCTAGTAGCATTAGAAACTGGTTTATTTAAGTCACTTGTATTATCTACATTACCTAAACCAACTTGTTCTTTCGTTACTCCATGAGGATTTCTTACATCAGCAATATGATCATTAATACTCTTAGTTACTTCTGCTTTAGCTGCACTGATAGCTTCTGACTGAGCAGTAGATACAGGTTTATCTTTATCGGCTGTATTATCTACATTTCCTAATCCTACCTGTTCTTTTGTTACTTCATGAGGATTAGATTTATTTGCAATATGTGAAGTAAGTGTTTCACTTCCTTCTCCAATACTTTGCTCTAAATCTTCTTTAACCTTATCTATCGCTGCTTGAGTAGCAGTAGATACAGGTTTATCCATATCAGAAGTATTATCTACATTAGCTAAACCTACCTGTTCTTTTGTTACCTGATGAGGATTTTCAGTATTAGCTACATGCTCATTTAATTTATCTGTAGTAGCTTTACCTTTATCTCCAGGATATGCTGTACTAGAAGTTTCACCAAGTGCTAAAGAAGAAGATATCTCAACGTATTTAGATCCACTCCAACGATATATGATATTAGTATCTTTGGCTAAATAGATCTTTCCAATTTCTCCAACTTCTGGGAATTCATCAAGACTATCTGCTTCAACAATATCATCTACGAAGGAAGGCAATTGAGAACTAGGAACTTTTCCAGATTCATCAAGAGTAGCAACACCACTAGCAACTCCCATTTCAGAACGTTTAACCTGAGCGTCATTAGTTACATTGCTTAATCCTACTTGTTCTTTTGTTACCTGATGAGGATTAGACTTATCTGCAATATGAGTAGTTACAGATTCACTTAATCTACTATCTAATTCATCTAATGCTCTTTGTGTAGCAGTAGATATAGGTTTATCTATATCTCTTGTATTATCTACATCTCCTAAACCAATCTGAGCTTTAGTAACTTCATGAGGATTATTCTTATCTGAAGTATGAATAGTAATTTTAGCAGTTAAATCAGATTCAACTTTAGAAATTCTTGCTTCTTGAGCTAATGATACAGGCTTATTTTCATCACTAGTATCATCAACGTTACCTAAACCAATCTGAGCTTTAGTAACTTTATGAGGATTATTTTCACTACTAACATGAGCAGTTAATGATGAATTTACTTTATCAACCTCTGGAAGAATTTCACTCTTAACTTTATCTATTGCTGCTTGTTGAGCTATAGATACTGGTTTATTTAAGTCCGCTGTATTATCTACATTTGCTAAACCTACTTGTTCCTTCGTTACTCCGTGAGGATTATTTTTATTTTCTGTATGAAGTGTAATAGTTTGAGTTAAACTATCTTTCGTACTATTTATTAATTCTTTAGTAGCATTAGAAACTGGTTTATCTAAATCTGCAGTATTATCTACATTACCTAAACCTACTTGAGCTTTTGTTACTTCATGAGGATTAGATTTATTAGTAGTATGAGATTCTACATCAGATGTTATTTTATCTAGAGCTTCTTGTGTAGCAGTAGATATAGGTTTATCCATATCAGCTGTATTATCTACATTAGCTAAACCCACTTGAGCTTTAGTAACATTATGAGGATTTTCAGTATTAGCTACATGTTCATTTAATTTATCTGTAGTAGCCTTACCTTTATTTCCTTCATAAGCTGTACCTTCAGTTTCCCCTAAATGTATAGGATTTCCAATTTCTACTAAATCAGTACCATCCCATCTATAGATATAATTAGTATCTCTGTTAGAATAAATAGTTCCTTTTTCAGGAGTCTTTCCTTCATCAACAGTTGTATCACTAATAGCTGTATAAATCTTCTTATCTTCTTTTACGTAGTAAGTAGTACCAACTACTAATCTAGAAGTAGGAATTTGATCTTTACTATCTACAAAATGATCAATACCAAATACTTGAACTACTTTTCCAGGAAGTTGTGAATCTGGAATTTTTCCATTATCATCAAGGGTAGCAACTCCGTTAAGAGCACCCATCTCAGAACGTTTAACCTGAGCATCATTAGTAACGTTACCTAAACCTACTTGTTCTTTCGTTACTCCATGAGGATTATTTTTATCTGAAATATGTTCATCAATTTTTGAATTAACATCATTAAGTTGATTTAATTCAGCAAAGATAGAACCATCCCAACGATACATTTTATTCCCCAATCCAGAAGTAATATCTACATAGATAACTCCTGTAATAGGCTCATATGGATGTCCTTGTTTATCATTAAAAGTAGTTTCATTAATGTATTTACCTTCCAATACATTTATAGCTTCCTTAGGTATTTGTGCCTGAACTAATTTTCCATTAGAGTCTAAAGTAGCAATACCATTAGGTTGTGCTAAAGAATCATTAATAGCTTTTAATCCACTAGTTAATACATCTAAAGCTTCTTGTGTAGCAGTAGATATAGGTTTATTCAAGTCACTTGTGTTATCAACTTCACTTAAACCAATATCTTCTTTATCTAATACAGGATTTTCAGATATCTTATAACCATTAATAGTATAATTATCTGTAGTTTCTTTATTAGAATCAATATTTTGTTTAAGTTCGTCTTTAACTGCATCTAATGCTGCTTGTTGAGCTTTAGATACTGGTTTATTAACGTCACTTGTATTATCTACATCTCCTAAACCCACTTGAGCTTTAGTAACTTGATGTGGATTTTCGAAATCTTCTAAATGAGAATTTACTTTATCAGTAGTTTCTTTACCTTTATCTCCAGGATATGCTGTTCCAGCTATTTCTCCTAAATGTATAGGATTTCCAATTTCTACTAAATCAGTACCATCCCATCTATAAATTATATTAGTATCTCTATCTGAGTATATTACTCCTTTTTCTGGAGTCTTTCCCTCATCTAGAGATGTATCACTAATAGCTGTATAAATTTTCTTCTCAAGTTTTGCATAATAAGTAGTTCCGGTATCTAATCTAGAAGTAGGAATTTGATCTTTACTATCTACAAAATGATCAATACCAAATACTTCATCTACTTGACCTGGTAATTGCCATGTTGGAATTTTTCCATTTATATCAAGAGTAGCGACTCCTTCAGCAACTCCCATTTCTGTTCTCTTAACTTGAGCATCATTAGTTACATTTCCAAGACCTATTTGTTCTTTTGTTACTTCATGAGGATTAGATTTATTATCAATGTGATCTAATATATCTTGCTCTATATCTCCAGTTTGGCAAAGTTTAACAAACGCTGTACCATTCCAACGATATATATTATTATTAGATCCATCAGTAATATCTACATAAATTATTCCTAATGCTGGAGTGTATGGAGAATCTGACCTATCATTAAAAGTAGTTTCATTAATATACTTACCTTCTAGTACATTAATTGCTTTACTTGGAATTTGAGATTCTACCAATTTTCCATTAGAATCTAGAGTAGCAATTCCATCAGGTTGAGCTAATGAATCATTTAATTTATTAGCTAGTTCTTTAACTGAATCTAAATCAGATTGTGCTGCTTTAGAATTCAATTCATCTGTTAAACCACTAATATCTGCAATTTCAATTACTACTTCTCCAGACTTTCCATTAACAGATTTTACTGCATCTACATTATCTACCTTAGCCCAATTTCCACCGTTATTAATTACCCAATCTCCAGGTTCGAAATTTATACCGAATTGAGATCCAGCAATCGAAACAACATAATATTTTCCAGAATTCTCTGGAGAATTATCTGTTAACTCCGGTATATTCTTAGAAGCATCCCAAGTTCCTGAATATCTTACATTTCCTAATACTGAATCAGGTAATTGAGAACTAGGAACTTTTCCAGATTCATCAAGTGTAGCAACTCCTTCTGCTATACCCATTTCAGCTCTTTTAACCTGAGCATCATTAGTAACATTACCTAATCCTACCTGTTCTTTTGTTACTTGATGAGGATTAGACTTATCTGCAATATGAGCCTCTACTTTAGAATCTACTGTATCAATATTTCCTTGTAATTCTTCTTTTGCTACATTTACGGCTTCATCTACTATATCTTTAATCGAAGTATTTTCATCAATACCTTCAGAAAGAGTATCTAATTTCTTTTTATCTTCCTTAGACATAGTACCATTAGCTTCCTGTGTAGCTGTAGGTAAATTTGTAGTTGCTAATTCAGTAAAATCTTTAGAAGTTAGATCATAACTCCAACTATTAGAATCAGCAAATATTTCCCCATAGTAAGTATAAGTTCTCCATACTCCTGTAGTATCTAAAAATTTACACTTAACTCCAGGTACTCTATATTTAGGATCAGCGTAGCTATCTAATTTAGATATAGCTAATTGAATAGTCCACTGATCTTTATTATCTCCTTGTCCTTCTCCTGGGAAAAGAGACGTAACATTATATACTATATCTGAATGCTCTTGTAATTTCTTCAATGCATCTAACGTAGCAGTAGAAATCGGCTTATCCATATCAGATGTATTATCTACATTTCCTAAGCCAACCTGTTCTTTAGTAACATTATGAGGATTTTCAGTATTAGAAGTATGAGCTTCCAAATCTACCTGAGAAGCTTTAGAATCTAATTCATCTCTTAAATTTGGAATATCTTCAATAACTAATTCTACTATTCCATCTTTACCATTAACAGATTTTACTGCGTCTACGTTATCTACCTTAGACCAAGATCCATTACTATTAATTACCCAATCTCCTGCGTCAAAATCAAATCCAAATTGAGATCCCGGAACATCAACAATATAGTAATGTCCATTATCTTCTTCATTTCCTTCTACTAGTTCAGGAGTATTTGTGGAAGCGTTCCAAGTACCCATAAACTTAACATTTCCTAATACAGAATCAGGAAGTTGTGAATCTGGTACTTTTCCATTATTATCAAGGGTAGCAACACCATTAGCAACTCCCATCTCAGAGCGCTTAACTTGAGCATCGTCCGTAACATTTCCAAGGCCAATGTCAGTTTTATTTAAGACAGGATTTTCAGATATCTTATAACCATTAACAGTATAATTATCTATTACTTCTTTAGTATCTTCTACGATTTCATTAATCTTATCTACTATAGAAACGCCTTCTCCTATACCTTCGGAAAGAGTATCTAATTTCTTCTTATCTTCCTTAGACATAGTACCGTTAGCCTCTTGTGTAGCGGTAGGTAAATCTACAGTTGCTAATTCAGTAAAATCTTTAGAAGTTAGATCATATTTCCAAGAACTTACGTCAGTAAATACTTCTCCATAGAAAGTATAAGTTCTCCACTTTCCATCCTCAGTTATTAATTTAATCTTAACTCCTGGAACTTTGTACTTACTATCAATTGTACCACTTAGTCTAGATATTGCGGATTGTAAATTCCATTGATCTTTATTATCTCCTTGTCCTTCTCCTGGAAAGAGATCAACTATATTAAATAATACTTCAGTATGTGAAATTAATTCATCTAAAGCTTCTTGAGTAGCAGTAGATATAGGTTTATCCATATCAGAAGTATTATCTACGTTTCCAAGACCAACATCTTCTTTATTTAAGACAGGATTTTCAGATATCTTATAACCATTAACAGTATAATTATCTATTACTTCTTTAGTATCTTCTACGATTTCATTAATCTTATCTACTATAGAAACACCTTCCTCTATGCCTTCAGAAAGAGTATCGAATTTCTTCTTATCTTCCTTAGACATAGTACCATTAGCTTCTTGTGTAGCTGTAGGTAAATTTGTTGTAGCTAATTCAATAAAATCTTTAGAAGTTAGATCATAGTTCCATTTAGATTCATCTAATATTTCGGAAGATTCTCCATAGAAAGTATAAGTTCTCCACTTATCTTCATTAGATAAAAATTTTATTTTAATACCTGCTAATCTTTCTTCATCTGATAATAGTGAATCTAATTTAGATATGGCTCTAGTTAAAGTCCATTGATTCTTATTATCTCCCATTCCTTCATTAGGAAAAAGAGTATTAATATTATAGAGATATTCTGTATGAGATTGCATTTCATCTAGATCAGACTTATACTCTTCTTTTACTTTATTATCTCCTGCATTAATGGCTTCTTGAACCCCGCTTAATTTTAGCCCGTTTTCAGATAAACTTAAAAAATCTTCACTACTTTCGTCTCTAAGTATTCCAATAGTAGGATCATTTTTTGTTCCTTCTATAATAATACCCTTTCCTTCTGTAGCGGTGATGCTATGAACTGTATTTTCATTTAATGAATCTATCTGATCTTTTAACTCTTTTCCTTGAGATGCTCCTAATACTTGTTCAGATTCACCTCCTTCTAAAGAATTAATTATATCAGTTTTCTTTACATATAATTTTTCAGCATCTTCCTTCTTAAGATACGGCTCTAATTCGATACCTAAATCATATTCTCCTAATTTCTCCCAAGCTCTAGATTCAAATCCAGCCTCATCATAGACAGTAGTAAGAATATATTCTATATATTTTTGATTCTCTCCTTCATTTTCTGTTTTTCTTAAGATATATATCTTATTAAACTTTGCTTCTTTTAAAGGAGGAAGTTCATCAACAAATATAAAAATTTCAGTATCCAACGTACAAGAAATGATATTATCTTCTGAAATATTAATTCCTGTACCAGCTGTTAACTTATCTTGTTTTTTCTTTAATTCTTCTTGTAATTGATCTTCGGTAACATATTCACCTAAAGAGGATTTCCAACCCTCTTCTGAATGACGATTATCCCAACTAATTAATTTATAATTAGATGCTTCACTAACTACATACCATTCTTGACCAATTGCATCATCTCCAGTATTATCTCCACTATCAGACAATATACAATCTGGTATTTTATACAAAGCTTCTAGAGATGATACAGTTTTGTGTCCTGAGATTTCTATAGCTCTCGCAATCCCATAACTTTTAGGATTATTAGACACTAATATATCTGCAAATTTTAATGCCATTGTAATTATATTTATTTAAATTCTATAGTAACATTAGTAAATACTCCTGGATGATTTGTAATATATACTTTATAATCAATTCCAATTCCAGCTGCATTGATAACTTCTATTGAGTTTTCAAATTTATGAAAAGCTCCTAGAATTGGAAAACCATCCTGATAAATACCTTTCAAGTCACCTAAAGAATCTGGAAAGGCTATTAAATAATACTCATCTTCATCTGTAGTTACACCTTCTACTTTAGTTTCTAAATTTCCTTCTAAAATTAGTTTAGTATCAGATAAAGATCTAATATCATATTCAACTATATCTTTTTCAGATCCTTTATGTAAAGTTCCGTAATATATTCTATCAGCAAAAGATACTTTTCTTTTATCTTCAGTTACATCTATTTTCCCATTACTATAAATTACATCTTCTCCTCTAACCATAAATCCAGTTTTAGGAGCCTCAAGCTTAATTAAAAACTCTGTATCTTCAGTAACATATGTAGATGTAAACATAGAAGACTCTACCCCACTAGGAGTTAATTCTTTCCACGTTGAATCTTCCGATATGCTAATTGGATCTTTTTTTCCTTCCTCAGATTTCCAAGAATACACTCCTTTAAATACTACTTTATAACCCTTTTCTATAATTGGATTATCTCTATCAGGACTTGGATATACTGAAATAGGTTTAAATGAATTATTATAAAATTCCCAAGAACAACTAATTTTAGGAACTACTAATTCTTTATTTTCATCCAATAAACTATCTAAATTATCTACTATCTCTAGTAATGATTTAGAAGTACTTTCTACTGCTGATGTAAATACTAAAGTGTCATTATTAAGAGTAATTACTTCTTTATAATATTTTCCTTTAAATATCCACTCAATAGTAAGAATATGTTTACATTGATATTCACACTCTATAGTACATGCAGAAGCCGTTACAGGAACTATTCCTCTTCCTTCGTTTACCTTCATTGCTACTATAGACGCAGATAATTTCAATGATTCACAAAGTTTCTTAAATTTATCTGCTCCTCCAAAAACTTCAGAAATCTCTTCACTAGTACTTTCGCTAGTTAATTCTGAGGTCTTTAATGGAAGTAATAAAACTTTACTATTTATTAAATTTAATACTTCATTTTCAGACAATGCAAAAAAAGTACCAGCAGTCCAAATCTGTCTAGTCTCTTTTATATACACTATAGATGATTCAGGAATTACTCCTGCAGATAGATCTAATTCAAAGCTTTCAATTAAATCATAAACTCTAAAGAAATTACCCCAAAATAAATCTACTCTAGGATCTCTTAAATCTATAATATTTCCAGCGGAATTTTTTGCCCAGATACTTTCATGACCTTCAAATAATCCTAAACCAAGTTCTCCAACCTCTAATTGTTCTGGTTTAGGCATTTTTCCTTCTTCTATAGAATTCTTTAATATAATAATAGAAGGAAGAGGAAGCTGGGTATTATCCACTACATTTTTTAATTCTTCACTATTATTCATTTCCTAAGACATTTAGTACATTCAGGAATATCATTATTTACTCTCCATCCTGTATTCGTTACATCATTATAATTATAATAAGAATAACTTTCATCTTCGGGATAAACCCCGGAAGTCCAATTTTCAAAGTCTGATACACTTTGTCCAGGAGAACATTCATTTCCACACGGACATTCATTTATCGGATTTTGATATAAAAGGTTTTGATATTGAAACTTTATTCTAACTAATAAAGCTGTAATTACATTACTCCAGGAATAGATAAATCTATCTTGATTATATGGAATTTCTTCATTATCTACATAAATCTCTCCATTATCTATTCCTAACTCTCTTCTAAGATCATCAACATCCCCGTATATAATCTTTGTTTCTCCATGTTCCTTAATATCAAATATCTCTTGAATACTTACTTCAATATCTGAACCTTCTGGGAGTAAAGTTAATCTTTTACTTATATAGTCTAAAGTATAAGTAATGTACGGTGCTAATTCACATCTTAAAGAATAATCTATTTGTGATATTCCTAAGACAGATTTAATATTTTGAAGAGCTACTTTGTAAATGATATATCCATTTTTATCATTCCACTTCATATTAATCTTTCACTTCAAAAATAGTAACACCATTAATCATTATTTTGACTAATGATTTTGTTTCTGGGTTTAAGAAAAAGTATAATCTATCCTTTTCAAATTGAAGAATACTGCTAGCATCAGTTACCACATCAATTCCTTTACAACTTTCTGATTGCATTATTTTATCAGAAACTGAAATTTGAATACCCTTTTTTGTATTTCCATAACAATCAGAGTTACAAGTAGCATCTGCAATTCTAATACCATCTCCTTCTAATATTTCAGAAGGACTTATTGCATTTGTATATAAATCTGAAATAGCGTTTTCAATCTTATTAAGATTAGCTGCATTAACTGGAGTTTTATTATCAATCCAGGTTGTTTTTATGTAATTATTTTTCATAATTTTATATTATAATAATATTTACCACTCTCCTCCATCAATTATATCAAATGGAGCAGACCAATTATCTTCATTTATCCAATTTTCCTCGTCAGTATTAGCACCCTTATAAATAAACTCTAGAAAATTTCCTTCAGATCCTAAAAATCTTATTTTCATACCTAATCTTCTTCTAGACTCAGGAACTAATAATACAGCGGTACTTAAATTAAACTTTCTTGAGAAATCATTAGCTTCGGAATTAATATTACAGAAATCCTTTATTATCTCATTTATATAATTTACACCAGAATTAGCTGTATTATTTACAGAGTTGAAATCCTGATGTGATAAAGAATCTCCTAATTTCTTCATTCCTACACCAGATGTATTTAATAAATCCATAATTATTTAAGTTTCATTAGATCTAGATTATAGTCACCAAAGACATTTCCACTAACTTTTCCAGAATCTATTAATTTCTTGAGAGCATTTGGAATAGGATGATTTAATCTGCCAAGAAATGGAGAATAATTTTTTCCAGATGACTTCCCAACTTTTAATCTTATATCTTTAGGACTTCTTACTTTTTTCATTAGAATGTTCCTCCATAAATCTTATTTACTCTAATAGCATCTATATCTTTATCATAAACTAGACTATTATCGTCAAGTTTAACATCTGCTTTTAGAGTTTTTTTACTTTCTGTTGGTCCAGGAGAAAGAGTAAAATCAATAGTTCCAGAATCTTCAAATATAATTCCTAAACCATCTGCAGTAGTACCTCCAGTCTTAATCCATTCTCCCCCTATCATAGTATAAGTAATAGATGTAGTTCCATCATATGATGTTAAAATTACTACATCACCATTTTTTGGTTTCTCACCAAATAATGCTATTAATATACACTCAGCATCAGATTGATCTTCAGACTGTTTCTTTGCTGTAAATATTCTAGGTTGATTACAACATAAAAAACTATCTGATACTATCTCAAAATCACCAAGATCAGCGCTTTTATAAATAGCTAAGATAATACAAACTTCTTCATTTTCATTATAATATCTAACTGCTACTAATTCAGCGTATTGTCTACTTGAACAACTTAGAGCCTTTAACGCTTCTTCTCGACTTGAATAAATACATTCAAATCTAGTTAACTGTCCTTGTGCCATATTATATATTTATTTTTTATCTAGAATGTCCCCATTAAAATTAACATCGATATCAGATATATCATCAACATCTTTAGTAATATCTTCTACCGTAGCTCCAACAATTCGAACAATTCTATTAGTTATTACATTTCCATTTTCATCGATAATTGCTATACCATTTACATTATTTAACCAAGATGGATTAGTATCAACTCCATATCCACATACAGTTTGACCCGCTAAAAATCCTCCACAAGTAGATTTAAACTTACTTATTACATTAAGCTCTACTACTTCTAGGTCTTTCCATGTAAATATTTTTCCGGGATATTCAACTAGCTCAATAACTGTTATAGTCTTCCCATCTAAAGATATTCTAAAAAATATATCTTTTATAGTAAGCAATTCATTTACTCCACTAAAACATCCGAAAAAATTACTAACTGGCATTGATTTTACTTTAACTTTCGCACCAATTAGTTGTTCATATTCCCAAACTCCGGATGGGCTTACTATTCTTGCATTTTTACAACTATTTAACATCTTAATCTATTCCTTTAGCTAGCGAATCTACATAGTTATTCCAATATATGTCTGGATTAACTCCATCAAATTTTTGATGTCCTTTTACCCATTCATAACTTAGTCTACCTTGTAAACCCTGTTTCATTATTTCTTTATCTATTTCGCTCTTTATTTTAGCAATATAAGGTTCTTTAATTCTCCATTTTCCTGTCATCCACTCCTTTACTCCCAAGTAATCCGCATGAATTACTACTTTGTCTAATGGACCCCAAAATTTAGAAAATTCTCTAAGAGCAAATAATACTCCTACTAACTCAGCACTAGGATTACTACATTTAGATGCTCCAAAATTATCATACATATAATCTTGTTTTAACTCGTTAGAAAATTTTCCGAGTATAGTTCCCATTCCAGGGCCTGATAAATTTACTATAACTCCTCCAACACCTAAACGTCCATTATTCTGCTTATCTAAATGAGATCCATCTGTATAAACATCAAATTGTTTCATATATCAATATTTTTATTAAGAGATCTATATTCTAATGGATCTAAATCTAGATTAAAGTCATTAAGAACCCAATCTCTAAAATCTTTAGTACCAATTACACTAATATTCCCTAAAACATCTAATAACTCATCTCCATTAATAGATGATAAATTTGGTTCAAGATAACAAACGAATTTAGTCATTAAATATCCAAAATTATTAAACTTATCATCCTCATAATTTACACTATGATATAAAATTTCGTCACCAGAATGACAATTTAAAGCGGAAAATAAATAAATCCATTTTGGAGGAATATAAATTGAAGTTCCATTATATAGGTATATAATATAATGACCAAATTCCGTAACCCTATATAAAATATAATCAGATACTAAATTATCATTAAAATTTAGTATTATTCTCTTATCTTTTATATCAGAATAATATAATCTATAGAATTCACTAAAAATTCTCTTAAACCAAGGATCAGTTACTACTTTCATAATAATGTATATAAGTTTATTAATCCAAGACCACTAAGAATTATAGTATTATTATCCTCTAATATCAAGTATCCTGACTTATCACATTGATTTTTATAATCTAGAATATCTAAAAATTCTAATAAATCAGAATTTAAATAAAATGTTATAGATACAATCCCATTATCAAATGCAAATGAACAGATAACTGAATATGGGTTTATATCATAGTTACTAAGTCTTTTCTCTATTTCATCTTGAATTTCTATTTCTCTAGGAACTTTCATAATATCAACTCAGTAACTCTATCATCTAGAATTCTCATGTTATTTAATATACTTGACAATATAGATCTATGACAATTCTTATCATCTGATCCATACCCCATTAAAACTACACCTCTAGCATCTGATAAATTAGCTAAATAGTTTAATCTATCTATCACACTAACAAAATTAACTTCAGACATTTCTATAATATACTTCTTAGAGAATTCTTCAAAACTTATTAAATTATCTCTTCTTTCTCTAAATAATTCATTACTAGGAGCTAATTCTCTCATGTGAATTGCTGTTCCAGAATACTTTCCTATTAAATTTGAATTTCCTATATTTCTAATAATAAATATTGGCAAATATCCATACTCTGGGAGAACTTTTAATGTCATTGGAGACACAAAAGATGTTTTTACTTGTAATTGGTAACTCATTTTTCTATAAATTTTAAATTAATAACTTCTTCTATTTTCCTCCAAATTTCTTATTCGCCGTTCGAAATCCTGACTTTCCAGAAAAATTAGAAGATGATTTTTTATTAAATTTTCTATCTGAATTTTTATAAGATTCTGAAAATCCAGTAGAATTATTAGATTTTTTAGACGATATTAATCCAGAAGTTCCTCCAAAACGTTGACTACTTATAGTAAATCCAGAAGGGGCAGTTTGTAATCTTTTTATTAAATTAACATTGCTTTCTACCATACTTTTCACAGTATAAGAATCTAGATGATAAGATATCTCTGGATAATCTAGAATATCACCTTGTAATAATCCAGCAGAATTTAAAAAAATTGAAAGATTAACTAAAGCCTCTGTTAAGTTACTAGACACTAATAATGTATCAGTAGTTGGTTCATATACCTGAAAATTCTGATTATCTTTATTATAATTTATTACTACCTCTACCATAATATCTTTTATTTAATTATAGCTATAGTGCCAAAGATAACTGCTACTAAACCTAAAGCACTAGTCCATACTGTCTTTTTTATCTTTTCTTTTTTTAATGTCTTTTCTAAATTATTAATAGATTCAGTATAATATTTATTCTGTTTATCAATTATATTAGTTTGATTAACTATTATAGAATCTCTTTCTGATTTAACTATAGAGTCATTTTTAATAATTTTATTTTGAAGATTTATTATTTTTTTAGAATCCTCAAGATCAATGATAATCGAATTTATAGTTTTTAAATTGTTAGGGGAGATTACTATCATGGTATCTCCTTTATGCTCTATTATCTCTTGAGCCTCTATACTTAATAAAGGCAATAGAGATAACAAGAGACAATAGATTATTTTTTTCATAAAATTTATTTTAAATAAAAAAAACTTAGAGAACTTGACTAAGTAAGTTCTCTAAGTTAAATTTAATTATTATACTTACTTTCAAATTCTCTAAGTTTAGATCTTAGAAACTCTACTCCTTGTGTAGTAGGTAAATTTCTAATACTATCAACTTTATAGATTCGAGTAGTATCAATCTTTCTAATACTATCTCTGAGATAATCTATAATACTATCTCTCTTAAGAATTACTCCTTTAAGAGAGTCTATTTTATCTTTTTCTGGTTTAATAACTTCAATAGGTATATTTACAGAAGGGGTCTGAGAATTTTCCTTCTTAAAAAAGAAATATCCCAGACACCATCCGATCAATATGCTTATAAAAGTAATTAAAATAGCTTTAATTAACTCCTTTACTTTCATTTTCAGTTACGAATATACCGATTCGATACTCGATATCATCTTCTTTCTTATAATTAACAAATTGATGAAATATTCTATAATATCCATCATCTTCTCTTTGAATAAGATGCGCATCCCATCCATGAGTAGTTGTTAATTTATCGATTAAATCTTGTAATCTAGATATTTTAGGAGCGTATTCTTTTAATACTTCTATATCTTGAGAAGGATCCATAAATTCTTTTAATCTTGCAAGTTCTTTATTGGATTCTTCTTCATTCATTATGTCGCTAGTAAACTCAGTTAATTTATACTGCTTAATATCACTAGTACTTTTAATAGTATTTAGAAATTGTCCTGCTATTTTCTTACTAGAAATTTCAGCAATAACAGCATTATACTCATCCTTAGAGGATATGATATTTCTCATATCCTCTAATACTTTCATAGATGTAGTAATGCCTAAACTAACAAATACTCCAAATGGTTTAACAAATGTATTCCCATCAACTGAATTTACATAAAATGTTTTAAATGCTGGTTGATAAAACACTTCAACCAGTGAATGAATTTTATCTCTATTTATGTTTCCATTAGTAGCCATAACTATTTTTAAAATTTTTTACTTTGAAATATTTAAAATTTTGATTATAATTACTAGAGCCATAATTAAATCCATACATAGTATATTCTGGCATCTTAGACTCTTCTTCATGCCATTCTTCCAAGTAATCTTCAAAATCTGAGATAAGAATCAATATAGCTTCTGGCCCATAATTATCTCTAAAGTATTTTATACCTCTAGCCATTCTTGTTCCACCTCCCATAGATATACGAGGAACACCTTTTCTTGGATTAATGTTCTTTATGTGCTCACCTAAACAAGTAGACCAAGATATAATATTGTAAGTAAGACCTCTTCCAAGTCGTTTCATCTTACTAGCAATAGTATTAAGTATTCTATCTACAAGTCTAGTATCCATAGATCCTGACACATCTATTAAAAATACAATAGTAGGATCATTTGAAATAGTAACTTTTCTTCTAATAGTTGGAGTAATAACACTTCTATTAATCCCCCTATTATACATATACATTAAATCTTTTTTTGTATCTACTTTTACTACTCTAGATTTATAGTTCAACATAACTTCATCTAGAGCCATATCTACTTCATCAGTATCTGTTACTACTCTAGTAGCATCCGGACCACCTGAATTTCCACATCCAACTCCACCACCAGAACGAATTTGTCCTAGCTCTCTCTTTTTATCTGCATCATCTCTAGAATCTGTTCCGTGGTCTCTATGAGTTCCTCCTTTATTATTTCCATTAGGATCTAACTCATTTGTTCCAGAATCTCTATTCCCTTTATATGGACAATCCCTAGGTGTTTTTTGTCCTTGACCATTACCATTTCCAGAACCAGAAGACATACCCATTTCTTCCATCAAATCAGATAGTCCTTGCATTCCTCCTCCTTGAGAAGAACCTCCATCTCCACTACCTAATGCATTCTGTACATCTTCAGCAGTTATATTAGAAGTATCTCCATTTCCTCCATTCTTAATTGATACTAGCATCTTAACAAATTGATCTAAGTGCATAATAATCAACATAAGATATTCTGAATAAGAACGTTCTTTTGGAAATGGTGTAGGATCTGGTAATGCATTATCTAGATGATATCTCTCTGGAATAATTAATTTAATTTTTGTTTCATTCTCCATTTTCTTGAGAGCTTCATCTATTTGTTTTTTCACTTCTTCATCATCAGTGTGATCTCTCTGATATCTTAATAATTCTGCTTGATAATCCGGAAGTTTTTCTGAAATATCTTTCTCCATTTCTTCAATATCATCTTTAGATAATATCTTAGAATTTACTTCCATATCCATAGCTATATTATGAATACTGTGATTTAATACAGGATCATCAATTACTCTTTCAATAAGCTTATCCGCAAAATCAATCCCACACTCTTTATTAATTCTATCTATAAGCTCTCCTCTATGATCTCTGAAAGCATTACAGATCTGAACATCTAACTCTTCGTGAATTCCATCCAAATGACCCAAATATATATGACCATATTCATGCATAAGTACTCTAAAATCAGTTCTTGGAATTCCTATTTCAGAACACACTATCTTATAAGTTACGTATCCAGTAGAATCATCTTTATATTTATAACAATATCCTAATTCTGGATTATCTGGATTAAATGGTTTTTCTGTATTAACCATTAATAAATTTCCAAATCTGCAATAAGTGTTGTCTACAAATCTTTTTATAAACTCTAATTCTGATTGAGTTCTCATAATTTTAAATTTTTTTAAATTGTTCTTAATGAAAAAACCTTAGAGATTCATATAAATCAAACTATATTCTCTCTAAGGTTATATACTATCTATTTAACTATATTTTATTTAAAACCTCTAATTTCAGGTACTATAGATGCAAGAGCTGGATCTTCCTGTAAAATAATCTTACGGAAAGATTTCAATCTAAATCCAGCTACCTTCAAGTCTTCTTGAGTAGACTTAAGTGTAGATACTGAATTATCTTTATTTCCATAACCCTTAGTAGAATCCATAACTAATTCTTGCATTGATGTCATAAGGTCTGCTAAAACATTCCAATAAGTAACGTAACCAATAAAAGTATCTGAAGATATTTTATCTAAGAACTTATCTGTCGGTGCCATCTTAATCTTGCTAATGCTAGATCCAGAAGCTTTGCAAATCTTAAACATCTTTTCAATACATTCAGGATCAATAGGACGTTCAATAGAGTTAATTTCCTTATCTCCCTTCAATTCAGAAAGCTTATTAATAATAGCCTGCATTTCAGGAATTTGGAACTGAGTCTTTCCATCTACTATGTCATTGAAGAATTTAGTATATTTAGGTAACTTATCATTCTTCATCTTCTCAATATCATTAACGATATTAACCATAGTATCATAGAACTCTTTTGAAATTGGAGTTTTAATAACATTCTTAGAGGATTTATCTCTAGAAATACCAATTCCACAAAGACCATCAATCATATTTCTATAATTATCACTAGTAATACCAGCTTTTCCAAAACATTTGAAAGAAGCTATAGTTACATCTCTAAGATAATTAAGAGTTCTGAATGTAACGAATCCATAAAGTTTAGTTTCATTCTCTGCATCTGAATATAATCCTTGAAGATCTGTAATAGCCAAATCTACTACTTTAGATCCAGAAGTCATAAGAGATTTTGCGGTCATTTTAATACCTCGTTCGATATATTCACCAATCTTATTATACTGATCTTCTGAAATATCTTGTTCTTGAGCATCCAGCTTTTTCATGGTCTTTCTCAAGTTTTCCATGTAATTATTTGTCTTTCCTTCAGAAGATGCTATAGCTCCTTCATACTTACATAAGAATGTATCCAAATCGTTATAATCAGGAGTTATATTAAATATCATAAAACGGTTCATTAATGGAGGAAGCATCTGCATTGAATTAGAAAGATTCTGTGCATAGTTACCTGCAGACACAATCAATGTATTTTCAGGCAATTTTTCACTTCCTACCTTACGTTCAAAAACTAAATGTAACAACGCAGACTGAACGTACTCGTTTGCAGTTGTAATTTCATCCAAAAATAACAAACTTTTACCACCCTTTTCTGCAATATCACGAATTTCAGTATACCATGATGGGCGAAGATGTTTAGTAGTCTTTGATTCTGGATTATCATTATCCACTACATCATATCCCATTACTTCTTCAGCAGTAGTACTATTACCTCTAAGAAGTACTAGATTATATCCTCTAACTTCAGCAAACATTTCTACTGAAGTTGATTTACCCAAACCTGGATTAGACATAATCAATACAGGTACTTTACTAGTTTCGCTAACTTTTAATGCTGTAAAAATTTGAACATTAATAGAATCATTTTTCTTTGCCATTTTTCTAATGTTTTAAATTTGTGAATTTTATATAATTTACTTCTTAAATAATGAGAGCCAATAACTTGATTAGCTCTCATTATTTAGATTTTCAAGGGTTTTAAAATGCGTTTTTATCTGCATTATCAATATTATTAGATATACTATTTTTATTATCGCAATTCAATATACTTTCTTTAAGTTTTGATTCCAAATAAGTATAAATATCTTCATGAATATTTTCACCAGTATAATTATACAATGGACCATCATACATTATTCTTCCTCCAGTACGAGGATCAATAGATATACCATTATTCCCATAATTTCCAGGAACCTTCCTAATCAATTCTTTCCTTATCTCATTAATTTCTTTCTTAAGATCAGATACTTCTTTCTTCAAATCAAGTATTTCTTTATCTCTTTCATCAATCTTTATTAATAGTTCTGGATCATCAATTATATTTTCTAAGTGTCCCCTAAGAAGATTCAGAATAATATCTAAAGTGTCTTTATCTAATTCTAATAATTTTGTTAATATATCTTTTTTAAAATCATCAGATAATTCTATTCTACTTTGTAAATCATCCTCGTCACTCCAAATGGGAGTTTTACTAAATGAAGAGCTTGTTGAAGTAATAGAACTACTAAATGGATTCTTACTACTACTATAACCATACATTGGAGTAGATCCACTATATCCAATTACATCTTTACTAATAGTATTAATAGCAGTAGATGATAAATCTGAAGAAATTGTATAATCTCCTACACTCACGTCTGCAGAATTCAAAGAACTAATATCTGCAGAAATAATGCTATTAACATCAATTGTTTTAAATTCTTCTTCCATAACTATAATTATTTATTAAGTTTATATAATTCATTAATATCTAAACATTTATATAATACGTTCTCTAACGAGGATGTTAAAGAACAGTGATAGTGACCAAAAAACCATCTACTACATCTTATATTTCTAAAAATATAATCTAAATAATTTCTATCTTCTAAAATATTATTATAAATCTCTTCCGTCATGTTACTATCTCTAGTAATCACAGGAAGAAAACTAATTGGAGCCTCATGAGATACTATAATATCTACTTTATTAGGAAGATCTCTATATTTCTTTATTGGTCTTTCATCTTCCCACCAAATTCTTTTAGATGATCCATACTTTTCCATCTTAGAGTTATAGTCTAATCTAAATTTCATATCAATACTCTGAGCCCCTCCTATTGGATAGATAGTTTTTCCAGATAACTCCATAATTTCATGATCCGGAACATACTTAATTCTTGGATAATTATAATAGTCATTATTAAAGTATTCTAATGAATCATGATTTCCTCTTATAGCAAAAATTTCTATATTATTTTTTTCTAATTTTGGTTCTATCTTCTTATATATATCATCATAATAAGATTTTTTATTAAATCCATCAAAACCAAAATCGCCACATACAATAATATTAGCATCAGCTATATCATATCTATTTATAATATTCCATAAATTAGTTTTAATTTCTCCATGCCAATCCGAAGAAAAATATAAATCTCGTTCTTGTCTACTTTTCATAAAAATGATGTTAATTTAAATTCATTAATTACATATGAGATAGAAAAATTGTATAATAAATAATCATATTGAGAATTCCACATTCTTTTTTCTAAGTCTTTTATTAATAACTTAACCGTTTCTATATCAGAATTAAAAAATTTATCTAAAAATTCTTTAAATTTAATAGAATCATACCCAGAAAATTCACTAAGTAAATTTTGAATAATATAAAAATTAGATTTATTTTGATTTTCTTTATCCTTAGATAAATTCAAAATCTTTTTAAATTTTATATTCAATAAATCCTGATTATTCTGTATTTTTTCAGGAAATTCTATCAAAGGAAATAATCTTATAGTAGATAAATTAAACTCATCATAAAGATATGAATCCCTAATTGAATCTTTTTTTATCTGAAGACTAGTCTTTTGATGAAATTTTTTAGAATCAGCTTCTAAAATTAATCCACCACTAAGAATAAAATCTACATATATTACTTTTCGATAAAAAAACTCATCGTCATCAGTTATGTCATTAGCAGTACATAAAGATTCCCACTTTTCTCTATTAGAAATCACTATTGGATATTCACTTAAATACTTAATTTTAAATCTATCCAATAAATTTTCTAAAAGAAGTTCATTATTATTTTTTTCTCTTTTAGTTAATTGAGAATTCCTCCTAGAAACGATATTGCATTTAATCATGTCTTTATAAACAATTATAGGAATTGGTAAATAAAAATCATTTGATTTACTAGATACTATATCGAAATTAAACGAGAGTACATCTGAAAGTAATAATATTTCGCTAAAATATTTATTAATTTTTTCTAAATTCTTTTCATAATTATTCATAGTATTATTTTTATAAAGTATGACACAACTACATACTTTTTATTACATTATTAAGTATTTACCCTGATTATCACCGCGTTTTAAACCTTAAAATTCTTATAAATGAACTATGTTTAATTTAAAATTAATAATTTATGATTAGTACTTTTATTTTAATCGGAATTATTGTTCTGATTCTAGTAGTTATTGTGTTAGTTTCTTATGTAAAAGCACCTCCAAGTCAAGCTTTTATAATCTCAGGTTTAAACAAAAATCCTAGAGTTCTTATCGGTAAAGGAGGATTTAGATTGCCATTCTTTGAACGATTAGATAAAATCTATCTAGGACAAATTACTGTAGATATAAAAACGGAAACTTCTGTTCCAACTAATGACTTTATTAATGTAGATGTAGATGCAGTAGCAAAAATTAGAGTAAAACCTACAGATGAAGGAATTAGATTAGCTGGAAAAAACTTCCTTAATATGAAACCTTTAGATATTGCAAATCAATTGCAAGATTCTCTTCAAGGAAATATGAGGGAAATTATAGGAACTCTTGAACTTAAAGAACTTAATACTAATAGAGATGGATTCTCTGATCAGGTAATGGAAAAAGCTGCTCCTGATATGGAAAAATTAGGTATTGAGATATTATCTTGTAATATTCAAAATATTACAGATAGAGAAGGGTTAATAAAAGATTTAGGTGCTGATAATACTTCTAAAATAAAAAAAGAAGCAGCTATTACTAGAATAACTGCTGAAAAAGAAATTAGCATAAAAAGTAGTCAGGCAAATAAAGAAGCTAATGATTTTAAAGTAGAATCTGAAATGAGGATAGCTGAAAAAAATAATGAACTATCTCTCAAAAAATCAGACTTAAAACTAAAAGAAGATGCTAAAAAAGCAGAAGCTGATACCGCTTATGAGATACAAAAACAAGAACAGCAAAAAATAATTAATACTAAATCTGTTGAAGCTGAAATTGAAAAAACGAAGAAACAACAGATTCTTAGTCAAGAACAAATTATAATTCGTGAAAATGAATTAAAAGCTGAAATAAATAAAAAGGTAGAAGCTGAAAAATATAAAACCGAAAAAGAATCTGAGGCAGAAAAGTATAAAACTGAAACTGAAGCAAAAGCAATTCTGGAACAAAGAAAAAGAAATGCTGAGGCTGAAAAATACGAAACAGAACAAAAAGCAGAGGCTATGAAAGCTGAAGCAGATGCCATTAGATACAAATTAATCCAAGAGGCAGAAGGTATAAAAGCAAAAGGTGAAGCAGAAGCTTATGCAATTCAACAAAAAGGTATAGCTGAAGCAGAAGCTATGAAACAAAAAGCAGAAGCTTATAAATTATATAATGGTGCTGCTGTTGCTGAAATGATGATAAAAATACTTCCAGAAATGGCAGCAAATATTGCTAAACCTATGGAATCTATTGATTCTGTAAATATCTATGGTACTAATGGTAATGAGGTTTCTGGAGTAACTGGTAATATTCCAGTAATAGTTAAACAAGTATTTGATACTATGAGTCAAGCTACTGGAGTAGATATGAAAGAAATACTGAAAACTGGTACAATAGAAGCCGCTACCACTAGAAATATTAATATCTCTAAAGATATTGATGAACTAAAGGATAATATTGTAAAATAAATAAAATAGAGGGATAAAATTATCCCTCTATTTTTTCTTCTCTAAAACTCTTATAGATGAAAAGAAAATAATTAACTTTATAAATATTTTAATAAATTATGAAAAATTTAAAAGATACAATTTTTATTCACTATGGAACAAATAAAATTAAAGAGAAATTATTTAAAACAATAAAGAATAGAAGAGGGTGGAATAAACCAAGTGGAGGAATATGGGCTTCTCCACTAAACTCTAATCATTCTTGGAGAAAATTCTGTTTGGATGAAAATTTCAATATCGGAACTTTAAAGAAACATATATTATTTAAAATAAATCCTAACAGTAAAATATATACCATAGATTCTTATCTAGATCTTATTAAGTTAAAAAAATATTGGATCTATGATAAAAATAGAATATTTAATGAAGTTATGATAGATTATGAGAAGATGATGAAAGATGGATATGATGGAATATATCTTACTGAAGATGGGGAACATGATACTAGATTTTCTCCATATGGCAGGTATGACTGTAGTATGGGTGGAAAGTTAGATCTGTATGGATGGGACTGTGAGAGTATTGTGATATTTAACAAAAATATTATAAAACAAATCAAAAGAAAAAGATTAAAACTTTCCAAAAGAAATTATAAGAGACAATCAATAATTATAAATACACAAAAATCAAATAATATTAATAACCCTGATATATTAGAATGGGATAGAAATGAATTAATGAATAATACCATATTTATACCAGGGAAGAACTATAAATCTAAGAAAGCATATTATAGAGATATAGAAAAAATATTATATGAAACTGAAGATGATCCATCAAGAATAGTAAAATTATATGGAGGAAAATAAAAACAAGGAAGAGGATTAATCCTCTTCCTTGTTTTCTTGTTCTACATAATTATTTGCTACTAGTAAATTATTATATTCTAACTGATAGTAAGGTTTAACTGATATTAACTCTAATCCATCTAATCTCTTACCATTATTTGAAATTTTACATTTCTTAACTTCAAAATATTCTCCTAAATCAATAGCTTTTGGAGTTGCTTTATAGTTAATAGAACTGTAAAGATTAGTAAGAATATTCTTTATATCTGTATTTGGAATTTTATCACCTATCTTAAAATTTTGAAATATAGTCTTAACTAGTAATTCTTTATTAAATACTACTACTCCTAATTCTCTTTCAATATATGTTCTATTATATCCAAGAGATTTTAATCTGTCAGGTTTTAATGTAGTGTAATAAGATCTAATATTATCATGTTCCCCTATTTGCTCTAATGCAATACTTCTAGCTTCATCGGACATATCATATTCACAAAGTAATCTAAGTTTATCTTTAAATAAAGATAGTCGATCGTATTTATAAAAAAATGCTTCAATTTCTTGATTTACTGAATATCCTATATCTAACTTTTCATTTATAGTACTAAATACAGTAAATCGATCTGCATAATCATACTGTTGTATTTCAAATACTCTAAGATCGTTTACTTTAACTAAATTATTAAATGTTGGAAATAATCCGGTACCTCCATGAGTATTTACTGAAACATAATTATCTTTATAATTTGCAGATTTAGCTACATATTGATAAGTTAAAGCTAGTGTAGATTTTGAAGATTCGGTATCACATCTTTCATACGCATACAATAAATCTTTAGTAGCTTTTTCTTTTCTCTCTATCTCCTTCATAAACTCCTCTTGCGAAACTTTTCTATAATCCGCAGTTACTCTATAAAAAAATTCGGCGGAATTTTTCCACGGATTTTCAGATTTTCTTTGACGTCCTAAGATTTGTGGAAGATCATCACTTATATCTACTGCTAATGTATCTAAATTAGCGTCACTGAATATAAAAGTTCTTGCACAATAACTATCAAAATCAGCTCCTAGATAAACCGTTGAAGTACAAAATGTAAACATTGGAAAACTCTCTCCTTTTTCAATAATAGGTACATGTCCTATACTAAAAAATTTTCCTAATTTCTTCCTTATTTTCTTTTTATTATCTTCTGTCTTAGCACATAATATTAATACTTGATCTGAACTTAAATTACATTTTTTGATAATACTAATAATATGATTTACAGAATTCATAAATAATACTGCTTCCCTAGACTCTATTTCTACTGGGAAACCATTAATAATTCTAGTAGCCCTTTCAAAATTTCCATTAAGATAAGATTGTATAATTTCTCCTGCTTTAGTACCTACGGATTTCATTGTTCTTACCTTAAGAGAAGGTTTAATAACTCTAGTAAAATCTTCAGTTAACCAATCTAGTTCTATATATGGAAGACCATCAAATTCATCTAACATATTCAAATATTTATCTACCATTGGTGTAGCTGAGACAAATATAGCTGAATGAGATTTCTTAAGATATCCTAAAAATTCGTTCTCAGTATTACTCTTAAACCTAGAATCATGTAAGATACTTTGAAATTCATCTATTATTGTATAGAAAGTATCAAACTTACCTAGAGCAATTAAAATATCTTGTACTATCCTATAAGAATCGTACGTAACTAAGATTTTATAAGGTTTACCGTAGAAATCTCTCATATTAATATAATCTTTAATTTCTCTCATTAATCGATTATATATATCTTTTTTTCTTTGATTAGGATCAATACAATCTTTAAGCTTTTCCTCAAATATATCTCCACTGGACATCTGAGTAAATTTATCTAATTTACTCAAATCTTTATCAATTCCTGGATCAGAATCCAATAACTCATTTTTTACTAAATAAACATCCTTGTCATGTTTACTATATTTACTGTCAAGAAGAGCTATTCTAGGACTACATAATATACAATTTTCTATTCCATTAATTACTCTTTCTGTAAAACCACAACCAGGAATTTGTTTATTTATTATACATTTTGGTGGTAATTTATAAAAGAAAAAATCTTTCCAATCACTTAAAAATCTAATTCCTCCTGGTACAATCCAAGATTTTAATTTATTTATCATAATTTATATTTATTTATTACAGAATCCAGTTAAATTGTCTTATTTTTATGAAGTCAAAGGAGTTTCCCTTTAACTCAATTGTAAGGATAATAAGTTATAATAAACGTATTTTGTCGATTTTATTGAGATAATTTTAACCATATTCTAATATAAGATAGTTATTGAAAGAAATTCGACACCTTTTCCTTTCTTTCCCTCCTTTCAATGGGAGGGAAAGAATCAATTTTAATAGAATAATTTCCTATAACACTTTATAGGGTTTCATTCAAGTTTAAAAGGAAAAAAGTAGAAGGGCTAACGCCTTTGTCTTCAGAAATAAAGGACAAAAATAAATAAGTAAGATTAGTTAATCTTACTTATGAAAAAGTTACGATGATAAATCCGATATATAAATATATTAAGATACTTAATATATAAAAATCTCTCATTATTTTAGATTCTTTTAAGTACATACCTATACTATTATCATCGATAGAACTCTTTAAATTACATAATGTATTTATTGAACTACTGTTCTTTATTAAAATTCCGATTAAAAGAACAGTAAACCAAACTGCTATACCTGGAAATAAAAATAAACCTTCCAGATTATTCATAAATTTTCTCATATATTTAAATTAAAGTTATTGTATTCTTTAAAAGTTTATCTTTCATATATAAGGCTTTGAAGGAATAATAAAAGAAAGAAAAAATTAGCACCGTTTTCACAAACAGTGCTAATCATAATTTGATAATATCGAACTTAATTGCTTTAGACGACAATTTTACTAATTGTCTTTAACTATGTCCATTTATAAGGATTTTAAGGGTTTTAAATTATAATAGTTTATAATCCTTATAAATGATAATATTAATAAGCAATTTATGTTAAGAGAATTAAATAAAATTGAATTTGTTAAGATTGGATATTATATAAATGTTCTTTCTTCTTCTACAAATAATGTAGAATATGGTGTTAATGATTTTTCTAAACTTGAATTAGAAAAATTAAATTTAAGAGATTGTATCACTTTATTTCAAGTAGATGATAATAAAGTGAAGGTTTACTATAATAGTGATATTGTTTTATTAAATCCATATAAACTAGATTTTAAGATTAGTAAAGATGATCCCAATAGTTTACTAGTATCATTATGTCTTGGATCAATATCTAATACTGTTAAAGTAGTTGATTCAATATTTTATGGAAAAGATATACAGAAAGTGTACGTAGATATTAAAGATGAGTCAATATTAATAATTCTAAAATAAATATGTTAAAAGAGTTAACAGATATTAATCAAGAAATATCGGTTTCAGATTTTTCATCATTAATTTATGAGAGTAATAATAATGTAACTAGTGAGTTTAATAATACTAATTGGGAAATTTTTATTCTAGTTTTACAAGTTGGAGAGAATTCTATAAATATATTTATTAATGAAAAAGTTTTTAATGAAGTTAGGCACTCGTTTAGAATATATACAGAGGTGTTTAATAATTCATTAGTATTAAGAACAAATATTAATAATATTTCTAGAATCTTTAAAATACATGATAAAATTTTTAATAAAAAAGAAGTAGATAAAGTTTATATAGATGAGAAAAATAGTTTATTATCAGTTAAATTAAGAAAATGTTAAATTATGGTACATTTTGAAAAAATAAAGTTAACAAAAGGAATTTTTAAAGGAACTGAAGAGATAGAATTAGAAATTCCAGACATTAAATGGGTATTGTGGGATGGTGTTCCTCGTGGAGGAAAAAGAATTAATCATGTGAATTATTGGTCTATATTAAAAGTTTCAGATGAAGAAGAAGCAAAATATGTTAAGGATAAGTTAAAGAATATTAGAGCACATCAGATGTACTCATATGAATTAATTAAAAATAAGATATGGGTTCTTGAATTAAATGATGTGGATAAGACGTATGATATACCACAAATGACAACAGCACATGATTTATACAGTACTTATTTAAAAGATTTAGTATTTGTAGAATATACTAAGTATTTTAGGATATCTTCAGTTTTTAGAATAAAAGAAATAGATCATCCTGATTCTGTAACAGTACAATCTGTAATATTGAATGGAAGATTTTGTTTTAATAGACCCTGTTATAATATTATGACTACTATTAATAATTGTCTTCCGAAAATGATAAATTTTTTAGGAACAGGAGATATTTTTGTAGAAGTATTTAGTGGAAATATTGCAAATAAGTGGTGGTATTCTGCATTTAACAAAGCTATATTTAGTTATGATTTTGACCTAAATTTTAATGAAGGAGATAATATAATTTGGGATGCTGATGTTCCAGATAGTTTTAATATTGATGATCTGTTAAGTTTATCTGTAGTTGATAAAAGTGAAGAAAATGTTTCAGAAAAAGTAAAAGAGATTGAGAAAAGATTTAAAGAGTTTGAAGAAATCTTTTTAAAAATTTCTAAATTTAATGAACAATTTAAACAATAATTATGTTAAGGAGATAGAGATTTAATTTCTATCTCTTAATTTTCTTCAAATTTTTATATATGTATAAATTTTAAATAACTATAATTATTATAGTAGTAATAATGAAGAATGCTGAGATAGTGTAAAATTATTAAGAAGAGTATTATAGAGATATTGTACAAATTACATAGTTATGTGGATAAGGGATAGAAGAGAACTAGTTCTCTTCTATTTATTATTTTGCTTTTTAAAACCCTAAATAATCTTAGTAATGAAGAAAGAGGAATAAAAACAGTCCTCAATCTCTTATAATTGTATAAAAAGTTTATTGTGTAACATTTAAAAATTTAAAAAGAAATGAAAGTATTACAATCAAAAGTTTTAGTACAAGTAGATAACGATCAATTACAACAGAAGCTTGGTAATTTTACAGTTCCTGTAGAAGATATTGAGAAAGCTACTGTTATCGAGGTTGGAAATGAAGTTAATAAAGATGGAGAGATTTTAAAGCCTGGGGATAAGGTGTATATTTATCCAAAATCTGGAAAGGAATTCATGGAAAACGGAGAGAAATATCGTGTTATTACTTTAAATGAAATTATTGTAGTATTGTAAAATTTAAAATTATTAGAAAAATGGCAGAAGGAAAAAAAATTATTAAAGGAGCTGAATCACGTGAGAAAGTAATTAGTGGTGTTATCAAGATTGCAGATGCAGTAAAAACAACTATTGGTCCCGCAGGAAAACATGTAGTAATTGCTAACAGTATGACTGGTCCTGAAATTTCTCGAGATGGTAGTATTGTTAGTAAATCTATATCTTTTAAAGATCAAGAAGAAAATATTGGAGCTCAGATTGTTCGTAAAGCAGCTGCAAGTACTGAAGATCAAGCTGGTGATTCAACCTCAACTACAGTAGCTCTCATTGAAGAAATGGTGATTAAAGGTCAAAAAGCAATTCGTACTGGAGCTAATGTAAATGAAATTAAAGATGGTATGAAGAAAGCTCAGAAATGGGTTACTAACTATATTGCTAAGAATTCTATTAAGGTAGATGGTGATCTTAATAAAATTCATAAGGTAGCAACAATTTCTGCTAACAATGATTCTACTATTGGAGATCTAATAGTATCATGTATGGAAAAAATCGGAACTGATGCAGAAATTCAAGCAGATTATTCTTCTGGTATTGATACGACTATTGATATTGTTCAAGGGTTTAAACTTACTAAAGGATGGTCTAGTCCACAGTATGTAAATAGTCCGTCTGATGCAAAATGTGTAATGGAAAATCCATACATTATAGTAGTTGGAGAGAATATTAGTAATTTCAATCAGGTAGGTCCTATTATCGAACCTTTATGTAAAAGTGGTCGTCCTTTCTTGATTGTATGTAATGATATGTCTGATCAGGTAAATGGTATTTTTATTCTTAATACTCTTCAAGGAAATATTCGTTGTTGTGTAGTTAAAGGAGTAGACTTTGGAGATAATAGAAAAAATATTATGGCGGATTTAGCTGTATTTACTGGTGGAACATATTTGGATCCAGAAAATGGAATTTCAATCAATCAGGCTACATTAGAGGATTTTGGTACAGCAAATAAAGTTGTAGTATCTAGAGATTCTTGTATTATCTATGAAGGAAATGGAGATAAGAGTATTATTAGTGAAAGAATTGAAACTTTGAAAAATCGAATTTCTGATCCTGACATTAGTGATTACGATAAGAAGAAATATAGCTCTAGATTATCTCAATTAGCTGGGGGTATTGGATTAATTAAAGTTGGTTCTGCTAGTGAAATTGAAAGGGCAAATTTAAAAGCAACCGTTGAAGATGCTATTTTGGCATCTAAGAGTGCTTTGGCAGAAGGTTGTTCTCTCGGATCTGGATATACTTATTTCAAAGCATCACTTGAATTGGCTAAAGATAAGGAGTTCTGGAAAACATTGGTTGATGATGAGATTGAAGGAGCAAAAATTCTTCAAGAATCATTGCCAATTATTATGAAATCCGTAGTAGAAAATTGTGGAGTATCTCCTGATGTAGTATTAGAAAAGATTAAAACATCTAAACCTGGTGTAGGTTTCAATGCAAAAACAAAGAAGTATTGTAATCTTGAAGAAGAAGGTGTTTTAGATTCTTCTAAAGCATTAAGAGTAGCACTCGAAAATAGCGTATCTGCTGCATCTATGATATTATTGATTGATTGTACAGTTGTAGATGAAGAAGATAAAAACGAAGATAATTTAATTAAATAATAATTTTAAATATAATGCCTACCTAGAGACTTCTAGGTAGGTTTTATTTTATTAAATATATTATGATAACTGATATAATAGTAGAAAATAGATATTCTCCAGGATTAAATTTATATTTAAAATATACTTATATAATTCTTAACTATAAGATTGGATTAGTAAGTAATTTTAAGGACTATGATAATAAATTATTAGAAACTATAAAGAAAAAAGTAGATCTTAATTTATCAGTTGAGGATTTTTTTAAGAAATCTGTTGATGCAGTTAATGAATTTAATAGTAATAATACTGATGAAAAACATTTAAATGAAATAACATTTTGTATTCCAATGTCAATGTATCCAACTAAAATGGGATTTTCTAAATGTTTTGTAAAAAATTTAGAAAATACTAGAAGTATTTTTATACTTCCTAATTATTTGATTTTTGGAGAACTTGTTATCTCTAGTAATGTAAAGTATTACTATGGTATTGACTTTGATATTGATCTATTAATTAATAGATTTCTAGAAAGTTTAAATAATCAATTTCTATCAGCTAAAGATTATTTAGAATTTTGTAATTCTAAAAATGAAATAGAATTAGTAAGGTTTATATATTTTTTAGCGGATTATTTAAAACGCTCTTAAAATACCTTGATTTCCTGATATGTGAGATTAATTAGTAAATTAATCTTAATTTAAATATTACTAATAAATAAAATTTTAATTATGAAAAACGAAGATAAAGATTTACCATTATATGATGGCGGTAATAATAATGATGAGTCAAATTATGATGATAATTTTGAAGATAATCAATTACCAAATATAGAAGAATTACCAGACTGCCCATTAACTGATGTTCTTTTAAATTCTTTAGTAATGCCAAAACCATTGGGATATATGTTTCCTCAAGAAAAAATGGAAGAATTTCTTAAGAATCGTGGATATAGAATAATAAAGAGATATTCTGAATCTAGAGGACAGGATTATAATGTAGCAGTAAAAGTTGGTTCTTCTTCTATTCCTGAAGATGATTACAGTAATGTAAGAGAGATTTTTGATAATGAAGTTCAAGATATTTTATTATCTTGGTTATTGAAAATAGGAAAAGAAGCTTAAATTCTTAATTATGTAAATAATTAAAATTTTTTAGATTATGTGTAATAATAACATTACAGAACAATCATTAGAAAAATGGAAAACTTTAATTCAAGCTTGTAAAAACTATTATATTGACTCTCTTCCAACAGGAATGAGTGATAGTGAGTTTGATGAGTTGGAATTAAAGGCGATAAAGGAAGATGGTTTTTTTGCTAGAGATTATGTATTCAATACATATTTGAAAGGAACAAAAACCAAAAATAGTTGGATAGAAAAAATAAAAAAGAAAAAAGTAGAAGGAATATCTATGTTAGATGCTCTTCGAAATGTAGAGAGAGAGTTTGGAGAAGAATTATTGTATGATTTAAAATATGATGGGGCTTCTATAGCTATTTACATAGATCCTACTACTGGGACTCCGATGAGAATCGTAACTGTAGGAAATCTAAACTTAGACAACTATGGTGTAGATCAAACTTGGAAATTAATAAGCTTTCTTCCGAAAAAGTTTCCAAAAGGTATTGTTGCTATTCAAGCCGAAGCTCTTGTAGATTTAAATAGGTTGGGAGATTCTGACCCAGATACTGCAAGACAAAAGGCTAATGGATTAGTAAATTCTAAGTATCTTGTATCAGAAGTAAATAATTATTTAACATTAAGAGCTTATAGATTTTATATTGATCCTAATATCGATAAGGAAAGTTTTTGGAAATCGTATAATTATGATTTTAGAAATGTAATAAATTCATTTGAAATCACATATTCTCCTATAGACGGACATATTTTATTTGCACCAGCATCAATTTGGACTTTAAAGGATTTAGAATCTGCTCCTGGATATACAGAAACGTTAAAAACTATTACTCCAACCGGTTATTTTTTAAATGATGGTTGGGTGATATACAACAAGTTGGGAGTATGTATAGGAGCGCTTAAATATTCTGGAGCTGGAAATGATACTGAGTTGGTAAAAACAGAAGTATTAGGAATTCAATGGAATTCTCAAGTTGCTAAAGGAAAAGATAGTTGGTCAGCAAATATTTTAATTAATCCAATACAGATAAAAGGATGTACTATAAAAAAACCTTCAGCAGGAAGTGTTAGTAAAATGGTATCAAAGAAAATAACTCCTGGATCTATTGTTAGTATTATAATGGCAAACTCTACTATTCCAATGGTTGGAGAATCATTTAAAGAAGGTAATGGAGATTTTCAATGGCCTACTTGTCCATGTGGATATACAATGTCTGAAAAAGATGTATATGGAAGTTTATTAAAGTGCGGTAATCAACTGTGCAGTGAAAGAATGGGAAGAATGAGATCATATTTATCTTCTCTTCAACCAAATTTAGTTGGATTTGATTTAAATAAATATCTTGTTATTGATAGGTTTAAGTGGGAGAACACTAATATAGATTTATCAATATTATTCTCATTTGTTGAAAATAACAATGAGCAAGGATTTTTTGAATACCTAGCAGGATATTTAACTACTCAATTACAGCTTAGAAATTTAAACTTAGTTTGGAAAGCAGGATTTATTGTTTTAAGAGAATATTATGAAAAGTTTATTAGAGTTTAAAAAGGATTCTATATCGGTTAATTCTCCTAGCAAAGAATGGGAAGAGTTATATAAAAATTTAATAAATTTATTTATAGAATGGAATATTGAGGATAGAGTTTCTACTTTTGAATTTGAGTGGAATAATAAATTTGGTGTTATTGATGAAAAATTTGAACCAACATTTATAAAAAAATTAATAATACATGTTTTAGATATACCCAATATTCCTATCTGGAAAGATATTTTTACAATAAAGAATACTACGTATAATCAATCATATCATGGTTCTGGGAGCAATACTTTAGTTTATCAATATTATATGGAACTAGAGTTTAAAAGAAGTGTATTACAGAAACTAGATAGTGAGTGGGTATATGATAATTATTCTCTAGTTAAAGAATTTATGGAAGATAATGAATTGTATACTAGATTATTTAAAATATCTAAATTATTTCCAATAAAAGTATATGTTTAATATAACTCCGAGAAATTCTTTTATAAAAACAATAAATGATACTGACTTTACCGATGTAGTAAGGTCAGTATATAAATTATTATCTGAAAAATATGGATATACAGCAAGAATATCTGATATATTTATATTATTAAGGGATGCATTTGATATTAAAGAATTTTTACTACTAGACTTTAATAATATTAGAAGTATTGAATTTGAGTCTTGGTTAGTTGATATCTTTATTAATTGGAGAAATGGACAAGAGGTAGATTTTGTTCAGGTATACAATGCTATATTAGAAGCCGGAGATTTTAGTATGAATGAAAAAAGTCTATTTACCTCTGGTTTAGTTGAAGAAAGATTATGGGCTATTTTTTTATTAATAGCCAATCCTAATATTAATATGTAAAATTTAATTTAAATAGTTTATAAAATGATTGAAGTAAATTTGTATTCAATTCCTACTCAAGATGTAAATTCAATGGTAGGTCGTTGTGTTGCTCGTAGCAGATTTAATAAAGAAAGTATGGGCGTAAGTATTATGGAATTTGTTAAAGGATTCCTTAAAAATAATTTATCTAATTTTGAAAGTTCGTTAGGTAATGAAGAATTAGTATCTTATATTAATTCTAGTAGTATTATGAGTACTAAGGATTTTTCTAGTATTAATTATTGGTTAGCTCAATCAGGATTTATGGTTCAGATTCAGAATGTAACCGATGATGAAGAAAATTCTACTGGAGTTCCTTCAGGTGGTGTAGTTGAGTGGAACGTTATTGATTATAACTTTATTCAGAATGACTATCCTACAGCAACTAAAATTATTCCAGGCGAAGGTATGGATATTCCAAGTGTTCTTCGTCAGATCGTAGAACAGTCTGGTTTATTTGATCAAAATAAGATGTCTGGTGTAAAAAATCCATTTACAGTTTTATTAAATAATATGGATAAGATTAAAAGTACTACAGGTTCTATAAGCCCATCTATTACTTCTCAAATATATAATCTTTTAGATCAGATGGGAATTAAAGTATTTTGTGCTACTAGTGAAGATTAATTATTATGACAACTCTTCAAAATGATATTTTAGAAATATATAATTCATTAGTGGAGTTTTCAGACAATACTGTTAAATCTAATTTTCCTGTACCTATAACAGTTAGGTATGAGAGAGAATCTAGATTATTAATTATGGAACAAAAAGGTAAGTCAGTATATTTAAATCTCCCTATATACTATTGTTTAGCATTAGAAGATTTAAAAAAACCGACATATCTTTTACCAGAAGATTATGACTATCTAATGTCAACTCTCCAATCATTAATTGCATCTGGAGAGTTGATAAAAGATAGAACATGTGTTAGTCCTGAAAACTATGGATTTGATGTATATGCAGTAAATATAAATGAAATGTATAAAGGACCAGGATTAATTGGACAAGTAAGATTTATTTCAGGTACATCTTGGTTTTTTAAGTATAGGACAAGAAAAAAGTATAAATTATGAAAATTGATGGAACTATTATTATTACAGATCCTTGTTATTTTGTAAAAAAGGATGGAGATTGGTCTAGCGAAGATACTGGATTTAATTATGTAACTTGTAAAATAAATCCTTCTTTAGGATTTACAGATTATATTTGGGAAGCTACTAAAGTTGGAGACGGAAGATGGAAAGTCTCTGAAATGAATAAAGTTATGTGTCAACTAGAGTTAGAAAAATTTGTTGAGGACATAGAGGATGCTTATTATAGTTTTTATAAAAATTCTAATATTGATAATCAAATAAAGTTAGAAGATCTTATAAGATCTAGAAAAACTATAGGTAGATTTTGTGTAGACTCTGGAAGTTTTGGAGTATTTAAATTAGATGAAGTATTGAAATACTGTCCAGATTTTCTTTCTAGTTACGGAGATTGGTGTTATACTATTATTCCTAATTTTATTGGGGATGTTAATTTTTATGAAGATTCAAATAATCAAGTTCATATTTTAGGAGTAGGTAATAAATCTTTTTATAGTAATACAGTATCATGGTTGTAAAAATAGTTAATAAATCAAATAATCCAAATCCAAAGTACGCTAAACCAGGGGACAGTGGAATGGATATAAGAACTTTTATAGATGAACCCGTAGTGTTAGGACCTTTGGAAAGATATACTTTTCCTACAGGTATTTACTTAGATATTCCTGAAGGTTATGAAATTCAAATTCGTCCACGAAGTGGATTAACTAGTAATCAAGGATTAGTAGCTCAATTAGGAACTATTGATTCTTCTTACACGGGAGAGCTAAAGATTACATTAATAAATCTTAGTAATGAAACTCATACTATTAATTCAGGTGAAAGAATAGCTCAAATAGTTTGTGCAAAAGTTGAAATCATAACTTTGGAAGAAGTAGATAAAATTGAAAAAATAACTGAAAGAGGAGGAAATGGCTTTGGACACTCAGGATTACAATAATAATAGTGAAATCAAAAGACTTCTTAGTATGAAAGGTACTAAGAGGTTAGAAATAGGTAATAACTTAACTGAGTACATACTAAATTATAATTATTCAGAAAATACTCCAGGAATATCTTTAAGATTTCTAGAAACTAGAAAAAGAAGCGAAGAATTAGGGGATTGGGATAATTATTATGTATTGTTCAGCGCATTAAAATATAATGATTCTATTGAATATTTAGATCATATATTTAAATCTATTTCGAAAATAATTAGTGATTGGTCTGATAAAATAGAAATTGATGTTATTGGATTACAAGAAGTAGATTGTAGTGAAGCAAAATATTATTATATATTAATTTATATATTAAGTAATGGAAGAGATAAAGAAATCGGAGAAAGAAATACTTTGTTCGGAGGAGAATAAAGAAAGTATTAAATGTAAAGATCCAAATCCATATAGATATAGTAAACAATATATTTATGGATGGGATAATGCTATGTCTGTTGCAGCTGATATTTGGTCGAGTATACATTCTTCATTATTAAATGGAGAGCTAGTATTTGCTTATAAAAATTTAAATAGCGATTCTGAACTAGTTCAAATAGTTGTAGTAGTTAATTTATTTGATAAATTTGGGAATAAATTAATTAATTCAGACTTCGGAATTGGTATGGTTACATCAGGATATACTTCTTTACTTCCACATGTACCACTAGATTACTTAGAAAATCAAGTAACTCAAGATCTTAAGAAATACAAAGTTAATAAAAAAATAATAGATAGTTTTAATGAAGTAATTAAAAATTATAAACAGTAGAAAATATGGGAAAAGATAATCAAAAGAAATTACTAGCATTAGATTATGGATATAGTTCTCTGAAGACAAGTTTTTATGATGAAAACGGGGTTCTTCAATTTGAGAAATTTATAAGCGCAGCAGCTAAATTGGGAGGAAAAGATTTAGTAGAAGATCCTAATGATGATACTATATTTTGTTTAAATGGTGAGTATTATGTTTTAGGAACTCCGGCACTTAAAGTTCCTAGATCTTTATTATATAGATTAGAGACATATGAAGATATGAAAGCTACTTATCCTATTTGGCTTTCTTATTTATTGAAAAGATATGGCGGTGATAATTGGTTAGATAGATTTGATCATGTAATTCTAGGTTTATCTTTAGCATTTAGCGATAAAGCTTCAGATTTATTAGATCATTTATATGAATCATTAAATATTACTAAAGATAATTTCTTTCTCTGTCTTCCTCAAGGATTAAGTTGTAAACTTGCTTATCAGCAATTTGGTTTGGATTTGAGAGAAGTATCTAAAAAGAATGATGTGAAAATGCGAAATTACTTAATAGTTGATGGAGGATTTTTAAGTATTGATGCTGCACAAGTTCTTGATGGAAAATCTTCTGCTGGTGCTGCTATAGGATTAGCTAATACTGGGGTTATCTGTATAGTATATAAAATTATAGATTATTTATTCCAGAATTTTGAGATGAAGATGAGTGTAAAAGAAGGTCAGACTGTATTGGATAATAACGGCTTATTTACACGAAGAATGAGAGAATATGATATTTCAGATAAAGTAAAAGAATTTACTAGAGAATATCTTATTAATGTAATTAAACTATTAGAAGAAAAGTTTAGTGAATCACTAGATTCCATTGAAGGAATATTAGTTTGCGGAGGTCTTGCTTATTTCTTTAATAAAATGAAAGATGATGAGATTTTAAATAAAGAAATAGAAAAACACTTTCCAAAATCATTTATTAAGTTAGGTGGAAATGGTAGTGATAGTGAATTCTATAATTCAATCAGTTATCTTAAAATTGCGGAAAAATTAATCGATGAAGGTCGTTTAAATTAATTAATATTAGAGAACATTAGAACAATTTACGTACGATATTGTAAATTAGTCCTAATGTTCTTCTTTTTTATTTTAAAATTATGAGTGATAAATCAAAGATAATATATGGTCAAGCTTATATAGTTGAAAGACCTGAGAATAATAAAGGAAGAGTCTTATATAGTTTAGTACAGGAACAGACTCTAATAGTTCCCGGACAGGGTGCTGCTAATAATACTGTAGAATTGATAGGTGATGTAGTTGGAGATCTTAAATCAGAAGGTACATATAAATATAATGGAAAGAATTATTTTTATTGGGAATATAAAATGACTGATTCTGAGAATGATGATGTTAATACTACAATTAAGTATGAATGTCCACAACCTAGTTATTTTGGAGATGATTTTTTTACTGAAGAAGATACTATAGATACAGTAAAAGGAGAATACTCTAAATATTGGATAAAGAAAATAAATACAGCTAAAGATAATTTTGAATATAAAGCAGCTATTCAGAAGAAAGAAATTGTTTTTCCTGGAACAAGCTATGTGAATCAAAAAGGAGAATTAGTTGAAGTTAAGGAAATAAGAAATGCCAATACTGAATTAGGCGATATAACTAATTTATTAGATCAATTATTTTAAATAAAAGAGAAAGGTATGAGTACCTTTCTCTTTTTTCTTCCTTTTAAATCTTTATATATGAGAAAAATAATTTAATATATTATGGAATTTGTAGAATTTTTAAAACGATATTATTCTTTAGAGGATGATAATTATATTGAAAAATTGACATTATTATTTGTTTCTCAATATCCTGAGAAATATTTGTATGATTTAATTTATGATAAGGAATTAATATACTTATCTAAACATTACAGTTATTTAGTTCCATGTTTTCATAGTAGCAAAACTATATTAGAGTTTGTTATATCCGGAAGTAAACTTGGTGATCCTTTTTTAAGATATTTTTCAAAGAATTTAAAGATAAATAAGTGTTATTCAAAAGATTACATTAATGAACTAATAGAAAATTATCCATATTTTCTTACAAAAGAGGAATCGTATTTCCTAAAAACATTTAATTTATCTATAGTATATTTATTTTTTAAAAAGATTATTTGGTATGATAAAGATAATAATCCTTTAAAGTACGCACCCTCTAGATATTCAAATAACCTAGAGATTAGTTATGTTAGATTATTTGACAAAATAGATTGTAAAGATTTAAAAAACTTAAATTTTAAAAAATATGATAAAGAATTGGAATGAAGTTAATATGGAAATGTTCAAGGAAATACTTGATTCATATTGGAATAGAGAAGATTGGACATTAGATAAAGTTTTAGAAATACAGTATTTAGATAAAATCCTAGATAATAAAAGTTCTACTAGAGTATATTTAGGAAATGGAATAGATATAAATGAGTGGAAGGATTTTAATAAATCAACTTTAGAACTTATGGATATGTTAACTGATATGTTTATGCCAGATAAAAGTACGAAAGAAATTTTATCTAATACATGTCTGTCAATGTGTATATTAGAAGATGGTCCTAGGATAACACCATTATCTAATACTAAAGATCACTATAATCTATTATGGAGTACTAGTTTTGGCCACTCATCAATAAATAAAGAAATAACTAATATGATATCTAATCCAATTGTTTTATGGTATTGGAAAGATGGTAATTATTTTAATATAGGATCAAGTAATTTATCTGATACTTTACAAGAAAAAGATAAATTCGTAAGATTAAGAGGTATTTCTTTAAATACTTGGAAAGATATGATGTATAAATATGTAGAAAGTGGATTTGATCCAAATATATTATGTATTAATTCGGATATTTCAAAAGAGTTAATTCGAAGACCATTTTAAAAACCTTAAAAACCTTATAATTGAAAAGAATGATAATAAATCATAAGTGAATTTAGATTATAATATCTACTTAAGTAATAAAGCTTAGGTAGATTTTTTTATTTACGTTAATAAAGATTATAAAAATGGAAAAAAGTTTTTTTAAAAAATTTATGCTTGGAGTTACTTCAAGTACTTTAAGATTTACACTATGGATAGTGTATTCTCTTGGATGTTATAGAAGTATAACATCTACATTAAAATTGTATGAAGATTATACATTAAGTAAATTAAGAAAAGAAGAAAATTGCTTAAAAAATATATGCAACGTTACTGGCTTAGATTCAGAATATTTAGAGAAAATAGTAAGAGTCAGAACTTCAGCTATTATTATAAAAGCTTTGGAAATTTCTGGAGCTAAAGTTGAGATTATGTCGTCTCCAGAAAAAATAAAAAAAGTTATTGAAAATCATTTTGGTATTGAAATTCAAGTAAATGAAAACGGTTGTTATAAATACTCTAATCAATCTGGATTTAATTGGGGATTAGAGTGTAGTCAAGAAAACAAAAGGAGATTTGAGTTGTTTAATATCATAATGATTATTTTAGAATCAAGGGAGTAATTCCCTTGATTTTTTTTATTTAAAGAACATTTAAATCCTTATTAATGTATAACAAATATAAATTATAAATATATGAGAAAATTAAAAATTACATTAATTTCAGTATTATCAGTTTTAATTATTGGTTCAATATTAAAATGGTATTTTTTGCCAGAAAATAGAACAACAAGAATTTTTGGAGGAACAATGGAAATTAATGTCGAACCTGGAGAAAAAGTTTTAATGGCTACTTTTAAAGGAGATAATCTATTCTATTTAACAGAACCAATGGACTCTAATTATGTTCCTAAGATAAAAATCTTAAGGGAAAAATCAGTTAGGGGAATATTAGAGTCTAAAGTAAAATTTATTGAATCTAAATAGTATATGTACAAGTCGACTAGTAGAGTTTTTTCATATGTTATTTCATATGAAAAAATGAAAGAATTTTTAGAGAATAGAGGGTATACTATAATAACTGCTACTCAAGCTCTAAAAACATTTAATAAAGATATAATGGTATATATAAAGAATAAATGCGGAGCATGCTGTTTATCTGGATTAAACTATTCTTTTGCTTATAAAGAGTCAGAAAAAGAACAATTTTTCTTTAAATTTTCAAATTTAATAAAAGATTTGTATAATGATGATATTTCTGGTGGACAATTCTTTTATGGAAAATATTTTTGGCTAAATCAAGGAGGATTATATTATGATATAGTCGATATTAAAGTTATGAATATTATTAGAGATGAATTTAAAAGAAATATTTTAGGAAATAATAATGAATAATGACTTTAAATCAATCTTACACATATTAGATAGGATTGAAAATAATTTAAATATATTAATTAAATATTTAGAAAAAGATCAAATAACAAAAGTTTATGGAAAAAGTATTAATAATTTATCACAGGGTAGACTTTGATGGTGCATTTTCTGGATGTATAGCTAATAATTGTGCTAAGGAGTGCGGGTATGAAACTGAATTACTTGGGTGGACTTATGGGGATGATATACCTGATATTAGTTATTTAGAAAAATATAATGAAATTATATTAGTGGATTTATCATTTCCACCCGAAGTAATGTCTTATTTAAAAATTCAAAATAAATTTAGGGTTACTTGGATAGATCATCATACTACAGCAATTAACAATTCATATTCTCACAATTATTCAGATATTAATGGTCTTAGAAGAGATGGAACTGCTGCGTGTGAGTTATGTTGGGAATTCTTTTATCCATCATTATTAATCCCAAAAGTAATAGAGTATATAGGATGTTATGATGTTTGGGATAAGACTAGATATTCTTGGGATAATATTGTTTTGCCATTTCAATATGGATTGAGAACTAGATATAATATTAAAGCTTTTATGTTATCACAAGTATATAAAGATCTGATTTTTGAGAACATAGATTTAGATGAAATTATTCATGAAGGAGAAATAGTTTTAAAATATTTAGATAGAAATTGGAGAAGTGCTTGCAAAGTTTATTCATTTGATGTTAGAGTAGCTGGAAAATATAAAGGAATATGTATTTTAACAACTGAATTTACTAGTAACATTTTTAATTCAGTTCGGGATAATTATGATGTAGTTATATGTTGCAATAGAAGAGGTCCTGACGTTTATAATTTAAGTATGTATAAAGATACTAATAAATGCCCAGAATTTAGTTGTGGTGGATATAGATGGTTTAGTGGACAAAAATGTGCAGCAGGATGTACTGTGAATTTTGAAGAATTTAAGAAATTAATAACAGAGTGTGAAATTTAGTTAATTACCGATTAATAATCCTTTAAAGCCTTATATATGTAATAAATATATAATATAATAAAACTTAATAAAGATGAAAAAAGGTTATATAATTTCAGGAATTACAGTGGTAGTATCCGCTGTTATTGCTATTGTCTTGTATGCAAAAAACAAGGCAAAGGAAGGGTTTGACGAAATTCGTGATACTACATCTGAAGATAATTCTTCTTCAGGGGAAAGTAGTAAAGAGAAATAAAGACAAATCAACGAAAATAAAGACTTAGGACTAGTCCTAAGTCTTTATTTTGCTTTTACTTATCATTGAAAGCCTAATAATTGAATCATAGAAAAATAGTTATAGAAGTTTATAACTAATTTTTTATGATTTTTTATTTTCTGTAATGTAAAAAAGTGCAATAAAATTCCCTTATTTCCTTATAAAAGAGAGGGTAAAGTTTTACCCTCTTTAATTATAATAAATAATACTTAAATTAATCAATTAAAAGACTAAAAAATGGAAGACGAATTTTTGTTAGATGAAGAGGAAGACTTGGAAAACCAAGGATATCTCGGGCAAGACAATGACGATGATTCTGACAATAATGATGATTCTGGTATTAGCCTTGAAGATGCGGAGGAAGCTAGAGAAAAGGTAGATGAATCACAGTATCAGGGTAAGATGACTAAAGATGAAATTTGGTTATCTACTGCATATGATGATATCATTGCTGCTGGGAAAAAAGATACTAGTAATGCTATAGAAGATGCAGTAACTACTATAGTTCAAGCTAATCCAAAGCACACATCAATTACTACTATTGGAAATATCATTAAAGATCTATTTCATAAGCAAGGTCACTCTAGAATGGTCAATTCACTCTATACACCTGATACTATGTTAAGAGGTGAAGATGTTGATATTGATTTTAGAGATGAGGATGATTCTGGATTTAATAAAGCATATGCTGAGGAAGCCAGAAATCAAATTGCTAGATTTATAGATTTCTTAGCTAATAGAGATCTTTCTAAAGATTCTGTTGTATCTAGAAGAAGAAAGCAAAGACAAATTCCTGCTTTTATAATATTTCTATTTTCTTCTGGAATGTATGACTTGATATTAGATTGTCCTACAATGCCAAAAGAATATGATACTCAGATTAAAGAAGCTTTAAGAAAGATAATGAAAGCTAAGTATGATATTGTAGAAGAACTAGCTAAGAAGTATGAAGAGATGGGAAGACAGCAAGTAGCGGATAGAGTAAGAAAATTACAATTATCCTGGTTTAATAAAGAACCAGCTGAAATTCGATCTTCTTCAGAGTATTCTGATCTAGATCTTACTTATGATGATGTATTAGTTTATCGAGAATACAGAGGAAGATTCACTAATACTTCTAGAGCTATTACACAAGATGTTATTTCAGATTTAATTGAAGTAGTAGTAGATAAAGATTCTGGAATTTTTGAAAGATTAAAAGATAAAACGCGTTCTGATGCAATAGCAGATGTAAAGCAAGTTTATAAAGAATGGTCTAAAGAAAATTCTAATGATTCTGAACTGGCTACTAAGATTATTTGGAAAGATGTTTCAGAAATAGTTAAATCTAATTAATTTTTAAATTTATTTTATGTCAGTATCTCTTGAGTTACTAACCGATGAAGCAATCATCGATTATACTAAAAGTGATGGAAAGGATAGAGTTCTCTATAATCATAGAGACTTAGACTTAAAGTATAACGGTATACAACCTATTTCTGGTGGAGTATATGATGTTGAAATATTCGGATCTCCTATGGAAGATAGATGTATCTGTGGAAAAATTCGACAACCTTCTATGGAACCTTGTCCTAATTGTGGAGCTAGAGTATTTTCTAGAGAAGAGGGACTTAGAAGATTTGCCAGAATAGAATTACCTTTCTATTATTTGAATGATTTGCGTTTTGATATCTTTAAAGAATTATTTGAAGATATATTTAAAGAAAGCAAAATAGTTTTAGATTTCTTCGGGGATGATCTTAGAAGAAATGGTTATAGTGCGAGAGGAGCAAAGAAATTAGGTATTAAAGTATTCGATACCTGCCAGTTTGATTATAATCCTACTACAAAAGAGCTTAAGATTTCTGAATTTATAGATGATGAATCTAAATGTTCTTATGAAGGACTTATGAAGATTATAGAAGAACATTTTCCTGGTCGTCTCGTAGAATATAAAAAGTTGATTAATAGGTATTACTTAGTACAGCCAGCTATGATGAGACCTTTTACCCTTGGTGTAAAAAACGGAAAAAAGATAATGGGATCTCATAAACTTAGTATCTGGTATTCTATTATAATTAGACTTTGTTGTGTAGAAGATACTAAATCTAATGACTTAAATTATGCGGAAGTAACTTCTAAATTTAAGACTCCAGGTGAGAAAGTTAGATATACAGCACTTCTAAGAGCACTTCTTAATACAGGTAAGAAAGAAGCTACGGCACTTCTTAATACGTCTAAGGAAAATTTAGCGCGTGATCTTTATTCAGTAAGAACAAAGAGTTCTGCTAGATGTCCAATCATTCCTAGTACTACACTAGCTATTGATGAAATTTCTATACCTATTCATATTGCATATGAAATGTGTAGAGAAGGATTCTTAGACTATTTAATGAAAGAATTAAATTTTACTAAAGAAGAGGCTCTTAAAGCAACAAAAGAAGAGTATAATAATCCGGAAACTTTAAAGATGTTTAAAGAATTTGCGGAAAAACAAATCGTACTAGATTTTTCACTGGTACGTTAGGTGAAAATCCTGAAACAAATGTAAATTACGTTTGTTTAATTTTGTGTATTGCTGGAAATTAATTATAATTAATAATCAGCAGTTGAATCTATTATAAAAGCAGAATAATAAATATAAAAAGAAGAGCTTATGAAGATATTTAGGATTAATTTATTTTCTACACTATCTTCTACAACTCCATGGAATCGATCTGAACATATGAAACAACTTCATGCTGAAGGAAGATATAAAGGAACTTCTAAGATAGGGTTGTGGAATGTTAGCGAAGAAAAAAGACAAAGAATGGCTAATATACGATTAGCAAATTCTTTAAATAAAAATAGTAAAGGATATGGTAGTGAGTGGCATATGAGACTAGCTAACAGAACTTTACTGCATAATAAATTTCAAGGAGAACAGGGTTATTTATACTTTGTTAGATTTCCTATGAGTATCAAGGTTGGTTTTTCAAAAAATTGGGAAAGAAGACTGAATTATCAATTACCTAACTTGAATCATATCTTAGGTGGTAAAGTTATAGCAATCATATCAGGACCAACAAATGATTTAGCCGATCTTGAATTTGATACATTTGTTAAATTTCAAAATTATACAAAATTATCAGAGGATGGAACTAGATATACTGAATTCTTAGACTTATCAGTAAGAAAAGAAGTTTATGAGTTCTTAAAATCTAGAGTATCTGATAATAATGAGTTAGAATTTTTAATACAGAATCCGCTTTTATAATAAATTCAATTCAACGACTATGGACAAAACTAAGATTAGTGTTGTGATAACCTAGTTTTTGATAATATAGTCTTGCAGGATAGAGATATCCTGGTAAAGAATGATTATAATGACGTAATATAATCATTCTACAGAGTAAACCGTCAACCTTCATTACATGAGTATAGTACTTTTGCAATGAAGTTAAGAATTCATGAGGATTATACAATACATTTTCCTATTCAAGTATGTGAACCATTAAATGCTGACTTTGATGGTGATACTGTATCAATACAGTTAGTTCCGCCTGAAGCAGCTGAAGAGACTTATGAAAGAATGAGTCCTAGATATGTTACAATTTATAAAAAGAATAATGAACCTATTTATAAATTTAATCACGAAACACTTAATGGTTTAGCAGTTGCGACTGAATATTCATACTCTGATTTGGAAGAATTGAAAGATCCTAAATATTTTTATACTGATTATGTTCAGTTATTAAAGGATGTAGAAATAGAAAAGAAAATCAAAGTTGGAACACCGATTGTATTTACAGGAAAAATAGGGAATGTAGATTATCAATCTAAAGTTACAAGTTATGGTAGACTTCGTATTTCTAAAATACTTGATGCTGATATAGATAAAATTGGTATATTTAGTAATGAGTTTGAACGTATTAGTGCTAAGAGTGCAGCTAAGTTAAGTCTTTATTTAAATCAATTCGAAGATGGAGTTGAAAAGAGAAAAGCACTTACTAAATTTGCTCTTCGCGTAGTTAGCATGGCTGGAGTAGTAACGTTTGATTATAAAACACTGTATGCTGATTGTGATACGGAGACTTATAAGAGAATTTGTAACGTAGCAGATTCTAAAGAACTTACAGATAAACAGAAACTTTTGATAATGACTCAAGAATTTAAGAAATATGAGGACGAAGTTTCTGCAAGTTTTAGTTCTGATTTGAAAAATGAACTTGATAGAGCAGCTCGTGTTAAATTATCATCTATTGTAGCAATGTCAATGCCACAGTTTATAACTTCAGGAGTTGATGAAAAACCTGTAATTACTCGTGGAACATTGTTATCTGGTTACACAGAGAAAGATTATCAATTACATGCAATAGAAAATCGAAGCTTACAATCTATTAAAGTTAGTGGTGTTAAAATATTAAGCTCGAATATGGTAGCCCACTTAAAATAACAATTAAATGCTGGAAAGAATATGTAAATATAAAATCAGCAACTTATATAATCTTTAAATCTATTTTATGGCGAGATTGGAAAAAGTTTTAGAAATTTTAAAAGTAATTGGAGGAATTGCTAAAACTATGCTTTGTGGAATGGAAGAGTATAGAAGAATTCAAGAAACAAGAGCATATAGAGAAAATCAAAAGAAAAAAGTAAAATATTTACCAAAGCCAAAGAAAAGATATAAAAGAAATAAATAAGATCAACGACTATGTATTGTTAGATTAAACAAAGTTTAATCATGATATAGTCTAATCCTATGTGATAAACATAGGCAGGATGGGATTTTAGGAAGCGCTTTTAATTTATATTATAGCCTAATATCCTTGAATGACCTTCGAGCGGATATTTAACTCGTCAAATATCTTTCCTTTTAAATAGCTACGTATATCATGAAGGAGAAGATACTGAAAATGATGGTCTTTTGATACCTAGATACAAAGCTTTAGGACGTACTGCACCTAATGGAAAAGTATATCCAGAAAAGCCATTAGTAAACGGTTCAGAAGATGATTTGGTACCAGTTAGATCAATCATTACAAAAAGAAAAGGTGACACTCATACGATTACTCCTGACCTTATAGGAACTAAATTCAAATTTACTGATGGAGCAGCTATTGGTCTTTCTTTTGCAACATCCTTAACTGAGGGAACAACCCAAAGTGCATTAGGATTAAAACATGGAGGTCATGAACGTGTTTTACAAATGGACGGAATACTTAAAGCTCCTAAACAATGCGAATTTAGAGAAGAAGGAAGATGGATTTATTTAAAAGTTAGAGGTGGAGAATTAAAATATCCAAGACCTGATAACTGGGTAAGTGTAGGAAAAGAAAAGTTTGAAAAGGGAGATACTATAGGAACAGCATATAATACTACATCTCCTATTTATAAACTTAATGCACTTATTAAATTGATGAGAGCAAAGGGATCTGATGGTACTAGATACTTTGAAAAAGATAATGTTATAGTTTCTGACTCATACTGTTATAAATCGGGGACGATTCATTACAAGGAGACTAAGGATGGTGATATAGAAGTATGGATTGGAGATATTCAATATGATTATAATCCAATGTGTATGTATTATTATCCTGATGGTACTGAAATAAAGAAATATCAAAGATTCTGCAGTGGAGTGGTTAATATGAATCACGTGATTCCAGGTATGAATAATAATTTGAATGATATTTATTTAATTTTCAGAAATCAATTCTATACATTAACCGACGGAAAATTTGCATCTACTGGATTAACTGATTTACATTCAACTCAAGAAGAATTAGTAGAGTTATTGTTTACTGGTTTAACTGATATTATTGTAGATACTGATACTCAGAAAATTGAAGATATCCAATATTTGGGAACTCAATCTGGTGTATTAAATAAGAAGTCATTCTATACAGTATTATCTTATGGTTATTCTAGTAGAGTAGTTAGTAGAGCCCTCAAGGGGGATTTAAATCTTAGTGGTGATGTTATGACAGAAACTATATTAGGATTATTGTTAAATAATAAACTTGATGATAAAAAATAATGGGAACTATTAAATTTGAAATAGATCTTCCAGAATTTGAAAAAGAATTAAGTTTGAATTTAATTATTCGTAGAGATGGTGAGGTAATTTATAATACCTCATCCTCTTCTACAAATAACTCTTTTTCAAAAAATAATGGTAGATTGGAAAATTCTGTAGAAAAAGTAGATAAAATAATTCCCCCTATCGTGGAAGGTAGTGGAAATTCATTATCTAATAATATAGGAAATAAGGTAAGAGAACAATCTATTACATCAAAAACTCCTAAAGGAAGAGGAGGTAATTTGATGAATTTGACAGATATTTAATAAAAAGAAGAGAATTTAATTATGAACGATAATTATTATAAAATTACTTTATCATATGAAATTCCATATAACGTCATAGATTCTCAAGATCCTAATGTAATACAGGCTAGAAATATACTTTACGAAAAATTAAAAGATAGTATTTATCCTAAATATGAGAAATTTTCAGTTAAACTTGTATTATATCAGTTAAAAGATACATTTAATTATTTAGTTACATATGAGGCTTTCTTTAGATCTTTAGATGGTAAACCTATGGAAGAATATGTAGAGGCTCGTGATCTAAAAGATAGTATTAAGAAAGAATTAGAAGATTTTTTTAATTCAGTAGATTGCGATTATAAGCAGTTAAATATTAAAACATTATTATAATGAGTAATTTTAATCAATATTTTAGAAACACTGGAGTAAAAATAATGGTAGATAAGTTCTTCAGACAGAGTAATATAGATAAATATAATCCAGATAATAAAATTACTTCTTTGGATTATGAAATTATCGAAGAACCACCTCAGCCAGCTTCTTACTATATAGAAAATGGTTTGACTGCTACTCATAAAGTAAGAATTAATTATACCATTAATGAAGACGATGAACTAAAATATGCAGAATTTGAAGTACCTAAAGAAATAGATGGAGCTTTTATTATAGAAGGAGCTTATCGTATTTCAACTAACAAAATGAATGCAGATTTTGACTGTCGTATTCGTATGTCAGGTACTGGAGAATATACAGTAAAATTCGATTATGATAGAACATATGATATAAATAAAAAGATTTTAAAGATAACTAGAATAAATCCAGATCTAGGAATTTCAGAAAAGGCTATGGATATTCACTTTGATGATATCGATAAGACCTTAGAAACTGATAAAAAAGATATTCTTAAACTTACTGAAAGACAGTCTAAGAAATTGATGATTAAGTTGGACCTAGACTATAAACCGGAGTATATAACACAAAAGCTTATTCAAGATTGTATGGCTTTTGGAGACGATAGACTTAAGGATTTAATCATTGATAAAACTATAGAGTCTGTACCTAATGGATTTATGAAATATCTATTCAGAGATAATAATCGAAGAAACTATTATTCTGCTTGTAGAAGAATAAATTCATACTTTACTAAATATGGAAGAATACAGGATCAAGTTACTGCTATTACTACTTTATGTTTCAGATATTTTAAAGGAGCAAAAGATATCTCTACAGCAGAAACAGGAATTCAGGTTCCTCCTGGTGTAAACTCTATTAATCTAGAAGCAATCTCTAATAAAATTGTTATTCCAGATAGCATAGCATATAATACCACATTTAGTGATTTGATAGATATTGCTGATACACCTATTAATAATAATACTAATCTCCAGAATTCATTAACGGTTTCATGTCATATTACTGATGATGATATACTTTTTGATGTTTATGATAAAAATTTTATGAGGATAACTATCCCTTACATCGATTATCTTAACCATAAAGTATGTGCATCTGAATTTGTAGATTACGAAACTAATACTATAAAACCTAATAAAGATGGACAAGTAGAAGTTAAGTATAGAATGAAACGTAGAATGGTTCCTGTAGAGGAGATAGAATTAATAGACCTACATCCTGACTATAGATTATCCGGAACTACTAGAAGAATACCATTTGTAAATTATACTGATAGTGTTCGTATTAGTATGGGTACTTCTATGTTAAAACAAAGTATTCCATTAGTTAATGCAGAACGACCATTAGTTGATACTGGTAGATCGGAAGAGTTAAAAGATAATATATTGAATGAGAAATTTCAATATCCAGAAGGAAAAGTAAAAGATATTACTGACGATAAAGTAGTAATAGAGTTACCTGATGGAACTGAAACTGAAATATTAAGACGTACGGCTATTCAGAGTATAAATGATGTCGCTGTATTTACAGAGCCTAAAGTAAAGATTGGACAAAAAGTAAAACAAGGAGATATTATTACTGGAGCTGTAGGACATACACTAGATACTTATAAATCTGGAGTTAATGCATTAGTTCTTTTCCATGCATATCATGGATTAGTTAATGAGGATGCTTTGGTTATTTCAGAGTCTTTTGCAAATCGAATAGCATCTTATAGCATTATAGATTTAATGATTAATGTTAAAAATATTAGTGCTATTAAGTGGATTGCTCCTATTGGAACTAAAGTTAAATCTAAAGATCCAGTAGTTACATTATATAAAGCAGTTCGTCTAGATGCTATAAATGCTGCTTTACAGGAAAAATTAGGAGGATTATTTGGAGAAGGAAGAGATTTAACCGAATATACTATTGAGGATCATCTAAAAGTACCTAATAATATAGATGAAGCTTGGGTATCTGACGTTATGGTTCAAGAAATGAAGAATCCTAAAATTCCAAAATCTGTAAAAGCTCCTGATTACTCATTTGCGCATACTTCTCAAGATGTTATTAATGAGTATGAGAAAAATAAAGATAGAAAAGTAATTTATGATAAATTTCCAGAATATGTAGCAGCTGATACTTTAGATCCGATTAATATGGATCCAGATGCATATAAAATTGTTTATACAGTTAGAATAAGACTGATTAAGAGAACAATAGGTATGATTGGATCTAAGATTACATCTAGATATGGAGGTAAAGGAGTAGTTAGCTGTGTAAAACCGGACGAACAGATGCCTATTATGGTAGATAAATTTGGAAATAAGACGAGAGTTGAAGTAGTAATGAATCCTTATTCAACTATTAATCGAAAAATTCCTAGTGTTCTTATGGAATTTGCTCTTGGAAATATTGCACATAGATTACATGATCTTGTAGATGAGTATAAGAAAACAAAAACTGGACAGAAGAAAATTAAACCATTGTTAGAAAAATATTATCCAGGAAGATTTGACTCTATGACTATTGAAGAAATAATAGATCGTCATAATTCAAGTCCTATTGAAGAAATGTATTATTTTAATGTTGGTTGTTTTTCTACTAAATTCACACCAGAGTTAGTTAATGAATGGTCAGATGAATTAGGAGTAGAATCTCAGAGTAAGATTCTAATGCCTGAAAATGAACTTACTGATCTCGATGAATTAAAGGAAAATTTAGATTCAGAAGAATACGAACAGGTGGTGAAAAATATAACAGGTAAATTTATTGAAGTTGATAAGCCTCTAATGACTGGATATATGTGTTTAGAGGAGTTATATCATATACCTAGTTACTCTAATAAAGTTACCACTAGTTTGTATGGAGTGGATGTAAATCCTAGAAGAGACGAACCTATATTAGGACGGGGAAGATATCGTTTAACTGGACAAAAGATTGATGAAATGAGTTTGTCAGTTCTTTTATCTAGAAATGCTAAGAAATTCATAGAAAGTACTCGTAAGGATACAGCTACTGAAGATAATCAGTTATTCTTGAATAATCTTCTTGGATTAGGATTAACTGTGGTTGATGATAAAGGATTTAATCAAGGAGGTAGTTCTTTGAAGAAAGAATTAAATGATCTTAAAGTTAAATTCCGTCGTAAAAATAATTTATTAAATTTGGGAGATAAATAATTATGGAAAATAATAGTTGTTTAATGCTTAATTGCACACTTTATCTTCCTGTATCATTATCTTCCATATTTGATAAAGAAGATTTAAAAGATACAGGAATTGAAAATGAATCACATGTTACATTACTATATGCAGCTGGGAAAGAGATACCTAAAGATAATCTATTAAGTGATATCGAAACAATTTTAGGAGATAGTGATTTTAGTTTTGATAATTTTATGGAATTCATTAAAAATGAAGAAACTGGAAAAACTGATAGAGTAATGAATTGTTTTGAACTAGGATCTTTTGAGAATGATAGCGATTATATAGTCCTAAAGATGAAACAAGAATGTAAAATATACTTTACATTAGGTCTTATTAATAAAGGACTTAGAGCTAAATATGGAGTATCATCAGAATACTCATATACACCTCATTTATCTTTAGCAGAGCTTAAACCAGGAACTGCAAGTAAGTATCTAAATAATCCAAAATTAAATCTAATTTTAGGAGATAGTTTTGTATCATTTGAAGATTTAGTAATTTCATACGGTCCATCAAATACACCAGTAGATAGGGAAAGATATAATTTAACAACATTTAATGTAGTTGATTATTTCTTTCATACTGAGAGAAATCGAAAAGAAAATATGGAATTAGATTAAATTTAAAGATAATTCGATAATTTTTGCAAAAAAGAGTAGTGAATTAATTCACTACTCTTTTCCTTTTATTATTCCTTCAAAGCCTTATATATGAGAAAATAAATAAAAATTAACAATTTAAAATTAAAAATTATGGAAAATGGAACAAAAAGAGAAATTGCTTTCTGGTCAGGAATATTATCAATCCTTTCTTTAATGGGGATAGGAATAGATCAAAGCATATGTGCAAATAAGTATAGATTGATAAATCTGTTAAAAGATTATAAACTCAGCTTAACGTATCTAGAAAACAGAACCAAAGAACAAAAAGAAAAGGGAGAGGATGTTGGAATGAGAATAGTTGAGCTAGGAAGTTTACAGGTAGAATCTAGCAGTATCATAGCAGAATTAGAAGCTATGAATAAGTACAAATTGTACATTAATTATTTGAGAAAAGGTTCAGAGTTAAACATGAAGTTGGACAAATTTTTCAAAAAGTTTAACTCTTTAAAGAAACAAGTAGAGGATTAATCCTCTACTTTTATTTTTTTTTCTTAAAAAGTACTCTAAAGAGACTTAATAATCTTATATATGGAGAGATATATTGTGTTATCTCTCTTTTATTTGATTATTTATAATATATATTTTGAAAACTTTTAAAATTTTTATTTTAATTAATTTTTATGGAAGAAAAAAAGAAAAAAGGTCCTGGTGATATTAGACAACTAGATTGGAGAGAAGCTATTCTTACAAATCCTGAATACATGATAGGTAGTTTAACTCCAGACCCAACCGGAAAACAACCATGTGAAGGAGCATGTAATGCATTTAGAGAAATTATTGATAATGCAATTGATGTTCTGTATGATAATCCAGATTCTACTACTATAATAGTAGATACGGAAAATTTTAATGGATATAATTTTGTTGCAGATGATTCTTGGGGAATTCCTATTAAAATGAGTGAAGTACCAGGAAAAACAATGGCACATCTTTCAATTAGTGCATTAAATTCTGGATCTAAATTTAATGGTAAAGGTGATGATACTGGAGCTCATATAGGTCGTCATGGTGTAGGTAGTTCTGTAACTAATTGTCTTAGTTCAGAGTATATATTATTATCTAAAATTACAGAAGATAATTATGATAAAAGTATACCTGAAGTCAAAAAATTATGGGAATCTCAGGGACCTAGAAGTAAAAAGGATTTATTTTATATAATTGTTTATGAAAACTATGGTAATTTAGCATTTGAAGGTGCAATGAAATTATCTGATATAAACAGTAAATTAGGAGTAAATCTACCAACTGGAATGAGTACGATGGTTTTATTTAAATTAGGAACTCAGTATGTACCAGATCCTAGAGTAGTTATACCTTATGATAACTTAAATTACTTTTTGTTAATTATGAAAGAATTTTATAAACGAAAAGTAACAGTTATTGCTAATGGAGTGTCTATGACAGCTGCTGATCTTGATATGTATAAATTCAAGATTATGAAAACTATTATTCCAGAGGATACATCTAAAAATAAAGAAGTAAAAGTATTAATTTATTTTGATGTAGATCCAGAGATGTCTTCTAAGAGTAGTTATGGTTCAGTAAATGGGTTGGTAGTAAATACAGGATTACATATTAATTATGTAGAAGCTTGTTTTGATCAAGCATTAAGGGCTGAATATAAAATAACTCATAAATATACTATGAATGGATTTAAATCGTGTATAGTATTATTAGCTGAAGCTATTGGATTTGATAGTCAAACTAAAGTTAGATTAAAATCTATAGGAAAAGTAAAACAATCAGATTTTACTGAAGCTTTGGTGAAGGAGTTTGTAAAAATATTTAGAAGTAATCCAGAATATTGGGAAGATCATGTAGCAAGATTAAATGCTATTTATGACTCAATGAGATCTATCACAACTGCAGAAAAAGTGCAAAAAATGATAGAAGATGCTCAGGGTCGTAATATGTTACGATCAAAAGTTGATTTAATACAAGGATTTAGTGATGCAACATGTATTAATAGATGGAATGCTGAATTATTTTTATGTGAAGGATTATCTCCAGCAGGTTCACTTAAAGGTGGTAGACATGATAATACTCTTCATGCGGTATTACCTTTAAGAGGAAAAATCTTATCAGTAGAAGATAAGAGTGTTGAACAAGCTATGGATAATAAAGAAATCTTTACAATTTTTAGAGTTATTGGTTTAGGTATAGGCGATGATAATGTAACTAAAAATGCATCATCTCCAGAAGAAGCCTATGCATTAATCAAAAAATATACTAGATATGGAAAAATAATTATTTCCGTAGATGCAGACCCTGATGGGAGTCAGATAGCTAAACTATTATTATATCTATTTGGAAAGTTTGGAAGATTTTTATTAGATTACGGAATGATATATCAAGTATTAAGTCCTATCTTTGAACAAGATGGAAAGAAATTTTATCCTGGAGATCCATTACAACAAGGAACAACTTTCCCTATTGGATTAGATCCTAGTAAACCATTTCATCGATATAAAGGATTAGGAGCTTTTAATAAAGAAGAAATTTACGATATATTTTATAATCCAGCTACTAGAAAGTTGATTCAAATAACCCCAGAGGGACTTGATTATTCAATGAAACTAACAGAAGATATCATTGAAAGAAAAAAATTATTATTTAATGCTGGTATATTAAGTAATCCATATAATTTTACTGATATTTAATTTATAATAGTTATGGAAAATAATTTAATATCAATAGATAAAGACCTAAGATATAATTTTAATGAATATCCTAGGTATAAAGTTTATGTAAAAGTATTAGAATGGAGAACTGATATAGAAAAACATTACTCTATGTCAGGTACGTTGCGTAAATTTATTAATTCTTCTATCAACGGGGATGTGATATTAATTGAGTATCCCCTATTTTTTACAGAAGGTGAATGGCTTTATAAAAGATCTTCTATTAAAATTGATATAACTAATGTTAGATCTGATAAGTTTATAGAATTATCCTGTAACAAGCTGGCTATTTTCTGGGGAAATATTAAATCATTTAAAATACTAAATAATGATTGATAAAAAAGATCTTATTAAATATAATTCAAAAATTATAAAATATCGTATAAATAATAATTCTTATATATCATCTATATATATCTCAACAAATAATTTTGTAATTCTTGGACATCCAATGTATCAAAAAACAAAACATATTAGTTGTGGTAGAAGACATATTTCAATAGATGAATTATTATTAGAATTAGATGATATAAAATTACCTAGAGAAAAAGATATAAACGATTGGATATTTGAATATAATAAATTTCATGAATCTATGATTAATGCTAAAGGTTATGATTCATGTTCTGAGAATTTAGATTTATTGATATTAAATACTAACATTGATAATTGGATATTATAGTTTATGGCAAGAAAAAAGAAAATAATAGAGGAAATAAATGTAATTCCACAACAAATATTGCAAAAACCAATAGGTGAAGTCAGTAGAGATTGTTTCCTTGATTTTGGAAATTATATAAATAATCAGCGTCACACAGCTGGATTTGATGGATGTAAGCCTTCTTACAGAAGACTAATATTTGCATCACTTCAGTTTCCAAAAGGAAAATTAATACCATCTACTACAGTAATATCATCAGTTGCAAATTACCATCCACATAGTTTAACAGGAATTGAGCTATTAAATAGTAATTTAGTTCATACTGGAGTTTTTTCTGGAGAAGGATCTTGGGGATATACAGAAATTAGTGGCGTATACTCTCCTTATGCAGCACCGAGATATACCAAACAACGAATCTCTGATACTTATTTAAATGTTTTTGGAGATTTGTGGAGAGAAGTACCAATGATAGAGTCTCCTATTGCTGGTTCAATGGAAATTTCTTATTTACCATTACCTTTACCACTGTGTTTGTATATGAAATCATCAGTAACAGGATTAGGTATTGGTATTAAATCAGATTATCCCAATTTTAGTCCAGTATCTTTATATAAAGCTTATATAAATAATGATCCATCTTTACTAGAGCCTAATGCAAATCTATTTATTGATAAATCTAAATCTGAATTAGATAAATTATGGAAAACTGGTAAAGGAAAGATCACTTATTCATTTAAGTTAGAGAGAGCTGTGGATAATATGGGAAATCCAGGAGTATTATTTAAAGGTGATACATTCTTATTTACACCTAATTTAAGAAAATTTCGTCAATTAGCTGCAGAAGGGAAAGTATATATGGAAGATATAACTGATATATACGGACCAAAGTTAATTATATCTAAGATTCCTGGAGCTAGAGGTATAACAATAGAGAAGATAGAAGATTTAGCTAGTAAATGTTGTTTTGATTCATCTACATACACAACTAATGTTACTACTGGATCTACTACCTTTAGGATTCCATTGTATGATTGGTTAGATTATACATATAAAAATTATATAGATCTTATTACAAAAGTTAATATAAAAAAGATAGATAAGGTTACATTTGACATATCTGTTCTAGAAGTATTACCTATAATATCTGATTATATAATTAATAAGAATCCAAAAGCCACAGATGAAGAATTAAGTAAAGTACTAAATATACCTATGGAAATCATTAATTCAGTAATGAGCAAACCTATAAGTTATTTAAGAAAAAATAAAGATACTTCTTCTAGAATTAAAGAATTAAAAGAGAAGTTAAAGGAATTAAAGAAATTTGATCCAATTAAATATACTGAAAATATTATTAATCAACTTTAAAATTGTTAAATATGGAAAAAAATAAATATTTATTAACTGAGCCTTATGATAAAAGATCTACTGAATTAGATTGGACTTTTATTCCAGAGGCATTTCTAGAGGTTATCTCTAAGGATTTATATAATGCAAAATCTATATCATCTAATGGAGATATAAAGGATAAGACAGTAATATTTATTCGTCCAGTAGATGATTTTAATGGAAATGTAGATACTATTGAATTGGATGATATGATAATTGGAAAAGAATTAATTTAAACATAGGATGATATATACAGATGATAACATAAGTTTAGATAGAGTAGTAGAAGCTATTTATCTGGAAGAAGAATTTGATAATAGACTAAGCTATTGTAATATTCATGTAAATCCTATAAATCCTACATATATAATTGGGAAAACTGTAATAATCAATTCAGTAGATTATCCTAAGGAGAATATAGAAGTTTTAAGAAAAAATAATTGCAAAATTTATTATAGAATTTCATTGACAAAAAAAGAAAAACTATATAAATATATAGATAAGCCATATTTTGATATAATGTGGAATGGTCAGGAGATTGTAATAGATAGTAGAGAGGAACTTAATAACTTATTAAATAATAGTTCTTCTTTAGGTGATTGGAATGTATCATTTCCAGATTATAAATTATATTTTCCCAAATTATATATAAAAGATAAATCATTATATTCATTATTAATGGATGAAGATGGTAATTTATCTTACTTAGGATGGTTATTATATCAAGTCGGATTAAATTTATGTAATAGTAAATTTAAAGATCTAGATATAATTAAATCAAAAAAAGTAACTTTATAAGGTTTATAAATCTTATTATTGAGTAAAAAAATTACTTCTATAAGACACTCAAAATCTTAATATTGTAGAGCTACATATTATTGTGTTATGTAGCTCTCTTAATAAAAATTTATATAAACTTATTTTAAACATTTAATTACATTTTTTAATTATTATTTTTATGGCTAATAAAGTTGACGATTTTTTGGCAAAGCTCGCAGAAGCTGCGCCTAAAGCAAAAGAAACATTTGAAACAAAGAACAGATCATTAGAAAAAGTTTATTTAAATTATCCTGGCAACTACGGACGATATCAGGTATTTCCAATGAATGATGTCTTGAATGATTTTCCATTCGTAACATTGTTCAATACTCGTGAAATTAATATTCCGAGAAAAACACAGAATGCTGATGGATCTGAAGTAGCTTACAATGCATGGATTAAAATTCTTCCGAAAAATGCATATCTTATGAGAGATATGACTGGTAGAATTGTATCATCTCTTACAGCTCAAGATGAAGAAATCTTGCAGCAGGCTTATTCAGTATTTGATATGCTGTATAATGAGTTAGATGTAAGAAATAATAGAAACGAAGTTACAAGTAACTTGTTGAGAAAGAGAAATTATACTATCTTTAATGCAATGTGCTTGAACAAATGGGATCCCAATGAAAGTAGAAATCCTAGTCGTCAGAATTTCTGTGCATTATTTGTAGTAACTGCAAAAGGATTTACAAGTTCTATTGAAGACAATATTCAGGAAACTACACTTATGAGAGGTGGAGATAATTCTTGGGTAACAGAAGTTTATAATAGAAACTTGACAGATCGTACTGGATTTTTAATGTTCTCAGTAAACTCTAAAAAGGATGGAAGTGCAGGATTTGCTATAACTACCAGTCATGGAGTTGGTAATGAATCACTTAGAAGTAATATAATTCCTGAAGAGGATGCAGAACTTATGCAAAGTCCTGTTGCAGAATTCTTGGGATGGCAAGCTAATAAAGATGAGCAGAATCCTATTTCTCAGAAACGATTATTTAATGCAGCTCTTATGAAGGAAGCTATTGCATATATGTCACAGCAATTAGCAGCTATTCGTATGGCTAAATCTAGTGGAATTGATATTAAGGAAGCAGTTGAAAGAACTAACAATGAAGTGTTAGCTCATTTCGTAGTAACTCCTAAAACTTCAGCTCCACAGTCAAACGATCCGATTTTGAATTCTATGAGTAATGTTGGAACATCGGAAACAGTGAATACTCAGAAAATTGTTGAGAATAACACTAATCCATTCCAATCAGCTCCTGTATATTTATCTGATCCAGTAACTGGTGCTCCTGTGAATAATGGTGAGAATAATACTTTTGGACAGAGCGCAGGACAGACTCAGAATCCTCAAAGCGGAGCACCATTTAGTCCAGGTTTCGGAGGTTTTGGTAATTTTGGCCAAACTCAGGGAAATGAGAAAAGTGATCTGCCTTTCTAATTGATCTTGGCAAGGTTATAAAATAATATTAAGTAAATTTAAGGTAAGAGAGATTTTATAAAAAGAAATTTCTCTTACCTTTTTTAATTCAATTTTAGACGTTAATGACTAATAATAGATATTTATATTCTCTTTGGGACCTATCATTTTTAATGCAAAGAAATCTTTATATGATATCTAAAGGAAAAGATATAGGCGAATATGGTCCAAGTGATGTTATAAAAATGATCCTACAATCTGTTAGAAAAATAGCCAGAGATTGGGGAATTACAAGTGATAAGATAATATTTCTTGCGGATAGATGGTCTAGTGATTATAACGGATATTTTAGAACAGCTATTCTTCGTGGGGAATATAAAATTGATAGAGTATATATTACTGAAGAAGTAGTAGAGGAGATGAAAAAAGATCCTTCTAAAACTCCTGAAGAAATACACGAAGCTGAATTACAAGCATACTTTAACAAAGTTAAGTACATAACTAAATGGGGATTAGTAAAAGACTTAAAAAATCTTGGAATTCCCGTATTAATGGAGGAAGGGTATGAATATGATGACTTAGTGTACGTAGCTTCTAATGTATTGTATGGAAAAAATAATGGAAAGAAATCCGTTATAGTTACTAAAGATAGTGATTTAATGTATTCTACTTCTCCTCAAATGGACTTATTTAGAATGAAGTCTGGTAAATCAGAAGCTAAATTAGTTACTTATGATGAGATGTACTATAAAATTCCAGAATCATTAAGAAATAGAGGAATTACTTTATATCAGTATAAAGCTTTTTTAGATTCTTTGGGTTTTGGGCATAACGCTATGACTGTTACTAGAAAAGCATATTGTACTAATACAGAATCAACCATATTAAAAATATTAAATGGTGACTATTCTGATGTTGAGGATGTAGATACATTTAACAAACAAATGTTAAGTTTTGATGTATCTAAGTTTCCAAATATTGATAAAGTAGTTAATATGATTAATGAAGATTTTCCTACTATTGGAAAAATAGGAAGTTTAGAAGATTTTCACTCTTTTTGTAGTAAATATAAAATAGAGGGAATTTCTGATAAGTATTTTTCAGAATTAGTTGGAGATTTAGATCCAAATTTATATACTAAATATTAATTAAAGATGGATAATAAATTAATTATTAGTTTTAAAGGAGAAAGATATTCCTTTGATCAAGATACTGAAAGAATTTTTAAAGATGGGAAGGTATTATTATCTTCCCAAGCTTCTCCAGTATATAGTTATTTGGGGGATAAAAATAATCCCCCAAAATTTAGTGGAATATTATTGAAAGATATAAATTCTATATTAACATTAAATGGGAAGATAAATCCAATCGTAGATATTAATACTATAAAATAATTATATATGTTAGGAGGAGTAATTGGAAAGCTCTTAGGACAACAATTAAGTCTAGGAGAAATAATGAACATAGATGCAGGTAGACAGGAAAGGTCTAAAGATTGCATAGTAAAATTAGTAAAAATATTCCATATACTTAAAGAAGAAACATTATTAAGTAAATTTAAATCAATATTTCTTAATAAACCAACTCTTCAAATGTATTATTTAGTATTTAAATTTGAAGTAAAATCTCCAAATAGTACTCATATAGTATTTATAATGACCAATCCGGATTATGATATAGTAAATTGGAAGAGTAATCTAGTTAAAGTATATTGTGATTGTAAAGATTTTATGTTTAGGAGTGCATATTTATTAGATAAAAATAATACTCTTTTCATAAATGATCATATTAAAACTTCATTAGGTCAAGCTTTAACTACAGCTCCAAAAGAAAATACAAAAACTTCTTTATTATGTAAACATAGTTTTGCTGCGGTTAATTGGTTAGTAAATAACTACAGTAGTGTAATGAAAACTATTTAAATATGGATAATCTTAATGATATTATAGATAATTTTACGTTAAAAAATAAATATAAAATATGCCAATTAGATGTTAAAATTATTCGAAAATTTAATGTATACTATATTTCCCCTATAGTGAGTGATGACTTGTTTGCTACTAAACCAAAAGGAGCTATAAGTAGTAAAGTTTCTATAGGAGTAATGACAGGTATAACATGCGAAGCTTTAACATTTATTCGTAGAAAAAATCATTTTATAGTAACAATAAAACTTACACAATTTGACGATAGTAATAAAAATTTAAATAATCTATTATCATATATTGATTCGGATGATTTTATTATTAGAAATAATCATAGTTTCGATCAATTACTATTGTATAATTTAAAGAGTAGTTTTGAAATACTATCTAATGATAATATAGTTATTTCTACTATTATTGTAGATAAAAATGAAAATGTAGTAAAAAAATATGGAGTTTAATTATGATAAATATGTTCCTGATGGATATAAATGTAGGGACTCTGAATCATATGGAAATATATTACTAAGTTATCTCGAAAGAGAAAACAGAAACTGTATTGTATATTATACAGTTGATTATGTAGTATATAGAAGAAAAAATTCTCTATTTATTATATTTTATAGTTACTCTTTCGTATCAGAGTACCTAGAAAAAATAGATACTAAAATAGTTAGAAATAATGTAAATGAGTATATTCAATTAGTTAAAAGCAGTAATATGCAAGGGATTAGATCTACCTATTTGAATAAAAAAATAAATACATTTCATATAAAAGATATTATTAATATTATTTAAATAAAGAAAATATGAGTAAAATACTTGCAATTTCAGATATTCATATATTTGATTACCCACAAAGAAATTATACAGAAAAAGCCAGATTGTATCAATCCAGAATAGTAACTCAGAATATTATCGATGCTGGAAAATCTAGTGGTGCAGATATATTAGTAATAGCTGGAGATGTCCTAGAAAAATCAGTAGTTCGTCCTTATGTTTTAGCAGAGGTGAAGTTATTCCTAGATACTCTTATGTCAAATTTTAAAGAAGGATATATTATTTGGGGAAATCATGACCAAGATAATAAAGGAACGGACCAAGATTTTACTGATTCTTGTTTATCTGTTATGTTGCCTTCAAATCTACATTATGCAGATAAACAAGAGTTAATTATAGATAATTCTAGAATAGCATTTTATAATTGGAGACCACAATTTGATTTAAGTTGGATTAATGGAGTAGTTGATGTACTATTTACTCATGCTACTATATCATATGGTGTTGGAGATTATTATAAATCTCAAGTATTAGATGATAGTAAATTTAATCTTGCTATTTGTGGAGATATTCATAAACCGGCATCAATAGGAAAATATGTAAGTATAGGAATTCCTCAAAAGTGTAAAATGTCAGATTCTGATTATTCTACTGGAGTTGTCTATGATTGTGTAACTAAAACATATGAGTGGGTTAATTTAAATCCGAATGATAATCTTATAAAATTTCAGTATATCAATGATCAATCGTTAGAGGGATGGAATCAATCTAACGGAACTTGGTACGTTTATAAGCCAGATAATCTAGTGATCAATAATGGCGTTAGAGATATTAAAGTTCCAGCATGGGAAAAAATTGAAAACCTAGTAAATTCTATAATAGTACACAATAATCTTCAAAATGTGCATGGAGAGGTTTTAAAAAATTTAGATGTTACATCTAAAGAAGTAGATTTTAATTTCTCTTTAAAAAGATTTTATTGCAAAAATTGGAGAAGTATTGATGAAGTAGAGTTATATTTTGATGATTTAGATAAAATATTAATTTCTGGAAAAAATGGTTCTGGAAAATCTAGCTTACTCAGTGCTATTAGATTTGCATTTTTAGATTGTCCCAGTATAAAAGATTTCAGACAATTTGGAACTAAATCTTGCTTAACTGAAGTAGATTTTGAATATCAGGGAAGCTTATATAGAATTCAGAGAGGTAATAAATCTGATAAACCAGTGTATGGGCTTTGGATAAATGGGGAACCTCAAAAATATAATAATAAAACTCAATTTGTTAAAGATGTAGAGGAAAGATTTCCATTCATAGGATACATAAATGATATTTATTTCTTTGATGCAGATCATCACAGATTTATTGGAGGAATGTCTAATGAAAAGAAATTAGATATCATTAGTAAATTCTATAAAATGGATAGAATAGATTCATATAATGAAGCGGCTGAAATAATATTAGGTAGAATGAACAATGCTTCTAAAAAATGGTTAGAAAAAATTGGGGAGAATAAAGAAATATTAAATTATCTAGATTCTAAACTAAGTTTGATTCAATTACCTAATATTGATAAAGAAACATTAATAAATGATAGACAGATTGGATTAGATATGCAGAAAAAAGCTAAAGAGTGGTCTGATTATATTATAAATAATAATAAATTAGAGGCTCAAATTCAACTGTTTACTGAAACATTAAATGAGCTTATTCAAAAGAGAGATAATTTAAGATCAATCGATATTATTAACAGTGAATACAAAGATCTTGAAAAAAAGATAGAAGAGTGTAATAATAAAATTTCAGAAGTAAATAATATAAATGTAGAATATAATCTTAAATTAAATTCTTTAAATCAAGTAAATTCTTTAGGAAATCAACTATATCAAGAGTGGGTAAATCTTGGAAAATCTAAAATATGTTCTTTATGTGGACAAGAAATTAAGAATAACGAATCTATTGAAGCACATAAAAAAGAATTAGAAAATAGATTAAGAGATTTATCTACGCAGCAAAGTGTATTAACTAAAGAACTCTCTTTATTGGAAAATAATAAAAAACAAGCTGATAGTATAATTACTAACTGTAAAGAAAAAATAAGAGAGTATAATAAACAGTCTGGATCATTAATATCGGAAAAACAATGGATAAATAATGTAAATGACCAAATTATTAATACACAATCTTTACTTGATAACTATAAAAAACAGTTATCTTCTATGATTATTCCAGAAAAGATAGAATTACCAGACGATTTTATGCAGAGAATGTCTAATATAGAGTCTGGAATAAATGCTTGGAATAATTGGGAAAGTCTAAAAAATGATAGATTAAAAACGGAAGATATAATTAATGATTGTAATAAAGAGATTGAATTAATTAAATCCTCTACAGTAGACTTAGAAAAATATATAAAATTAACTGCTCCAACTGGAAAAATTTATGAAGAAATAATGGAAGCATTATCAAAACAATTTAGTGATAATTATGTTAAGTATGAAGTAGTTAGAAGTACAGTTAAATATAGAGGAAAATTAATAGATAAGCTAGATCTTCAACCTAGTTTCTTTAATAATGGGAATTGGGTATCTTATGTAGCTTGTTCTAGTGGTCAACAAACGGTTGTAGATATAGACTTCCTAAGTAAAGTAGTAACAAAAATGGGTCTTCTTGTAATGGATGAATTCCTAAAACACCTAGATCCAATGAACCATGATATTTGTATCGAGAAAATTTCAAGTATGAATATTGGATGCATAATGTTATCTTCTCATATGGAATCTATATGTTCATTTAATAATAAAACCTGTAAGTTAGAACTTAATGATTCAGGAATAACAAAAATAACTTTAGAATAATATGAAATTATTAGATATAACATATAATAATTTATCGTTCAGTAATATAATTAATACTACTGATTTTTTTAAAAGTGGACCATCTTCTGAAATGATATCAGTAAAAACTTTATATAATAATATAAAAATTTTATTTGGATTAAATTCAGAAAGAGTAATAATTAGTTTATCTGAAGTTAATAGAGTATATAAATTTACTTTATTAATGCCAAATGATATAAAAAATATATTTGGATTTATAGTATATATACCATCTCAAAGAAGATTAGATATATATACATCAGAAAACGTTCAAGTTCCACTAATACAGTATAAAGGAAAAAAGATAATGTATAAATCATATCCTTATTTAATAGACAAGGCAGGATTAGATAAATTATTCTCTAAACTAATAACAGTATTATAATATGTTAGATAAGAATTTTAAAGAGTTATTAGAACAAGCATTAGAACAAGATAAAGATGAGATATTAGAAATTATCTCGAGTTATATATCTAAATCAATAATTGATAACATTAATAAGTTCAATTCATTAGAGGAGACTGATCTTAAGAAATATATAGATAGTAACATAAAAATTAATCTAGATGTATTAAACGTTAGTACCAATTCTCAATACTATCAATTAATTGATAAAATAAGAATGGTAAATAGAATATTATGTGGAAGAGATGAATTATTAGATTACTACTATTATCAGGGATCATTACCAGTTGTGGATATGTTATCAATATTAAATAATAAAGTAGGAGAATTAGAGTGTAGAATAAATAATATTATAATGAATTCTAATTCAGATGAAACTTAAAAAAGAAAGAGAGGGAATAGTTCCCTCTCTTTTAAATTTTTACTCTCCAATTAATAATCTCCTGTACTTTATCTAAGTCATAGTATGTAGATGCTTCATTCTTAAGATTATTTGAGATTTCTTTATATTTTTCTAATCCTGCATTATCTATTGATCCAACTTTATCTAATCGTCTTAATAATTTATTTAAATTATTATTTTTGTATTCCCCATCACAATCTCCATTTAAAAACTTCCATATAACAGAACAACCTTGGTATAAGCTAAGTTCAGCAAAATATAATAGTTCTTCTCTATTCATATTAGTAGTCATATTGATATGAAGATCTAAATATTGTTCTATTGCTTCATTGTATCTCTCTTGATAAATTTGATCTACTCTTGTCCATTCATGGTAACTATGTCCGGTAAATTTTTCCCAAGTCAAGTCCCACTGTTCATATACTAATGGAGAAAAACAAAGTTCGTAAAAATTAGGATTCCATCTAATCTCTGTAAATTTAACCATAAATAGTGGATAATAAAAATTATCAGAAAAATATCTATTAAATAAATCCCATCTTTTACTCATACAGTTTACTACATCCATTATCTCTTTACTTCCAGATTCTCCCCATAGAATTGAGTTAATTATTATATTTCTTCTTAGAAATTCAAAAGACAATGAAAAATATTCTCCTGAATATTCTTCAGATGGCTGTAAATCTCCATGAGCAATATCATGTTCAAAAGAATCTAAAGTTAATCTATCAGTTTCTCTTCTCGGATTTGCTATTAATTCATATCCAATTTTTTCAGCGATCCATGTATATGTAATGTTAGAGAAATTAGACTCTAATATATCTGAACAGCCGTCATACTCTTTTGTACCAGGTTGAAGAGTTAATTTATAACATAGGGTATTTTCTAATACGGTATTACGAATATCAGAATTATTGCATAAAAAATTCTCAAAACATTCCTGTAATATCTTTCCCAATGGACCTTCTATATCATTCTTTAGGTAATCTATTTTATTATATATTTTCATAAAAATCTTCCAATTTAAAAAGCTTATAACCCTTATATATGAATAAATTATAAATAGCGGCGGGATTATAACGCAATCGTATCTCGTAACAGTATAAAATAGATGATAGCCGCATAATGTGTTACGATGATAAATAAAACAATACAATTATATAAGTAGTCCCGCATTAAAAGTAGACAAGATTTTCTAGAGATCTTGTCTACTTATTTTTCCTTCTTAAAAACTCTCAAAATCTTATATATGTATACATATACAAAACAAAATTGGCGATTAAAGTAGAGAAGAATCAAGCGAGATTAACTTCTCTACTTATTTTTTTTATTCTTGTGATTTTATGTAATTTATTATTCCATCAACGTGTAAATTAATTACTGCTTTCTTTCCTTCTTCAGATAGTAAAAAATCTACTTCATCTTTATTAGTCATAAATAAATTTTCTGTTAATACTGCTGGCATTATAGTATGTTTTAGTATATAAAATCCTGCTTCTTTATCTGAATCACCGTCACTAGGATCCTTTCTTAATTTTTTCCCAGGAAGATATTTCTCAGCAGCTTTATATAAATATTCAGCTAATTCATCAGATTTACTAGTACCATAATATGTGTAAGCTTCCCATCCATTAGCAGAGTTCCAACTATCCCCCATTCCGTTTGCATTAACATGACAAGATATTAGTACAGAATCACATCCATTCTCAGTATAATACTTATTGGCTCTTCTACATCTTTCCTGAAGACTAATATCCTCTTCTTCTGGCACTAACACAAATGAATCTATTTCAAGCTCATCTAATTTATTTTTAATTCCCTTAACTATTTCTCTAGTATAGGAATACTCTAGTAATCTAGAGTCTACAGATCTTTTTCCAGGAGTATTAACTCCATGACCATTATCCAATATTATTTTTATCATAAGTTATATTATTATATTAATTATAAATAAAAAAATACTAGAACAACTTAATAAAATTGTTCTAGTATACCATATATTAGAGTTTTGACTTTTTATAATAGCAAAATAAAGATATGAGAGAGGAAATTAATCCTCTCTCATTAATTTTCGTACAAAATTATCTACCCTTCGTTTAACAGAAGGAAATAGTGTATAGGCTGTATATGAAACGCCTAGTAATATACATACCCATAATCTAATTTCTCTACTTGTTTCTGTAGCTTTACTCATATTTTAATGCTTTTATTATTACATGAATAAGGCTTTTAGTTGATATTAGAGGGAATCTATTTCAAAATTTCCTCTGGACTATTAATAAATTTTGCTTTTATTCTACTATTTCCTTGAGAAATATTATTAATTAAATTTAATGTAGCTTCTAAAGATTTCTTTTGATGAGCTTCCCAACCATCTTCCATAATACCTATCCAAACAAATCCTTTTCCTGATGATATACATTCCCATACAGAATTAACCATTTCAGCTATACTATATACTCCAGACATTTCAGGTGTAATAACATATAGATGTGTATTACATAATTCATTTTTTTCTTTGTTTTCAATTTCTATACATTCTGGAGTCCAATTAGGAACTACTGGATTAAAATAGCTAAATTTTTTCTCTTTTAGTATTGGAATTAACTCATCTCTCCAAGTAGAATTTCCACAAGTACCACCTAAGAATATCCTTTCTGGTTTTTCTTCTTTATCTAATCTAATATTAAAATTAGATGGTTTTAAATTTATACATACATATTCTTCTTTAGCTTTCGGTATAACACTTTTACATGAAAATACAGTCAAATGTTTACTATCATCATAGTTTGATATTCCCAAGTCATCTTTGAAAAATCTTACTAAACAATCTTCCAAAAATTTAATATGATTAGAACAATCCTTTCTAGTTATTCCAGATTTAAATACAAATTGGAGTGATAAATCAAATCCAGGAGAAGTAGATAACCAATCTATATCTTCAGAAAGATCTAAAGCTCTAAGTTGTTCCCTAACTTCTGCTTCTAAAGTTTTTGCTCTAGGATTTTTATAAATGTAAGGAACTTGTTTACCACCTCTTGGCAAAACCCCTGCTTTGTATAAATCATTAACTGAAATAAGTTTATTTTTTAAACTTAGAATAATATTAATTTCTTTCTTTTTATTCATAATTTTATTATTTTATTTATTATAAATATAATACAGTACTTAAAAACCTTATATATGAAAAATGATATAAATTATAAATATTATGAAGAAAAAAATACTTTGTAGGTTTTTAAGTAATAAAAAAAGTTGTAATATTGTAGTTGATCTTATTATGTATTTCGACTCAATTCCCAATTTAGGTGAAGAAGTAATATTTTTAGATAAAAATATTAAAAAAGAATTAATTAATTCTGGAAATAATTGTATTAGTGAACATTTAGATGCTGATTTCAATAATATATTTACAATTAAAGATGGAAAAGCTATAGAATTAAAGACTAATATTTTCAAAGTAGTAAAAGTTATACATTTTCCAGAATTAAACAAAGATGATGAATCTTATATAGTTTGTGCGGAAATACATTTAATAGATGGTAATTAAAAAGAGAGGAAATTTATCCTCTCTTTTTTTATTTAACTACATCTACTCCATCCACAATCTTGACAATGAATACATCCACCATCTCGTACTAATTTTCCTCCACATTCAGGGCATACTTCTCCTTTGACTTCATTAGATTTTACATACTTACTTAATATTCTGCACATAGCACTAGAAAATGATACTATATTATCATTTACTTTCTTAGCGGTTTTTATTATAAATTCAATATCTACTCCATGACGAAGTAACATGGAACTATATAATGTAGCAGCTCTCTCTTCAATATCAGTAGTAAGTACTTTTAAGTCAGGTATATACAATTTATCAGACTCAAAACTATATTTAGCTTTCTTCACTTTTATAATTTTTCCTTTATGATTCGGAAAATTAATCATCATTTCCGTTGGTCTAAATGCAAAAATTTCATAAGGTTTTCCATCCATTAGACCTACAACTACGATAAATTGTTCTCCTTTTACTTTTACCTGATAATAATCAGCTTCAAGCTCTTTTGGTCTCTTTGGTGCGAGAGTAGAAGGTATAGAGTCTACTTTATTATTACTCTCATTACTAATACCGGTTAATACTCCTTCTCGACATCCATCTCTATAAATAGTAATCCCTTTAAGACCTTCTTTCCATGATTCGATATAGATATTGGCGATTTCTTCTTCTGTTGTTTTATTATCTAGATTAACAGTTGAACTAATACTATGAGTAATATATTTTTGAACAATACCTTGAAGTTTTACTCGTTGATGCCAATTTATTTCAGGAGCAGTAGATCCATGATAAGGACTTTCTTTAAATGCATCCTCCCATTCTTTAATTGTCCACTCTTTATTTAACTCTTCTTCAGTTTTTCCATACTTCATAGAAGCCCATTGCATTAATCCTGGATGAACAACTACAAAAAGAGTATACTTTTCTCCTTTAATATCTGTATAATCTACTCGATCACCTTCAGACATACATTTTCTCTTTCTTTGATAGAATGGCATAAATATTGGTTCAATTCCAGAAGAGCAGCGAGCCATCAAGCTAACTGTTCCCGTAGGAGCTACTGTTGAGAATGAAAGATTTCTTCTTCCATATACACTCATTCTATTAGCTCTTTCTGGGAAATTAGTTCGTATAAATTCATACCAATCATTACTTCCTTCTTTTGCTTCATTATTCTCTCTCAAATGCCATTCTCTATATCCATCGTATGCTGGGAAAGTTCCACGTTCAATAGCCATATCTATATTAGAATCAAGTTCTCCTAAGAATATAATCTTCATAATCTGATCGACCATCTTAAGACATTCTTCAGAATCATACTTTAATCCTAACATTGCAATAGCATCACCCATTGCAGTGAAACCCAATCCGGCTCTACGTCCTTGAATTGCTGTATTATTTATTTTATTCCATAACTCATATTCCAATTTATTATCTTCATCTTTAACTACATTAATTATTCTTGATACTGCCTCTATTTCTAATTCAACTAGATCATCTGCTAATCTCATAGCCTCATAAGCAGTTTTATATAATAATTCTTCATTAAGATGAGCTTTTTCTGTAAATGGTTCCTCGATAAAACTTTTTAAATTTAAATGTATCAATCTACATGAATCATAAGGACCCATAGGAATTTCTCCACATGGATTAGTTGATACCATTTTAAAATTTGGATAAACACCATCTGGAGAGTAATTATGCATAGTACTTTCAAACATTATTCCAGGTTCAGCAGTATTCCAAGCACAATGCATAAGAGTGTTCCAAAGTTCTTTTGCTTTAACTTTTTTTATATAAAATATTTTATTATTATTTCTGTGATCTTCTAAATAAGTTAATTTATTATATTCTACATCAAGATAATCTTTTGAAAAGTAAGATAAATCTTGATCTACAGGATATCTAAGATAATAATCTTCATCTCCCTCTACTGCTTTCATGAATTCATCAGTTACTTTTACACTAATATTAGCTCCAGTAACTTTAGTTAAATCTTGTTTCTTCGTAATAAATTCTTCAATATCCGGATGATTAATATTCATAGATAACATTAATGCTCCCCTACGACCATTCTGTGCTACTTCATTTGTAATATCAGAACATACATCCATAAAACTAGCAGCACCAGTACTAGTTTTTGCAGCATTGTTAACACTAGCTCCTCTTGGTCTAAGCTCTGATAAATCGTATCCAACTCCACCACGACGTTTCATAAGTTGAGCTTGTTCAGATCTTGTTTTCATAATGTCGGCATAAGAATCTTTCGGAGAGCCGACTACAAAACAATTTGATAAACTAACTAACTCATTCGTACCAGCTCCAGACATAACTGATCCACCAGGAATTATATATTTATAATCTTTAAACAGATTATAAATTTTTTCTTCAGTAAGATGTCCTCTAGAATATCCGTAATTTGACAGTTTTAAACTGGACTCTGGATTCTTATTCCATCTGAATTTTTCTTCAATTCTAGAAAATTCATGAGCTAATCTTTTGTGTGTATCATCTGGAGTATTTTCCCCACTTGCTGCATATTTATTTTTCCATGTTGAAGCAGCCAATTCATCACCATTGAAATAATCTAATACTTTATCTTCCATTTTAATTTTTATTAAATTGTTATATATAATATAGTAAGTACTAATGCACTAAAATATACATTAGTACTTAATTAATAATTTATCTATTCATTAATTCAGTATCTTCGATAAATTTTTTTGCAACTTTATCATGCTTCCAAATAGTTTGATTAGAAGATCCTCTAAGGTAGAGTTTATCGTCCTTTAGGGAATCTATATATCTACCATCAACTATATAATCACATAAATCTATTACATTTCTCTGAGATTCTGTTAAATTTTCTGAGAGATAATATCCAGTCCAAAGCCATATTTGTTTTTCTGGATACATATCTTTTATCTCTTTTATTAAATAATAGAGTTCATCTGCTTGAAGTAAAGGTTCACCTCCTAAAAAAGAAACTCTTTTAACACCTTTAACTAATTCCAAAAATTCTTTTCTAACATCTTCAGTAAACTCTTTTCCTCCATCCAATGACCATGCAACCTTATTAAAACAATTTTCACAATGAAATAAACAACCTTGTAAGAAAATTGAAACTCCTATATACGGTCCATTAGATATATCTAATTTTCTAATAATAGAATATCTCATAATTTTATATCAAATTTAAAGTTCATGATCATCTGCGTGAACATATCTATCTTTAATCTCAGCAGTACGTCCTTGGTTCCAAAAATTAGATCCTATATATCCGCATGTACGGCGAGAAACATGTAATTTATGTTGATCTTCACATCCACAATTTGGACATTTCCATCCTAATATTCCATCCTTATCTATAATTTTTATCTCTCCATCAAAACCACAATTAGAACAATAATCTGATTTTGTATTTAATTCTGCATAAGATATATTATCATAGATAAATCTAATTATTTCTAATACAGCTTCTATATTAGATGTTAAATTTGCACATTCTATATAAGATATCATACCTCCACTAGAATATGGTTGTAACTCTGCTTCTAGTCTTAATTTTTCAAAAGGATTAATTTCTTCCTTTACGTTAATATGATAGCTATTCGTTATATAAGATTCATCAGTAATTCCTGAAATTTCTCCAAATCTTTTCTTAAGACATTTTGCAAATTTATAGGTTGTACTTTCTATAGGAGAACCATACACACTATATCCTATGTTTTCCTCAGATTTCCATTTATTACAAGCATCATTTAATTTCTGCATTATTTGTTTTGCAAGATCCATATGTTTTGTATGAGACTCTCCAGTTAAAGATTTAATACATTCATATAATCCTGCATATCCTAGAGAAATAGTACTATATCCATCAAAAAGATATTTATCAATTACTTCTCCAGGCTTTAACCTAGCAAAAGCTCCATGTTGCCATAAAACTGGGGCTACATCAGATTTAACACCAACTAAACGCTTATGTCTGATATATAAAGCTCTATGACACAACTCTAAACGTTCATCTAAAATTTCCCAAAATTTATTAATATCTCCTTCTGCTGATAAACCTGCATCAGGTAAAGATACTGTTACAACTCCTTGATTTAAACGACCATAGAATTTATAATTTCCATTTTCATCTTTCCAAGGAGAAAGAAAACTTCTACATCCCATCGAAGGGAAACAGTTTCCTTCTTTTAGTTCTTTCATTTTCTTCTCAGATATATAATCTGGGACAAGTCTTTTTGCTGAACATTCTGCTGCTAATTTTGTAAGATACCAATATTTGCTATTTTCATAAATATTATCTTCTTCAAGAGCATATATTAATTTAGGGAAAGCCGGTGTAACAAATACTCCATCTTCATTAGGCATTCCCTGGATTCTTTGTCTTAAGAATTCCTCAATTAACATAGCTAATTCCTCTTTATACTCAGCAGTTTCATTTAAATACATAAAGACTGTTAAAAATGGAGATTGACCATTTGTGTTCGTCATGCTGTTGATTTGATAATTAAAAGTTTGAACTGAATCTTTTATTTCTTTCTTCAAATCAACATCAGCTAGTTTTTTACTAGTTTCTTCATCTACACCAGCATCTCTATATTTTTTTAGAAATCCATTATAAGAGTCTCTAACAAAAGGAGCTAGATGTGTTAATGTTATAGTACATCCTCCATATTGAGAGCTACTAACTGCTGTAATTACCTGTGTTGCAATTGTAGTAGCAGTAATTAATCTATGAGGTTTAAAAATCTTTGTTTTATTAATACATGTTCCATTCTGTAACATATCCTCTAGATTAATTAAACAACAATTGCTGAGGGGCTGAGCTACATAATCTAAGTCATGTATATGTATTAAGCCTTCATCATGAGCTTGAATAATATCGGGAGGAAATATTTTTCTTCTAGCGATATCTATACTTACAATTCCAGCCATATAATCTCTCTGAACAGTTACTAAATCTGAATCTTTATTCGAATTTTCAGATTTCCAATATTCTGATTCTCCTTTAATTAACTCAGTAAGTTGTTCATCTATAGTATTAGTATTTCTTTGAAATTCTCTAACACTTCTATACCCTTCATAGGCTTTTGCAGTTAATTTATGTCCCTTTTTTATCAGTTTATCATAAACTAAATTTTCAATTTCTTCTATAACATATCTATCTAATCCTCTATTATCTAATTCTTCTTCGATTTCTTTAGATATATTAGTAGCTACTTTTGAACTTTTAATTCCACTAGATTTCATGGCTTTTAATATAGCCTTTTCTATCTTTTCCGAATTAAAATCTTCAAATAATCCATTTCTTTTTATTACTTTAAAATTGCTCATAGATTAAATTTAATAATAATTATTATTTCGAATTTAAGTTATATTTTAAACCTAAATCTTGTACTATGTATTTTTCTGCATCTTTAATTATAATTTCTTTAGTAATTTTATTATAAGATTTAGTAAATTCAATATAATTATTTTGATTTTCTAAATAATCTTTAACTCCTCCTGGAAACTCTTTTGATCTAGTTGGCTCTTTCAAAATTACATTTTCAATAAAATCTATATCTTTCTGTATTAATAAAATTTTATTAGGAGTGTATAAATGATTTTGTTCACATAATACATTTTCTTCATTAACTACATTATTAATCCAAGATTCATTAACGTTAATTGATGGATTATTTTTAAAATAATAATATAACATATCAGTAATTCCTCTTTCTACTAAAAGATACTGTATATTATTCTTACTACTATCATAGATATGATCTTTCAATCTACACAAATGTAAATTAGCATAATTTAGATCTAATTGCTCCTGGCCAAGAATTTTTTCATAATATTTCCAAGTTTTTATAGAAGAGCGCATTACATCTATATTATCGGAAGAATATGAATTTTCATTTTTTTGTTTACATTCACTTCTCCATTTATTTATCTCTGATTCTATAGTGGTACTCTTAAAAGTACCACTCATTCCGTAATAAATATTTATAAATCTAAACATAGCGTAAATTTATTTAAAAAATCTTTTTTCTCTCTAACAAAAACCTTTCTAGATTCAATAGGAACCTCTTCATAATATTCTCCAGGAATACAATGTTTATATTCTTGATAAATTACACAAGTTTCCCATTCTCTAGTTTCTGGATTTTTCATTAATGCATTTTCATTAAGAACTATATATCTGTTCTTTGTTTCTTCATATTCTACAATTTTTTCCATAATTATAAAAATAATAAATAAATATTAAAAAGAGATATAAGTACACAACAACGTAATATCTCTTCCTATAAATAAAGTTTTAAGGAGATACTAAAGGTAAAAAAGAGAGAAGAGTTTGCAAACTCTTCTCTCTTGACTTTAATCTTTCTTTACGGAATTCATTAATTCCTCAATATGACTTTTTTCTTTTTGCCCAAAATTAATAAGCTTAATCATAGATTGCTTAAGATCTTCTTCATAAATTACAGTACTATCAAGAATCTTCTGAAGATAATTACGACCTTCTCTATAAGCTTCTTTCTTTGCTCTAGATTCAGCAATTCTTTTACCAATTACTTCATCGAATTTATCTTCTGGATGACATTTAGAAAATCCTTTAACAGTAATTAATTCTGATTCCTTCCCAAAAACATTATTTTGTGAAGATTTCCAAGTATTCACTAATACTTTCATGATACAAACTACTGTTTTAGTACTTTCCTTTACAATAAATTTTGGCTCTCCTACAAAAACTACTTTCATAATTTTTTAATTTTATAGTTAATAAATACAATAATATCATATATAAGAAATTCAAGGTTGTATTTTGCTCCTTTTTTATCTTTATTACCTAATAATTGTAATAATTAAATTTATATAATATGCTATACTTATTTGGATCTGGATCTTGGGATAATAATAGAAAAATTATTAAAGTTGGATTTAGCGATGACTTTGATAAGAGAAAATTAAGTTACTATCATCATAATCCATTAGGAAAAATGATAAATACTAGAGAAGGAACTTTATTAGATGAACTTAGACTTCACCTAAGACTAATAGACTACAGAGTTGAGTTTCTGGAAGAATGGTTTTATGGAGAAGATAAAGATGGGGAAGATATAATTAATATATTTAATGAATCCTATGAAGAGATTAACAAATGGTTATGGGAAAATAGACAAAGAACTTTATATTCTCCACAATTACCAGCACCGGGAACATTAAAAAGAGAATTATTGGATGAATTAACAAAGACATATAAGGGTAAAGAAAAAGATAATGTAGAAAAATTATTATAAAAATAAATAGAGAGACCTTAGTCAAGGTCTCTCTTCTGTTTTTGTCCATCTATTTATTCCAGAGAGTGGACAATCTGAACAATCTTTTTCTCTAATGCAATAATTATCACAATAATCTGCTACTTTATATGGTAACTCATCATCATGTACTAAATAACTATCTATAAACTCATCTACAATTGAAACTGTTCCTAGATAGTAATCATTACCTGCTACTTTACCTATTACGTTTATAATATATTCATTAATAAACTCATGGTCACTAATATAAAAGAATTTAATATTAACTATGTTAAATATATTTCCAAAAATACATTTAAATTTATCTATCTCAAACTCAGAATAGCCACCGTCTATTCCTTTACCTCTAAATCCAAGAAATTCATAGTTTCTTTTACTCTTTATAATATCAGATAAATTTTTTATTTTTATCTTATCATTTATATAAAGATCTAATCTTGGACTACTAGATTGTATCTCTATTATGTATCTGTTAGATTTTCCCATTCTATAATATTAATACTTGGTACGTACTTCTCTCTATAGTATTGAGATACATTAATTAAATTAATATTATTCCATAATAAACTACATGGATAATGAATATGTCCGAAAATGTGGTATTTTGGCTTTATCTCTTCTAGTCTTAATTTTAAAGATAAATTTCCTGGTTCATCATTTTTTCCATAAGCTCCTTGAGAATTTTTAATACACGGTAATTCGAAAACTCTTGGAGCTTCATGAGTAACTAATATATCACACTTTGAAATCTTAGATATATCCTCATTTCCAGATAAATGCGGAAATGCAAAAGTATACAATGATGTTCTAGGATTTCCATAAATATAAACACTTTCTCCACTAAGAAAAGATACAAACTCTTTTCCTTGATCTACTAATACAGTTGTAGAAAAATCATATCCGAATATCTTTCTGATAGCAAGAAAATTTTCATAATTCTTTTCTAACCAAAAATCATGATTTCCTGGAACTATTATAAGTTCTTGTAAATCTGGAAAAATATCTTTATTAATAAATTTATTAATAGATTCTTTTAACCAAACTTCTTGATCTCTTACGTTATCTGTAGGACATATATCTCCAGCAATAATAAGAAATTCTATTCCTCTATAAGTACTAGTATATCCATCAATTCTTCCATGTAAGTCAGAAATACATCCAATTTTTATCATGAGTCTCTATCGCTATAATAACCATTTTCATATAATATATTTGCCGTAGTAGAATATCCACAATCATCTTCATACGTATAATATGCTAAACCCCCTTCAGGTATTTCTTTTTGAATTATAGGCCATAAAAAGTCAATAATTTCCTCATCAGTTCTTCCTCCTTCATTTAATTGATTCCATACATCATCTTTACTATATTCACTTACAAATCCGTAAGGAAGAATTCCATAAAGAAATCTATATATTTCACAACTATTATCTACTTTTAATAATCTTAATATATCTTCCTTATTTCTAACTAAAATAACTTCAGATGATATATAATCATTAGAGTTATATAAATCTAAAAACTTTTGATCAACATCAATAAGGAATACTTGAGTACTACTATTAGTAATAACATCTGAGATACTACTAATGATTCTTTTTGTCTTCTTCATAAAATTTAAATTCTGAATAATTAAACTCTGCTATAATATTATTATTACTTAAACTTAGAAAATTCTCTTCAAATTTTAAATAAATATCTTTTGGAGATTTATTATAAGTTTCTGAAATTGACTTACTTAACATACTGTTCGATTCTTCTATCCATTCTTCATTTAGAGGAAATGAATAGTAATCTGCTTCCATTAGGTCTGATATAAACATTCCGGTAGAAAATCCCAGAATATTATATTTTTCGAAAAAATCAGATGCATGACACCATATACCGATACAAACTTTCTTTTTTCTTAATTCATCGACAAATTCTGAGTTAATTAAAAATCTTCCTAATAAAGGTTCTATATTATCCTTTACTATTTTATTACCACACATTAAACCCTCAGCTGATCCATGTCCCAACATTAAAACTACATCATGAAACCTTATCAGTTTTCTAAGATTGCTCTTAGAAATAGTAATATCTCTCACTACAGTTTTATTGGGAATATTTTCATATGAACTACATAAAAAATCTGTAGTACAATCTTTTGGATGAATTATTAAATACTTAATCATTGCTCCATCTATAATAGTATTCATTTTCTACTTCCCCAGAATTATTTGGGTATAATTCTAATAACCTATTTAAGATTCTTTGATTATTTATATAATCATAGTATATGATTATTGGTAAATTTAAAGATTTTACTATAATAGGTTTAAAAATTTCCCAAAACTTTTCTTCTAATTCTGGATAATTTAATGCTAAATTTCTATAAGTCGATACATCTTTATTTCCCAAAGATCCTATATACACATAAGAATGTCTTGGAATAGAGTATCTAACTAAACTTTCGACATCTTCTTCTGTTTTTATTTGAAAAAATCGATCTTTATATTTCCTATAGACTCCACTTCCTACCATCTGCCTCAGTGCATCGGGTCCTTGAATTATAAAAACTTCAGTACTACTATTAGTAATAATTCCACTAATACTACTAACTAATCTTAAACTCATAATTTAATTTTTATTTACATAAATAAGAATTTAAAGGTATAATTTTGAATAAAAAATAATACGTTTGAAAACACCCTAAAATCTTATATATGATATGATAATATTAATTAAAATTAATAATATAATAGAGAAATATTATTAATTAAATGGATTTTATCTAGGAATTAACTGGCTTATATTATCTAATAATTAATAAATGATTAAATAATAATTATAAATAGTATAAATTAAATGTCGATAATGATTTCCAGAGATTCCAGAATTAAGGTAATACTTAATGAAAATAGATAAGATCAACCCAGAAGTTACATTAATATATAAGTTTTATAGAATAAATTGAAATAGTAATGCTATAATTAAATATATTAAGAAATAACTTCTGGGAATATTTTTCTACTACAAAACCTCTACCTTTTCGCGGTGTAGTAGATAACTAGCACTAAAGTTGTGAAACTAAAGAGGCAATGAATAGGAGAAATCTTATTCGGAGTAATGATACTATGATTTATTATCTAAATTTTAGTGTCAGAAAAAGGAGACTTATAACAAAACAAAAATTATGATAAAATATTTTAAATATAAAAAAGTAAAGTATATTTATTTAAGTAAAAATTTACATAGATTGTATCTTAATAGTCGAATGTCGTAAGAAAGTAATAATATATTAATTCTTAGAACTCTTGGGTTATAGGGAGATATTTGTTTTAATGCATGTAAGCAAATTTATAAAGAAGATGATAGAATATCTGTAGAGCCAAGTAAGACAAAATCGTGAATGACATTAAGATAATAAAATCTATGGTTTTATTTTTTTTAACCTTATAAGAGACGATTATTAACAATTGTAAAAAAAGAAAATTATGAATAACGAAGTATTAAATTTTGAGTATAATGGAAATATTATTCCATTTGCATTTACAGGAAATGATGTAATGATTAATGCTACAGAAATTGTTAAATGTTTTCCTGGCAAGAAAATAAGCCATTTCCTTAGTAATCAACAAACAAAAGACTTAATTAAACAATTAGAGAGTGAGGTAGGAATTCCGGCATCACAATTAGTAGTAATAGTTAAAGGTAACTATAGTTCTGGAATTAAACAAGGAACTTGGTTACATAGAAAATTAGCAATTGCACTATCTATGTGGTGTAGTCCTGCTTTCTATAGTTGGTGCCTAAGAAAATTAGATGAAATAATTACTAGAGGTTATGCATTTAGAGATATGGAAATAGCAAAATTACAAGGAGAAGTAAATAATCTAAATTTTGTAATTCAATCTCAAAAACCTCAAGTAGATTATTATAATAGATTTCTTAGTACTTCTGAAATGACATATTCTATGATTGATGTAGTTAAAGGATGCAATCTTAGAGTGTCTCATAAAGCTATGTACAGATTACTAGAAGATAATGGTTTTATTATGAGACAAGGTAAGAGATGGTACCTAAAATCGCCTTGGAGTAATTTTGGGTATACTAAGGTTTTACCCGTTGAGATAAAAGACAGCTTAGGGAATACAGTTATAAAAAATAAAATAGTTTGGACAGAAGCTGGAAGACATTGGATTTGTTCGATAGCAAAAGAATTAGGAGTTATATAAGACTTTATAAGATAGGATTTTATTCCTATCTATTTTATTGTCCTTAAAAACCTTATAGATGTAAAAAATATTAAAAACTAGAAAAATTATGAAAAAGTTAAAAGAAATTGAGATTAACAACTCAAAATTAAAACTAGTAAGTTATCAATACACTCCAGGAGAAGAGCTTGTAAATAAAGATAACCTTAGGTACCATATTGCTATATCACTTAGTGGTCAATCAGTGACAGCAATAAAAAATATAGCAGTATCAGGTGAATACTGGTTTATTGAAAATTCTAGTAAGTCGTTTGGTGATAATATTTACTATGATAAAGTAGATTTCAAAGAACTAGTATTAATAATTAAATGTCTTACCAAATACTTCCTATACAATAATAATAATTTGGAAGTACTAGAGAAATTGATTCTTTCTACTAAAGATGATGCTATTATATCAAAATTTTATGACATCTATGGAAAGAATGATATCAAAGATTATGCGTTATTACTTGATAATATAGTAAATACTGACAATTATAAACAAACTCCTTGTAAAGATACTTATAATAATATCTATACTAGAGAAAGAAATTACTCTGTATATAGATTATTAGATGAGTTATCTCTAGAAAAAGCAGAAATATTACTTGACCCTTCTTTAATTGGTGATTATAATGCAGTTTCTAAGAAAAAAGTAGATCGTAGAAAAGATAATGAAATTCAATATAGGGAGTGGAGCAAAATCTATGGATTGACTAGAAATAAGACGAGAGCAAATATTAGTATATCTTATACTGGAAAAGCTCTTGTACAAGTTCCTAATAACCCATACAATATAGTTCCTGGAGAAAGAGAAGTTAGTGTAAAAAAATCAATTTGTATTATTAGAGACGGAAGATTAAATCAAGATAAGATAGGTATTAGGGCTTCCTCTAAGTTAATAAGTAAATTAAAAAAACTTGGAGTTGCAGAACCATTATTGTATAAAAATGAATGTCTTATAAACCTATCTAAGCTTCCAGTAATCTCTAAAAAAGATATTAAATTGGTTAGTAGTTATTACATGGCAAAAATAGAGGCTAGTTATATGGTAGCTAAAGTAGTAACTGAATACTTAGACTTGTTTTACCCAGAAAAAACAATTACTACTAATTATTCAAGTATAGAGGAAAAACAAAAAGATGAATTCCTAAGATCGATTGGAATAGTGGGAGATTTCTATGTACCAAATAAAGCAGATCTAATTAATCAGGATTCTTACACGACAGTAGAATTAATAACCTATATTGACTCTAATATTATTCCTCAAGTAGCTAGTAAAAGATATAGCTTATATAGAGTGTATAAGAATAATGGTGCTTGTAAGAATTCATCAATTAATAGTATATTACGTCATGTTGATTTTACAGGAGATATCGATAAACTGAGAAAATATTGGAAAGAAAGACTAGATAAATTTGCAGAAGAGATAAGAAAACGAAAATTCCAGATCATCATGTCTAAAGTAACCAAATTTTCTGATAATATATTTATTGAGGATGCTTATAAGAGAATAACGGATATTAGCACTAATGTAGATTTTAGAATATCTTGGAAATTTAATAAAAAAACTATAAATTTATGATAATAAATAATCTAGAAGAACTAAAAAAGTTACTTGTATTTAAACAAAATAATAAGAATAAGCCAGAAATCTATTATTTTGTACAAGTAATTCAGAGAAAAAAAGATAATCCGGAGTTAGAAATTCAAGAAATTCAAAGGTATGCTTGGTGGATTACATCTCTTAGATATTTAGAGAAATCTTGGAATAGAATACAGAAAATGTGCGAAGCTTATAATGCCAGAGCATATATTTCTATAACTCCTAGAAGTTTAGAAAAATTTGGAAAACAATGTATGTTTGAATATTCAAAAAGGGTTGCTAATAATGATTACTCTAATATTCAACATATTCCTAAAAGAGTAGCTCTATCCAATGAAACTCTCCAATCTAGAGGAGTAATTAACAAGCCTAGATGGATATTAGATGTCGATTACGAATCAAAAGATATAGCTGAAGAAGTATCTAATTTTATATCTAACTATACTACAGTATTAAGTACTATAAAAACAGTAACTGGATATCACATTGTAATAGAATCATTTAATTTTACTAAACTTGATGAATTTAGTAAAAATATTAAAAGATCTGAATATGTAATTCCTGGAACAGATATAGAATTTGCTCTTAAAAAAGATGGGAATACAATACTATATGCTAATATTAAATAAAAAAATAGAGAGACTTGAAAAGTCTCTCTATTTTTTTTTATCTCTTTCTTATAACTTCATCTATAATTCCAAAATTAAGTGCTTCTTCTGCACTCATGTAATTATCTCTGTCACAAGCTTTTTCAACTTCTTCATATGATTTGCCAGTCTTTTCGACTATAGTATCATACAGTGATTTTTTTATTCTTAATATTTCTTTTGCCTCAATTTCAATATCACTAGCTTGACCCTTTGCACCTCCTAAAGGTTGATGTATCATTATAGTAGCTCGTCTTAATGCACTTCTCTTTTTATTTGTTCCATTTAACAGTATCATAGCTCCGAAAGATGCTGCTAATCCTGTACAAATAGTTCTAATATCAGAATTAATATAATCCATACAATCTAATATAGAACATCCACTATAACATTCTCCACCTGGAGAATTAATATACATCGTTATATCCGCTTCCTCCATTGAGTCTAGGTACAGTAATTGAGATACTACGATATTAGCAGTATCGCTATTTACCTCTGTTCCAAAAAATATTTGTCTTCGATTCATTAATTCGCTGAAAATATCTAACTGAGTCATATTATGCTCAGCTTCTTTTATTATATATGGATTAATATATCCAGCTTGTTTATTAGACATTTTTTGTAATTGATCATCAAAGCTAGTCATTTTAAAATGATTATTTGCTTTGTAAAAATTTCTAAAGTCTGTAATAAGATTTTTTCTTTTCATTTTTACTTATTTTATAATTAATACATTTATAAGATTTTTAAAGCTACAAAATTACTATTATAATACTTTAAACTCCTAATAAATGAATATAAACTTAAATTTTCTATAATATGAAACTGTTAAATGTTATTAATTTTGAAAAAACAGGATTAAGTGGTAGTGATGTAGTAAATTATCATGTTTTAGACGGTCCATTAGAACAGACTCTAAAGTTCTCTTATGTAAATCTAGATAATCCTCCTAGTAATATAAATTATCCAAAAGAACCAGATGTAATATTTGATACTGCTATATGTAAAAATCTAATTATAACATATCCATTAAAAAATACTGCTATATTTTCTATAAGAGGAAATTCTAGAAATGAATTAATTAAAGAAATTGTAGAAGCTTATCATAAAATTTATGATATAGAAGAACAATCTAGTACAGCTATTGCTAGATCTATGGGATTTAATACAGCTAATAATGTTCCAGGATTATTTGGTATTTGGGGACATTCTTTAAGAGATCTAGTATTACATAGAATATCAATTTATAAAAGTTGTATATTATTAGGAATTGATTCATAACAAAAAAAAGAAAGGTAGATAAAATCTACCTTTCTTTTTTTCATAGTTTATGGATATAAAATCCTATTTTTTGGAGGATATAAAGGATTTATTCCAATATTTCCAGAAAATGATTTAGCAAAAGCTTTAACCGTAGCATTAAACATACTAGTTGTAAGAATGTCAAAAGTCTTTTCTTCTTCTAAATAAAATTGTTTTTGAGAATAATTTATTTTTTCTTTACAATCTCTGATTAACTTAGATATTGAATCCAGTGAATGAGTTAAACTATTATTATACTCTATTAGATCAATAATAGAATTATAACTTTCTCCAGATTTTATTAAATATTCTAATCTCCTTTTAATAAAAATTTTTTCATCCAGTAAAGCTTGATATTCTAATCTTAAATCTTTATAAACTTTTATTAAGTCCGAATGTTCTTTATTCTTCATCCTACTTTTCCAGTTTTTGTTAATCTAGATTTTAAAATCTTACAGCCTTTCTCTCCCTGATAAATAATCAAATCATATTTTAATAAATCACTATTATTAAAACTTATGTGTTCCAATGATAAATCATATAAAGATATATTACCGATCTTACAAGAACACTCTAGATCATTATCATCTACTATTAAAGTATTTAATAAATATTTATTCATAATTCTAATAATTTATTTAAGTAATAAGATTCATCTAAACTCTTTTCTTTATTTTTTATAAATTCTGAATTTAGATTATTTCCATATTTTTCTACAAATTCTTTAAATTTACTAATGCTAATTGATCCATGTTCGCCTAGATAAAGAGATACGGCTTTTAATAAAGATAATTCTTGTAATAAAATATTCTTAGTATCCTCTCTAAGCTCAGAGAATCGACTTATTATAGCATCTCTAATAGTTAATTTTTTATTACTATAAGTATGATTAACTCTAAAATAATTATCACTTAACCCACCGGGTATTGACATATGAGATTCTGTATCATAATTTGAAAAATAGTATGGTTCAAAATATCCATTGTTGTAAACCTGTTTTGAAAAATAATCCCAGGCATTATAAATATCACTTCCAGATCCCATTAATCTTTTTGAAGAGTCCTTAAATACTATTTCTTCAGCAGAATAACCAGCTAGTAGTATTCTAATTTCAGAGTCTACATCTCCTCTGGTTTCAATTTCTCCTTCTTTTTTAGGATTATAAGAGTTTACAAAACCTCCATCTCCTGATGAAACAGAAATTATATTTCTAGGATAAACTCCAGTTTCATAAAGAGCTACTATAGCATGACCAGCCTCATGAACAGAATTAATATATCTCGTTTTTCTTCTAGTAGGACATCTTAAACCTCCCAACTGTAATTTAATTATTCTCTCTATACTTTCGATTCTATCAACACTAGTGTTAGTATCATAAAAATCAATAGTTAAACTAGTTTCTGGAAGTTTTAACTCTTTTTCAATTAAATCTGCTCTATTAGTCAAACTAATTTTTACTAGATTAGTATTTTCTGGTTTATTAATAATTATATCTGATAATAAAGGAGATAATAAAGATCCTATTGTTGTAAACATGGGTCTTACCCCTTGAGTGGGAAATACTCCTTCCAAATACATTACTTGCGTAATATCATTATTACTCTGTAATGTTATCCCTGTTTCTGCTTTAAATTTTTCATAAATTCTAGATAATTCTTTCTCAATAATTTTAATAAAACTATCTTTTGTTAAAGCAGGATAAACAATAAGATTATTACCAAGTCTTGCAATCTGTTCAGCTCTAAATCTTTTCTTTAAAGATTCTTTTATATCATTAATAGATACTCCTACAGTTTGATAGTAAAAAGTATCAGCATCCATGTCTGGAGAAATATCGTCTTCTACTCCAAAAGCTTCATCAATATTTCCTAATATAAATATTAAAGAGTCTGAACAATTTAATTCTTTTGGCTTATTAATAAATTTCTCTACATCATCTAATATAGATACTAGTTCTTGTAAAGATTCAGTAGACATAACTGACTTAATAGTATTTAATCCAGAACCTTCTTTAAAAGAATTACACTTTCTATAAATAATTCTAAGAACATCTTCAGGTACCACAGATAAAGGAGATAATACATCTTCTTCATCATTATCATTATCTAATGGTTTTTGACTTTTTTTCCCTAAAGAAGAACTACTATCATCTATCAATAATGACATATTTCTACTATACCAAAAACCTCCTAAAGATAGTAATAATTCCTTCGTATCTTCTCTATTTATAGTTTTTCCAGAATTTAATTTTATATCTGGGCAATTCTTAGAAAATTCACGAATATCACTAATAAAGTTAGTTAATTTATTAGTATCGTAGTTATATCTACTTACAGAAATTATACCACTATCAATTAATGACCATAACGGTCTTAATGGAGATTTTAGTAACTCCTCACCAGTTTGACTTATAGTTCTAGCATATTGAAACTCATCAAAGACGAAAACTCTTTTCTCCATTAAAGCCGGATTCTCTACATCATAATAATCATCTCCAATAGCTTCATAAATCTTATCAGAAATATCCGAACTACTAGATTCATTAGCTTCTAACCCACAATCAAAATAAATTGCATTTCCGGCTAGACCCAATAAGTTTATTAATCTTCTAACTACACTAGTTTTCCCTGTTCCAGTTAAACCAAATAAACTTATAACTACCGGTCTCTCATTTATTTCGGGAGTTATGTACCAAGGAATTATTCTTTGTTTAATTTGATCTATTATATCATCAATTCCAATAAATTCTTTTTTTAGAGTTTCTATTGCACTATTTAATTTATTAAATCTATCAATTCTAGATTCTGGAATTACTAATGAATCTAAAGTTACTGTATTTTTCATAATTAATCTTCTTTATTTCCTTGAATATCTACAATTTTTAACTTTCCCACAAATTCTCCTCCATAGGAAAAATCATATTCATCTTGACCTGAAGATATTTGGAACGTATAAAGTTTTCCTTTATCACTGAATATTGTAAGAGCATATTTTTTCTGCTGATTATGCTTTATTTTCAATTTCGTAATTCTAAAATAAAGCATTCCATCATTATCTGTCTTAATTACTGCAGAAATATTACAAAGTTTAAGTAATTTATCCTGCTCATTATTTCCTGAAATAATTTTTAAAACATCAATAGGAAGATTTTTGAAATTATCATACTCTCTTTCAAGACGTTCATAAAATAATCTATCTTCCTGAAATTTAAAATTCATAGAAAATGGGATAAATCTTAATGAAGTACCAGTTTCTTCTGGATCATTATTAGAAAATCCTTCAGAAATAATTCTAACTTCCTTTACTTCTTTTTCCTTATCCTTTTTATACTTTAAAGAATAAGTTGATGTCATAGGATCATAGTCATAAATACTAACTATTAAAGCTTTTGTAATAGTATTTGACCAATTTCCAGTAACTTTATCTTTAGTATATTCTAATAGAGCTACTTCTGTTCCTATATATCTCAATAATTCTCCACTTTTTGGTATATACTCTAGATTTCCTTCAGAAAATCCATAGAGTTCTTTCATTTTCTCTAATGTAGTTTTTTCTTTCATTGTTTTAAAATTTAAATTTATTTATCAATAATAAGATTTTTATTCAATATTATACGCATTTTCTATATAATTCATAGAGTCAATCAAGATTCTTCTCGATAATTTATTTAGATCACTATATTTTTTAGTATTATAGTTAATAGAATAATACACTCCATTACATATGCCTTCTTTTATTACTACACTGCAGACTAATCTAGGATAATCAGTTTTGTTATATACATGAAATAATTTATAGAAGGTCATATTTAATAAATTAGACTTAGTGACCCGAAATTCGCCACAATCTATATTATTAATATCTTCAAGAAGATTTTTAAATATTTCTTTAATATTTTTTTCTAACTCACTATTCATTCTAATATAGCTTTTTCCAAATAATCTATAACAGCTAATGTTATAGTTTTTTCTAATCTAACTAAACTTGTAAATTTAACATATTTATTCGGATTAAGAGATAGAAATACTTCATTATTATTTGTATCTAAAGCTACTTGACAAATAAATCCTGGACCTTTTAAACTTTTTTTATTTAAAAATAATTTAAAAAATTTAATATTTATTCTAGTATCAGTAGATAAAGAAATCCAAAAACTGCCACTATTTCTTTTATCGGATATATAACCCCTACTATCTAAACATATATTAAATAATATATCTTTAATTTCTTTATCTAGTTCCAAATAAGAGTAATAATCAATATTATCTATCATTATTTTATTATTTTAATGACCTTTCCATAAACTGATTTAGTCCAGCCATTAATTCCTCCGTGATTATTACCTATTAATAACCCTTTTTTGGAATCTATTGATTTAACTAAATGAGTGTAATATAATCCATGAACTTTACAGTACACTATGTCTCCAACTTCTACTTTATCTAAAGTAATCGGTTCTAGTACATGTTTTTGTCCGCTCTGAATTATAGGGGTCATTGAATTTCCTTTCTCAGAAGTTATAAAAGTTTCTCCATTATTAAGTCTTTCCCATTTAGGAATAAACTTAGTCTTTTTTACATCTTTTATATTTTCTATGTTTTCTTTCTGCTTCTTTTTTATTTTTCGCTTTGCATTCATATCCGTCATTAAATTTAAAATTATGAACAAATCCTTTATCTATATTAGACTTATAAGATAGTCCATTATTAATACTTTCGCTAATTAATTTATCAACATACTTAGTATGACATTCTACTGCAGAAGAATAATTAATATTATTTATAATTACTTCTCCTTCATATAAAATTTTATAGTTATCATATTCTACAGGAATATTGACTAAATAATCAAAATTTGGATATCCAAAATCAGAGGATGATCCACTTAAGTATAATATTTTATTATTATTATCTACTTCCCAAAATCCACCACCATGACAAGAATATTGATTAGATGGAAGAAGATCTCTATGATAACCTACATCACCAAGAATAAGTTCTCCTTGATTAGAAATTATAAATTTTTTCATATCACTTTATTAATTACTTTACATTATTAAGATTTTAGGAGGAATAAAAAAGAGAGAATAGATATCTATTCTCTCTTATAAAATTTTAATCTTCTTTTCCGGCTTCATGCTTACAAATCTTAATCTGATAGATATAACTATTTACCGTTTCAAAGAAATCATCGACTCTATTGATAATTCCAGTCCACATCATGTTATCTTTTGCCTCAATCTTAACTTTTGTAAGCTTCCCTCTAAGATCTACTAACAATTCTTCAAATTCTAATGCATCAGGAAGAACTGGATCCAAATCTCCGGGTTTAATAAATCCCCAAAGAGCTTGAGCATTTTCCATAATAGCATCTTCGAATTTCTTAAATTCGTCAGTAAAATCATCAATTAATCTATGAATACTCATAGTTTGTGAAGAAAAATGTAATTCCTTTAATCTAGTGTTGATTCCCTGGAATTCATTTTCTAAGTTTAAAATAAATTCATTATTCATCTTTCTAATTAATTTAATTGTTTTATTTTTATAAAATCTGATATTGTTTGTGGATTAACTCCTAACCTTCTTCCCATTTCTGCTTTAGAAACATTATTCCTCAACATTTCAACTATAATATCCTCTTTTCCTTCTAATAATCTTTTTCTCGGAATTCCTACTGGTCTACCTAATTGAATGCCTTTAGATTTCATCATTTGTAAAGCACATTTGGTTCGTTTAGAAATCATCTCTCTTTCTTTTTGTGCACTAATTATATCAAAAAATGTTTCGTATACCGACATACTATCTTCCTTTATTATTTCTCCTTTCCAAATAGGAAGAATAGCTGCTCCTTCCAACATGCAGTGGTTAATTATAGACATAACCATATACACATTTCTTCCTAATCTAGAAATTTCAGTAACTAATATTAAATCTCCTTTCTTTATTCGATCTAATATTAATTTACCCAATAGTCTAGAATTAGGTTTTATAGCACCTGATATACTTTCCTCAATCCAGGAATCAACTCTTATACCATTTTCTTCACAGTATTTATTAATTTCATATCTTTGCACTTCTACTGTTTGTTTTTCAGTAGATACTCTAATATAACCATAAATCATATTTCGTATAAATTAGTATTTCCTAAATTATCAGGAGAGAAAATTTCTCTCCTATTTTCATCTATAAGGATTTCAGATTAAATTTTTAGCAATTATTTAAATCCCTTAAAAATCTTATTATTGGACATAAAACCAAGCGCTCGTAATTTTGTCTAACATTTAGAAAAATTAACAACAAACAAGAAAAATTATGTGTAAAATTAATCGAGGTTTAAACTTAAAAAAGAGAAAAACATGAATTTAATTAAAGATTTTTAGAATACTGATTTAATAAACCCAAGAAATAATATAATAATAGTAAAACTTAATTAACCGCAAAAACTATGGATATTAAATCAATTCTAAAAATAGGTTTTAAAGTATTAATTGCAGGATTAACTGGATTTGCAATGTATGTTGGACTTAACGGAAAAAAGTCTAATAAAGTCAATGTTAATAACACTGATCGATCATCTCCATCTCAAGTAGATGATAGTAATGTAAATCCTTGTTATCGAAATAACAATAATCAACTACAAAATCCACAAGAAGAGAATTGTGAATTTGTAGATAAGTTAAAAGGGGTTCAAGAAATCGGTGGAAAATTATTAACTTTCATTCAATCACTTACAATGACTGCTGATAGTTTTTCTAGAATATTTGGTGAAACAAATAATAATTCTTATATTGGACAGCCTTATTTTAACAATACCTGGGGAAATCATTATCGTCAACCAATGAATTTTGGAAATGGTATGATGGGAAATAGAATTTCTCCATTTATAGTAGAAGTATATTAATTATAACTAAATTTAGTTATAATTAAATTATAATATATAATAACCTCGAAAAAATAAGTCTAGGGTACTCTCTCCCCTAGACTTATTTATTTTTTTAAAAAATAACTTCTTTTAATAATTTATCATTATCGCACATTGATATTCGAGGGCCTGGATCTGAAAGTTCAGATTTTTCGATATCAGATTTTTCTAAAAAAGAGAAATGATCTAAACAATACTTTCCCACATATCCATTATTCTTGTACGTTTTTATAGAATTACTTAATTGATATAGTGGATCCTCTTTTCTTTTCATCTTAATATTATCAAATAATTTTGTAATTATTTTTCTGAGAGTCTTTAATTCCTTACTAAATCTAAATCCAATAGTTTTCTCTTCTGCAATAATTGATAAAATCTTATTAATAATAACTATAGTTACATCCCCTAAAGAAAGTTTTTTATCTTTCAATCTTTTAAACTCTCTTTTAAGTACTGGTTTAAAGAGGTACAGAACTTTGCCATATATGATGACGTCATCTTCTGTAATTTCTTTATTAAACTTACAAAAAGCTATATTAACCGTATTCATATATGACTTAGTGATACCATGATATCTATTCTCTTCTTCTAAAAATTTTTCTAATTCAGAGAATAAGAATTCTGTAATATCTAATAATCCCTCAAGGAAAGTATCCTCTGGAACCTGTACCTCTTTTGAGACGCGATTTTCTATAATATCCTTCATAACTTATAAATTATTTAATTAATTACTTATCATTAATAAGTATTTAAATGCTAATTAAAAGCAATAACTTCCTTATATCTGTAATATTAACAAATTTTAATAATAATAGATATGTTACAGAGTTTTGAAAAAAAGAAAATAATAAAGGTAGTAGAATCAAATCTACCTGAATTTATTGAAAAAGAAAAAATAATTGAGGAAATAAAAACTATATTAAATGAACTGGTATATAATAATTTGACAGAAAATGAATTAGAATATTATAAATTATATCCTTCTAAATGTAGAGTTGGTTTATATATTGAACTTTCAAGATTAAAATTAGAGTTAGATGAAAGTGAAAAAAAGGATTTTCCAATGATAACTTCTTATTCTTCAGACTATTATAAACAATGTATTAGGATTTATTTTCCAGGAACTAATAACGATATAGTAGATACATACTATAATAAGTCCTTTTGGGAAGAGTTAAAACTTTCTGATAAAAAGAATTTTGAAAAATTAAAAGACTTAACAAAAAACTTTATTGAGTTATCTAATAAAGTTCATGATAAAGTATCAACTTTAAAAGAAGTTCTTGATTTACCAGATATAACATTAACTAGCTTGAAAAAATATTATCCAGAATTATATAAAATTGCAAAACAATGAGATCAACTAAATTTAAAGACGAATATAGAACAAGATTGCAAAACTATTTATTAGAGAAATCTAATTTAGTTACTGAAATGAAAAATCTTGAAAAAAATATTAATGATTTACTAAAAAATTCTTACAAAGAGTATGTAATTGATAAAAATGAACTTAAACTTTGTGAAAATAATAGAATATACATTCCACTAAAAGGAGTAACAATTAAATTAGCTGATTTAGGTTTAAGCGAAGATAAAACCAATAATTATGTTTCAAATAAGAAATTAGATGATAGTGAATTAATCCCAAACTTTAATGGAAAGGCTCTATATAAATCACTAATTCCAGAAACATTTACATTTAATTATTCAGATGATGAAATTCAATTTCCAGCAATAATAAAAAAGAGAATTGATGAAAATAAATCAGATGAATTAATGATCTACAGTAAATTTGCAGATAATATTGATAAAATACCAGAGAAAGTACTAAATAAGATAAAAACAGCATTTATAGATTACTGTCGATTAATCCATAAAATTAATAATTTTAAAAGAATTAATGCTATAAATGGAAAAACTTATTACGATATTGAAACTATTGAAGAATTGAAAATTGTATCGGATAATTGGTATAATATTGTAATGGGTTTTATAGAAGAAGATAAAAAACTAGATATATTTCCAAATAATTATAATATAGAAGAAACTCTTAAAAAATTAAAAAATATTATAGAAGAATAAAAAAGAAGACCCTACCGGGTCTTCTTTTTTTATACTAAATATTTATATTCATATATAGGTTCTTTATCAAATTCTAAAGAATCAACTATACATGGGAATGATGATTCACATTTTAATCTACTAATTAATCTAGGAAATAACTCGGAATCAACTCCACTATTAAGTTTCTTAGATAACTTTAATGATTTCGAATTTCCATCTTCTGATTTTATTTTTAAAATATCCATATACGTATCCCATATTCTCTGTGCTTGTTCAATTGAATTAGCTAAAATATAGTATCCTTTCCATCTATAGATATTAAAATTTATCGGAAGGATTTTAACTACATCTTCTACACAAATTGGAGAAGACTTATCTTTTAAGTATATTAAATAATCACTTTTATTAGAATTTTCTGAAGATTGTACTATATTTTCTACTAAGTACGTTCTTCCATCGGATAATTCTACTTCACCACCAATTCTAATAATTCCATCATTCCTAGTAATAACTTCTTGATTACTACTACTGCTAAATACTTTAGTTAGATTACTCATAATTCTTGGATTTAATATTATTCTCAAGAATAAGAGTTTAAAGGAATTTAAAACTAAAAGATTTATCAGAAAGAAGTGGTTTTAATCCCTGAGTACTACCTTTATATAATATATTAGGGCATTTTCTTATATTCCAATTTTTTAAGATCATCTTTTTTAATTGTCCTAATTTAATTGGTTTATCTCCTTCATAGTCAAAATTATCTTTAAGTGCATAGAATAAAATATCTTCTGCCGTATGTAAATCTTCTGCTATTATATGAGTCCACTCTCCTTCAGAAGAATCTGCATAATATACATTAAGATAGTTATAAGATCCCATTTCTAACTAATTCCTGCTCTATTGCATTCCAATTAACACAATAAGTATATATATCAATTAATTCTCCTGTACTATATGCACAATATTGAACGTTTCCATACGTAAGTGGTACTCCTACAGCTGTATCGTCTATAATAATATCTCCTACAGCTTTTCGAGCATACCCTACAATTCCTTCTTCCTCAGGATATCCATTTACACCATATAAAGGTATGTCTCTTTCTTTAAACCATCTTTCAGCCTCTTCTAAAGATGATTCAGTTCTGCGTCTTCCTGCAGAATAATTAAAAGGATTATTTCCAGAATTATTTCTACAAGTCCATAAAACTAATTTATGTCCTTTATTTACTAATTTTTTAAGTACTCTTTCAGCACCAGTATCAATTTCAGTAAATCCTGGTTCTGGAAGTTTAGGTACACAAGTTCCATCGAAATCTAATAATATTACTGCCATAAGCTATTTATTTATTCCTTTAATATTCCATTTACTAAGTTCTCTCTCTAAAATTCCATATTTAGTTATAAACTCTGGAATCTTATTTCTCTTTTTCCAATCAACACATTCTGTACTATCATCTAATAGTAACCCATTAATTAAAAAATTTTTAGCAATTTCAAAATCAACAGGTTCATTAAATTTATGTGAAAATCTAATTTCTCTATTAAACTCTGGAATATTTCTTATAAAAATATACTCAATAAATTTACTTTTCTCCATACAAAACTCTATCCTTAAATTCTATCCAATTAGCAGAATTAGACATCATAAATCCATACATAGCGCATTCTTTAAAATCCTTAACCCAATCAACTATAGATGTAGTTACATTTACCCAAATCCATTCAGAATCTGTTATTCTGACTCTCGGATTAGATTTACTCCATGAGTCTATATCATTAAACCCAGCACGTAGAGCTTGCATCTCCGGAGTAGTATTTCCAAAATATTGTCTAACTAAGTCTAAATTTTTCAATTCTATATCACTTAAATTTTTCAAAGATTCCGGATTTTGAACTTCTTCTATAATATCTTGATCTGATTTTATAGTTCTTTTGTAGATTGTTCCATAAGCTTCTATACACTCTGCAAATTGACGACCTATCATAACATAATCAGCCCCCATTGCTATAGCTTTTAATACATCTGAATGAGTTTTAATACCACCATCAGCAATTACTTTTACATTTCTACATGTATTTCCTTTCTGCTTCTTAATTTGACTAATGCTTCCTAACAAAGATGCCATAGGATAATGAAATCCATATTTATCTTTATCTACTAAAGAACCACTAGAAATACCAACTCTAACATAATCAAATCCAGAAGAACTATACTGAAGATACGTATTAGGATTAGCGATATTTCCTCCCATCAATATTACTTGATTTCCATACATTTGTTTTAATTTATTTCCTAAATAAAACATATAGGTATCATGACCATTTCCGGAATCAATAGTTATGTGATATTGTGAATTATTACTTCTCATATCCCTATCAATAAAATATTCTTTTACTTCTTGAATAGAAAAAGCAGAGAATATTACAGTACACGCCTCTAATCTAACATTTAATGGAACAGTTCTTGGCAAAATAGTTTTTATTCCATTATCTTGCCATACTTTCCAATTATTTACCCCAATTATAGCCTCCATAGGACTAGTAAATATAGGTAAACTTTTAGACATTCCTGTAACTTCAAGATTATCTATCACACTATAATCAACTTTTTTATTCCAACCATTATTTTCCATTGCTGGAATTAATAAAATGTCCGATAATTCTAATAATTTGCTCATAATCCAAGTACGTAATTTAATTCTTCTTCTAAGTAAATTGATTTATCTGATAATTCTTCTATTTTCTTCTCTTCTCTTTTTATCTCATCTTCCAAAAATCTAATTCTTTTATGGGACCTATTTATTTTATCATTTAAAGTTTTAAGTCCATGTTCTTTAATTAAAGATAACATTAATTTAATATCTTCTTTACTAAAACAAATTAAATATTTATCAGTTTCTGATAATATATCATCATTTATTTTCTTTACCTTATTATTCTCTAATAATAATTCAGAGTTTACACCTAAGTAATATTCTCTAAGAAGTTTTGTTATCTTTATTTTCTTTGGATAAACCTTATTTTTAAATTTAGAATCTTTAAATATTTTTATAGTATATATATTATCTTGGCTACCTAAATATTCTTCATATAATTTAATTAATCTATTAATCTCACAAGAATAAGTATTGTAATCTAATAAATACTCAAATAATCCTTTATTATATTCATCTAGACAAATTTCATTTAATGCTATTATAGATAAACTATTGTAAAAATCACTTGCTTTAAATATGTTAGATACTTTTTCAAATACCATATCTTTAATTAAAAGAAATTTATCATTATCATTATATTCTAAATTTTTAAAATTCTTATAAATTTTTTCATAATTCAACATACTCAAACTTAATGATCTCCGTAAATTAAATACAGAGCTACTCTCGTCATTAAATTTATGTTTAATATTATCTAACTCAGATAGATTACTTAATACTAATAATTTATCATTTTTCATAAAATTTAAAACTTGAGATTTAGTATAAGTATACTTATCTATCAAATCTCTTATATCAATAGTTAACATAAATTAATATTTTAAATTATAATTACATATATAAAGTTTTCAAGCGAACAAAAAAAAATAAACGGGCCCACCCCGTTTTATAACTTACTTTAATATTATAATTTCTTTACTTAATTAACTATCAACAAGAGAGAGGACTATCCCCTCTCTTATGTAAGATTATTATTTAGAAATAATCTTATTCTCCTCGAGAAAGTCTATGAAACTTTCTGCGCAAACGCTAGAACTCAAATGCTTAATTGAGTCCTTTTCAGCGTACTGGTTTACAAGAATTCCAGCACGATTAACTACCTGAGGATCATATCCTCTTTCTGATAAACGGTTAGCTACAGAAGCTACCGCATTCAATAAATCCTGATCTACCATACTACACAGAATTTAAGTTTGATTTTTAATTTTCCTAAATTTCGATCTTCATGATCTCTTCAGTAGGTTTACTCCTATATTTAGGTTCAAATAAAATCCAGGTTTATGCCTTACCCTGGACGGCAAGTAATAGTTATACTAAAGTTAATTCCTCTATTGTATTTACATAAAGAAACATATCATCCTTCAATATATATCTTCTTTTTATTCTTCCATTAAACTCCTTCACTTCATGAGTAAATGGAGACTTACTTCTGCTAAAGTCATTTATTTTCATTTCATGTACTTTATCTCCGTAATCTATAGCATCTTTCAATTCTCTGAAAGGTTTCTTTCCGTCGGTACCAATATACTGAATATTAGTTTTATTATCGTAAAATACCGACTCAAATAAATATATTTTATCCATAATTCTTTAAATTTATTTTATTATTTTTTTTTAATTTTCCAATTCAAGAGTTTCGTTATCTATTTATCAATAACTCTTCAGCAGGTTTATTCCTGTACTCTTTTAATAAAATGGGCAGTTTTAAGTCTTGCCTAGGACTTCCTGGATTAATATGCAGTTTTCACTACTCTCTTAAGAGCCGACTGAAAATCACCAGTTACACTTCCATATCTAGTATTTAACTGATCTACCTTCAGCTTTATTCTGCATCCTTTCCATTCTACTTCTAATGTATCACCATCGTTTAGGTGACTAATTTTCGATAATGGGAAATATGATGGCCACTCATTATCATCCATCCTATTCCATATTTCGTTCATAGAGGCATCATCTTTGCTAGCTTTCGCTATTCTATACTCCTCTTTAATTTTATCATCCCATTCAGGGATTTTTCTTCCATGATCAGCCCAATTCCCTGACTGATCTTCATCATTTGGGTTTTGATTTTCATCTTCGAAAACCCAAATCTCAACCAACTTGTCATCTTCAGATAACTCTCCGAAGATATTTTTTGTTTTAGTAGTATTTGCACCACTAATTTGATTTAATTTTCGTTCCCAATCTAACTGACTTTTTACTGTTACTGCACTATTAGGAACTATAAACATTGTTGCTTCTATCGTTTTCATAATTTTATATTTTAAATTGTTATTATCTCATTTAAAGTTAAAAAATCCCCGTATAACTCCGATAGGTCAGAGTGCTATTTCTGGTTACATTCCGGCTTTTTTAATCAATCTTTCCAAAAGACCTTCAAACTTGCCGAAACCGCGATAACGGCCTGTAAGCTGAGAAGCTTCTAGAATTACATTCAACCCTTTATAATTTACCTTAATAGTATCACCTTCCTTAATGGATTTTAACTGACTTAATGGTAACCATCTCGGGAATCTAGTATTAAATACCCAGAGTTCCATCAACTCCTCACCAGTTTTTACACCAGTTCTTTCGATAAATTCTTCTACAGTTGCTTTATCCCACTCCTCTACTTTTCTTCCATAGCAGTTCCAATTGTCCGAAACTTCATCATGTACCCAGATTTCAACTAATTTATCATTTTCTGGGAATTCAATCCCAGGAAACAAATTTCTCAAAGCCAATTCAGTTTGGCTTTCATGTTTATTATTATATTTCCGTTCGCATTCAAATTGATCTTTCATATCAACGATGTAGTTAGGAATAATAAACATCTGTGCTTTTACTTCTTTCTTTTCCATAATTTAAAAAAAATTAAATCCTCAAGACTTTTATTTAGTCTTGAGGAGTATGTTAATATTATTGTTAATTCATTCTCATATATAAGGGTTTCAAGGATTAATAGAAGGAAATTATAATAATACTCTTTCTACTTATAAAAAGAGTAAACGGAACGCATCACTTTTTTTTCTTAAAAACACTATTACTTATAAGTAAATTTCATAAATTCATTAAAAAAAGTGCATTACTATATTTTCTCTTTCGTTTGTTGTAGGCTAACGCCGCTTGAGTGAGTATTATAAATCATTAATACATAAAATTGAAGACTCGGGATATTTTTAAATTAATCAAATTTCTTCTCCTATCATGAGTCGAAGAAATTTAGAAAATCTTGAATGAAACCTATAAATATTCCTTTATTAAATGAGAAAAGGACGAATAGAGACCCCAACCCCTTCAAAGGGTTGGTGGTCGGTCTCTTTTCGAATTTAATATCCAATAAGAACGAAATTTATTAGAGGTTATTTTGATATGATATAATAAGCTAAAATAACACTGCGTAGCAGTGAAAATAAAGCTTAAACTCACATATCACCTTTTCCTCTATTATTTATCGTTCAATCGAAAAAGACCACGTCTCTCGCCTTTAAAGGGCGAGGACTGGTCTTGTCTTTTTCTCTTTCACTAATTTGATGATACATTTTTTTTAGACAAACTACTTCTTTGTATATTCCCTATTTTAGAATTTAAATGTATCATTTTGCTCTTTAAATCCACTAATACTCTAATAAATGAATCTAGAAATTACAATATCCCAAGTCTTCAAAAATAAATTATAAGAAGATTTGGATTTTAACTGGATTCTGTATTAATATGTTTAATAATTTAAAATATAATAGAATATGGAAAAATTTAAGATTGATGTACCAGGAGATATAAGATATATGTCAGAATGGATTGGATTTAATCTATCTATGTTTCCAGATAAATGCATCATTAACAAACAATTACCGGGGTGTGGATTTACTGAATATTTACTTAGAAGTAATGAGGATATCATAGTGCCTGTCCCTAGAAAAGTATTAGGCAAAAATAAGTATGAACAGCATAAGGGAGAGGTTTATTTAGTTAGGAATGAGATGGATAAAGATATTTCTACAGATAAAGATATTTCCAAAGATGTAAAAGATTATTCTAAAGTTCCTACTGAAGAAGAGTTACAAAAACAAATGCAGGAAAGGGAAAAGAAAAATAATGAAATTTATCAAAGATTGTATAATGAGATAGTGGAATATATTACTATTAGAAGAAATAATAATCTTCCTAGTAAAATATTAGTAACTTATGATTCTTATAGGATTGTTTATCAAATTTTGAATTCTCTAGGTATATTTCATAATTTTTATGTAGTAGTAGATGAGTTTCAAAGTATTCTTCATGATAGTAGATTTAAAAGTACTACAGAGAATCGATTTTTAAAATATCTTAGACAATCTTCAAGAACTATCTTCCTAAGTGCAACTCCGATGTTAGATGATTACTTAGAGATGTTATCAGATTTCAAAGATCTTCCATATTATACATTAGATTGGGAGAAATTAAATCCTGGAAGGGTAGAAAGACCACATTTAGATTCAAAAACTATGAAAAGTGTTGGTACAAAAGCAAAAGAGATACTAGAAGATTTTCTAGCAGGTAAGTATAAATTTACTGTTAGACCAGATGGAAGTATTGTGTATTCTACAGAAATAGTATTTTATGTTAATTCTATTAATCATATTATTAGTATTATAAAGAATAATGGATTAATGCCAGAGCAAGTAAACATTATTTGTGCTATTAATGATGATAATAGAAAGAAGATACAGAAGAAATTAGGCAAAAAATTTGATATTGGTAATATTCCAGGAAAAGGTGAATACCATAAACCAATTACATTATGTACTAGAACTGCTTATCTTGGTGTTGATTTTTATTCTACTTGTGCTTCTACTTATATCTTCAGTGATGCAAATATAGATTCTCTTGCCGTTGATATAAGTGATGACTTAGGGCAAATACTTGGTCGTCAAAGAGATATTAATAATCCTTGGCATAATTGTGCGACTTTATTTTACAGAACTACTGCGGATTATAGAAAAATGACAGTAGACGATTTTAAAAAAGTTTTGGAAAAGAAGCAAAAAGCTACTGAAAGCTTATTAAAAGCTTATACTGATTCTAAGGATAACTCTGTAAAATATTATTTAGCGAATGCATATCAGACACTTGCAAAGACTCAAAATTATAAGAGTGACTACGTAGGAGTAGATGTAGTAGTTAATGATACTACAGGAGATAAAATATTAGTACCTCATGTAAATGAACTAGTATATGTTAATGAGTTGAGGGCATTTAGGATACAGCAGATTGATTATGCAGATAGATTAACCTTATTCTCTACTTTATATGATACAGTAGAAACGTATAATAATAGTATTAATCAAGATGCAAAAAGTGTATTAAAGGAATATGAATCTCTTACTGATGTACAAGATAAATATAGGTTATTATGTGAATCTCCTTATCCGGAAGAGGTAATAAAAATAGTAGTGAATCAGTTACATGATAGTGATCCAATAAAGGGAAATTACTTATCTTTAGGACCTCAAAAACTTAAAGCATTAGGATATAAGAAGATAAATATACAGAAGGCCTTAGGAATAGTAACATTTAATCCATTACTCTTACAAAATCACATATATCAAGATTTTAAGGTAGGAGATAAGCTTAGTTTAGCAGAAATTAAAATTAAGTTATCAGATATATATAGTAATATAAATTATGATAAGGTAGCAAAAGCGAGTGATTTAGAGAACTTTTTTGAAATAAAAGAGTGTTTGATTTCAGTAGAGGAAAACGGAAAGAAAAAGAGAGTTAGGGGATATGAGCTATTATCTCAGAAACATGTACTAGTAGAAACTAAAATTGATTAATTATGATTTACTTAATAGAGACTACTTATTATAATAAAGAAACAAAAGAAGTATTAGATTTATTAAAAATTGGTTATACTGAAGATAATAAAAAAGATTTTAGGTATTCACATTACAGGCTTCATAATCCGGGGTTTCAATTGTTATATGAAATTCCTGGATATAATGAGGATATAGAAAGAAGAATACAATATAAATTTAGAAATTTAAAATATAATGAATATGGGCATGAATGGTTTTATTATTCTGAAGAGATAATTAATTTCTTTAAGGAGATAGATAAAATAGATTTATATTCTCTTCCAAAAAATATAGGAAAGAAACTTAAAGGAGTTATAAAAGATATAAGAATTATATTAGAATATGTATTACGTTCTGATGAATTAGAGGAATATTTAAGTAAATTAATATTACAGTATGGAGATGATTTGAATAAGGAAGTTGTACTAAATTATCTTAAAAATGATGGTAGAGATTTATCTAAATATTATGAGATAATTTCTTTAAGGGAATCTGGTAAGTTTACAGATAACGAAGAGTTAAATATAAAGATTAAGAAGATTTTAGAGGAATATGAATCTCTTACAGATATACAAGATAAGTATAAGTTATTATGTGAATCTCCTTATCCAGAAGAAGTAATAAAAATAGTAGTAAACCAGTTACATGATAGTGATCCAGTAAAAGGAAATTATTCATCTTTAGGTCCTCAGAAACTGAAAGCATTGAATTATAGAAAAGGAAATATTCAAAAAGCTTTGGGTATTGTAACATTTAATCCTCTTTTACTTCAGAATCATATATATCAAGATTTTAAAGTTGGTGATAAATTAAGTTTAGCAGAGATTAAACTTAAGTTATCAAATATATATTCTGAAATAAATTATGACAAAACTCCAAAAGCAAATGATATAGAAAATTACTTTGAAATAAAAGAGATATCATCTTATGAGAAAAATCCAGATGGTTCAAGAAAAAAGATAAGGATGTATGAGTTATTATCTCAGAAACATGTACTAGTAGAAACTAAAACTGATTGATTATTTCCTTCTATTAATCCTTAAAACCCTTATATATGAGAATGAATTAACAATAATATTAACATACTCCTCAAGACTTTTATTTAGTCTTGAGGATTTAATTTTTTAATTATGGAAAATTTAAATATTTTATTAGAAGATTTAGCTATTAGTATGGCAAGGATGAAAGATAATCATGAACTTTTAAATAGGAAGATGACTTTGATAAGAGTTGATTTTTCCAAAGATCCATTATTGGCTGGAGAAAAGGCTATTGATACGTTAAAGCGCTTTATAGAGTGTGAAGAAAAGAATACGCTTAAGTTGGAAGAAAAGATTGAAAATCTTAATAAATATGATTTTTATCTGAAAAATAACATTATCAATCAGTGTAAAGAGTATTTAACTATGGTAAAGGATGCAATAAAGGAGAGAAGGGAAAATGTTAAAGAGCTTGAAGAAATGGTGAATAAAGCCAAATGTAGCATTAATATGAACATGATTATCCTATTAACATTACTAAATAAACTCGGAGGGAAATAAATTCCCTCCTTTATTTTCCTTCTATTAACCCTTGAAATTCTTATATATGGTGATAGAAGTACTTGTGAAAGTACATAATAATTTAAGATTTTTGTGATAAACATTTGTGTATCAGTATTATTTGTGAAAATCGTACTGATTGGCGCTTAATCCCCTAGCGAGGGGATTTTTTATTTGTACTTATTAAATAATAGTATAAAAAATATAAAGATAGGGATATAATTCCCTATCTTCTTTTTTTATAAACCTAATTTTTCAATAAATACGATTGCTATATCTTTATACATTGGATAGTATTTTTCCAAAGTATCTCTAGCATTTAATGGTTTATCTGGTTTAGTTAATCTTGCACATTCCCAATCAATGATGGCTTCTTCCCAATTAACTATTCCAGATGTTTTATATTGTTTTATTTTCTCTTTTCCTTCTGTATATATAGGATGATGATCTCTATATCCTTGATGTATTTGTCCTATTCTTCTTACACCTAAAAAAGGGAGAAAAATATACATAAATAATTTATCCCAGTCATGGAATTTATATTTGTAATAGCCTAGTAATTGTTTCTCTACCTTTAAAAATGCTAAGTAATGTTTCCAAGTATACGGTATATGTTTATAGCAATCGATTATATTATTGATTATTTTCATTTTTCTATAAATTTTATAATTTTATCTAAATATCCGTTAGTTAATTCTATAAAATTTCCTTTATCTTTTAGCTTATAGATCAATGCTGGATTATGTAAAGATATTATAAATTGTGTATCTTCTCTAGGATTAGATATAATATTATATATCTCTTCTACTTTTCCAAGATCTAGATTTTTATCAGGCTCATCCATTACAATAGTAAAGACGCTAGAGTCTATATGATTACTATTATAATATTCTATTAAATTTTCTTTATTACATGATTTTAGACTTTTAAATAGATCATAATCATACTTTTCGAACATTATTTGGAATAATCTACCTATACTATCCCATTGACTTTCTCCAGTACTGCTATTATGATATTTATATGTTTGCATAAATGATGTAGAGTTTTCTAATCTATTACTTTCACTTAATTGTGAACTATCCCTTAGATTAAATATAGGTTTCTTATAATCTCCTAATATTTTTATTCCAGAGATATTCTCTTTTTTATCATCATCTATTTTAAAATTATACCCAACTAATTCATGAATACTATTATTTGTAATTTTTGATATAAATTTATCATTACAAAAATTATAATATTTAATTAAATTAAGTATAGTAGATTTTCCAGAACCATTTTCACCTATTAAGACATTCAAACCTTTTTTAAACTCAATTTTATTTGGAATTAATCCTTGTAAATTTTTTATATAATTTTTTGGAAAATTACCATCCCAATCTATTATTTCGATACTATTTATCATACTTTTTATCTTTTTCTAGTGAATTATGTGATAGTGTATTTTCTCCTATTTTTCCTCCATCTATATCATTTCTTTCAATAGAATCTAAGAATATATTTATAAACTCTTCTTCTCCTTCCCAACCTAGTTTTTTAATATATCCTTCTTTAGTTAATTTAATAAGATTTATTAAATCTATATTAAGCTTCCTAGAATATCTAATCATGGAGGTTAGCCAATTAGTATAATAACTTAAATTTGCATAGGAGTCTAGTTCTCCCCAAGATAGAATTATACCACTTCCATTTTGTAATCTTTTAATTGGTTTATTTCTTTTTTCTGGTGCTATAAAATAATTAGAAATAAATGTAACTACTGAATTATCCATATTTAATACTTTTTAATTAAACGTTCTTCTGTAATATCTGAGTTAAATAAGTTACTACAAGATACATAATAAATTCCCGTAGAATCTATAACTATAAATTTAAATGGTTCTTTCAAGTTATATATTTCTGCATTTGGGAATCTCTCCTTTACTACATCTCTTTCAATGCGTTTTTTATTACATCCAATTAATAATATACTAATAAGTATAATATAAATTATTTGTTTCATATTTCATTGATTATATTTTTATATGATGGTTTTTCAATCCAAATAAATTCTCCCAAAAACTCTACTGGTTTTTCCCAACCATTACGATCATGGTATATTAATTCTCCATCTTTATTAAAGAGGATTTCATGAATGCTATAATCAATTTTAAATATAGCTATATATCTTTTCGTTTTATCTTCAGGAGGTTCTTTATTCCATTGATGAATAGTACAGTTATCCCATCCATCCTTAAAGGATTTATTCATATCATAGCTATCAAAATACCTAGCCGTTTTTCTATAACTTTCTGGACAATTAATGTCTACAGAGTCAACTATTCTTTTAAAGTGTTTATAACTCTCTAAGTCTTTATTCTTCATATTCATATGTCCAAGCTTCACATTCATATTCTCCATAATCTTCGAATTCAAAATCTGGTAATGTAGAGACTTTAAATTTTCCATTATCTTCGTAGATAAATCCACCAACTATCGCTCCATTAGATTTCATTTTACAGAGCACAAATTTATCTTTTGGATATCCATTTTTAGGAGATTTCCATGAATACTTTTCTCTCAATTCTCTTAATGCATTAAGAGCATCATCTAATTCTATTGCTGTAAAAGAATCTAAGCAGCAGCTATCAATTGCTATACTTTTAAGATATTCTTCTGGACTTTTATTTAGTATTTCAATTGCTTTTTCTACATCGTCATCTGATATTCCATTCTCATTTGAGGTTTTTATTAAAAAGTTTCTTTGAAATGGATAATAATCAGATTCATCATCTAGTATTACATATCTAGTAACTTCAGAATTAGATCCTAAATAATAATTTAACTCTTTTCCTCTAAGAACATATTTATATTCTTTTTTATTACCTGGCGTTATGATAGGTGTCATTCCTATAATTAGCTCAGGCATTAAGAAAGGAGTCGAGGAAAATTGTTTATCGTTAGTTAAAGTATTTATTAATTCTTCTAAGTTATTATTTCCAAGTCTTCTACTAGATGTAATTACTATTTTTGCTTCAGTTTCATCACAGATTCTTTTAACTTTTTTCATTAAATCAATAGATAAATTATAATTTGTCTTATCTATTGCAATTACTCCATCTATGTCTAAAAATATTACCTTCATTATATTATTTTTTATTATTAAAAAACCAGAATATTAATAAAAAGAAAGCCGCTATTGCTAAAACTATGTCGATAAATTTATTATTTTTTATTTCATATCTTATAATTAAGCAAATAAATATAGCCATAATAATAATGGCAAAAATTATCCCTAATATAAAATTAATCATCTTTATCTTTCTTATTAAAGTATTTACAGATTTTCAATGGATATTCTACATTAATTAATTCTCCTATAATTTCACAAGATGATACATATACTGTCTCATGATTTATTATTTGTAAATCAGAAAAATAATTTTTACAGTTTAAACATAGATCTTCTTTTCTTAATTCTTTTTTATCCATAATAAATTAATTATTATCTAGTAAATTCTCATTTCCTTCATATGGAAGAATTATACTGTAGCTTCTTCCAACGCATCTATAGTAGATAGAGTTTTGTCTAAAATAAATATTACTGAATATATCATATCTCCATTCTCCACCACCATCTTTACCCAATACTGGAGTTCCTGTTGGAATTTTATATGATTCTATGTCATTATATCCAATACTTTTCATTAAATCATAAAAAATTTTATCTTTAGTGCATGCTATAGCAGTTAATATTTCTCTTTTTTCCTCTTCAGTTGCTAATCTAATATTATCCTCTGTATTAGTAAGAGTAAATCCATTCCAGAATTTTTTATTAGAAGGACTAAATGAAAAGTATAAAGATAAACTTTTTGTATTTTCTGAATATTTACTTACTATACCGATGTCCTCCCTAAGGGAGTAAACTATAATATCTCCTTCTTTAAAACTTTCAGATATTTTAATTTTTAATGAATCATACTTATTAGTTAACTCATTTCCTTCTTTATTATATCTTACAATATCATCATTTTCTTTTATATGTACTAATATAGGGTACTCTGGGTTAACTGTACTAGATAAATCCATAGAAAGAATTTCTATGTCATTAGGAAGACTTTCTTTAAAAATTTCTCCATTAATTTCTTTATTAAAGATTTTCTTTGCTAAATCATAGTTAAATTGTTTTATAACTTCTTTTTTCATATTTTAATTATTTTATTATTTATTACAATAATAAGGTTAATAGCCTTATTATTGAATTATATATTTATAATATTATGATAGAATTTAATGAAACTAAGTTTTCCAAATTGGATAGAGATTTGTGGGTAAATAGGTTATATAAATTTTTAAAACAAGATCAAGTATTGGAGTTAAAACACATAAAAAATAAATACAGGAATTTATTGATAATATACGATAATAGAAGAACTATTAAAGTTGAGATAAATGCTGTATCCAATACTAACGGATACGGTTATGATGATCTTATTTTGGAATATTATCAAAAAATTTCAGGATTTTTTCAATTAAAGTATCGTAATAATGATATTAAGTCAGAAGAAGAGCTATTTAATATTTCATTAAAACTTATTTGTAGTAATATTTGATTTTGCGTTTTCTGAGGGTTTAAACTTTAATATCTGAAAAAGAAAAATTTACAATTTAATTATTTATTTAGTAAATTTTTCTTTTTTTCTTTTTTATTATAATAACTATTTAGAAATATGCTATGGAGAAAAATTTAGACAAGATCAAAGTTGATGGGGGGGTAGTATATGATATTTATAGTAAGATTAATCATGAAGAAACTTCTAATTTATCAAAAAAATTAGAAGAAGAAAGTAATAGGATTCAGAAGTTGATCGATGATATGAATTCAGATATTAATTCATCAATAAATGAGATCGATAAAAGAGTCAGAAATATTTCTGACTGGTATGAAGGTAATTAAATTTTATTAAACTATGATTGAAAATTTATTTTTACATTTTAAAACTAAAGATGCATTTACTGCACAATTAGAAAACATTTCAGAAGATTCTATCGTATTTATACAAGACTCTAAAGAAGTCTATACTCATGGACAATATTATAGTTGTTCTGTAGACTTATCTGTAGTAGATGATGAGATTAAATCCTTTATAGTACAAGAACTTGGACAAAGTACTGATAAGGTTCCTTCTCAGAAGTTAGTAGAAGATACTATTAATACCGTTATTGAAATGGTTTCTGGATTAACAACTGTAGTAGAAGGAGAAAAAGAAAAGTTAGAAGCTCTTACTACTAAAGTTACAGAAATAGAAGATGTAACTATTCCAGGAATTAATGATACAATTAATAGTAATAAGGAAACAGTTGATAATTATACTGTTAATGGATATAAGATTTCTGAAAATCCCGTATTAAATAAAACTGATATAGGTCTTGATAAAGTTGATAATACGGCAGATGTTGATAAGCCTATATCTACTGCTACACAAGAAGCTTTGGATGAATTGGAATCATCTATTAATGACCATATTGCTAATAAATCTAATCCTCATCAGGTAACAAAAGAACAAGTAGGTTTAGGTAATGTTACTAATGATGCTCAGGTTAAAAGATCTGAAATGGGGGTTGCTAATGGAGTTGCAACATTAAATGAAGAAGGAAAAGTTCCAGTTAGCCAATTAGATGGTGCATTAGCTCATGTATTTGGAATTGAAAAAGCAGTAGCTAATCAATCTGCATTACCTGAGGATGCTACTGAAGGGGAAAAATACTATGTAATTGATGAAAAGAAGATTTTTGAAAGATTATCTTCTGAATGGGATGAAGGAACTACTCCAAAAGCAGATACTATCTATAATTTTAGAAAATCTGATGCTACTGGTTCAGAAGAAAGAACTAATATTTTATACAGATGGGATGGTGCAGATCTAGTAGAAATATCTTCTTCTTTAGCACTTGGTGAAACTTCTGGGACTGCTTATGAAGGAAATAAAGGTAAGGCTACTACAGATAAATTAAATGAACATGTAGCTAATACTGAAAATCCACATCAAGTTACTAAATCTCAAGTGGGTCTTGATAAAGTTGATAATACAAGTGATTTAGAAAAACCTATATCTACTGCTACACAAGAAGCTTTGGATTCAATTAATGAACAGATTACATTAATTAATGGTACTTCAGACACCGAAGGATCTTTTAGAAGTGAAGATAAAAAATTATCCGAAGAATTAAAGAAGTATATTAATGATATCCTTGCTTGGTACGAGGGAGATTAATAATTAGTAATTTTATGGAAGAATTAGATAATATATTTTTAAATTACAAAACAAAGTCGGAATTTATTAAATCCTTAGAGCAAGGAATAATTAAAGATACTTCTATAGCTTTTATTGAGGATGTGAGAGAAATATTTACTCATGGAAGATATTACATAGGTAGAGATACTGTAAATGAGTTTAATACAGGATGTAATGAAGTAACAACTCTTGAAAATCTTCCAATAGATAAACATACTATAATAGCTACTATAGATATTCAAAGTGTATTATCTTTTTCATCTAATCCTGCGATAGGTAATGAATATAGAGTATTTATTATACCTACGGAGTCTTTTAAGCTAGATCTATCTAATACTGAAGACTTTATTCCAGTTAGTAATAACTATAGTTTTGATCTTAAAGTAGGGGAATCAATTTTAATTCTAGATATAAGTTGTATCACTGATGGAAGATATTTGTACACTATTACATCTAGAGATCAAGGATCAATTTATTATCAAGATAAACTATTTTTTGAATTAACAGAAGATGAAGAACATGTAGACAAAATATCTGATTTATTTGATCTAAAACCAGAGTATACATTGACATTACAAGTTCAAGTTATGGGAGCTGGAGGAAGTGCTGCTGGACCTGGTAATAATTGGGGACTTTATCATGGAGGATCTTCATCTGCTAGTTGTAATGGAGGAATTGTTATAGCAAAATTTCCAGTTACATTAGATAGTGTGATAACATATAAAAAAGAATCTGATGGATACTATCTTTCTTGTATGGAAAACACTATTAAGGCATTTAATGGCCCTAATGCTAGTAAGGGAGGTGATGCAGACTTCTTTGGAAAAGGTTCTGGTGGAGATGGTCCAAGTGGTCTACAAAATAACATAGCACTCAATAGTGAAACTAGTGAAAATATATTAGATTACTATGATGTTAAAGCTCCAAACGGATTGGCAGGTATGGCGGGTAATTCCGATGCTGTCATAAAACCAAATGATCTTCCGGATGTACAATATAGTAAATATTCTAAAGGATGTAGTGGTGTAGGAATTTGGGATGATAATAATGTTCCTGGAACTGGTGGTATTATAATAAGGTGTTATTATGAAGAAAAGTAAAATTTTGCGTTAATAATATCTTAAAACTCTAATATATGAAAGTAGAACAATTATAAATATAGTAAAAGTATTTATGTTGTTCTACTTTTATTTTGTAACATAGATAATATAAGGGTGAGTATTGTGAATTAGCTACTTACAAGAAAGCCCTTTATCTAGTATTATCTATGTTATTGTTATAATAATTATTTAAATTTATCTAATATGTTACAAAATCAATTAAAATCAAAATTACCAGAAGGATGGGAGAATCAGTTTAATCATCATAATTCATATCCAGAAGACTATTATGATGTAGCAGAATTTAATATTGATGGGATTAATAAAATTTTAGTACTGAATAGGAATACAATGGATTTAATGGAGTATTACTATGATGATATTCCAGATGATCAATGGATAGATCTTGAAAAATTTTTTAAAACTAAAGAGAACTTCTTAAAATTAGGAGTAAATTTAAAAGACAGGTATTATATAAATAAAAATTACGAGATATTTAGAAAAAATTCCAATAGATCTAAAAAACTAAGATCATTTATAGGGATTAGAGATGAATATCCAAGATTAACTTTTACATTGGATAATATAAGGAAAAAATCACTAATTCATGTAATTATTGCTTCTATATTTATTCCTAATATCGATCCAGAGAAAAATATTATAGTAAATCATAAAGATTGTAATAAAAGCAACTTTAGTAAAGAAAATTTAGAATGGTGTACGTTTAGTTATAATTCTAGATCAGAAAATAAAAATACTCTTGGTTATATTAATATTTATTACTTAATGGATAATGATAAGATAATTAATTCTTGGAAAGGAAGGGCAAGTTTAAAAAAAGATATTCCTGATTTTAGAAAATATTTGAATAGTGAAAGATTGTATAAAGAGAAATATAGTTTAGTATCAAAGAGATTATCCGATAATATGTTGGAGAACTATAAACTTAAACATCCAGTAGTAGAAGGTGGATGGTATACTAATAAATTTATAATATCACATAAAGTAGAAGCTAACCTATGTGGAATACTTAGAATTAATGGAAAAGAAACTATAGGTACTCTAATAGAATCAAAGTTAGTATATTCTATAAAGTTACAAAATAATATATATTACACACATAGATTAATTTATGAAACTATTAGTGGAAAGAGGATAGATCCTGGAAAATTTATAGATCATATACAACCAGTAAGAAGTATAGAGACAATTAATAATGAATTTTCTAATCTTCGTGAAGTTACTCCAAAAGAAAATAATAATAATGAAGAGACTCTAAAATTAATAAGTAATCCTTGTAAATGTTATGATTTAACTGGAAAATTTGTAAAAAGATTTAATTCAATTAGATCTATTGAAGGAGTTAGTAGTGGTGGTATCAGTGATACAATAAATGGAAAGCATCTCACTTTTAAGAACCATTTTTGGTGTAAAGAAGGAGAAGAAGATAAAATAAAAGAAGATATTAAGTATATTTATTATAGATTTAATAAAGAAGGAGTAATAGAGAAATCTTCATCATTTTTGTCTAGTATTATTACAAATCTATTATTATGTGAAAATAAAAGAAAAAATGATTATATAATTAAATGTCTTAAAGAAAAATATGTTAATACTGGAATGCCTGCGCCTGATGGATATTACTATCAACAAGGCGATCCAGATAACATGATATACGATCCTGATAATATTAGCTATGTAAAAAAGAGAGAAATAATTAAATGGAAATCTAAGAAAAATTAAACTATAAATTATAAATACTATGAATTGTAATTGTGATTTTGGTTCTGATTATAATAGTTGGGGTGAATTTGGTACATATTTACCATTAGTTTACGGAATATATTATAATGGTGAACAAAATGTTAAAGACAATTTCCAAGAGAATATTGTAGTAAAAGGTGATTTACTTTTTATTCCAGAATCTTTTGAAATTGCTTATGTTGAAGGGGATACTTTAGTTTTAGAAAATCCTGAATTAATAAAAGTTGAAAATGAATCATTAGTAATTAATAATCAGTAAATTTATTATGAGTGAAATTAAGAAAATTCAAGTTGATGGAGTAGTTTATGATCTTACTGCATCAGGTGAAGAGTTTGAAAGTCAAATAAAAGATCTAGATAATAAAGTAAATGATCTAGATGCAAAAATTGATTCTGAGATTCAAAAAGAAGCTGATAGAGTAGATGAAAAAATTAATCAACTCAATGAAAGCACTAATGCCTCTATTAATGATTTAACTACTAATATAGCTGAGGTAGAGAAAAGTGTAGAAGCAGAAAAACAAGCTAGAGAAGAAGCCGATACTAAGTTACAGCAGAGTATTGATGCTATTACTGGTGCTGCTGAAGATGTAGTTAAATATCAAGAATTTGAATATCAAGGAGAAACTAGAAAAACTATTCAGCTAGCTAACCATGATACTATTTCTGGAGTAGATACAGAAGGAAATGGTCATAATTTAATTATGCTTTCTAAATGGAATAAAGCTGATGTAGGTTCTGCAAATGTTCAGCTTAATCTTAACTCTACAGGTCGTCCACAGGTTAATGATACAGAAGAAGTAGCTTATGTGTCTGACATAACTAATGTAGTAAAAGAAACTGTTGGAGAAGATGGAAGAAAAACTATCTACTTAGATAATCATGAAAATATATGCGGTTATATGCCTGATGGACAAACTGCTGTAAATATTGCAATGGTTTCTAAATGGGGAAAAGTTGATATGGGTAGTACATCTGTAGAACTTAATCTTAATGGTTTATCAGATCATCCTACTTATAATGATACTGAGAAAATAGCTCTTTTAAAAGATCTAGAAGGCGCAACTGCAGAAGATATTAAAGCTTTAGAAGAAAAAGTAGATGGTATTGATACTAAGGTAGATAATTTAAATACTACAGTAGTAGATTCTAACTCTGCTATTAATACTAGAATTGATGAAGAAACTGCTAAATTAAATACTAGAATTGATAGTGAGGTACTTCCAGAAATTTCAGAATTAGATAAAAATAAGGTAGGATACTTTGAAGCTGATAAAAACGGAATTAAGACTAAGAATATTCTATTAGATAATTATGCATCAGTATTAGGTAAAGATACAGAAGGTACTGCTCATAATTTAATTATGCTTTCTAAGTGGAATAAGGCTGATGTGGGAGCTTCTGGAGTAGAACTTAATTTTAATGGTTCTCAAACAAGACCTACATATAATGATGATAAAGAATTAGCTTTATTAGAAGATATAAATGGAACTGCTGAGACTATTAATTTAGTTAAGAAAGATGATCTTACCTATGAATTAGAAGTAGGTGATAGAATTGCAGGAACTATATCTATACCGAAAGATCAATTCTTAAAATCTGTAGAATATTTACCAGATACTAAAGAATTGAGATTTGTTTTTGAAACAACTGAAGGAGAACAGACTAGTAATATAGATATTTCCGATCTTATTGATACTTATATTGCTGGAAATGGATTAAAATTAGAAGAAAATAAATTTTCAATTAATTTGGATCCAGCTACTGAGGCTTACTTAGAAGTATCTGAGTCTGGAATTAAGTTAGTAGGGATTGATAAAGCTTTAGCAGATAAAGCTAATACTAGTGATTTGGTTAATGTAGTTAAGTACCAAGATTTTGAACTTAACGGAGATAAGAGAAAAACTATTCAGTTAGCTAATTATGATTCTATTACTGGAGTAACTACTACTGGATCTGGAGTAAACATTGCAATGGTTTCTAAATGGGATAAAGTAGATTTAGGATCTGCTCAGGTAGAAATTAATCTTAATGGATCTGCAGAACACCCTACTTATAATGATGCAGAACAATTAGCATTTGTTAAAGATGTAGAAAACGCAGTATCTGATAAAGTTACTTCTCAGGAATTACAGGCAGCTAAAGAAGAATTATCTCAAAACTTTAATACGGCTATCCAAGGAGAGAAAGAAAGAGCAGAAGCTGCGGAAGAAAGTTTAAAGAATTCTATAGATTCTTTAGGTGTTTATTCTCTTGGAAAAATTGGATCATATAATGAAGTTCCAGATAAATTAGCGCAGAAAGATGTATGTACTAATGCAAATAATGTTGTATTAACATTTGTAGTATCTAATACTGTATATGGGGATGAAGGAGGTTATTGTACTAATATCTATACTCAGAAAAAAGTTTATCAGACACTTTATTGGAAGAATACTGTATCTAGCAGAACTTTAACTGTTACTGAGGACGGTGAAGTACAAACAGCTGAATTTAAACCATCTGGAGAAGATCAAGTATTCCTATTGAATAAAGCTATAAGTGGTCCTAAATTCTTCGCGCTTACTACTGAATCTACTTCAGATGATATCAAAGCTGCTATGACAGGGGCAGTTTCAAAACAACTAATTACTAGTGAAGATTTAGACCGTTGTTATGTATATGGATTCATGATTAAAGAAGAAGTTATGAATGGATCTATTATGGTAGGATGGAACGGTTCTGCTTATACACTTACTCAGGTAGGTTATTCAAATCCAAATTCTACCCCAGTTGTTAGATCTATCACTATAGGAATATCATCTGAAGGAAATTATTCTGTTGTTAAGAATGGATTCTCAGGAACTATTTTGACTAATACTAATATATCTTCTTATATTAATCCTTTACAGGAAAGTATAGTAGATATTCAAGGAATTATTTCAGTATTATCTGGTAAGTTAACTCTACTAGAAAATAAAGTAGATATGCTTCAAACAGCTGCTTCTGAAGATGTTCCTAGTTTTGATGGAAGTTCTCCTATAAATGATTCTGCAAAGATGTATGAAGTATCTAATGGAACTATAACAAATACTAACACTATTACTGCAAAGAATATTGTATTGAATGATTCTTCTTTAAGTAATAATGCAAGATTGTCTGTTTTAGCCGATGGATCAGAATTTAATAACTTCTCTATCAGTGGAGATTTCCCAAAAGATGATGGAGGTAATGCAGTAGTTAAGATAAATAATTCTAAGAATGTTTCATTTACTGGATTAACTTTTGACTCTAGTAATATTTATAACGGTATAGAAATAGGATTATCTTCAGATGAGGATAAACTTCCTAATAATGTATTATTTGATAATTGTAAATTTACCGGATCATTTACTAACAATGCTATATTAATTTTCGGAACTAGTGATGATGCAGTTATTACATTAAATAATTGTAGTTTTGAATCAGTATCTAATGCTCTTAGATTAAGTAATAAATCTAATGCTAAAAATATTACTGTTAATATAGTAAATTGTACTATTGATAAATGGGATTCTAATCCTATGTGGGCAGGATTCTTAATTCTTGAGGATTATACAAGTAAAACTCCTGAAGATATAGCAACAAATAATTTATTTGGAGACGGAAAGATTAAAGTCAATTTTGTTAATTTGATGCATAATGGAGTTAAAGTATTACCGAAAGATTTATCTAAGGTTTGCGGAACTCAAGATGAAAATCAAGTAGTATATATTTGTCAAGATAATGCTGAAGGAGATATGATTGCAGCTTACGATGAATCTATCTATCCAGTAATAACATTTAAATAAAAATAAAAGGAAGAGGTTTAAACCTCTTCCTTTAATATTTCTTCATCTGCTATAATTCTTACTAATTGTTGAATTTCGTGCAGATATTTACAATCTCCACCACCAATTGTAGAAAAGTTAATATTATCTATATGTAAAAACCAATCTTTTCCTACTGAATTAGAATAACTATTAACTCTTAGGTTACAATTTTTACAATTTAATATAAACTCTGGTGGTTCAATAAAATTTTCATACTCATCTACTTTAAATCCTAATTTATCTAATAAAATTTCTTTAGTAATAAGTATAGGAGTGATATCAGTAATTAATACTGATTTACTAATACCATACCTTCTTATAGTGACGTATTCTTTATTATTAAAATATTCGTGTGAACTTGGGATTGCTGAGCTTATTTCAATAACTACCCACCATTCACCCAAATATTCAATAACGTCATTTATCATTAATTTGTTTGCTTTCATCCAATCTTTTTATTTCGTTTTTTAAATCATTTAAAGTTTTTACACTTTCTTCATAGAACTTATCTTTACCTAATACTGTAATATTTAACATTTCTAGAAGTTGGTGAAAACGCAGTTTTGGATTTTTTTCTACTAACTCTTTTAATAAGTCTAATATTTCTAAGTTAGCTTCTTTTCTTTTTTCTATAATTTCTTCATTCATTAGTAATTAGTCTTTTTAGTTTAAATTCATAAGTTTCTGAAGTACCGTCTGTAAATTTGTAAATAAAATCGCTATAGGCTTTTATTTCTATTAGATCGATATTATCAGAGTATGATTCTTCTTTAATAACTGTTCCTCCTTTTAGCCATTTGTATTCAATATCTTTTTCTTCTTTTTTTAAGAAATAACAAGAACACTTATTTTTATTAACTTCAATAGACTCTATCGTCTTCAGAATCATGTTTTTATTATTACGCTCTTCTTCAACTAAAACTTTTTCCCCAACTTTGAATGGGTTATCTTTTTCAAATACAATTTCTATTAATTTTCCAACAACTACTTTTTTAGTAACTAAATCGTAATAAGAATCTACTATATGTGCAGTACAATCAAATACTTCATCTTCTGATTCTAATATTACATCGCTAAATAAATTATTATCTATAACTATATCATCCTCGTCATCTACACGAGCATTTAATTCCCATACAGGTATTAACTCTTTATTTTTTGTCAATACACATTTACATTGAATAAATCTTTCCATAATTATTAAATTTATTATATTACATGTATAAGAATTTTAACCCCAAATAAAAGAAATACTGAAAATCTTATATATGTTAGTATTATATAATTTATATTAGATTATGAGAAATAAAGTTAATTCAGATTCTGTAGTATATTTAAAATATGCTACAGATAATTTAAAAAGTTTATTAAAAATAGGTTTTACTAGTAATAAGATTTCTAGATATAATTGTTCTTATGATGGAGGTAATTTATCAGACTATATTTTCGAAATTAAAGGAGATTATGTAGATGAATTGGCCATACAATTATATTTTCAAAATTATCTCTATAAAAAAGAAGATTGTATTAGAAAGAAATCTAAGGAGATATTTATTAACTCAAATGATATAATTTCACAATTTAAGATGATAGACATTAATAATGTGTATATTAAATTGTGGAAGAATAGAAAAAATATTTTTAAAATCAATGATGTAAAAAATAAAGATACAAGAATGCATGAGATATTAAATAGATCAATTGAGTTAGTATCTCCAAAGAAGGAAGATTTAGATCTTGATTCTCGTTTGGATTTGGCTATTTATCAAATCCTCTAAAATCCTTATAACTGTAAAATAAAAAAATTTAAAATAATTAAAATTTATGGAAAACGAAATCAAAGATCAAAAATTTAACTTAGAGAAATTCAAAAGTAATACTCAAAGTGAAAAGTTTCAGAGGGAATTAGTAAAACTGAAAGGAGAATTTTTAAAACATCTTGTATTTATCAATAATATTCCAGAATTAAAGGGATTAAATAGAGAAGTAAAGCGAGATGGAAATGTACGAAATGATATTGAAAGATTAAAAAGAAATCCAAAATATTTCGTAGAAGAAAGAAGAATTTTAGTAAACCGTCGTAATATGCATATTATCGACGGACAACATACTGTAAGTGCTGGATTGAAGTTTATGAGTGAATTCGGATCCGATAATTTTGAGGTACTTATAGAATTTATGGATATTCCTACAATTTCAGCCGAAGAAAGAATTATTAGAGAAATAAATATTTCTCGTAATTGGAGAGGAAAAGATTTTTATAACCAAGGGCTTAACTCTAGAGATGAGGCTAAAAAAGGGAATTATAATAGATTTGATAAAGTTTTAAAACACTTAGAGAAGAAATTTGAAAGTGAAACAGTTAAAAGAGATACTCTAATTACTATTTCTGGACATATAATAGGAATAAAAGATGTATCAAGATGCGTAAGAAGTACTCTCGGATATCAGCTAAAGGTAAACTCAGGACAGGTAGTTGATTCGATTAAAATAATAAATGATGCTTTTAAGATAGAAAAAGAAGCAATGAAGAAGAAAGATTGTGGCTTTTCTTTGAATAGACCTAAATTTTGGAAAGTATTTAAAGAACTATATAGTGCAGCATCATTTTTACCAGAAAAGTTAATATCCTACATATCTACTAATTATAATTATATAGAATGGTGGGATGATAATGATGTTTCTGTAAAGAAGTTGAGAACTATCTTATATGATTTAGCAAATGAATCTGAAGCTATTTCACTATCTGATTATTTATCTTTAACTAAACAAAAAATCAAATATTAAATGAATAAAAGGAATACCTATAAAGGTATTCTTTTTATTTCCTTTAAAATCCTTATATATGTATATTAAAAATAGAATGAATTATGAAATTAGGAACAGTTATTTTTATTATAGCTACCGGAATTATTGGATATAAATTATATAATAAGTATAAAAATATATCGGTAGTGGTAAATGAGACCCTTGATACAGTTAATGAAGGGGCTAAGGAATTTACTGCATTTCTTAAAAAAGAGAATGAAATTCTAGAAAATAGAATTAGGGAAAAGAAAGAAAAATTGTAATTTCTTGTTAATAAACCCGTATATATTCTAAGTATTTTTGCTCGTGAGAGTAGAAATACTTTTTTTATTATTCCTTATTTTCCTTATTTATGTAATTTATATATAATATGAATATGGAAAAAGATGAAAAATTAAAAAAGATTATTAGTAAATTAGAGTTATCTGGATTATCAAACTTTGAAGCAGAAAGTATAATAAAAGAAGTTGAGAATTATATTCTAAGTAATAATAAAATATATATTATAAGAGTAGAATTTTCAGATGGAGATTCTTTTAGTACATATGATACTTATGAATTACTTAATTGTAAATGGACTAGTGTTGATATAGTAAATAAAAATATTCAAGCTATTAAAGATCATAATAAATTTATTAAAAATTTAAAGAATCCTTATAATTATTTAAAGAAAGATAGAGATTCTATATTAAAAGAAGCATCATCTAATTGGTGGTTTGTTAATAAAGATTCATCCTTTGGGTCGTTTGAATATAATATTAATTTATTAAATAATAATGGAGAAATATTTACTATATATACACCATGGATTGGATATTTTGCAAATCTTAATGATGTATCTATGGTAGAAATATAAATAAGAAAATAGGCAGAACTAATGTTCTGCCTATTTTTTTGAATAAAAAAAGAGCCTAAAATTAGGCCCTTCCTAAGAAGATCAGTTTATAAAGTATCTTTTGAACTTTAATCCAGTCTTTTCCCAATAAGATAATATCTGTCATAATCATAGTTAAAATTGTTCCGATTACGATTAAAGATAGTGTATTCCATAACATTATTGAGATTACTATTAATATCAAATATATTATATAAGATATCCTAATACTTTTTCTTACTTTTTTATCTTCTTTCATCAAATTTATCATTAAAAATACAAGTTCATTGTAATATTTTTTCATAATATAAAAAATTAAAATCCCCTCAAGTTTTATTATACTTAAGGAGATGGTTAAACATTTATTTTCTTTCTCATATATAAGGCTTTGAGAGTTTTTAAAAAGATAAAAAATAAAAGGTAGAGTATCTTACTCTACCTATAGTTTTATGTGGATCGTAATGGGCTTGAACCATTGACCTGCTGATTATGAGTCAGATGCTCTAACCTACTGAGCTAACGATCCATTGTTATAAATGTCCTTTAACTTTTTAGTACCGAGAACGGGAGTCGAACCCGTACGAGTGCAATACCCAAGGGATTTTAAGTCCCTCATGTCTACCTATTTCATCATCTCGGCACATTTACTACATATATAAGAATTATAGGGTTTTTCAGATTCCCTTTTTCTTACATCTATAAGAATTTGAGGGGTTTTAAATTCCCTCTTTACATATATAAGAATTATAGGGTTTTTCAGATTCCCTTTTTCTTACATCTATAAGAATTTGAGGGTTTTAAATTCCCTCTTTTATTCATATTACGTATTTTCTAAAATATAGTTTTTTAATGTATTTTTTATGAATAAATTATTTATTAATATTTCTAAGCCAGTTTTTATAAATATATCATCGATATATTTATTATCTCTAATAGATTCTCTTATATATCCTATAACGCTATTATTTTTTGATTCTTTTTCAAATTTTATTTGAAAATTAATAATATCTAATAATTCAGATAAATTATTAATTTTTATTTTTTTAAAATTATTATAGTTAATAGTATTTAGACTATTATCTACATACTCAATTTTCTTATATGATAATAATTTATCTGACATTATAGGTTTATATATTGGACATTTAGTAGTTACTAAAAAACAGTAGATTCCATTACCAACTTTAGTTAAATCATATAAACTGTGATCAATTATATCAATTAATTGTTTATTATTTAAACTTACTGATTTTAATAGATCAAGTATAAAATCCCAGCTCTCTATTTCAACATTTGGAAGATTACTAACTATAAGTTTACTATATCCACTACGTTTTAGTTCGTTAATATCTAATCTTCCAGAAATACCTGAGTAATCCCATATTCCTTTATCCATAAATATCTCATATATTTTGTTATATATTCATCTCTAGGTCTTTTAATATTATCATTTAAAACATCATCTGGGATATTAATTTCTAGAGATTCTAATAATTTATCCTCAGGAATATCTATTGTGTATAGATATTCTCCATTAATATAAGTATCTGTCTCATTCCAATATTTGAAATTACCTACTCTTACTAAAGAAGTTCCAAATTTTTTATTTAAAATACTTTCTTTTAAGAAAAATTTTTTTCCTCCTGTAAATATAGGTATTTCTATTTGTAATACGTCAATTTCATTTTTTGATTTTTCTTCAAAGTACTTATAAATATTATTTTTATTATATATTAGGTCTAAATTGCAATGCTTAAAGCTAGTGCAGTTTATATAATATATCCCAAAATATCTATAAGATTTTTGTATATCGCTATATAATCTATATATTCCTACTCTATAATTTTTCATATCTTCTAAGAATATTTTGAGCAGTTCCTGATGTCCACGCTCCTTTATGAATAAATGCTATATCTACATTACTATCTTTAGTCATAGCTGAATCTCTTTCAATATCAGATTTATATCCACCTTTAGTATTAAATAACTTAGAAGCTAAATATCTTGGTGAATCAAACATGTGATATACGGTTACTCTTTTATGATTTTTTAAATGATCCCTTAAATAATCCTGAGCAAAAGAATCTACTCCTTCATATTCAGCTAATACAAACTCTGATTCTGGATTATTAATTGCAGTATCAATTGGATCTTTATAAATTTTTAGAAATTCTTCTTTACTAAGATTTCTATGACCTGAAATAAAATATACTACTTTCATATTAATTTAAATTTTTAATTACAGTTATTAGGGTTTAAATCCCTTATAATTGAATTTATTAAATTTATATAACAATGAAGAATTTAGTTAATATACCAGAAGAAATTACATTAATTTATTGTAATCCGATTAATACTGATAAAGTATATCCTACAATAATTGATAAAAAGCTCTTAACGAATAAAAGAAGAAATTCTTTACAATCTACTGCAGTTAATTTTGTTGCGTATAATCGTGAAGATGGTGAATATGATACAAATAATTTCAAAGAGATTACTATAGTTAATTCAGATTTAATGTTATCTATAGACACTGGAAAAGATAGTTATTATAACTATGATAATGAAGTGTATGTTAGACTTCTTCAGAAAGGGAACGATATATTAGATAGTTATAAATTTATAGTTCGATGCAAATTACATAACTTTTTCGAATTATTAAAAAACACCTTTACTATAAATAATGGAATTATAAGTGGATCATATTGTTTACGATATAATTCATTAGATTCATATATTTTCGTAGAAAATTTAGTTGGTGATAAAGATATAAAAGAGGGAAAAAGAATATCTAATCTTATAAGTTCTAATAGAAAAACATCTAGATGGATTCCTGGAGGAAAGTATTATATAAGTCCTACAGAGTATGTTATATATTTAGGAGAATATAAAGATGATGTATTTTTATCATATTGGTATTCTAGAGATCGTTTTAAAAAATGTTTTAATGAATCCTTTAGTAGAGGACATTATGTTAATATTAATGATAAGGGAACTTTATCTTTATGCATTCCTTATACAGAGGTAAGAGATGAAGTAGAGGAATTAATTAATAGTTATAAAGGAAAACCTATAGATATATTTATTAAAGATTTAATAAAATGTGATTTAGTTAGTAATAATTTTGGATACATTTGTGCTATTAAAAATGGCACAAAAAAAGGAGTATTAGATAAACAATTATTTCTGAATAATATATCGAAAGATTGTAATATTACCAATGAAGTTAATAATACTCTAATAGATACAATAAATAATTGCGTAGATAGTAAATTAGAATTGACACTATTTAAAATAATCTCTAAATTTAATCCTAATTTAGTAGAAAAGATTAATAATAGAGATAATTTAATTAATAAAGTAAAATTAGGGCTTGAAAATAATCTAGTTAATAATATGATTAACTCTTGGTATAGAGATAGATATGTAAATATCGGTGGAAAAGGTATATTGGCTAGTGGTGATTTCGAAGATTCTAATTTACTAGATCATATAGAATCAAACACAAGTAACATAATCGATAGGAATGAATTAATCAAATATATTCAAAATATTATAGATACTCATAAAAATGGATAATACAAAAGATGCAATTTCCTCATTTGGAGAAATTAGAAAAAATATTAATGAATTAACTAATATTCGAAATAGTATAAAGGTTAGTTTATTAGGTAATATAGATAATATTATTAGATTTCTTCAAGTAGGTGCAGGAATAGTTAGCTTAGACTTAGTAAATAAGAATGTATCAAATTTAATAGGTACATCTAAAGTTTGGATAAAGAATAAATTGCTTGTTAAAGATATAGTTACTACGTCTTTAGAATTTAAATTAAAATTCTTAGATGATAAGTCTGATGAGTTTAACTGTGATTTTTTAAATTCTCAACAAGCAGATGGTAGTAATGATGATAATGTTATAGAGGATAAACAATCCATTACAACTAAGAAAAGCAAAGATACATTAGATCCTATTCCTGAATATGTTAAAAGAGTAAGACCATCTGAGTTAAAGATTGGAGATGTAGTTTACTTATTTGTTGGACCAATTCAACACTATTGTATTGTAAAAAAAATTACTAAAGATACATTATTTGTAATTCCTATAACATCTAACGTTACTGATTTTATTGGATATAAAATAGAAAAATCTAGGTTTTTTCATGGTACTGCTATATTTTCAGTGGTTCAATATCCTATTGATTTAGCCATTAAAAAATTTGTAATTCCATATGATAATAGAACAGAGCTATTAAATATTATAAAACAATGTGACAATTATTTAAGAGATAATAATATTATTAGTAAAGCAATTAAAAGAAAGAAAAAATGAAAACAGGAATTATTGTTGGAAGATTTCAAGTACCTATGTTAACGGATGGTCATAAGTATTTGATAAAAAATGCAGCTTTTGAGGTTGATCAATTAATAATATTTATTGGAGATACTAAAGATGGCAAATTAACATCACATGATCCTCTACCTTTTGAAGCAAGAGTTAAATCAATTAATCAATTTATTAGCCAAGCGATAGATGATCCTCTTGATTTATATGAGAGAAAACTATTAAGTCTGAGTAAAGATGAAAATATAAAAATATTTAGGATAGTAGACGTAGGTAATTATCCTAAATGGGTAGAGAATTTGGATTCTAAAATAGAAGCTTTAAGACTATTAGAGATAATACCTGAAGATAATGAAATATTTATTATAGGATCTAGAGATTCTGTGGCTCAAAAGTATAAAGATAATGGGGGAAAATTTGATACAATAGAAATTAATGAATTAAAAGATAGTAATAATATTTCTATATCAGGAACAGAATATAGAAAAAATTTGGTTGAAAGTTTTTCTCCCTCCTGGGATATGGGAGAAAGAAAATTCGCTATCTGGTTAGTTAGTAAAATATCTGAGTAATTTAAAATCCCTTTAATTCCTTATATATGAAAATTATATAACAAAAAATCTAATAATAAAATTATGAAAAGGACTTTTAATTATTCAGAAGTAAAAGAAAATAACTCTTATGTAAGAAGAGATTTAGTATCAGAACAAAATATTGAAGATACTAAAAATAATAAAATTATCATTAATGATAAAAAACCTAAAAATAGAGATCAAAAGTCTGAGGACAATCATCATTTCTCCGACTATTTCTTGGGTTAATTAAATGGTAGTTTTTTAGATCTGTAGGGAATTCCCTACAGATCTTTTTTCTACTATATAATACGACCTAAATTCTTATATATGAATAAAATTGTTATTATGTGTAGTAAAAAGAACAATAAAAAGAAAATAAATTTTGCTGAAAAAGTAAGGAGGGATAATGAATTAAATATGTATGGAAAATTACTATCCCTTAGGCCAAGTAAAGTTCATAAAAGTAAAAAAGAATATAAGAGAAAATGGAAAGTAGAAGATTATGAATAGAGAAATTTTTTTAGATAAAAGAAGAGAGTATAGAGAATTACTTATTAATGATTTTAAGAAAAGAGTAGATAAATTGCTTCAATATTCTGGAAAAGACTATGTATTAGATATTGATTTTTCTAATAACTATGAAAGCTATACTTCAGCTAAAATAACTTATATATCAAGATCAGTATATAAAGATGAAATTAGGGTAGGTTTATATAATAATAAATGCAGTAAAGAAAAAACTTCATTAAATCTGGAAAACTTACCTACAGATGTTTTAGAGCAAATTACGTCTGAAAATATAATTGGATTTGGAACTGATGATTGGAACTATTATAGATATAACGAAGAATTATGAAAATTAAAGATAAATTCATATTAAAAGAAGGATCTGGAAAAATATATTTTATGTCAGATCTACATTACGGACATAATAATGTTATTAAATATGATGATAGAGGATTTGATACTGTAGAGAATATGAATTCGTATATAGTTTCCAAATTAAATAAACTAAACCCAGATGATATAGTATTTGACTTAGGGGATATGTTCTGGAATACTCCTTTAAACGAAATAAAGGAAATTTTAGAATCTATACCTTGTAAGAATATATATAAAATTATGGGAAACCATGACAAATATGGCTTATATTATGATCAAGCTCCATTAAAAAGTTATTTTAAAATTATAAGTGATATATTAGATATTCAAATAGAGTATAATAATGTAACGTATATGATTACACTTAGTCATTACCCAATAGTTTCTTGGAATCATAAATCTCAAGGAAGTATAATGATTCATGGTCATTGTCATGGAAATATTGATCAATATAATGATAGTGTATATGATTTGAGATTAGATATCGGATATGGATCTAAAATAGCAAAGAATTTAGGAACATTTCTAGTTCCTTTTGAAGATATTCTTAATTATTTTTATAGAAAAACTGGGAATGTAGATTTTAAAAAGTGGACTATTAATAATTGTAATAACTTATGATTGATAAAGATGTAAGAAATTTTTCAGAGTTTTTGAATAAAACTTTTTACTATTTTAATCTAAGCTTTTATACTTCTGGAAGATGTCGTTCAGTGAAGCCAATAACTGAGGTTGAAATAGAAATTAATAATGAGATTTTAGATAATCTAAAAAATCATAACGGACAAGGAGATTTAAAAGTTTGGAGAAAGAATGTTAATCCAAATGAGAATAATACTTTTCTTGCTTGGATTAGAGTACGTGATTATAAAATAATAAGCGACAATATACATGAAACTGAAGATGAAGCAATAGAGCATTGGAACTCTATAATATATGATAATATAGATCTTCAGGAAAGAACTTTTGAAGGTAAAGTAAGATTGTTAAAATCTAAGCTAATAAAAAAGGGAATTTAAAACCCCTCAAATTCTTATAAGTGTATGAAAAAGAATTATAAAAATTTAAAGAAACTAATTTATTAATAATTAAATTATGAATATAATTCGGCTTACAATGTTGGTTACTACTATTAATTATGAATTTTTGGTTATACTACCGCATTGATTTCCGAATTTATCTAATATAAATAACGGCTTACATTATTAGTTACTTCTAATTTAATAAAGAATGGCTTATTTAATCACTGTAATGATTTCCGTTATTTATATTAGATTTTTTAATTATTAAAAATTTATCCAGAAGATATATATCTTTTGGATTTATTTTTTTATCCTTTCAAATCCTTATATTAGAATATAATTAATTTTTATAGATATGAAAAGATTTAAAATTGAACCTAGAGAAAATTATGAAGAGAAAATCGAAAAGTTAGGATTTAATTTCCATCCTGATTATTGGTTAGAAAATGCTTATTATAGTTTTTCTTCAGAAGAAATAGAAGAATTGGAGAAAGCTACTAATGAGTGTTATAAAATGTATTGTGATGCAGTACAGTTTGTTATAGATAATGATCTTTGGGACGTTCTTAAGATTCCTAGAGGAATAGTTCCAGAAATTATTAAATCATGGGAAGAAGATCATTTAAGTTTATACGGTAGATTTGATTTTGCATTTATAGAAGAAGATGGAAAAAGAGTTCCTAAACTTCTTGAATTTAATGCACAAACCCCTTCCTGTGTTTTAGAAACATCTATTATTCAATGGGATTGGAAAGAGTATAAATTTCCTGATAAAGATCAATTTAACAGTGTACATGAAAAATTGGTTAATTCTTGGATAGATATACACCAAAGATATAATTCTGATAGATATTATTTTGCATGTTCTAGAGAAAGCGTAGAAGATGAAGAGACGATACAGTATTTATTGTCAACTGCGATGGAAGCTGGGTTAAATACCGCAGAAATCGAAATGGAACAATTGTTGTATAATGAAGAAGAAAATTGTTTTTATGATCCTGCCGGGGAAAGAATAGATACTTGTTTTACATTGTATCCATTTGAATGGTTATTTGATGAATGTTTAGATGCATGTAAAGCAAAAATAAATTGGATAGAGCCATTATGGAAATCGGTTATGTCCAATAAAGCTATTCTTACTATTCTATCTACCTTATATCCAGATTCTCCTTATATTTTAAGATGTAAAGAGAATAATGTTGGAATGACAAATTATGTAAAGAAACCTGTATATTCCAGAGAGGGAGCTAATATAACTATAGTAAAAAATAATGAAGTTATTGAAGAAACTAAAGGAGAATACGGGGAAGAGGGATATATTTATCAGGAACTCGCTGAATTACCGTGTTTTGATGGAAATTATTGTTTAATAGGTTCTTGGATAATTGGTGGAGAAGCTGCCGGAATAGGTATTAGAGAGACAACGTCAAAAATTACTGATAATTTAAGTTACTTCATACCACATATTATTGAGGATTGAAAAAAGAAAAGAAGAGGATTTATTCCTCTTCTTTTTTATTTATAAATATACTATCCTCTCTTCTCATTCCTCCTCTTAATTTAGTATCATTCCACTTAACTATATATTCTCTAGTACTTCTACCAGGTATATTAAATCCTAACATTTCACAAGCTCCCATCATTGTATGTATACAGGTTTTCGTACCACTACAAAATCCTGTAGCTAATAGATAAATATTTTTTCCTTTGAAAAACTCTCTATTAGTGTTTTCTGCCATACAATTTAATCTTGTTAGAAATGCAACTACTTGAGGAGTTGGCATATCTAAATAAACTGGACTCCCTAATAAAATACTATCAGATGTTTCTATATCTTTTAAAATTTTTTGAAAATCATCTTGTATATTACACCAAAGATTGCATTTCTTACAATTTATACATCCTTGTAGATTTACTGGAAGTTTATGAAAAGCAACCTCTAAATTTTTATTGTTCTTTTTAAAATAATCTATTTCTGCATTTAATGCAGCGTAAGTATTGCTTTCATTAATACTTCTTGGACTTCCGCAAATAACTGTTAATTTTTTCATAATTTAATAATCTAATAAAAGTTTTATACAATATATTAAGCTTCCTTCTTTATACTTAAATCCTGTTCTTTCCATTAATATTAATTTACTATACTTTAATTCTATATTACAATTCCAAAAATTAGTATCGTTATTTAAATAAGAATTGATACGTACAGCAAATAATTTTTCAGCCCATTTAATTACATCATCTAATAATACTAATGGATAATCTCCTCTACCTACAGAAATATAAGGAACACCTTTTAAACTCATAATCCAAGAATAGCGATATTTATTTCTTGAACTGAAATTGAATTTATTTACTAATATTTCTATATCTGTATAGTATAAATATGATTTATCTAAAATTTTAGTAAATCTTATATTATTTATATCTATATATGTATTATACTTTAACCCTAGTGTTGATTTTATAAAATCATCTATATTATCTATTTCCATAATTAAATTGCTTTTTTAATTCTAGAAATCTTAAGTATAATGTATCACCAGTAGCGAATTTTCTTATATTATTATTATAAAAATCAGAATTATAGTAATCCCATTGAAATTTAAACATATTATATTCAGTTCTTTTTCTAATTTCTAAATTTTTTTCTAAAAAAGCGGATTTAGAATTATATAATCTAAAATCTTCTTTAGTAATATATTTTTTATATTTATCCCAAATTTTTGTCCCTCTAAATGGCATTAAAAAATTTCCACAAATCATTTCTGGGGATAATTCTAATAATCTTTCTTTTAATTTTTTATAAAAAGTTTTAGAATTGGTTTCATTACTAACTTTTAAAGGATCTACTATAAAACTTAAATATACATATATTCCGTATTTATGTAATAAATGACATGCATCATCTAAATGTTTATTCTTAGAGTAATTTTCAGTTATATCTTCTAACCCTAAACATATCATGTATACTCCATTTTCTTTCATATACTTTACATTTTCTTCAGTACAAAAATTTGCAGAAGAGAATAGGTATATTTTTGTTCTCCTATTTAGATTATTAAAGATTAATTTTAACTTCTCTTTCCAATCTTTTTGTAAAGGAAAATTTTCATCTCTAATAAATATCCATTTAGGAGATAATTTATTTAAATATTTTGTTTCTTCGTCTACTAATTTTATAGGTTTTGACATTAATTTATCACACATTAGTGGCGAACAACAGAAATCACATTTAAATGGACAACCCTGCGATGTATTTATTGAAGTAACAATATCTTCAGGTAATTTATCAGGAATAATTTGTTGATTTAATTTTACATCATATATATCATATCTTGGAATATTTTTATAATTAGTTATTCCTTTTACTATTTTTCCTGGCTGAGCTATTGTATCATAAAAACTATCACATGGTCCGACAATAACTTTGCTCGAATAATTTATAAAATCTTTTGGGGTTATTGTCGGTTCATATCCACCTACTATAATTTTTCTTTTATCTATATTATTTGACCATCTTATAAATTCTTCCATTCCCGTTATATATATTGAACATAAATAATACTTAATTTCTTCAGGATCATATGTTTCCGTATTATTATCAGTAATATAAATAACTTCTTCATTTCTAGGAACTACAGTAAGAATTGATGGTTCTAATCCTAAATTTTTATCTTGTCTAGGAAATGTTAATGCTAAAATTTTTTTACTCATATTATATTATTTATTAAAATTTATTCTTTCATTTATAAGGATTTAAGTCATATTGACTATTTCCTCTTAAACTCTTATAAATGAGAATAATATAAATAATATAATTTATGAAAAAAGGAAATTTTATTATCGGATTAGTATTTGGAATAGTTATTTATAAAACTATTGAATCTTTTAAAGAAACTGATAAACAAGTAGAAAGACTTAAAGGGTTAGCAGAAGATATCGAAAATGGAGTAGATAATTTGATTGAAAAAGTTAAAGAAAAGACTAGCCCTAAAAAGTAAAGAATTTTAAGAAAAAAAAAAGATAGAACTTAATATAGTTCTATCTTTTTTATTTTTAATCATTAATTGATTTTACCGCTTCTACTAAGGCTTCATTAAAACTCATACCTCCTTCAAAAGGTATCCCAGAATTCCATTCTCTTTCAGAAGCTGTTTTTTCTTCTTCTGTAATTTTATAGTTAGATAATAGATCATAAACTTCTAATCTTATACTTTCATTATTAGTTATTACTCTATCTCTAGGTATAAAATATGCAGAACTTCCAACTTTATCTTCACACCCTAAAGCTAAAATAGCTTCCTCCTCAAACCACGGTTCTTCCATAAAATTTTGAGAATCTGGCCATTGAACTAAAATATAAGCATCTTTATTCATGTAACCCTAACTTTTTTAATCTTGTTATTAAAGGTATTTCTATATTTTCATAAGCAATCTCCATAAATTCCTGACCACTTAATTCAATATGCTCTATACTACGTCCTATAAAATGAATAATAGGTAAGCATCCATCAGTTAATCCGCTATGATAAGTGTCTAAATATCTAAATACTCCCCATAAAGTTCCATTATCTAAGTTGCTTTTATAAGGATATATGATTAAGTAATCACCATCAGCAAATTTAACCTTCCAATATTTATTCATACAGTCAGTAGTCCAAAATTTAATACTATCTTCATAAGTATTAATTATTTTATCTAACTTCTTTTGATATGAATTAATTAAAGACTCTGACTCCTTTGATTTTTCTCTTTTTAACTCTTCGATTAAATAAGTTAATCTTTCAATCTCTTCCTGTTCTCTTTCAGGATATAGATCAATATTAATTGTTTTATTCATATTTTGCAATTCCTTTATTTATGGCTTCTTCATAAATTTTCATATTCTTAGAATTTTTATCAATAGAAGCCATACAGTTATCTAGAAATATCAATTCTGTATCTTTACAATGTACTCTTACTAGATCTTTTACTGTCTCTGCCACACAATAATCTTTGGCAAATCCAGCGATATAAATCTTTTTAAATAATCTAATATATCTTAAAATTAGTTGTTCTTTATTTTCAACTACTCCGTCTGCGTATGAAAAAGCAGAATACATTTCTTTTTCTGGGTTTAATCCTTTTTGAATTATTTTATAATCTTTTCCTATATCTTCATGAGATAATGACCAAATATTTAATGACTCCACTAAATCTTTAGGAAAAGCTTGTCCCCATGATCCATTAATACAGTGCTCTGGCCAAATAGTGTGAGTTTGACCTCTTTTTTCAACATTTTCTAAGTATTTTATAACATCTTCTCTGAAGTTCTCCCGTTTTCCTTTATCTATAGGAGAATATGTTCCTTTTCTTACATCTTCACTAGTTATGTTAGTAAATTCTGAAGGAGTTTCTTTCCAAAAAGCACTGTGTCCTATGTGATAGGATCTATGAGTATCTTGAGTTACTACAATTTCATGTATATTCTTTCGATTAACAGAAATCCATCTACATAAATTTTTTACAGCTTGTTCTGCTCCAGGTACATACATAGTTCCCTCAGTATCTACAAAATCATTTTGAGGATCTATAATCAATAGTAAATTTTCATTTTCCATAATATTATAATTATTTATTCATTGATTCATAAATTTCTTCTCTTGTAATTTTTATGGTTCTATTAGTTCTTCTTTTAAATTCTGAAGATTCATATCTATTGTAAATTCTATTAATAGTATCCATAGAAAATGAATCTTTTAATTTATCTACTGCACTATATCCATCTAAAACTAGTGGAACCAAAATTTTATCGACTTCAAAATAATCCTTTCCTCCTATTTGTTCCAGGTCACTGCTAGATATTCCGTTTCCATCAGTAGGTATAAGATCAATAGACCCATCTAATGCATCTGAAACATCTAACATATTGTATCCTGTTTCTTTTGGAAGATTATTAACTCCTTTTGAAGTATAATTATTTCTTATATATTTGGCTAATCCATATACTTCAGTTTTCCAAAGTCCTCCTATAGGGTTGAAATCCCCTTCATCTCCGTGAAGAGTCCAGAAACCGAGATAATGTTCAGTAAGATTGTCAGTATCTAACACTATCCCTTTATCTCTTCCAGCTAAATCGTATAAATAGCTCATTCTTAATCTAGCCATTATATTCCCATTACTGATTTTTCCAGACTTGAATGGTTCGAGATTTTCTAATTCTGATAATTCTAAAGACCATAAGTCTTCTTCGGACTTATTATCTACATTATATTCATTTAGGTAAAGATCTATTAGATAATTTCTATAAAAAGTGGTCATATTAACCTCTTTAAAATCATTACAAAAAGCTTTTCCTACTAATATTGATGTAGATCTTTCTGCTGTTTTATTTTTTATTGTTAAAGATCTTCCTTTTAGAGGTATATTAGTATTCTTACTTACCTCATGTGCTATTGCGGCTACAACAGTACTATCAATTCCTCCAGAAATTCCAAGTACCATCTCTTTTAAATTATGTTTTTTAACATAATTACTAGTTTTTTCTACAATAATTTTAAAAACTTCTTTAAAATCATTTTCATTAAGTAATTCTCTGTAAATTTCTTTATTTTTCATATTTTTAAAATTTATATTATACATTAATAAGGATTATAAGGTTTAAACTCTTATTAAAGAAATAAAATATAATAAATTATGAAAAATTATTTAACAACGATTTTAAAAAAAATAACAATTATTGATTGGACTGGACTATCTTTAGTAATTCTTTACTTACTTGGAAAAGAGTATTGGTGGCATAGAAATAGAGGAAGATTAACAGTAAATACTATACTTGATATTAGAGAAAAGAATCTTAAAAAGCCAATTGAGAGTAGAAAAAAGTGTTATAAACTTTTTTTAGATAATGCTAGTAAGTCTAAGAAACTAACGGATAGTGAAATAAGTAATATAAAATTTTTATTTGGCTTAGAAAATGAATGATATAAAATTATTAGATACAGTTGAATTTAATATATCCAAAAAAGAAGTAAATGATAGAGATATATTTGTTTATCAAAAAATAACAAAAACTAGGAATAATAAGGGTCATTTAGAAGGAATTGTAGTAGGATTAGAAAATTTTAATAACGGATTATCCATTATAGTATATCATTATGATCATGAATTTGATTCTCACTCTATAATTTCTTTAAAAAGAGATAATATATTTTCTGTTAAAAAAGAGATGTTTGGATTTAGGGATAATGTGTGCTCTTATTGTCCAAATCACAAAAATAATATATGTTGTGTAGATAATATTGAATTTTGTATAAAAAATTCACATCAATTCAAAGACCAATACTATTTGGAGGATGAAATTATACTTGGCGAAAATCCAAAATATAGGTTTGTAGTAAAGGGAATTTATCTCAGAAGATTTTTAGATAGTATTGAAAGATTTATCAGCGTTGAGAATTCTGGAAAGTGTGTAGAAATTACTAGTCCAGGAGATAAAAATGTTTTAGTAATTAAAGATGATAAAATTCAAATTGATGGAGATGACATATCAGAAGAAAATTTTTACAGAACTATAAAATATTTAGTTAGAGAAGAGTCTTTCTCTGATTCTAAATTCCTCTTATCAAGAAGATTTTATAAATTAATATATTCAAATGATATATTACTTCTAAAGAAAAAATCAATAGAGCCATTTAGAAAATCTATAATAGACATATGTAAACTTTGTGTAATTCAAGATTGTGATAAGTGTAATTATAAAAAATATAAATTATTTAATAAAAATACCAAATAATAACTTATTTTTGCTTTATTTTTAATAAAGTGGGGGATTTTATTTAATTTTTACTATAAATTCAGTAAGAAATAATAAAAATCCCCCCAATTTTTGTCCTTTATTTTTTTAATAGCCTTATACATGAAATTATAAAGGGAAATTCTGTGTCCTTCCTTTATTTATTGACACACCTCCTTTCTTTTATTAACTTAACAGGTGCAAACAAAATAGTTCTTTTTTCATAATTGTTGTTAATAATCTCATATATTAATTATTATTGTAATTTGGTTATACAAATACTTTAATAAACTCTCTTTATTCTTTTCATAATTTTACTTTTTATGCAGAAGAATCCCTTTATAATTTCTTTTCACTAGATATTTATATTTAAACGATATAACTATTTTCAGGGATTAGGTTCGGCGCTAATGTAGCTGAGGAAATGATTTAGGCAGAAAGCTTATCTTATATCCCGACACATTAGTTCCGACCTTTTCTTTTTTGACATTTAATATTTGAAATATGATTATAAAAAGAAAGATAGTGAAGGCTAGTGATTTATATTTTTTATCTTCACTTCCTTCTTTAGATAAAGAAATATTACATCCTAAAATTCCCAATAATATGTTAGTTAATAATAAATTTGAGGACTGGAAAACTCCTAGAATTTGCCTTTATCCATCTGTAGATAAAGCATTAACTGCATTATCTCAAAATTTATCTGGAAAAATATTATATGTTTATCAACCAGTTGGAATATTTAGAGATTCCTTAATAAAACCAGATATATCTCAAGTTCCAGATTCAATTATTACTGATGAATATTGGTATTTGAGGGATTTAAGAGTAAAGTTTATAGCGGAAATAAAAATAGAGGAATTAATAGATAATAATCTAATCTATCATTACGGTCCGAGAAGTACTATTGGAAAGTTGAGTACTTGGAAATGGAAAGAAATACTAAACCCTTGGGAGAAGAAAGGAAAATTATGATTATATTAAAAAAGTTCTCTAAAAATAATATAGAAGAGAAAAATAATAAAGAAGGAAATGAAAAAGCTATAAGAACTGGTAAAGCCTTAGGAGCAATTGGACTGGGAACTACATCTACTTTAGCTTTGGCAAATAAAGCTGGGGAAGCAGAAGATAACTTTAACAAAAAGAATATAAAAAAAGCTAAAGAGTCATTTAAAAAAGGAATCCTTAAATTAAGAGAAGAAAAAGATTTAGCTGATAAAGCTGCTAAAATTAATCTAGCTGATGAACGAGGAAAAAGGGGTAGTTCAGTACTAGATCTTATATTTCATGAAAAAAGAAATAAAGATGCTGAGAAAAAATTAGCTAATGAATTATCAAATAATGAACAAGTCTATAAAAAGGGTGTTCAATCTCTAAAGAAACGTATTGTTAGAGATGCGAATAAAAGGTCTAATAGATTATCTAGAAGATTAGTAAAAAATGCAAAAGGAAAAGCGTTGATTGGAGGAATGGCGTTAACTGGTTTAGCAACAGGAATAGTATCTTCTAAAAAAGATAAATAATGGATTATTTTGAAGATGTATTTTGGTTTGTAGAAAATATAGTATCCAAAGATTTAGGATTATCTCCAGGAAATGTTTATAATAAATTTTCTAATTTAACAGAGATTAGAGAAATAAAAAATAATTATTTTCTTGGAAATACTGAAAATTATTATAAAATAATTAATTCTTTGAAATAATAATTATAATAATTTAAATAAAAAAGTATTTACAATGATTATATTAAAAAATAATAATTTTAGTGTAAGACCTTATGCTAAAAAACTAATTTCAGAGTCTGATAAATTAATAGCTGCTGGGAAAAATAAGTGGGATGTAGCTAAAAGAATAGCAAGAGCAAAAGACGCTTATGAAAAATCTAGTAGAAAAATCACTTCATTAAATCCTATAAAAATTTTTAAAAATTCTAAGGATGCCAGTGAAAGTGAAGCAGCATTAGATAAACAATTATTTAAGATATTAACAAAATAATATCTATGCGAATGTAGCATAACGGTTTAGTGCGTTAGCCTTCCAAGCTAAGGATGAGGGTTCGATTCCCTTCATTCGCTCAAAATATCGTGGGATGGAGCAGTTGGTAGCTCGTTAGGCTCATAACCTAAAGGTCAGGGGTTCGAATCCCTTTCCCGCAACTAATTCGCCTCTTTAGCTCAGTTGGTCAGAGCATTTGATTTGTAATCAAAAAGTCGTTGGTTCGAATCCGACAAGAGGCTCGAAAAATATTATAATTATAGTATAGTAGTAATAAAATTGATATAAAAATAGTAAAATTATGAAGAGTAGTAAGTATAATAGAGAAGAATTAGTAACATTATTTAGAAAAGGAGAGGATTGTAGATCTATAGGAAATCTCTATGGTGTGTCAGAAAATGCTGTCAGAAAAGCTTGTCAAAGACTTAAAATAAAACCATCATCTTTTATTATTTCATCAAATAATAAAGAAAAACATATCTGTGAATTTTGTGGAAAAGAACATGATGGATCTTTTGCATCTGGGAGATTTTGTAGTTCTAAATGTGCAAAAATGTTTTCTTTAAGTTATAAAAATAAAGAAATTGTAAACAAAAGTATAGAGGATAATAACTTTGAGAAAAGCAATGAGTCTACTAACAGCGAAGAAATACTAGAGAAAACAAGAATAGTTTTAATACCTGAAGAAAAAAAGGAACCGAAACCTGAAGCATTACGAGAATTAACTAGTAGTGAATTAGGATCAGCTGGGGAGATGGGAACTATGGCTTATTTAAGTAGACTTGGAATACATATATCTAAACCAATATCAGATTATAAATATGATATGGTAATAGATTTAGGAAATCGTTTATATAAAGTTCAAGTAAAAACTACATATAAAAAATCTATAGATAAAGCTACTTTTAATCTAACAAGTTCTAATGGAGCCTATAAGAAAGGAGATATTGATTACTTTGCACTTTATATATATAAAGATGATACATTAATGATGGTTCCTTTTGAATTATTAGAAGGAAGATCTAGTGTAACAATTACTATTAATAGTAAACAAAATAGTTCAGATTTATTTTTCTGGAGAGATTATACTCCAGTGAAAGTATTTAAAGATTATATATATTAATCTTTACTGAATTTAATAAGCCTTTTATCCGATTAATTAAAAAATAGTAAATAAACTTATTATTCATATTCCAAACTTACTTTCATATAATAATTAGACTTTATATGAAAAAATCATTAGATCCTAAACAAATTGGAAACTTAACTGAATTAAAATGTATATCTGCATTTTATGAATTAGGGTACTCAATAAGTATTCCTTATGGAGAAAATTCTAGATATGATTTTATTGCTGATATAAATAGTAAACTAATAAGAATTCAAGTAAAAACTTCTAAAGCTATTATTGAGGATGAATGTTATATATTTTCATGTAGATCATCTAGATCTACAAAAAATCATACTATAAATAAAAAATATACTTCTGAAGAAATAGATTATTTTTGTACGTTTATAAAAGATAAATGTTATTTAATTCCAATAACCGAATGTTCAACAAACAAAACCTTAAGATTCAAAAAACCAAAAAATAATAATAACAGTAATTGTTATAATTTAGCTTCTGATTATGAATTAGAAATTCAATTAAATAAATTAATTAATAACAATCTTGTTGAAAGTAAGAATTGATTTATGAATTAAAACTTTGTAATTAATTTAATAAAAGGCTCAAAAGGAAGTTTGGGTGAGTGGTTTATACCAATGGTCTTGAAAACCATCGTACTGTAAGGTACCGGGGGTTCGAATCCCTCAGCTTCCGCGATTAAACTTTACTCTTATATAAAAATATAGGAATATGATAATTTTAAGAAATAAAGAATTCTCAGAATATAAAAAACAACCATACTACTCAATGGGACAAAGATTAAAGAATACAGCAACAGGATTTGGATTTGGAGCTGGTGTAGGAGCTGGTATGGGTGCTATGGCTGGAGGATTAATCGGTGGAAGAACTGGAGCTAAGGTTGGAGCTACATTAGGAGGTTTAGCTTTAGGTTCTGGATTAGCTAGACTTGGTTGGAAAGACACTAGTAAAGAGTCAGTGGATAGACGTAATGCTTTAGCTTTAAAAAGAGCTAAAGAAGAGGAAATGTATAGGAAAAATCCTAGACTTAGATATAAAGATTTAGAAGATCCAAATCTAGAAAAAGGGTTTAGAGATATTGAAAATCAATATAATGTTAAATATGGGGATGATTTTTATAAATATCTCAAACTTAGAAAAAAACTTGTTCCTATTTTAGTAGATCTTGAGAAAAAAGGAACACCAGTGACTGATAGATATGGAATATTAATGAGCGTAAATCCAAATTCTTCTAAAAATTGGGTAAATGAAGAAAGCAGAGTAAATCCAGAAGAACTAAGTTCAATGTTAGCTATAAATCCAGAAATGGCTGATGATACTTGGTTAACATATAATTTTAAGACTGGAAAATATGGATATGATCCACATGATAATAGTTATCCAGATCTTAAGTCCCTTTTACTTGATAAATTAAAACAAGACGAAGATTATATAAGAAATTATGTAAGTCCTGAAAAAAATAAAGGGGATTTAGAATTCATTAATAAATATAGAAACTTAATTAAGAGAGAATTATAATTTTTAGGTGCGTTAGTTCAGTTGGTTAGAATACATGCCTGTCACGCATGGGGTCACGGGTTCGAGTCCCGTACGCACCGCAATATATTTGAAAGTGCCTATCTGAGAGTGTGTGCCATAATAAAGGTGAATAGATAGCTTAAATTGAAGTGTTCACAATGACTTAATTTGAATTAGGTATTGCTGATAGATATTATAATATCAGTGGCGCAGGGGGATTAAACCAAGTATAAAATATATGCTTTCGAATATATGCTCCTATCGACAAGTGGTTAAGTCATCACCTTTTCACGGTGGAGTCCCAAGTTCGAATCTTGGTGGGAGTACTACTAAATATATTCTTATGTAGCTTAATCGGTTAGAGCGTCTGGTCGTCAATCAGAAGGATGTAGGTTCAAGCTCTACTGCAAATGCTATAGTAGCTTATCAATTTATGAAGTTAATAGTTTAATTCCCTACTGGGAATATATAATTTTGGACTATGGTGTAATGGTAGCACAACAGATTTTGGTTCTGTTTGTTCAAGTTCGAATCTTGATAGTCCAACTTAAATAAATAAAACTATGAAAATAAAAAGATTTAGTAAGTTAGATAATCTAGAAAATTCTATAAAGATAGTTAATAAAAAGACAAAGGAAGTATTGTCTGTGAAAAGATTTAGTAATTTTCTTATAAGATTTCTCAGTAAAATATTCAAATGGTATAGAAACATACAGTCTAATAAACCAGCATTTGATATTTATATAGATAGTAATAAAGTTGCTGAATTAATATTAAATGAAGTATCTAGTGATGAATTGAATATAATATGGATAGAAGTATATCCTGGGAATACTGGAAAAGGATATGCTCAAAGTATATTATCTGAAATAATAAAATTTGCAAAAATGCAAAAATATAAATACATAACACTAGAAGTTCCTGGGGATTCTCCAGATGCAAGACATATTTATGAAAAACTAGGATTTAAAGAAAATGGTATATTAACTACCCCGGAAGAAGATCAAGTATGGGGAGGACTTACTAAAATGAAACTAAATTTGTCTAAATAATATACAATTATTCATTTGTTCTACTTTTTAGATAAATTAGTTATATAAAATTTATAATTATAAGAAAGGAGATCAAATGAAAGATGTCAATAATTTTATGTTTCATGAAGATCCAACTAGAAATATAGAAAAAGACTTAGAACAAGTAGATCTTAGGCAACAATATACATCTTTAACAAAAGATGAAAAAATAATGGTTTTTCTAAAAATAAAGGGATTTAGTCATCGCCCTCCAACAATAGAAAGACTATATCAAGATGAATATTATTTAGGGGGACAAGAATTTTTTGATCATGGGGATATTATATTTCCTTTTTGGAAAGATGGATTAAATAATATATTTCCAAATGAAGTTACTACATCTAAGCCATTATTATGTTTATCTGGAGCTATTGGAATTGGTAAGTCAACAGTCTCAAAACTAGCTATGGCAAATACATTAGCTAGACTTAGTTGTATGATAAATCCTTGGAAAACCTTTAAATTAGCCCCAAAACCACTTAGTTTTATTATATTTCATAGAGATGAAGATGTAGCTAATGCTGAATTTAGAAAATGGTTACTAGATGATGTATTAAAGCAAAGTCCTTTTTTTAAAAATCTTCCGCATAGACATAAAATAAGAGTTCTAACATCTGGTCCTAGAGGTGCTGGTGGTCTTGGTACTGACCTTATCTTTGCTATAATGTCTGAGGTTAATTTCTGGCCAAATGAAGAAAAAGCTATGGAACGAGTTAATAGTACTTATATTCGTATCACATCTCGTTTTGATGTAAAGGATAGCTTAACAATTGCTGGAGGATTAATAGTAGATAGTAGTTCTAAAGGTGCTGGTGGACCTACTGAAATATTTTTGGAAAATGCAGAACCTCAATTTACTTGGGATTGTAGGCCAGCTCATTATGAAGTAAGAAAAAATTTATATGAGAGATCTAATGGAATAACTTTTTCTGTTTATACTGGTGATGGAAAATATCCTCCCAAAATTTTAAATAGAAATGATAAAGAGGATAAATATAAGTTAGAAGAAGATCAAGATACGGATAGAGTTATACATGTTCCAATTCAATTATTTGGTGAGTATAAATCAGATTTAATAAAAGCTTTACAAGATAAGTCTGGTATTAATACTGGTTCTAGCGATAGTTTCTTTGGGGGATCTATAGAACACTTATCAAATTGTTCTAAAATAAAAAATAGAATTCCAGAAGTATTTTCAGTGGATTTTTATGATAAAGAAGATAGAATAATAAATCATATTGATAAATCAATAAATTTATTACCTAGAGGAACTGCTATTTGGTTAGGACTAGATTTAGCCGTAGTAGATGATACAACTGGGATAGCTGGGTGTAGTTTTGATCATTGGGAAAATATAAATGGAACACTAGTTCCAAAGATAAAATGTCATTTTATTTTTGGGTTATCAAGACTAGAGGGTCAAGAAACAAGTTTATTTCATATTGAACAATTTATAGAGGATTTAAATAAACAGTTTAATGTAATTGTAAGTGCAGATCAAGCTTTTTCTAGGGGAATTCTTCAAGGATGCGAACAAAAAAACATAAGATCACAGAGAATATCTACAGATAATACCCCTTGTGAACCAGCATTATATTTAAAATATCTCATTAATAATGAATTAATAGATATTCCTGAGAATAAAAGACTTCAGAGAGAGGCTCTAGATTTAAGATACGTAGGACCAAAAAGAAAAGTAGATCATCCTAAAAAAGCTAGTGTTTCTCCGATGTTTGATAACCCAGACGGAAGTAAACCCGGAAGTAAAGATTTATGGGATGCTCTAGCTTCAAGCTGCTATTCTATAAAACTTTCTATGATTGAAGGTGAAGAATTAGGATATTCTAGTGGAATTCAGAAACAATTACAAGGATTATCAAAAATTACCTCTGATGCTAGAGAAGAAGCTGCTAAAAATTTTCAAGGAATGTTAGAAGGAATATTTTAGGATCTTTTATATCATCGTACTTATTAATATATTTTAATTAAAATAACATGATAATATTAAAATTATTCGCTAAGAAAGATTATGAAAATCTTAGTGATTATAAAAAATCTTTACTAAAAGAAGAAAGATCTAAACTAGCTAAGAAGCTATTAAAAGAAAGAGAAAAGACAAAAAAACTTTTAGGAGATTTAGAAGGAAAGGCTGAATATCTAAATCAAGAAGATCTAAAGAAGTATGTTTCTGGAGATAGAAGAACCTTAGAGGATATAAATAAGGCAGACTTAGATAGGAAATCAAAAATAAATACTGTAAGAAAAGATAAATATAATAAAATATTAGATTCTTACAAAAAGAAAAAAAATATTATAAAAAATTCTATAGAGTCTTTAAAAGAGGAAACTCCTACTGGAATTACAACAGTAAGAAAAGCTATAGAGACAACAAATAATAAATTGCCTAAAAAATTTCTTAATAAAAAATTATTAAAGTATGGAGGAGGTAGTTTATTATTAGCTACTGGTACAGGATTAGGAGTTAAGCTGTACAAAAATCATAAAGAAAATAGTAAGAAAGACTTAATGAAGAAAAAGTTAAGTGGTGATAATAAATAACAAAAGAAATAGTCGTAGGAGGAGAGTTGGGTGAGTGGTTTAAACCAGCGATCTGCTAAGTCGTCAGTCAGTAAAATGGCTCACAGGTTCAAATCCTGTACTCTCCGCAAAAAAAAATAAATAGGAAAGATTAGTCTTTCCTATTCTCCATACTTTCTACAAAGTTCCATTCCTCTTCACTAACGTAATCTAAGAATCTCTTTGGAACATCAATTTCGTAATTTCCACCAATACTGAATTTTACTTTAACAAATAGTTTATTTGGAGTAATATCCGTATCAATTACTATTCCAAAATTTCCAGATTCTCTAGACTTTACTTTATCTCCTACTTTAAAATTTTTCATATAATATAATATTTATTACATATATAAGGCTTTAAGGTATGATTATTTTAAAAAATAATAAATTAAAAGAAATTCCATATAATCAAGAAAATATAGATAAATATAAATCTAAGGATAATTTACTTAGACATGCTAGATATATTAAAGGATTAACTAATGGAATATTCATAGTAGATGAGGATAGTAGTTTAGTTGGATATATTGCTTGGGAAGGAGATACTATAATAGCACTAGAAGTTATATCTAACTATAGAAATAATGGAATTGCTACAAAATTATTATCAAAAGCAGTTAATAATGGTGCTAATAAATTAACAGTTAATAAACATAATATAAGTGCAATAAACTTATATAAAAATCTTGGTTGGAAAATTTATGATGAAACTAATAAAATATATTTTATGAAGTTTCAAAAAACATAAACAAAATATGCTTATACTAAAAAACAGAGTCTACTCTAAGAAAGAGAAGAAAAGTAGCAAAGATATAGAGGCTCTAAAAACTATAGGAAAAACTGGATTAATAACTAGTGGAGTTTTGGGTACTGCTGCTGGTGTTGAGCTAGGAAAATCTATAAAAGAGGTTAATGATATTAAAGGGGATATATCTGGAATAAAAAAGCTTAGAAAGAATAAATATATCAGAGAAAAGATAAAAGATACAATAAAAACTATTACTCCAACACATAGTGATAGTATTATTGAGAAAGTTAGATTTTCTGAAAAACATTTTCCAAAAATAAATAAAATAGATAAATATACTAATTTAGCAAGATTTTGGAATAATACTGCAAAGAATGTTTCCAGAACTACTTTAGATAATGCCGACAGATATACCAAATTAGCCGTAGATAGAGTAGAGAGTGAAATTGGAGATAAATTAGGTGATGTAGAAAAGAAACATCTAAGAAGAATACCTGTAGTAGTAAAAAAAGCTGCTAAATCAATAACTCATTTAAAAAATGCTAGAGTTTTAGGAAGAACAGCAGCAGTTGTAGGAGGTTTTGGAGGAACTTCTTATATAAACGGAAGAATGATAGAAGGTGATAATAGAAAATAATATTTATGATTATCTTAAGAAAAAATTTTTCTGATAGAGAAAAAGTACCTGCTGATATAGAGAAGAAAGCTAAGGAAGAAGGAGTAATTCAAAAAGATAGAAATGGATCTTGGAGAATTGTTAGCTTAAAAACTTCTCCGGCTGAATATTGGAATGCACATTATAAAACTAGAGAGAGTGCGGAAAAAGCTTTATCCGCTTATCACGCTAATAAATAATAGTAATTATGATAATATTAAGGAATAAATCATTTTCAAAAAGTGATCCTAAACCAAAATTAAAAGAAAGAAATGGAAATCCAGAAATTGCTTTAGGAACTTTAGCTATTTCTTCAACCCCAATAGGAATAATAAACGGAAATGATTTAGCAAAAGAGAAGATATCTAATAAGATTAATAAAGAAGTGTTAGATAGAATAGATGAAATTGGGAATAGAGCGAAAAGAGGAGATAAGAGAGCTATGGAAGCTATGTTGAGGATGAATGATCCAGAAATAATATCTGGATTATCTAATTTAAGTAGTAATAATCCTAGACTTAGAAAAGCTGTTAGAAAAGGAAGAATTATAGGAGCTGCAATACCTTTAATTACTGGAGGTGCTTTAATTACTAGAGGAATTAGTAAAAATAAGAAATATAAAAAAGCTAAGAAACAGTATAATAAAGATATAAAAGCTTGGAGAGAAAGGAATAAAAAGAACTAATATTATGATTATACTTCGTTCAATATCTCCAACATTCATGCAAAAAGAATTTGGAAGAAAGAAAAATAATGGTCCTCTTACATTAGATTTAACTAATCCTAATACCTTTAAAGAATATCAAGATATAGCAAAAAATTCTGAAAATAAAGCAAGAATTAAACAAGAAGCTATACAAAAATCTAGAGAAAAAGGAAACAAGATTGCTAATAAATCTTCTAATAGAAGTTATTTAATAAAGAAAGGATCTTTTAGAGGGAAAAAACTAGGTTTAAGCCCAGAATTAATAGAGTCAACTTCTAATTTAAAATTAACTCAATCTAACCCAGATTGGAATAATCCTGGACTAAGTAACGCTCAAGAAGAAATACTAAGGAGAGAAAGACAGCTTCAAAAACGCGTAAAAAAAGGAGTTATTGGATCAGGAGAAGAATTAACCAAGGAGGAGAGATGGAAAAGACTCAGCAATAATACAAAAAATAAATTTAAAGCAGAACAAGCTAATAAGAGAGCAGCATTAGAAACTATTAGCCCAAAAACTAAAACAGAAAGAATAAGATCTTTAAATAACCATTATTTTGAAAGATTTAAAGATAATAATTCAAAAAGATTGCATAATGGAAAATCTAAATTAGAAGTTGGAATAGAACGATTAAAAAACAGAGGTATAGATCCATTGGAAAGAAAATCCGCTACTATAAAAACATCTAAAGGAAACATTATAGCAGATCAGGCTAGCAGAGATTATTTTAGAAGTAAAGAATATAGAAAATCTTTGTTATCTAATGAAAGCAGAGAAGTATTAAATAAAAAGTCTTTAGAAAGAAGTAGAAGGAATAATTTACTTCCTACAACCGTAGCTAATAATGAGATTCCTAAACAAAAAGCTAAAGTAATAAACAATACTCCTGCAGTAGTTAATGAGATTCCTAGACAAAAAACTAAAGTAATAAATAATACTCCTGCAATAGTTAATGAGATTCCTAGACAAAAAGCTAATCTTTCAGTAGCTAAGAATATTAAATCAACTGCAAAAAATATAGAAGGTAATACTAGTAGATTTAAAAATATAGCTAAGCATCTTAAAAATCCATTAGTTGCAGGAACATTAGTCGGCGGTGGATTAGTAGCTGGAGGAATTGCGTTATCAAGAAAGAAAAAACAAGAAGAAACGGCAAACTAATAAATATTATGGCGGAAAGGTGGCAGACCTGGTGGTATTGCATATGACTGAAAATCATACTAAATAAGTTCGATTCTTATCCTTTCCACTAACTAAAATTAAGATATATGAGTAAAGATAGGATTGATTTTTTAGAAGACTTTGGAAAAATCACTTGGGTATTTATAAATAAATCTGATAATAGCAAAAGTATTATTGAATCAGGGAGAACTAAAGAAGATGTTATAACTAAATTAAAAGATAAAGATTCTAATTTTAATGAAGAAGATTGGATTATTATAAATCTTTATGATAAATTTGAATCACTAATGTTCTAAAATATAATATCTGTAAATAAAATAATATAATTTAATTTTAATTCTTCAGTAGCTCAGTCGGTTAGAGCATCTGACTGTTAATCAGAGGGTCGTTGGTTCAAGTCCAACCTGAAGAGCAAAATACAACGAGATGTAGTTCAGTGGGTAGAATACGTGCTTTGGGAGCATGGGGTCGCACGTTCAAATCGTGTCATCTCGACAAAAAAGATTTATTAGTTATAATTCCTCGTTAGCTCAGTTGAATAGAGCATAAAACTTCTAATTTTAGGGTCACTGGTTTGAGTCCAGTACGAGGAACAAATAATAAATATATATAATTAACTAATAAATTTTTAAATCTTATGACAACAAAAATTATTAAAAAAGCAGTTAGTCCTTTTAAAAAGGCAATAAAATGGTACTTTAATAAATTAGCTGAAAGTGGAACTTATATATACGTTACTGGAATGTTTCCTCCAGAGTATTATAATAAACAAAATTCTAATAAGAAGCTAGATAAATAAAGTACAATTAATGACGTTGGGATATAGGGTTTTATTTTCCTATATACCCTTTTGTTGTGAAAGATAAAGATAATTAGGATAATTAAAATATAGATATTTATGAGAATACTTAGACAAAAGATATTCTTTGAAAGGACAAAAGAAATGAAAGAAACCGCAGAAAATTTTAGAAATTTTAAAAATAATGTAGTTTCTGGAATTAGCGATACTGTAAAAAATCCAGGAAAAATTGGTAAAAAAATAAAAAAGACTGGAGAAAATTTTGGAAGAATAGCAAAAAGTCCTAAATTGATGGGAAGAATTGCAAAGAAAACAGGAAATAAATTAGTTAATTATATAAAGAAAAATCCAAGAGACGCTGCATATTTAGCAGTAGGTAATTTAATTCCTGTTGGAGTAGGGAAAGTAGTTTCAGAGAAAAAAGGCAAAGAGGCTGGAGTTGCAGCTGCAGGAGTTGCTACTGCATTACCTATAGGAGAAACTGCTATTGCTGTTGATCATTTCACTAGATCTAATGTAGGAAAAACAGCTTTTAAAGCTGCAGGACAAGTTATAAAAGGATCTGCAAAAGATATTGGAAAATTTATCTTAAAGAAAAAATTAAGATAAGAAAGTTTATCCCTTAACTCAGTGGTAGAGTACGATACTTTTAATATCGGAGTCATGAGTTCAAATCTCATAGGGATAACATTTATTTCACATAATAAAATATAATGATATGTACATAAGACGTAAAGTATTCTCTATATTAGAAATAGAAGGAGAAGAAAGATTATTCTCTACTACAGATATTAATTTAGAAGATGCTGAAGAGAGAATCTTTAGCATCAAAGATAAAGAGGCTTACGGTGATATTGATAAAAATGCTCCGGAAGATCCTTATTATGAAAAATTAATAGGAAAAATATCTAAGGGAGCTGCCATAGGAGGAGCTGGACTAGCAACAGTAGGAGGATTAGCCTCTGCATTAGGAGAAACTGGTGGTAGAGCTCAAAAAGGAAGAGAGGCTTTAGATAAAATTAGTAGACTAAAAGATGATATAAGAAGCGCTGAATTTTTCTCTAAAGATCACTTCGGTCATGAAGGGGAAGATGGATTTTTTGGAGAACAGTTAAAAAAAGATAGAGAAAGATATAAAAAAGTAATTGATAAGTCTAAAGCTGAAATTAAAGAAACTCTAAGTAAAAATAAAAAAGCAATAAAAGCTGCAAAAGTTTCAAGAAAAGGAAAAGCTGCATTAGTTAGTGGAACTGGTTTAGCAATCCTTGGAGGAGGTTCTTACTTATTGAACAAGTTAGGAGATAACTATAGAAGAGCTTCTAAGAAAGATAAGAAGGATATATTAGTTCAAGCAAGAAAACAAAAATAATTATAAATATAAGTATTACTATGTATATAAGAAGAAAAGTATTTTCTCTATTAGAAGTAGAAGGAGAAGAAAGGCTGTTCTCTACTGCAGATATTAATCTAGAAGATGCTGAAGAGAGAATCTTTAGCTTAAATGAGGAAAAATTATTTGCTAGAAGAGATTATGAAGGACTAGATGATGTCCAGAAAGAAGTTCTTAAAAGAAAAAGATCTGAATATGCTAAAGATTTAAGAAGATCTAGAAACGAATTTAATTTAAAAGATACGAAAGATTTATTAGAAAAAAATGGATGGAGTGGAGTAGAAACTAACGAAACCATTAAAGGAGGTGGAGCAAAATCTACTATTAAGGTATCAAATACAGCTAATAAATTAGATAATTACGATACTCTAACTAAAAGACATATTGGTAATATTAGAAAAGAACAGCTAAAATCAGCAGAAGAAGCTGGAAAGATAATGAGAGATCAAGTTGTAAACGATTTCGAAGGAGAAGTAACCAAGGCAAGAGAAAATAAAAAGTATCAATCTGCTAAAGGTAATAAGGAAGCTGTGAAACCAAAACCAGAAGGAGTAAAACCAGGAAAAGAATTAGCTAAAGTATCTAAAGAAAGTAATAGTGTAGCAAAAACTAAAGTCAATAAGGAAAAACTTTCTAAAAGATTAGCAGAATGGGCAAAAAATAATAAGAAAGGATTAGCTATTGGAGCATTGACAACCGCCGGATTAGGAGTAGGCGCTGCTGCATATAGACATTATAAAGATAATGATAAAAAGGAAGATTAATTTAAATATTTTAAGACTATGTATATAAGAAGAAAAGTGTTTTCAGTAGTTACTGATGAAAATGGAGAAGAAAAATTGTTCTCTACAACTGAATTTATCAATGAAAATGAATATTTAGAAAATTTATCTAATGAAAAGTATTTTTCAGAAGATGAAGAGAATGATGGCTTATCTAAGAAACAGAAAGCAGCTATAGCAACTGCAGTAACAGCAGCTTTAGCAACTACTGCCGTAATCGGTGGAAAAAAATTAAAGAATAGATTAGGAAAGAAGCTAGTTGAAAATAAATTACCAGCAGTATATAAGAAAGGACAATTAGTTAAAAAATAAATTCCTAAATAAATAATCTATAGAGTAATTGGCTTTACTCTATAGAACATATCGCGGAGTGGAGCAGTTGGTAGCTCGTTGGGCTCATAACCCAAAGGTCGTCTGTTCGAGTCAGACCTCCGCAACTATAAATGCGAATGTGGCGAAATTGGTAGACGCGCTAGACTTAGGATCTAGTCTCATTTGAGGTTAAGGGTTCGATTCCCTTCATTCGTACATAAATTAACAACAAATTAATATTAAAATAGATATGAAAAAGTCAGAGAATATATTTCAAAAAATGTTTTCTGGAATTGGATTTACTGGATCTTCGAGAATACCGTTAAGAAGTAATATATTCCGTGGTCCAGGATCAAGAGGATATTCGCATATAGGTGGAACTGGTGGATCTAGATTTTTTGATAATGAAAGAGAAAGTCCTCTCTTAGGAAATGCCCAACCTAGTTCTAGAATATCTGGATACTTAGATAGGATGTCTGAACTAAAATCATATTATTTACTAGATGTTACAAAATTAGCTACTAACTTTTTCTCTGATTATATTATAAATTTTTTAATTCAAGAAGGACAACAAGTAGTTACTATATTAAATGAAGAAGATAATACAAATAATGAATCCGTAACAGAGCGAATAAATAATATACTTACTAAGGATTTAAAATTAACTGAATATATAAAGGATCATATAAATGATTATGTATTTTATGGAGGATATTATTCACTATTATCTAATCAAAAGGATGATAAAGGACACTTAGTATTTAGATCAGAAGAATTAAATAATCCAAATTCAGTAATAATAAAGAGAAAAAAGAATAAAGATGGTATTATAGAAGAAATATTCCTAGCTATAGGAGATGATGGGAATATGTATGAAATACCTAGTAATGAAATAATGTATATTAGTAATCCAAAACTAAGATTAACAAATGACTTAGATGAAGGGTGGAAAGATAAAAAACCAAGTAAACCAAAATTAAGTACTGAAAAAGATAATGAAGAGAATAGAAATAAAGTAAGAAAAAAAGAGTCTTACTTAGCTTCAGAACCATTATTCTATTCAAGTATATTAAAAATAAAAGAATTAGTAATAAAAGAATTATTAGTTACCTTAATTTCTTTAAGAGACCTATCTACCCCTCAATTACTGGGATTACAAGCAGATAAAAATATTCCTATAGAGACTATGAATGAACTTTGTGGAAAAGTTCAAAAATTGGCAAATAATTATAATGAGTTAGGAAGTTTTTTAACTGCTCAATTTGATATTACATCTTTTATAGAATCTAGTTTAACACAAAATGTAAAAGCTTTCCCAGACTATAATGGAACAATTACTTCACGTACTTCATTATTGCCTCTAGATAAACTTTCTGATAAAATATTAGATTTAATGCAAAATCTTGATTATGTCAGAAATTCTGTACTATCTCCACTAGGACTTCCATCTTCAATTTTGGATGGTACTTCTGGTAGTAAATGGCAAGTACTACAACAATCTGAAAGAGCAAATTCTAGAGTATCTAATTTTATATCTGGAATTAAAGATTCAGTAATTAGCCTAGTATGTAGTATTTATAAAACATTATACAATGAAGAATTGGATCCAAGTTTAATTCAATTACATTTATTCAGTAAAACGACAGTAGAATATAACAATCAAATAAATGAAGCTGAATCTGTATCTAATTTAGTACAAGGAATTTCAGGAATACTAACTAATTCACTTCAAACGTTAGAACAAACCTCTCCTTTACTTAATCCAGATGCATTCATATCTTATATACAGAATTTATTAAAAGATATAGATCCAGGAACAGAATCATTAATTAACGAAGATTCTATAAAACAATATATAGAACTTCTTAATATGAAGATTCAGGCACAAAGAGAACAACTTGGGATAAATGACGGAATGTAAAGCTATATTTTATTATGAATAAGAAATTAGAAGAAATACGTAGAGAACAACAGAATTATCAAGATGAAATAGAGAAAAGAGAGCTAGCTGCAAAAGGAATTGTTTCTGGAACAGCTGCTACCGCACTAGGGGCTGGATTGTATAAGATATCAAAGGATCTTAAGAAAAAACTAAAGTCTGGTAATTTTAAGATAATACGTGGGAATGAAGATGTTATAGTAAAACAGTTGATTGGAACTAATAGAGCAGGGAAAGTTTTAATGGGTGTTGGTGCTCCTATTGCTGGTATATCTGCTTATAAACATTTTAAATATAAGAAAAAGGATAAGGAAGATGATAATAAAGCGTAAATATTACTCTTCAAATTTTCAACAACCCTCTATAGAGCAACAACCAGAGATAAATACAGATAAACAAAATATGACATCTAAAGATCTCCAAATTGAGCAGATGAGACTTCAAAGACAAATGATTGAAACTCAGAAAATGAGACAACGTTTACAAGCTGAAGAAAGAATGCAAAAAATGAAACAAATCTCTCAAGTTCAAAAAATGGAGCAGAAAAAAGATGAGGAGGAAAAAGATAATCAAATAAAAGTAAGAAAAATTGAGAATCAAAGAGAAAACAATAATTCTGAAAATATAGGATTATATAAAACTAAATCCAAACCTGTTCAACCAGTATCTATGAAGATGTCTTAATTATTAGGAGGAAATTAACATGATTAAAGAAAAGAAATTTACAGAAGGAGTTGAGAATTCTGAAGATAAGAATGAAGGATTTGATCCATTAAAGCAATTATTTAAATAATGAAAATAAAAAGATTCTCTGGATATTCAGAATCCTCTCCTAATGGAACTACTTACTATAATAGCCAAGTAATTTCTGAATATGTAATTGATCCTATTGATAAATCTATTAATAAATTGGGAGAGACACCTATAGGGAGTACTAATTTATATAAAAGAAAAAGAGATAGGATAAAAAGAATAATAAATCCTTTAAAGGAATTTTTTAATAAAGAAAATAATAAATAAATATGATAAATTCAGTTAATCCATTTACTGATCCAGAATTTAAAAAGCAAATTCTAGAAAAGGAAGGAAAAACTGGATGTGATGAAGGGGATTATGAGATAATACAACCGGATAATGATGTTTCAAATGATCTCAAAACAATCATATCCAGTGCTCCTAAAATTCCCAAACAAGCAAAAAATATTATACTAGATGCATCAGCTATAGCTAGTTCTCAAAAAGAACAAAAGGCATTAGAATTAACTCAAAAACTGAATGAAGTATTTACTAAGTATAATAAAGAGTATAGTATAGATCTTCATGTAGATTTTAGTAGCTTATCTAATACGCTAGTTAATGTATCTGACCCTAAATCTAGACACATATTAGAATTATATGTATCTGAAGTATTTCAAAGTATTAGACCTATATTAATTCTTAATATGATTTCTAAACTATGTCTTGCTATAGATTACATATTAGATCCCACTAGATTATTTGATACTTCTCAAATGACATTACAGGATAGTTTTATTGCAGTAGAAAAAATAATGCAATTTATACAACAACTAGAAGATATGAAAGATCAAATAATAGTTAAGGGATCAGATCTAGAATTAAAAAAAATTGCTGCGGAATCTGGAAATGACGAACTAAAGTCTCCAGAATCTCAAAAAGTTATATCAGATTTTATGAAATTATTCCAAAAAGATAGTGGAATAGAGTAAAACTGGGATGGGATTTCGCCAAAGTTGGAGAGTTGGGCTTGACTGTAAATCAAGTACTATTTAGTTTAGGGAGTTCGAATCTCTCAAATCCCACAAATTATAAACTATTATATCTCTATAAAGAAGAGACATAAAACATACTTTACTTAATAAATATTATTTATGATCATTAAAAGAATTTTTAATAAATTAAAATTGTCTTTTAAATCTCTTCTTAATAGAGTAAGAAGACATAGTGAAGAAGGAACAAAAAAACAGGTTGAAAATATAACAAACACTGTTAATAAGTATCCAAGATTATATTCTAAAAAACGAGAAAATATATTTAAAAAAGCTCTAAAAAATAGAGAAGATAATCGTTTAAATTAATAAAAAAATTATATATAATTTTAATATGAAATTTACTGCAAAATTATTTTCAACAATGCTTCCAGCTTCAGATGGAAGTATGATACCTCACGATGTTGCAGAATCTTTCTTTAATAGCCAAGAGTTTAAACAAGCATTGAAAGATAGAAAACTCTTTGGTACATTAACACATTTATCAAGAAATTTAGCATCGGCTAAAAATGGTGGCCCAGCAGTATCTAAGACTATTGGAAAGGATGATCTTCTTTTACTGATTGGTGAAAGTTCCCCTACACATGTGTTAACAAAAGTTTGGTTCGAAAATGATGGATGGTGTTACGGAGAATTTGAAGTATTATCTGAAGATGGCTTAGATGATGAAGCTATACAAAGAATAAGAAGAGTAAAAGGACTCTTAAAGAATGGATGTAAGATCGGAATATCTTGTGTAATTTTGGGATATTGGGAAAATTCTAGTGGAAGTGACTATCTTAAAAAAATGGTAGCTTTAAAAGGAGCTGACTTAACTCTTAATCCTTCATGGAAAAGTGCTGGAATAGTATCTATTGATAACTCAGATGGTGAAGAAAGAACATTTTCTGAACTAGATATTGAATATGATCCAGAAGCATATAAAGATACTAGAATAAAAGTTAAACAATTTTCAATTAACTGTGAAGGACTGGCTCAATCTTCTAAGATAGATGGAAAATATACTAGATTAATAGCAAAAGATTTTTCTTTTAATTGTGATATAAAACCAGTTAATGAATCTTATAGTGCCGAAAAAACATTCTCAGTATCATCTCTTAGAGAAAGAGTTAGAGAAAATGGTTATTCAGTTCGTCAGAGATTTAGACTCTTAGTACTCTCATACAAACAGTTAATTCGTCAGATGGGCGGTGTTGAAAAAATAAAACCAGAGACTTTAAAGATTATGAAGTCTTTATTTACCACTGACTTACTAGATATTATGAAAAGTATTACTCCTGATATAATGGAAGGAAAGAATCCTGGAACATTATTAGGAGCTAGTTCTCTTGGAAAAAATGTTAGAGTAGCAGTACAACAGTTATTCTTACCTTATAAAATGGCTTTATCAGAAGTATCTAAGACAAACGCTATTTCTAAAAACCGTTATCAAAAGATACAAGAAGCATATATGAATTTTACTAATGCAATGATAGAAGAAGTATTTGGATCTAAATCTGAAGACTTATCTAGCAAGATAGATGGAGAAGAGACTAAAGAACCTGAAAAATAAAATACATTTATGAATAGAAAACGTAAACTATTCTCTTCATCTACAAATGTAAGACGTAAATTGTTTTCAGAAAATGAAGGTGGAGTAAGTAATAATATGTTTGAAGGTTCTAGTGCAACGAAAAAAATTCAATGTTTAGATTGCGGTTACGTTATGGAAACTGCTGCATCTACTACTAATATAGTTTGCCCTAAGTGTGGATCTAAAAATAGATTTAACGTACTTACACTAACTCCATCAAGAAATGATGTTCCTGAAGCAGTACAGGTAGATGAAAAGAAAATAAAAGAAGTAAAAGAGCCAATATCAAGTGAAGAAAAGACATTCACTAGACGCTCATTATTTGGTGAATTAGAAAATTCAGAATTTCAAAAAGAATTTTCAGAAGCCTCTAATAATTTTGAAAAAAATTTAAAACTTTACTCTGGAAAAACCATAAAAGAAGGAGAATCTGAAAAATTATTCAGTATGTCTTCAGAAGATATGATTAAAAACGGTTTTGCTAGAGTAAATGAAGATAACAGTATTAAAATAAACGAATCTGCTTTTTTACAAAATAAATTATTCTCTAAACTAATAGTATCAGTTACTAAAGTACTAGATTTAAATCCAATATGTGAGCCAAAATCTGATATTATAGATATGATGGAAGAAAAAGAGATGTTGCCTAGCAAAGGTATTATGATTTTGAAAAAAGCTCATTCTATACCTATGATAAAAGAATCTGAATTCTCTAATACAGAAGAGTCCGAAGCTTGGATAAAAGACTCGGGAATTATTGGAGATTTGAAACTAGAATTTGGAAATACTTCTATGGGAATTAAGGAGTTTACTAAATTACTAGAAGATAGATACGATGATGCCCCGGAAAATATTATAGATCTTTTAATAGAAAAAGGCGTAATAAAAATCCAAGGAAATCAAGTAGACATAATGAAATAAATATTATTAAATTATTTGTAAATTCAATATGAAAAATACAAGATTTATGGAAGTTTTGTTCTCTGCTGTAGAGAATAAAGATGAAGAATTAGCAGCACAAGTAGCTAAAGATATAGAAGATGCTAAGGCTAACGGTACTGTTGATACAGAAGAAGTTAAGTATGAAAATATGGGAGATGGTAAAGTTGCTGTTACAGATAAAGGTAATGGTGAAGTAACCATCGTTGAAAAAGCATCCGATGAATCCGATACTTATGATATGTATCCTGCAGAACAATCTGAACAAATTGAGGGTTATCTTCATCCGGAACAAGATGGAGTTACTCCTGGTAAACAGGTAGGTGCAGCAGATGAAAAAGTTGAAAATCATATGGATGGAAGTTCAGTAATTGCTCCTAACATGCCTTGTGGTGGTTTAAATCCTGAAGCTGGTCATGAAAAATCAGTAGAAGTTACAGCTATTGAAGGACCAGATGCAGAAGAAAAAGAGTTTTCAGTAAGTACTGATAATAGCGTAGTTCTTAGAATTTTCTCAGATCAAGAATTTTGTGAAAGATTATTCTCAGAAGTTATTGAATCAGAAGAAACTGCAAAAGTTGGTGATTTAAAAGTAGAAAAAGTTGGACCAGAAGAAGTAGTAGTTACATCTACAGTATCAGGAGACCAAGCAAAGGTGAAGATGGATGGAGAAGATATGGAAGTTACTGAGTTAGAATCTAAAACATTCTCAGAAGAAGAGGAATATGAACCTCTTTATGTAGTAGGAGTAGATCCAGTTAATCATGTAATCGTAGATGCTCCAGAATATGATGAAGAATCAGCTGAAGAATTAGCTCAAAGTTTAATGGAAAAAGGAGTTGCTGGGGTGAAGATATTTGATAGCCCTGAAGAAGGACGTGCTTATGCTATTGAACTACTAGAAGGACTTGGAGCTCAGAATGAAGATGATGTAGAAGAACCTGTACAAGCAGAATTCTCAGATCATACTATATATTTGACAAAATTCTACTCTGAAGAAGATAAGTCATTATTTATGGTCCGCATGTTCTCTGAATCAATTGAAGGTATCTCTGATACACAAGATGCAGTAGAAGATGCTATTGAAAATGGTGACGAAATTGAAACAGATAATGAAATCATTACACCTATTGACTCTAAAACAGCTATTGTAGAAGATAAGGATAGTAATGAATTTACTAAGGCTAGTTTAGAAGGCCAAGAAATTGAGCTGGAAAAAATTAACGAAAATCAAGCTAATGAATTAAAAGATCATATTATAGTAGATGAAGAAGGTGTTGATGAAGATGAAGAAAAGAAATTTTCTGAAAACATAATTGACAAATACTTCTCTAATACTGAAGATGATATCTATACTAACGATGCTCAGGATAAATTCTTCTCTGAAAATGAAGAAGTAACTGAATATATGGTTAGATTATTCTCAGAAGAAAGTGATTCTGAAGAAATTGAAAAAGCAATCTCAGAAGGTGAACAGATCGAAAACGATAAAGAAATTATCACTCCAGTAGATTCTAAGACAGCCGTTATAGAGGATAAAGAAAATGGCGAGTTTACTAAAGCTACTATGGATGACGATAATGTTGAAGTTCATCCTATTTCTGAAGAGGAAGCTGATGAACTCACAGAAGATCTAGCAGTAGAAGATAATGATGTTGATGAAGATGAAGAAGAAAAGAAATTTTCTGAAAACATAATTGACAAATACTTCTCTAATACTGAAGATGATATCTATACTAACGATGCTCAGGATAAATTCTTCTCTGAAAATGAAGAAATGACTGAATATATGGTTAGATTATTCTCAGAAGAATGTGACTGTGAGGAAATTGAAAAAGCTATAGAATCTGGAGAAGAAGTAGAAACTGATAAAGAAATTATCACTCCTATTTCAGACACAGAAGCTGTAGTTGAAGATAAAGAAAATGGTGAATTTACTAAAGCTACTATAGATAATGATAGCGTTGAAGTTCATCCACTTACTGAAGAAGAAGCTGAAAAATTAGAGGAAAAGAATGAAGAAAAGAAATTTTCTGAAGGAGATACTCTAAGTAAATTCTTTGCTGAAGTTGTAGGTGCTGTACCAGTTGCAGCAGGTGAAGTAGATCCTAATACTCCAGTAATTCCTATAGCAGATCAAAATGCTGTTCCAGCTGAACCCGCACAGGATGTTCAAGATCCTACAGCTGTTCCAGTTGAAGGACAGGTTCCTAGCGTAGAAGCTATTGAAGATAAAGCTCTTGCAGCTGTTCAAAGTATACGTGCAGTTGCTGATGAAGCTGCTAATCAGATTATGGAGGCTAAACAAGCTCCAGCACCAGTTCAGGGAGAAGATTTAAAAGAAGCTCAATTCTCAGAAATGAAATTTAATGATACTAACGATACATTAGTATCTTGGTTAAATAATAGTAAAAGATAATAATTAACTTATATATAATTTAATTAAAACGTATGAATACACAGTATTTGCAAATGATGCAGACTCCTCAGATGATGGAGGCTCTTATTAATAGTTCAGTATCAGCTGAAGATGCTAATTTACGTTCACGTGAATATGCTAAAATGTTCTCTCGTAATGATGAGATGAAAGATCTTTTTGGATTAGGCAAAAGCACTAACTTGTTACAGAAAACTTTCTCTGGTTATGCAGAAACTCCACTTTTGTCTACTCAGTATTTCAATGCATCTGTAGCTTCTTATGTAAGCTCATTTGCTGGTTATATGTCAATCGAACGTGATTTTGATCAGCCTAACGGTTTGTTCTATTGGTTTGACGTTCTTGGTGTAACTGATATGCGTTCAGTTATTCCTAACCTTGGTCCAGATAATTATCAGGATATTCAAGCTATGGGTAACTTTACATTAAATATTACTCCAACTACTAATACTGATTACTCAAGCTTGATTGGTCGTAAGATTATTCCTGGTACTGTACGCGTTAAGATTGCTACTGATACTGAAAAATATGAATTGATCGATAACGGTCAGGGAGCATTCATGGCTGTAGCTGGTAAGATTGTTGCTGGTACAATTAATTATTTGAATGGTCGTGTAGAATTTACATTGGCTAAAGCTCTAGCTGGCGATGCAATTAAAGAATCAATCACTATTATTGGTAAAGAAGATGTTACTGGTACTCCATGTAATACAGTAGGTGCTTCTAATGCTCATACTAACGATAAGAGATTTATTGCTAAAATGCAACAGCTTGGTTTAGCTACTGTACCTGATATGTTGGTAGCTGAATACAATATCGCAGCTCTTGGTGCAATGAAGAAAGCTACAGGTTCTGATATGGCTACATTCTTGTTTACTAAGTTGCGTGAACTTTATACTAAAGTAATTAACTTTAAGTTAGTTTCTACTTTGGAAGAAGGTTATAATGGTAATGTAATGGCTGATCTAGACTTAACTCAGAATGCTATGACTGGTCAGTTCTATGATTATCGTTCAAGAGTTGACTTGTTTGATGCTTACTTGATCAATGTTGAATCTGAATTAGCTACAAAAGCTGTTAAAGGTGTTGATGTTACAGCTTATGTTGCAGGTAATCAGGCAGCTAATCAGTTCCAAAAAGGTGGAATGATTGGTAAATGGGAAAGAAATACTAAGATGACTTATATCAATGATTTACTTGGTTGGTATAATGGAATTCCAGTATTACGTTCTACTGATATCGCTGAAGCAGCTGGTGAAGGTACATTCTATGCAATCCACAAGACAAAAGATGGTCAAATGGCTCCTCTTGCTCGTGGTATCTATATGCCTTTGACAGATACTCCTACTATTGGTAACTACAATAATCCAACTCAGATGGCTTCTGGTATCTATTATCAGGAAGGTACTAAATATATGGCTCCTGAATTGGTACAGAAAGTTACTTTCAAATACGGTATCTAATAATTATCCTTTGAGTATTACTCTCAATACTCCTAAAGAAAAGAAGGAATTTAATTAATATATAATAAGGAGAGGGTTCCCTAAGTTTAAAACTTAGTGTTCCCTTTCCTTTTTTCTTTAAAAACATTATTTTAGTATGGCAAGTGTATTTATTTTGAAAAGAAAAACTTTTGGAAAAAAGTTTGATGAATATATAAAAAAGAATAATCTTAAAGTAGAAGATGCAAAAGAGATTGTTGAGAAAGGATCTAAAAAATTAAAACTTGGAAAACCAAGTAAAATAGCTGCAGGAGTTGCACTAGGATTGGCAGCGGCTGGAACAGCTGCAGCTGTAGTTAAAAGAAATAAAGATAAGGATAAAGATAAAGATAAAGATTGATTTATGATAATCAAAAGAAAATTATTTGGAGGAGGATTTAATATAAATACCTATAATGGAATGGTTCAAAATGCAAATAGTACTCCAGATGGACAGAGAATTTTGGAAGGATATCAGAAAAAATATGCAAAGGAAATAAGTGATTATAAATCAAAAACTGCACTTTCGGTAGTACCAAAACCATCATCTTCTCCAACAACTACTACATCAATATCAACCCCTAAACCGAATTCTACACCAACTGGAAAGCAGCCATTTGTTGGAATAAAACAAGGAGCTTTAAATACATGGAATCGTATGGGAAAAGCTGGAAAAATTGGAACAGCAACTGCAGCTGCTGGAGGTTTATACTTTATGGGAAAAGGTTTATTTGGCAATAAAAATAATAAATAATATTGAATAAATACTATGATTATTAAAAGATTAAGATTATTTTCTTTAGAGGAAGGAAAATTTACAGGAAATAAACCTTCAGTTAAAAGCACTTATATATCTCAAGCTACGACAGGAACTGCATTAGGGGCTGGAATTGGTGCTCTTGCTGGAAAAGGAAAAGGTGCTTTAATAGGAGCTGGAATTGGATTAATATCTGGATTACTTACTGCTGCTTTAACTAGATCAGTATTTAACTCTTCTCATAAAAATAATATAACAACAAAAAATATATTTAAGGAATTTTCTAGATTAGTTGATTATTACGATAGTCTTAATAAATCAAAAGAAAATCGACCAGTAATTCCATATAATATTGAAAAATATGATTTAGATAGCAATAATCCTAAATTATATGATCTGTCTGTTAAAGCTAATGAAGATTCTATAGTTATGTATATTCGCCCAATTAGTAAGACTGAGATTACTGAGGTTAGTAATATATTGGATGAGTTTTGTATAGAAACAAAAGATACTGACTACGTTTCAGAAAAATTAGAAGATGATAGTTGGATAGTTACTATGAAATTGAAAGATTATAAAAGTGCAGCAAATTTACTAATTGAGCTAATGATTGAATGTAGTTTTAGAATAAATTTTATAACTAAATAAAATAATGGCAACATACATAATTAAAAGGAAAAATTTTGCTATTTTTGGAAAAACTATAGCAAATTTTAAAAATGCTGGTGCTGCTTTTAATGCGGGAAATACAGGACAAGGTATGAAAAGTGTAGCAGCTGGAATTGGTAGAGCTGGAATTGGAGTAGCTAAAGGTGCACTAGGAGTCGGAGCGGCTACATTGGCAGCTGGTGCGGCTTTTGACAATATATCAAATAATTAATTACTAATCCCTGAAAATAGATAAACTAATAAGATAGGAATAAGTTAATTATGAGTGAAATAATTTATAGAGGATTAAAACTTTCTTCTGATAAATGTAGATATTTTCAAGTTAAAGAAGGAGTTACCAGTTCAATAGTAGAAGATGTACAAAGATCCACATTAATCTTAACTTATTCTCCAAATAGCACTTCAGGATCTTTGTCAGAGTTATTAGGAATTCCATGTACAGAAAAAAGTATACAAATGTTACCAATGGGATTACCGAAAAGATTTCCTAATACAATAGTTACATTAAATGGGTTAAAATTTAGGAAATTAACTTATGACCCACACGTTATAAATATAATAATAGTAAGTGATTCTGAATCAAGAGTAATACAAGACTATAATTATACTACTATTGTAGTTTCTAAGGATGATTATAAAAATCCAGAATTTATAAATTTTCTATTTTTTTCAGGAAATCTACTATATATTAAACCTATAGGTCCTAGACCTAATTGTTATGAAATAAGAAATTTCCCAAAAATTCAAATAAACTTAGATAATGTTGAATTAAATTCTACATCAGAAACTGTATTTACGCTTAGAAGAAGATATGATGATTACGTAATAAGAGCTGTTGATTATCAAGATCAATTTATATTAGAATTAAGAAAAATCTTGGATAATTATGGATTGGAATTAGTAAGAGCAAATAAAGAAACTACATTAAAAAAAACATCTTATGTAGTATATCAATTTCTTCAAACTCCTGTAAAAGATAATCATCCAAAATATAATGATGATAAAGTTTTACAACATAAAATACCAGTAGAATTCTATTTTAGAAGTACTGATATGCCTATGTTTTTTGATTTTAAAAATAAATATAATAACGTAAATCTATTAACTAACTTCTGTGAATTTAAAACATCGGATAAATATGGACAAAGATGGACCGCTGCTATAAAATGGGGTCCTATAACTGAAGATTTTAATCATACTTATCAGATGGATAATAATTCTAATTTCTCATATGAATGTCAGTTTAGGTGTGAATTATATTTTTATGAAGTTATAGATGAAAGATATAAATTCTTAGAAGAAATAGTACAGCATATAGATCATGATTTTGGAAATGGGAATATAGTAAGAGAAACTGAAATATTAAATTAAATAATATTGATATGATTAATTTCAGAAAAAAGAAATACCTTGTCCAAAACTTAATGCCTGACGCTCTTGAATACCTTAAAAAACAAGGACTTAGACCAAATATAATATCTAGAGATGAAGCGGATGAAGTAAGTAGAGTTAACTCGAAAGCTATGGTTCTTATTTCATTTACTAAAAATGAATATGGATATTATGAAATTCAAGTTCAAGACAAGGAATTATATAATTATACACAAAAATTAATACGTGATATATTTAGAATGAGAATTACTAATATAGATAAAGAACATAGGATAATTACTGCAGAAATAGATCATTTAGGTGTAGCTTTAGATATAATAGAAATTCTGGCAATAAAATATAATTTATCAATTGTAGCATGATTAATTTTAGACAAAAAGAATTTACAGAATATGACGCCATGAGAAGTCTTTATGTAAAACTTATGCGATATTCTGATAGAAATAAATTTGGGGTTATTGACACTAGTGCTTTAATTCCAATACTTAGAGGTAATAATATAGTAATAGAAAGATTTGTAATAAGTACATCTTTATTTGGAAAAGATAAGTATAGAATGTATTTAAAAATTGGTGCAAAAGCAAAAATGCCAGATGAAGTAAGATTACCAGGAAAAGTATATGATAAGAAACTTGGTAATATGGAATTAAAATTTCAACACTCTATATTTGCTCCAAAAGATGGTACTAATGAAGGTAATAATTTTAATAATAATGAAAAATCTGCAAATTTAGGAAATACTAGACCACCTAAAAAAGACAAGACTTTCTCAAATAATATACTTCCAGATTCACTATTACAAAAAGAATTTGGAAAAGGTGGAGACAAACAATTTCCTTATGCATCTGGATCTTTCTCTCCTTATATAAATTTATCTTACACTGTACAAGAACTACTAGGAAAAGCTGTAAAATACGATAAGAAATCTAGATCATTAGTTCTTGAATTTGATACTATTGAAGATGCTATAAATGCATTAAATATATTACCTTTTGGATTAGGTTATAAAATATATTTATTAAACGCATGAAAATAAAAAGATTTTCTCAAACCAAGATACTTAATACAAATAACCCAGCTCTTGGTTTTACAAGAGGAAGAAAGTATGATACAGATATGGATAGACTGGGTAGAATAAAAACAGCTCAAGGAGAACTTACTAAAATAGGAGACTTGGGTAAGGAAATGAGAAAACTTAATATGGAATTAAATAGTGGAGGTTTAAGAAAATGGCAAAATATAGATTAAAAAGAAAGTGTTACAATGCCTTAACCGAAGCGGCTGGAAATACTTTAGGTGGAGTCACTGAAGGAGTAGGTAAAGCTTTAGATAATAAAGTAGCTGGAGTTGCTGGTGGAGTATTAGGTGCAAGTAAACTCGGAGGAACTATAGGAACGATGATTGGTGGTCCTTTTGGAAGTTTACTTGGTATGGGAGCAGGATACTTAATTGGTTCGGCTGCTACTAGAGGATTAGGTAAAGGATTAAAAAGTGCGGGACAAGATATGCAAACTTAATTATAGAAAGGAGAATTTATTATGATTAAGTTTAAACAAAAAGAGTTTTGGGTAGGAGCAGCTTTAAATGCAGCTGGGGCTATAGGTACTGTAGTTGGAGTTAAACAAAGCTCTGACCAAATGAAACAAGCAGAAGAACAAGCAGCTGCACAAGAAGAACAAAATAACAAAATAACAAAAGCACTTAATAAAATTGCAGAAAATGCACAAAATAATCCACAAGCAGCACAACAAGTAGCAAATGTAATGGGACAAAAACAATTTGCAAAAATTAATCTAGGATCTTTAGCAAATAATAACACAGTAAAAAATGCTATAGGACTAGGAAAAGATGTAGGAAAAATTGCTTGGAAGAATAGAAGAAATTTAGCTGGAGGGTTAATTGCTGGGGCTGCTTTATCTGGAACATCATATATCACTGATAAAGTTATTCAACATGATATGAAAAAATCTGGAATACCTTTACCTCCTAAAAAAGAACAAAGAGAATACTCTTTAAACAAAGAATCAATAATGAAGGGTATTAAATTTGCAGGAAGAGAGCTTAAACAAACAGCAAAACAAAATAAAATGATGATAGGAAGTATGGCATTACTTGGATCAGCTCCCACTGCATTAGGATATATGGCAGAAAAGAAAGAATTAAAAGATCAAATTAAAAATACTGTACCTCCAGTTAAAGAAAAAACATACTCCTTAGCATCTTCTATTGGAAATTTTGGAAAAAAGATAAAAGCTGCTCCTATATTTCATACTCCAGGACAAACTATATTAGGAGGAATTTCTAATATATTTGGTGGAGGTGGAAGACGAGGAGTCTATAAATTTGGTCATCAACTAAATAGATATGGCAAACATTCTGGATCAGAGTGGTCACAAAAAGCTGGAAAATTTATAATGGACCATCCAAAAACCGCATTAGTTGGATCTATTCCCGTTGGAGCAGGAATTATGGCCGGAACTTGGGATGCTGGAGAAAAATTAGTAAGAAAAGGGATGAAAAAAGTTGATAAGAATGCATATGCTTATCAAGAATCAAAAGAAGAGGAGATACCTGAATGATAATTAGAAGAAAACTATTTACTCAGTACGACGATACTGATAATTTAAAAAGAATGAAAGACTCAGATATCTTAGCTGAAAAACCAAAAAAAGCTCCAGGATATAGTTCAGTTGCTACAGGTGCTCTTGGTGGAGCAGCATTAGGTGCTACTGTAGGATCAGTAGCTGGAGCATTTTCTAAAAATAAAGCTGGAAATAGTCTACTAACACGTATGGGAAAAGGAGGAAAAACTGGAGCTATACTTGGTGGATTAGTAGCTGGAGGAATGGCTTTACATAATAGAAACAAACAAGCTAAAGAGAATGAGTGGTATAATAATAGATTAAGTTTTGCACAAAGACAAGCTAGAAGAAGAGAGAAGAAAGATTGGAAGACTAATATGACACAAAGAGATGGTTACTCCTATTAAATTTTAGTTTATGAAAAAGTTTAGACAAAAAAATTTTGGAGGAATAACATCTAGGTTAAATAAAGCAAAAAATACTGTTAAAGAATTTTATCATAAAAATCCAGCATCTATAGTAACTACGGGAACTTTTGTAGCATCAACTAGTAATCTTGCTATGAATGCTTCGAGAAAAAATCAAGATAAAGCATATCAAGATGAACAATTAAAAGCTATGAGAGATTTAACTGGAGCTTTAAATAAAGTAGATAATAATTTAAAAACGGTAGCTGTAAAACAACCATCGACAAAAAAGAAAGAAACAAACTCTTTTAGATTTAGAAAATTTTTCTCCAAAAAAAATAATTATAATAATATGATTAATTTTAGAAAAAAAGAATTTAGCATATTAGGAGATACACTACAAGGTGCAAGTATTGGAGGATCTTTAGGAATAATAGCTTCTGGATTAGGAGGAAAAGATGCAAAAGGAATAAAACTCCCTAAATTCAGAAACATATCTGATAATAAAATTAATTCTTTTAATAACTCATCTGCATTAATAAAACGTACTGGAGTAATAGGGGCCGGAATAATAATCGGAGCCTCTTTAGGTGCATTAGTAGGATTAATAAGAAAAGGGGATGAGTTAATATCTCAAAAATCTACCGTAGATAAAAGATTAATGGATAAAGTAATAACGGATTTAAAAAAAGCTGGCTTTAAAGAAGGAATTAATTTTACTAGAGATCCACACGAGGCTGATAAATTGAAAACTCCTATAAGTATAGCAATAACGAGAAATTCTGGAGAACTTAAGTTATTAGTTAATACTATTACTGATGATAAATTAAAATCAATAACTAAAGAATTAATTAAAAACTTGCCAAACTCTTCAGTAGTTTCTCAGGAAGCAAAAAACAGATATAACGAAATATCTATTACTTCTATTTCAGATGGTTCAGCCGATGTAGGATTAATAGCTGGAATAGCAGAAAGATTTATTAGAAATAAATATCCTATTTATTTAGTAGAAGTTGGTTAAAAAATTAATTTAAAACATATTTATTAAACTATGGCACAATGGACTGAAACACTTGAACCGTATGTAAAAGTAACGGAGAGAGTTCATACTGCAGCACTAAACCCTACTGCAGGAGAAAGCTTAATCATTGGTGTAACTTTAATTTCAGATGCTGGTCCCGCAGTACCTACACTTATATCAAATCAATCAGAATTTTTAAAAAATTATTCTTCTGGAGATTTGACAGAATCCTACTTAGCATCTCTTAATAATTTATATACAGATGCTAATAATACTGGAGATAAAAGTGTAGCATCTAATATGTGGATGAATGCTTATAGATTAGCAGGATCAAATACATTATTAGTAGTTCGTGCATCTAAAGCCAATGATATATATTATTCAAAACCTTTAAATAAAGTTGACTACAGCACATATATTCTTCGTGATGGGGAATTAATGAAAGGATTTATCAACAAAGATAAAGGTATTCTTAAATTTGTTCTTGACATAGATGCAGATGATGCAGAGCATGATCAAGATGGTTGGTCAATGAATATTAACGGAGTTGGTATTGTAGGTAATAGAACTACCGATGAAGGACCTCAGTATGATTACTATGTTAATAATCTTAAAGAATTAGTAGAACAATTAAACGAAACTTCTAAGTTCTTTTCTCCTTCATATAAATTCTTTAAAGATGAAAGAGGAACTGAGGAGACAAATGATGCTAGTGAAGCAAAGAGTGTTATCTTCTATGAAGTTTATTTAGGAAATACTATATTGGATACATCAGATTCAGTTAGATGTCCTAGCGGATTGCAATATTTAATAACCTGTGAACCAGATTGGACTCCAGATAATCCAAGTCAGCATACTATAGATCTTAATAGTACCCCATGGTCTGGATTTGATGTAGTAGAGTATTATGCAACTAATAAATATAACTCTAATACTGATCTTAGAGTTCGTATTAGACGTTTTAATCACGATGCAGTAGTATCAAAATCCCTAGTTGATCCTACATTAAATGAAAATTCTGACTCTCCTTGGACTGTACTAACGTCAGTATTAGACACTTATACTAAAAAAGGAACAGTAGAACCTAATGAATCTATACTTCAAAGAGATTTTTATGAAGTAGCAATATTAGATCCTAACATTTCAGATACTGTACAATTCTTTAATATAGGTAAAGTAACTGGACGTGGAGATATGGAATCTGATGAACTTAATTCATACCTATCAATGATTCAGTTACAACTTCCAACTAATATGAGAGATCTTAATCTTAATTATTATGGATATGGAGCAGATGATAAAGTGTGGGTTGAGTTGGATGCAAATTCTCCAGAAGCAGGAAGTTATAAGAAAGAAGTATCTAACTTAGAAGAACTTCATGCAGAATCTGGAATGTCTGTAGGTGATGTATATAAAGTTGGAACAGGAGAACCATATAAATACTATCAATATCAGGAAAATGGTGGAGATCAAGTTTATGCAAAATTAGGCGTAGATCCTACAGAAAGTACTATTCTAAATGTATCTGAAAGTGACTTAATGAAAGCACTTGATGAAATTAGTATTCAGGAAGTATATACGGTAGAAGGACTCTGTGATTTAGGTAATACGTCATTAAGTTTCCAAAACTATATGGCTAACATGGCTATTAATGATAACTACTTCTACCCAATATCTACGGTTAACTCAACTAACTACATGACTATTGCTAATAATGCAACAAAGATATCTCAAGATAGTTATAAATTATATATGGCAACTCCATGGGATATTGACTCAGGAACGTTTGGATGGAGATATTATGCTTCTCCAGCAGTACTATATTGGGAAGCGGTAGCTAGAAATCGTAGAAATAACGCAGAATTTGCACCTATTCTTGGACAATCAACTGGTATTATGCAATATCAGAGACCAATGATGGAATTTAATAAGAAAACTCGTCAATTGCTTTTATCTAAGAGAGTAAATTCAGTGTTGTGGAATGTACAAACTCAGGCTTGGAATATGAATGATAATTATACTAAACAGAATCAAGATACTATAATGTCTGATGAAGGAAATTCTCGTTTAGCTATTCGTATCTCTAAAGCCATGCCAACACTATTACGTCAATATATTGGATGGAAAATTTCTCAAAGATTATGGGAAAGTGCTACTTCTACAATAGACTATTGGTTTAAAACTACAATTTTACCTATGACTTATACTATTGATGATTATAGAATTATAATTGATGATACAAATAATCCAGTAGAAATACAGAGACAGAATAAAATGGTAGTTAATGTATTAGTACGTTACCAGAGAACATTAAAATACGTACTTGTATATCATGACATATTTGACGTTGGAATGGATCTTTCTTTAGTAGAAGGACAAGATGATTCTGAATCAATGCTAGTATAATATATTAATTGGATAGTAGTTCAACCAACTACTATCCTCTTAATAAATTTATTAATTTTATTATGGATAAAACATTATTAATTGATCTCAAGAAAAAAATGTTTATTAGGAGTGCCTTAAGTTATTGAGGCTAAATAGTAAGTAATAACTATTTAGTAAATACTTTAAATTGCTGGAATAATTGAGAAAATCAGCAGAATATTTTAATAAAAATATTTTCAACGACTATAGTAAGTACTTAGATGATATAGTCTAATTCTAAAGGAGACTTTAGTAATACAATTAATGAATAAACTTAACTAGTCTAGATGAGATATTAGACTTAAATGATTATCTTAGTGCAGATGAGATATTATTAGAAATAATAAAAGAAGCATTAAGAGAATTTGAACATACAAATCCATTAATTCTTGAAATGAGAGTTAATAAAAATCAAATGTGCAGTTGTGAAGGTAGAGGATTAATTGGGTATTGTGAAATAAAAAGTAACTTTACTTTATTTTTAGATTGTAAATTAGCGGAAGATCAAATTATATTAGTCCCTAATTCATTACCGCAGTATAGAATTGGAAATTTAAATTATCCAGGAGCTGGATCATATACTTACTTTACTGACTATAAACGACCATATGTTTATATGGAAGATGTTCCTCAATTAAATGAATTTTATATTAGAGGAATTTGTAGTAGACCTATAATACCAGATTTTTTACCAGATAAATCATTTAATCCAGATTCAAAAAAAGCAGCAATCTATTGGATGAATATAGAAGAAGGATCTTTAGGGGTTTATTTTATAGATTTATGTATGGTTCACTTATTAGACTATATAAGAAATTTAAAAGCATCTCTATTATTACCAGGAGTAGCTATAGATATTTTAGGAAATATTGATCAAGCATATCAAGAACTGAGAAGTAGATGTGATAATTTTATGCTTCAATCTGGATGGTATGGACAATTATTAGTTTAAATTTAAATATTAATTAAATATGATCATACTAAGAAAACAGAAAGAATATAGTACAGCTCTTGCTAAAGGATTAGCGGGATTTAATAAAAATATCTTAAGAAAATCTCCAATGCAGGCAAAAAGGGCTGCTATAACTGAAGAAAAGAAAATATTAACTCCACTTGCTAAACCGGCATTAAGATTAAATAAAGCAGTGGAACAAAGTAAATATTTAGCTTTAAATCCTGGACAAGCTATATCTAAAGGTGTTGAGGAAACTATAAAAAATCCTATTACTGCATCAACAAATATTGCTGGCAAAATAACAATGGTTACTGACCCACTGGGAACAGGAGCTATACCTATAGGACTTATAGGAACCTCAAGTGAAATTGCATTAAAGAAAAAATTTCCAAAATATGCTAAGATAACAAAAAATTTAGGGGATAAATATCATAAGTCTAAAGGAAGTAGATACATAGAGGGAATATCAAATGGAATAATTAACGGTATTAAAGGGGTTATATAATATGATTAAATTTAAGAAAAAAAAATTTACTATTCCGGAGGGCCATTACACTGGACCAAAAGATATAGATAAAGTTCCTGGAGCTATAGAAGTAATTGGAAAATCTGCGTTAGCAGGAGCTGGAATTGGTGGAATTACTGGAGGATTATTGAAAGATACTACTGCAATAAATGGAGCCGTAACTGGCGGAAAATATGGAACAATAGCGGGAATCATTTTAAAGTTCTTCTTAAATTATTTACATAATCCAATGACATCAGTAAAATTTCAAGAAGTAGATAAATTAATTCGAAGAGAATTTGGAATTTATAGAATGTCTGGAATTACTGTAGGAGACTCACTAGATAAACGTGCTAGTATAGATGAGAAATTTAGCTTTAATGATAGAAATGTAAGTTCATATAAATTAACCTTTGCTATCCAGGATAATACAATAACAATGTATACATTTGGGATGACTAATAATGAATTAGATAAAACATCCGAAACATTGGATTATTACTGTAAGAAATATTTTAGTATGGAATATTCAGCTCATGCTATTAATACAAAAACAAATTCTTACTCAGTATCTATTATATTTACTAATTATCAAGTAATAGCTAATTTTATAATGGAACTAAGTAAGATATTGAATACTAAAATAAATCTACTGGATAATAAAGCTTTAGCTGAAAACAGATTAAAAGAAATCTCTACAAAAACATTTTCAGTTAAACAATTTAATAAATATGACTTAATTAAATTACTTGGAAAATCAGGAACCTATTTTATGTCTCCTCACTTAATGTTGGGTGACGCAAAAAATACAATAGCTGGCGGAACCTTGGGAATAATTTTAGGTAGTTTAGAAAAATTAAACTCTATAGAAGGAATAAAAGAAGGATTATCAGTAAAGAGAGAACATTATGGTAATAAATACCTAGAGGATAGATTAAATAAACTACATTATGTAGAAAAATATGACTATACTGTCGGTGACATAAGAGCAGATGTAGAAATATCCTTATTTTCTGGATTATTTATCGTAACTGTATCTAAAAATAGTGATAATTTTAACAAAATAGATAAAGAATTTTTTGAAAAACTTAAAGGAAAGTTAACAAGGGTTGATACTGGAAAAGTAGTAGTGTATAACTATCCAATTTCTTCAAAAAATGAGTTTGACTTTATCTTAAATAAATTAATGAAACTTGATGTTGAACCTAATATATTTGAAAAATGATAATACTTAGAACACTACATTTTTCAAATCCTATGACGAGAAAGATGATAACTAAATTAGTAGAGAAACTAGATAAAGAGGGTATCGAAGATTATGAGGTATCTAATAGAATTCCTAATGATGTGATTAGTATTTATCCTAATCCATCCATGTTAAAAATATATATACCTTCTGATCTAGAATATTCACAATACAGTATTGATGACTTTATAAGGGATATGGTACCTCATATTAGAACAAGTGTTTCTTTAGAAAGAAATATTTATGTTATGAAACTATCCGGAATATTATCTTTTGATCAATTATATAAACTAATCAAAGAGATAATTAATACCGAAGAGTTTTGTACTTTATTAGATGATGAATAAATTTTTAGTTAGTTTATAATTATGGCGGATATGGCTTCTAGTAATTTGGATAAAGCTAATAAACTTTATTCAATTGGAATGAAAAACATTAAATTACAATTAAAATTACTTGGAATAGAGTTTATAGTATTACGCCCAAAAAATAACAGTAAATGGAAAAATGTTTTTGGGGGTTCATACTCATCTGATTCAACATTAGAGAATGACTACGACCAACTTACTACAAAACTTATCCTAAATCAAAATGAACTTAGAGATGTATGGAATAGAAATAGAGATACTCTAGAAGTTTATACAGATGATGGATCGCTACAAGTCGGCGACGAATTACAATATACTCGTGGAAAATATACTTTTAGATTTAAAATTTCTATGAAAATGGGTTATTCTGAAGTTGCTGAGGTATTCTATGTTTATACATTAAATAGTATAGTTGAAACATTAGATATGTAATAAAGAGCTTAATAATATGAAAGACGAACATATAGAGAAAGAACTCCTAAAACAAAATAAAATTCCTGGTTGTGATCAATTAACAAGACCAGAAGAAATAAAAGCTCTTAGCAAATATTTAAAAAATATAAGAACAACTCAGGAAAATTATACGTCTTTGGGGAAAAATAATTTAGAAATTCCAGGAATTACTACAGGAAAATTACCAGAAATAGATAATTTGGAAGATCATATAGATACATTAAAAGTTGCTAATTCAGTAGAATTAGTAAACGGATCAATATCTCTGGATGGTGATTTTAAAGAAGTAAATAATTTGAGAAATTTCAAAGATAATTTATTAGATGATAGAGATATCTCTCTAGATAATCACGAAGAATATATAATAGATGATAGAAAAATATCTTTGGAACATATAAAAGAAAAATTAGATATAATAGATAAGAATAAACTATCTTCTCAAAAAATTAAACTAATTAATAATAAAGAAATAAATAAATTAGAAAATACTAAAAAAAATTTAGATATTGAAGAGAATATAGATTCTTTAGAAAATTTTTCAAATAAAATAAATTTATCTGATAAAAATGATATAAAGGAATTAAATGAACATATAGAAAAATTAGTTAATACAGAACAAGATATCGTTAACTCTTTAGAAAGAGATAAAATATATATTAATAATTCTAATGAAATAACTAGTTTATCTAATTTTAAAGATTCTATAGAAGTTCAAGAAAATAAAATAACTGAATTATCAAATAAAAAAGAGTCTCTAAAAAATATAAAAAATCAAATAATAAATAATATTTCTTCATACAAAGAAAAGATTCCAAATGAATTAAAAGAATCTGATTCTTTAAATACTTCTAATGAAAAATTAAGAACTCCAGAAGAATTAAAAAACATATATAATGAGAAAATAAGATTAGAAGGAGAAATTAAAGATCCTAATTTATCAGATTATAAAGAAGATTTTATAGGAGAAATTAAAGATCCTAATTTATCAGATTATAAAGAAGATTTTATAGGAGAAATTAAAGACTCTAATTTATCAGATTATAAAGAAGATTTTATA